TCAGCCTTTGGCTTCGGGTTCGGTTGGTCATAGAGCCTTATGCCAAAAGGTGGCCCACAATTGAGTCTTCGAGAAGCCCAGTGCTGATAGCTAACCAAAAGAGGGCGACGATACCCACTCCTGGGGGTGCTGGCCCGTGGCGATACGGGCTTACTTCGTTCTGCTTCTTCTACTTCTTGCTCTTCTTGGTCGGACCACTGATGACGACAGTGGGCTCAGCCAGGTCCTTTATCTTCTCCAGCGCTGTTGCTGGAGACTCGAAGTGCTTCGAGAAGCAGTCGTTGTGGTACATCCCCCACTCCCTGGTCTCACTGAACCTCTCAGCGAGGATGGGCGCTCCGGGGATGGGGGACTTCTGCTCCTTCAGCATCTGGCCCTGAAGTACCTTGATGGTCTTCATCAGGTACTTCAACGGCTTTCCACACGCATTGCAGACGGTCATACGGTCTCCTTCTTCGACTGGGCGGGATGCCCAGGGTGCTTACTGCAGGGTACGGCCACGGATTGAAGAGCACTCTTCGTAGTGCTTCCACACTGCCTCAAAGTCTATGGTGTTGTGGATGTCCTCTTTGGCACAGATGACCTCGACCAAGTCCTCAGGAGTCGAAGCCTTCTTCACCATGCTCATGTAGTTGAGCAACAAGAGGAAGTCGTAACCCTCCTTCATAGGGCTCTCCTCTTTGCTTCTCTTCTCCAGAGTTCGCTCGAAGTGACGAAGCGCCCAGTCGAAGTCAGAGGGCATGGATGGTGCTGACGGTCTCTGTGATGAGCTCCTCTGCCAACTTCACCGCCAACTTCGGAGTCATCGTCCCGTCTATGCCCTTGTAGTGGGCTATGAAGATCCTCGCGGCGATGTCCCCCAGCTTGGCGTTCATCGCCAATATCTGGAGTTCCCTTTCCTTCTCTTTCTGCTTGTCGGTCACGTTGCATCCTTGGCTAAGAGAGCAAAAGCGCTCTCATAGAGCCTTATGCCGAATGCCACAGAGGTTTTGAGAGCTACACAGAGAGGGAGCACGGTGGCGCCCTCCCCTGTGACTACGCCTTCTTGATACCCAGCTTCCTCCTGAAAGCAGTGACCTTCTGCACAGGGACGCCCACCGTCGAAGCGATGATGCTGTCGGGTATCTCACCCAGGAAGGCTGCTACCTTGTCCTCCCAGCCGTGGGTCTGGTCATAGGCGTAGTCCCACCCCTTGGCCTTGAATGCCTCCTTCACCGTGCCATAGTGGAAGAGCGCCGAGTAGTAGGCCCGTGGATTGGCCTTGCGCAGAGCGGCAGGAGGGAGCCTGGACTCTGCATCTCCGAGCGCCTCCAGCGTCTGCATGGCGCACATGAAGTGCACCTCGTAGTACGAGTCTCCACCCAATGAGCCTCTGAAGATGGGCTGGAACCTGCAGGCGCACTCCGGGCACTTGGTGGTGGTGTCCAGTGGATCGCGCCTGAAGCCCCTGACAATCTCCACAGGCTCCAGCTTGTAGCTGCAGCTGGGGCACTGCGCTTTGGGAGAGAGGACAACGTCTTCTCCTGAGTGCAGTGCTGCCAGCAGCGCCATTCGCATGTCGAGCTTCTGCTCGATGCTCATGCTCTGGCGCTGGCTGAGGACCTGGCGCTGGCCCATCTCCATCCTCACGGCTCCTCCTTCGCGCGCAGCTGGAGGATGACCTCGGTGTGGAGCTTTCCCTTCTTGCGCATTCGCTCAGTGCGCTTCATGAAGGTGAAGCTGTCGCCGTTCTCCACCTTCGTAGAGGTGAGCGTTCCACGACGGCACACTGGCAACTCGTCCACCTGCACCACGGGGACGTCCCTGTTGGGCTTCTGCACGCCCACAGTGGGGTCAATCTGCCTGGCGCAGGCAACGCAGTAGTACCGTCCATTCAAGAAGACCTCTTCGATGAACTCGGTCTTCCCGAAGACTTTCACATCGATGTGGACCCTGATGCCGCACTTCGAACAGATGGTGTGAGCCACGGTGCTCTCCTAGGTCAGTTTGATGAGAAGCCGGTGAGCCGCAAGCGCCTGCCCAGGAGTGGGCAAGCACCACTTCCAGAAGAGGCGCCTCATCGACGAATGGTGGCAACGATGGTTCCCTCGGACATCTTCGAGGTCACCATCTTGGGGAAGTACAACGTCCACGACTCCCCAGCCCTCAGCTCCATCGAGCGAAGCTGGTACCGGATGTTCCTCCTGCTCCCACGTCCAGGCCGCCTCCACCCGGGCATCTGCAGGCTGATGCTCACAGCCTTCCACGTCATGGCACCTGGGCCTTCTGAGCCCTGGGCACGCTTCTGAGCCCTGTTCTTGTCGGTCATTGGAATACCCTCCTTTGAAGGGTCGCTCAGGAAGCAGCTTTATGCTGTTCTCTGGCTATAGCCTTATGCCGAATCCCAGCTCTCTTTGGGCGCAAAGGTGCCTTATAATGGAGCGCAACCAGAAGGCTAAAGGAAGCTGGACAAGCCTTCCCCTTGCTACACCCGCCACTAGGCCTGCATGGGGGTGGTGCCCGTCAGCTTGACTGGCGGTGGGACCTGGACGTTGATGGTGGCATCCAACATGGCCGCAGCCAGACGGACCAGGCGCAGGTCTGAGCTCTGTTCGACTTCTCTCAACAGGTCCAACGCCATGTTCACTTTCTCGGTGTCGGTCATCGCAGTACCCTCCTTTGAAGGGTGAGGAACAGCGGTATGCCGTTCTCTCGTTATGGCCTTATGCCGAGTTCCACACTGTTCTTGCTCCAAAGGTGCCCTACAGTGGCGCGCAAGGAGCGGAAACAGGGTTTAAGACATCCTTCACCAGGGAGTAGCAGGTAGGAGTGTGAGAGTGCCTCATGTGAGGAGTGAGGGGAGTGGAGCAGGCGCATAGGAGGAGTGGGATTTGCCTCTGTGGAGGGTAGGTGGGGTCTGTGTGAGCACTATGATTCAAGGGCTGGTGAGGCCCTCTAGCCACAAGTGGTATTCCCCTCTGGGATGAAGGATGTGTCCCAGCTTGCGATCCTGAGTAGGAGCCAGAGCAGGGCGCAAAGGAGCAGCATCAACCTTCACCATCAACCTCGCCTGGCGTTAGGGCTATCTGAACACGAAAGGGAGGGGTGGGGTGGGGCTCACTACACAGTGAATCGTTGGGGGCTATAAAACGGTGTTTGCTGGCAGGGAGCAAAAGCAGCACCCTTGAGATTTTCTTGGGGTGTTGTCAAAAACACAGTTCTGGTGCAGTTTCGGCAGGTATGAGCCCCAGGAAGCACTACATCTGTGAGACGTGTGCTGCAGACCGTCCTGGGGTAGAGCGCAACCTGATGCCGGTCTTCAACTACTGTTGTTGGTGCGGAGAGGTGACTGCTGGCCAGTTGCTGTTGGCCGAGACAGCGCCATGTGAGGACACGTGCTTTCTGGGAGCGACTGGAGAGGCTCCAGAAATTCCTGGGGGTGGGCTGGAACGACTCTCGCTGTTATACGTCAAAGGAGGAATGGGGGTTGTCCATGGGGACGTTGATGCCGAAGGGGACGTACAGAAGCTCTCGCACTCCAACACCCAGACGAATCAAGAAGGTGACTCTGGTGAAGAAGCCAGTGGTGTGCCCCAGGTGCAAGGGGACGCACAAGGTCTTCGTCTTCAAGGACCTGATGTTCCCCATCGTGCTTCACCAGTGGATTGTGTCCAGTCGATGGGCGTTGTGCCCAGCCAGGAAAGAGCCGGTGTTCGAGGCGGAGCTGGAACCCATTCTTGAACCCTGATGCACCTTTCAGGTTTTTTGGGTACGAGGGCTAAGAAGAAAGGGGTCGGTCCACCCCCTTCCATCTTTCCTGCCCTCAACTGGAGATTCACGCCTGCGCGGTGGGAGCTTCCTGCTCCTGAAGCTCTCCCAGCTTCCTGAACGACTTCTTCAGGAGCTTCACCTCGTCCTTGGTCTCGCGGATCCAGGGAGCCTTCTGGGCCGCCTGCTGCGCATGCATGCCACGGGTGATGAGGTCGCCCATGGCGGACTTCAGGTCGGACTCCTCCAGCCCCTGGCGGACCTCCTTGATGAGCCTCGGGATGACGCCGCCCTCACGGCTGATGGAGTTGTACATGGCGACCATGATGTCGGTCTCGATGCGGATGAAAGCGGCGGCGGCGTTGAAAAGGGTCTTCATGGTGGTGTCTCCTGCCCCGGTGGGGCTGGTGTCGGGGAAAGCTGGATGCTTCCCGTCTACAGCCTTCTCCCAAGAACCAGCCCGGAATTGCTCTTAAAAGCCATCTTTGCCTCCTCTTCAGGAGGGGCTACCGCCAGAGGAGCCGCTTCTGGTATGAGGCGCCTCCCATGCTCACTGTCCGTACCAGGGTCGGGAAGAGCTCGGTTCATGGAAGAGGTCTGTTCGCTGACCAGGACATCAAGGAGGGCCAGCTCGTCTGGGAGTTCGACTCTCAGTCGGTGCTGGAGTTCCCCTCGAAGTTCATCCGCAACTTGAACCCCAAGTCTCGGGAGATGGTGGAGATTTACGGCTGGTTCCACCGCAATCTCGTCTACCTCGATCTGGGGGATGCGAAGTACATGAACCACTCGAAGACGCCCAACCTGCGCTCGGGCCCTGGGAAGACTCCCATGGTGGCCGCCAGGGACATCAAGAAGGGCGAAGAACTCTTCTGCGACTACAGGGAAATCTGTGACAGTGTTCTGCCCGAGAGCATCGTTGACAGCTAAAAAGAAGAAGCCGGCTTCAAGCCGGCTCCTCCTCTTCACTCTCTTCTACATGTCCCAGGCTGCCAGGACGGGCTCGTGGGCCGGCTTCATGTAGAAGCTCGGTGCGAGAGCCTGGTCGGCCTGGGTGAAGCCCATCAGCTTGAGCCTGTCTTCGAAGCGCTTGTTCAACACGCATTCGACGTAGAGCCACATCTCGGGGTACTTCTCCCGAAGGTGGTTGAACATCCTGGTGAAGGCGCCTTGCCCGGGATGTGCAGCCTCCAGGCGGGCGAGATCCAGGACGGGCGAGCGAATCTTCCCATCCAGGACTCTTCGAGTGTACCGGACGTAGACCTCGGTGAAGCCAGGGTAGGAGACGAATGTGTTTCGCCTCCAGGCTTTCGAGGCCCCCAGCAAGTAGGCGTCCAGTGTCTCCAACCCTTCCATGGTTTCTCCTTCTAGTTCTTCTTGTTCTGCTGCTCTTCTTCGATGGTAGCCCGGATGTGACTCTTCACCATCATCACGACTCCCGGCCCCCAGTAGTTCCTCCACAGCCTGACATCACCGTAGCCGTCGGAGTACACGGCCACACAGTCGAGCTCAGCGTCGAAGTAGGTGGGGAGCCCAGAAGCGTCCACCAGGGACTTGATGCCGTTCTCGTCTGCCAGACGCTTGGCCACGTTGTTGGGCAGCTCACGCCCCTTGCTCCGGGCGTAGGCCGTGGTGAACTTCTTCACCTTGTCGCCGTCCCAGCCGAACTCCCTCCCGATTTCCTCAGACGTGAGGTAGCCGGGGTAGCTGGGGTGCTTGTGGTTGTGAGTCAGGTAGAGGTAGCCAGGCTGAGCCTGGACGACGGCCTGGCTCTGCGCCTGGGGCACCATGACCATTCCCGGGAGCGTCCGGGTGTAGAGGTCCATGAAGAGCCCGGCGAGCTGCTCTCTGGAGAACAGCCCCGAGGTCTGCATCTCCTTGAGGATGAAGAGAGGCACAGCCACTTCCTGCGGAAGAGCAGGAGGCAGCACCACGGGAGGCGTCAGGGGGAAGTGAACCTGGACGAGGTCCTCCTTCTTCACTTCCGCCGGCTTCTTCCTCTCCCTGGGAGTCAGCTTCTTCAGGAGCTCGTCGGGCACCAGGCCTTCTCCCACCCCCGCGAGGAAGGCTCGGAACTCGATCGCGAGCGTCGTCCGACTCCGCAGGAGGATGGCGACAACTCCCTCGACTGTGAGGAAAACCGCAGAGTTGGCCGTGGGAGGGACTCCCAGACTGGGAGTATCCTTCTTCAGACTGGCGAGGACTTCCCCTTCGAACTGCAGGACCTCCTTGTTGTTCCCCATGCCCCAGCGGTGGAACATGAGGTCGACCAGCTTCTGGCCGTCATCGGAGTACCCGAGGGCCTTTCCCAGAAGCTTTGCTGGGACAATCCACCTTCCGCCCGTTCCTTGAACGAAGGTGATGTCCAGGTTGTGAAACGAGAGCGTCTTCGTGTTCAGTGCCATACGGTGCCTTTCAGGGTTGTGAGGCAGATTCGGTCTACCATGGGGGTCTGACATTCCACGGTGTCAGCTCTTTTTGTTCAGGTTTCCGAAGGCGGCCTCAATCATCAGCCCCTCGACAATCTTCGACTTCAGGTTCGGATCGCTGAGCAGGAGCGGCATCAGGAGCAATCGCATCTGCGAGTCGGGAACGATGATGGCGTCGTCTCGCCCGTACTTGGCGATCTTCCCGTCCAGCAACTTCACAGCCTCAGACTCTTCGCCGCCAATGGCGGCGCACAGGTCTCGGTACTCACCCAGCGTGGCCGGGCACTCGTTTCCGTTTTCATCCTTGCGCATGGTTACCCCAGGTCCGGGTCAGGGTGAGCTCGCTGCGTCTTGAACTCCTTCTTCAGGCGCGCCTGGTTGTCACGCAGGTAGGCCCAGCTGTAGCTCCGTCCCGGCAGCTCCCTGACCTCGATGAAGGGGACATTCGCTCCAGCACTCATCGCCGGCTTGACGCTGATGACCTCGGCCAGGCCCCCACAGACGTCGTCTTCCCCGTGGTCGATGTAGATGGACGTGTCCACGTAGATGTCATCTCCCACCTTGGGAGGTTCGACTCCGGTGTGCAGGTTGGCCGTCTTCAACCGAAGCTTGGCCAGGCGCTCACACGCCATGTCCAGGACTTCCTTTCGGGGACCCATCCCCGTGTAGGTGCCGTCCTTGTTCTTCCTCTTCATCGCCGCCTCGACGACGGCCTTCTCCGCGTCTTCCAGCCTCTTGTCTGATGCTTTCATGTCGTTGGTCCTTTGTACTTGTTGAACTCTTCCAGCAGTCCCATCAGCAGGGGCTCGCAGTCGAAGCAGTACATCTTCGCCCCGTGAGGAACTGGTTTGTCGAATGCGACGTGATTGATGGAGATGTAGGGGTCCCCACCTTCAACGGAGATTCCCCCCTTCGTCCAGAAACGTGTGTTCCTGGAGCTCATGTTGATGTTGGTCTCACAGCGGTCACAGTAGTAGCCGCCTTTCTCTTGGTTCCAGCCCATGGCTGCCATCCTTTCCATTCCGCGTTGGGTAGGGTACGTTCTTGAGTTGGATCTACCGCTCATGACGAAGAAGAAGACTCCAGGCGAGCTTGGGTCGGACGACACCCAGACTCTCCCAGTCGTTCCAGACTCGGTCCCCTCGCCACCAGCGCCCAAACCGTCTGCGCCACTTCCTCGTCCATCGACTCCTCGTCCTTCGACCCCCAGGAAGAAGGTTTCGTCTCCGGTCTATCCGGATGCCCCAGACCCCTCTGCGCCAGTGCCCGTCAGGCCGCCTCCGGAGGACACCCCCAGGCGGAGGCCCCCTCCTGCGCCGAAGACCATTCCCTGGGCCGCCCAGGTGGCTCTGGTGGCCATCCCTGCGACCATCTCTGGGGTGGCCAGCTACATGGTTGCCCGTAGCGACTCAGAGACTGGGTACCGTGCTACCTCAAAGGCCGTGCTGGAGCTCCAGCAGGCCACCAAGGAGCTGGTTCAGCAGCAGGCCTACATGCAGGGAGTCCTCGACGCTCTTCGCGCCGAGACGAGCAGGCTGAAGGGTGCGAAGGGGATTGTGGTTCCGCCCCCTCCTCCACCCCTGAACCCCAAGGTGACGCTCACCGACCTACCTTCGACTCTCAAGGCCGTCGTCCAGGGTGGGGACAGTCACGCAGACTCGACCGTCCTGGCCTTCACACCGGCTCAGAGAGCTGCTCTGGCCGAAGCAGAGGTGAGTAGGACGGCAGCCATCGAAGCGATGAGGAAGCACGAACTTGAGAAGGAAGCCGCCAAGCAGGGGCAGCTTCCTCCTGGTCCTCCAGCAACTCCCTAGTTCATGGTCTTCGCGACAACGTGTTCCGTCCTGTGCTTCGCCTTCTCGAAGAGGTTGACGAAGCGCCCAGAGACGCTTTCCATGTCGGCCTTGACGAGCTCGATGGGTGGATCGAATCCGATGATGCGTCCTGTCTTGGGGCGGTTCCTGTGGAACTTCACGGAGAGCATCCTGGAGTAGCCTTCCATCTCCAGGATGGTGGTGATGGCTTCGCAGGCCTTTGGGTTCTGGGACAGGTCCTTCTTCACTTCGATCTTGGCGATTTCATCCGCCGTCTTGTCCCCCAGCTCCTCCTTGTTCATGGAGAGGACCCAGGTCTCATCCACCTTGACGTACGCGATGGCGTCCGTCTTCTTGATGAGGTTCTTGATGGCCATGGCCACCACGTCCTTGTAGTCCATCTTAGTTCGCTTGAGGACCACATCGAGGATGACCTCGTCCGGGTTGGGAGCTCTGAAGTCCCTCCCCTTCATCTGCAGGTGGGTGATGATCTTGTCCATCTCCGGACTGGCCTTCTTGAGGACGTCCAGAGCCTGCTCTGCACCCAGCACCATGTTGGTCATGACGATGATGGTGTCCCCAGGCTTCACCTTCTCGGAGTCGAGCGGTACTTCGTCGTCGAAGTTTCCTCCCAGGGTGGCGAAGGAGGCCTCGATGATGTCCTGGTCGATGTTCATCTTCTCGGTCATGAAGAAGGCCACCGGCTGAAGCTCTCCCTCCTCCCGGAGAATCTTCTTGGCGTTCTCCGTGACGCTGTCATGCCACTTCTTCATGTTCTCGATGGAGTATCTGTCATCGGTGTTCATCAGGGCTCCTTGATTTCGCGTACTCTATGGCTACGAGATGCTTGCCGTAGAACATCTCCTCCCAGCTCGTCTGCAGCGCGTTTTCCAGCTTGGGAACCTGCATGTCAGTGGGCTTCAGTTCGAAGGGCCGCTGACGAGCTCCAGTGTTTCCGGTGTCCTCACACACCTCGCGCTTCTTGTAGCCGAACGGGAACTTGAAGTCCCTGAAGCAGAACAGGTGGTACTGGTTCGAAGTATCCACCAGTCTGGACTCGGCAGGGTAGAGCTCCACCGCCTCGAACTCCTCACCGACCAGCTCGTTCTTGATTCTCTGGAAGTCTCTCCAGTCATGAACTGGAGCCTTGTCCCTGGTCTTGATGCTGAGGTGGATGCAGAGACCGAAGGGCGGTTGAATCTCGAAGAGCGTGAGATTCACCTGGTAGCGCGAGTTGATGAAGACGTCGATGTCGGGGAACTGCGGAATGCGCCCCCGTTCGAAAGACGTCCAGGGTTTTGTCTCTGCGACTGACTTCTTGCGTTTCTCTTTGGTCTTCTTGCCGCTCATGGGATTCCTAGATGTGGATGGCGTGGCCGCACCGGTTGCAGATGGCGCGGTCAGTTTCGGTGCGCTGGTTACGGCGATGAGGGCCTCCACTGCCGCACTCCGGGCAGGTGATGCGGATGTGCGTGGGCGGGTCGCCCTCGAATCCGACAGTGCCCTCGGAGAGCTTCTCCGTGTACGTCTGGAAGGCTTTGACCTTCTCCTTCACCGTGGGCTTCTTGATGTTGTTCATGTCATCTCCTTCAGTCTTTGAGTGCTTCGAGGACCTGCTCGACGAGGTCATCCCCATCGCAGCGGCACTCCTCACTTCCGTCCCGTTCCTCTGGAAGTTCACGGGCGCCGATGCAGCCTTCTTCGTGTAGCTGGTGCTTCCACTGACCGTCATCGTCGATGAAGAACAGGAGAGCCCTCTTCAGTTTCTTGACCTTCTGGTCAATCATCACGCCTCCATACTCGTCATCTTCATGGCTTCCCGAGCTCGGGCAATCCGAGCTCCGTGGTGCTGCACCAATGACTGGCGCATGGTGGTGTCTCCCAGTGGAAGATCCGCAATGAGCTTGTCGAAGTAGTCAATCTCCTCCTGCACCACTTTGCGCAGGAGGAGAACATCCCTCTGGTACTGTTTCAGCACATTCACGGTGATTCTCAGCTTCGAGTTCTCGCTGCAACCTTCGAGATCACGCTCGTTATACGGAATGCTCATCGTATTTCCTCAGAACTGCGCAGATAGAGCATTCACAAGAGGTCATGTGGGTGTCGTTCCCGTTGACGACGACGATGTCCACCAACACCTTCTTGTACGCTGCTGCTTCCTCTTCGGCCAGTAGGAAGACCCTCTCAGCTTCCTTCCACTCAGCAGCGCGAGTCGTGAATTCAGCCTCCTTCTTCACCAGCTCGCGCAGGCGCTGAAGGTAGTTGATGGGGGACGTAGGGACTCCCCCAGCAGTGCCGCCCACTTCGTAGATGACGGCGGTCACGATGCGCTGGCACTCGGCCTGGAGCTCTGCGATCTCCAAGCGAACATGGTCGTAGTCTCTCAACCTCTTGAGATTCCCTTGTTCACCGGCCAGAGAGGCGTACTCCTTGTCGGTGATGAGGTTGTCCCTGAACAGCTCTCTGCGCTGCTGACGAACGAGGTCGTGCTCGCGCTGGTTCTCTTGGCTCATCTCTTTGAGTCGTTCAACCTCAATGCGGAGAGCCATCGTCTCACTGAGTGAGTCATCGAATGTGCTCACGGTTTGTCTCCCGGAAGAGGCACTTCGCGGATAAAAGTCCCCACAGAGCGTGCCACTGCTTCGGCAATGTCGGGACGGCTCGGATCCCACTTCAAGCACGCCGTGTCAGCAGCGACTGACCCATGTCGCGCGCACGTCTCACGCAGGGCCACCAGAGCATCGCGATTGACGTGCCCACCTACGCGGCACTCAAGCCACGCCACTGGTGGCAAGTTGGCCTTCTCGATATGCGCCTTGAGCTGCTTCACCTCTACCCGAAGACGATTCAGTTCGGCGCGCTCTGTCTCTTCGGCCAGCAGTAGTACCCCGAGATGCTGCTGCTTTGGAGTCTGTAGCCGCTCCACTTCGGCTTGAAGACCGAGAGCCGTGTCCCCGAGTACCTTCTCAACGTGCCGCAGTCTCTCGACCTCGGCCCTCAGCTTCTCCAGCGTATGCAGCATGTCGTCTGGATCACTCATTTCATTGCCTCCACGTCAGCGATTGCATCGGCCAAGGCGCGCTCTTGCGATAGGAGTCTGTGCAGGCGAGCCGATGCCTGATGCGTCCGCAATAGATCCAACACTCTGTCTTTCTGTGCGGCGAGGGCGGCGGCGTGCTCGGCCTCAAGGCAGTAGGGGCATGGACTCATGACGTACCATTGGTGCCGACACTCGCTCATCGCGCACCTCCCGTAGCGGCGGCGATGGCGGCGCGGGCGTCCTCGCACCATGCCGGTTCGACACAGTCCCCGGTCCCGTCCATGCCTGCTGCGACGCACCACATCAGTGCGCGCTGCAGTGCCTGTGTCTTCACCGCCGCGTCGGCCTCGGCCTTTTCGGCGCGGGCGATGGCGCTGTCTCGCTCGGCCTTGAGAGCGTGAATCTCTTTCCAGAGTTTGTCGAACTCTCTGATGTCGCTCATCGCGCCCCTGCCTTCCTCTTCATGGGATTGCCTCCACTGCGGCTATGACTTCAGTGAGCACTTCCCACCCTTCGCTGTCCTGCCTGACCTCGTCGAGCGCTTCTTGCAGCACTGCCACCACGGCGGCCTTCTGGACGGCGAGGGCGGCTTCCGCCTTATCGGCCCTGTTGAACACCTTGACGTGTGCCCCATCTGGTGAGTCGGTTGGTTTCACGGCAGAGACTCCGTTGGGCTCGTTGTGCCAACGCAAGTGCAGCCTCTCCACCTCGGCCTGCGCCTCATCTCGCTCTCGTCGTGCCTCTGCGTAGCACCACGGGCAGGTGCCGCACGGGCCGCGCCCCTCATCTCGATTGCCCTTGCACCACGCTCCAGTGCGAACGTCGGACTCAGCACGCAGCAGCTCGGCCTCTTTGAGCTTCTCCTCCAGAACGTGAATGACGTCTCGTTCGTGGTTCTTCTCGGAACTCATCTCCAAGAGCGCGCAGACTCTCGACACGAGCTCCCCCCGGGCTGCATTCACGGCCACGACTGCAGCGTGCATCTCCAGAGCGGTCGAGGCTGCTGAGCGTGCTTCCTCCAGTGCGGCAACAGTGGCGGCAACCCTGTCCCAGTCGGCGTTCCACCACGTAGGTGGGACCGGCATTTCTTCCATCGTGTACGGCTGTGGCTTGCTCATCGTGTACTCGGGGGTTGGGGGATCTTGATCGCCATCTCCAGGTCCGCGAGGGTAGCGGCCTTGGTCTTCATCACTTCCATCACTTGTGGGTTCGGGAAGCCGCCTGCGCGTTCCCAGAAGGACATCATCTGGGCGCCGATGCAGGCGGCATAGACGGCGAGCCATTTCTCTTCAGTGACGTGATTCGCCTTGTTGACGCTCCAATTGGTCGTCATGGGCTAGTCCGCGTTGGCAGCGTCGATGCGGGCCTGGGCCTCATCATCGAACTCGTCCACCAGGTTCTCCAGCATCACCACGTAGTCGGACGAGGGGATGTCGTGGAGGAGTGTGTTGATGTCCTTCCAGAACTTCTCTCGCAGCTCGGTGACTTTCTTCTCCAGCTCTTTCTGCTTTGCCTTGTTCACGTGTGCCTCCAATGAAAAGGGCTCCCGAAGGAGCCCTTGGTAGAACGGAATGTAGGCCTGACTCAGACTCCGCCAGGGCCTGTTGCAGGGTACATCGCCCCGCCCTGACTGATGTTCGCGGTGGACTGTCCATCGACCGGGGACTGTGACCTGTCAGGGGAGGCTGCAGCAGCGCTCCCCTGGTCGTAGTCCCGAACGTTGCGCTTCCTGGGGTGGCCAGCAGGCAACCCGAAGAAGGCATTGGCCTTGGAGGCAGGAGTCTCCGACTGAGGCTGCTGCTTCTGGACGCCAGGCTGTCCGCCCTTCTGCCGCCAGTCAGGGTTCTTGTCCTGGTCATCCTGCGGAGGGATGGAGGCATTGGTGACCATCTGCGCATCTTGGGAGACGGCGATCTTCACCAGTTCATCTTGGAAAGCAGCGAGGGTGTACGGATTCATCGTGCTCCTAGTCCGAGTAGCTTCTTGGCCTTGAGCTTGGCCGCATCCCCGTCTGCCATCTGGCGTACGGCCTTCTCACTCTCCCGCTTGATGCCGAACTTCCGTGCGGAGCTTCCCGAGAAGTACCCGTCCATGGTCTTGGCGGTATTGGGGAGCGTGTTCCTGTTCGACACCAGCGCCGCCACGTCGGGAACCTTGATGGCGGCGTCTGCAGCTCGGAGGCCCTTCACCTTCGACAGTGTCTTGGCCGCCTCCCTGCCGGCGTTGTGCGCCTTGAGGCGCTCTGCAGCGTAGCCCACTTGGGACATCATCGCCCCACGTGAGAGACGTGCAATCTTCTCCAACTCGTTGCTGAACGCAGCCATGGTCTGGGGATGCATGGGTCGCAGCCTACCCTTGGATGGGTAGAAGAGAGAAGGTTACTTCTTCGCCTGCTTCTTGAGAGCCTTCTTCTCGCGCTTGATGTCCTTGGCGAGGACATTCAGTTTCTTCTCGATGTCCTGGATGTCCTTGTGGCTCTTGATGGCCAACTGGACCGTGTGGGTGATGAGCTCGTCGAGCGTCATGTTTTCGGGCTTCTTGGGACGTCCCATTGTAGCTCCTTGAGTTTTAGTGCCCATTCGTCCATTTCTAGAGCTTCGTCAACATCCTCTATACCGTGGATGAACTCGTATTCCACTGGATCTTTGCTAGTGTCCACCTTGTTGTCGGTTAGCGTCTTGTGGAAGGCGGCAACGGCGGCGTAGGCCAACTCGCTTCTCAGGTTCTCAAGGGAGGTCAACTCCTCACCGTAGATGGTAGTTGCCCCTGCCGACCCGACCCGAAGCTGGACAGAGGGCTTCGTGGGGTTGGGGTCCCACTTGGCGGATCGAAGCTCACTGAGGATGGCGGCGTCTGCCGCATTGAAGGCGACCTCGTAGGGGTCGAAGAGTGCTTCGGTGTCCGTGATGAACAGGGTGTGCTTCCCCTCGCACTCGTACTTCATCGACTGCGCCTCCCATCCCCCGTCATAGTCGACGATGCCATGGTCACCCACGTGCTTCATCGGAGTACCGTCCAAGGGACAGAAGAGTGGTTTCATTCCTTCTTCTCCTCTGTGACCATGTCGAACAAGCCCTTGTTGGCGATGATGGGAGGGGACCAGCCCTCCACCACCTGCTTGCGGTAGTCCTCCTCCGCTGGGTTGTACTTCTCCACCCCATCCTTGCCCTTGTACCAGTAGCCGATGACGAGGATGTCGAGGGTGTCCGAATCGCCCAGCTTGTGCTTCTCGACCCACTCCTTGTACTCCTTCACGTCGAATCGGATGATGTCGTTGTAGTCTTCCGGAAGAGGCTCCTCAGTACGCGAGCCATCGTCGTTGATGCTGAAGGCTCCGTGGGAGCCAAAGATTTCAAACATTGAGTAGTTCCTCTGAGGGTTGTTCGTTGGTGGTGTTCCTACTGAACTTCTCCTTCGTCAACTTGGTCAGCATCGAAGTTTCTCCCTTCCCTGTTGTGCATCCTTCGACGCATCGTGGTGTCGATGGTGGACCAGATGCTTCTGCACCCGATGCAGCACTTGGTGCTCTCTGGAGCGAGAGACATCCTCGTTTTTCCCATGGAAATGGAGGAGCCTCCGCAGGCAGAGGTTGGTTCTGGATCATCACCGTAGAAGTAGTGGTACTTCCCAGTGACTTTGGACTCCATCCAGAAGTTGGCGTTTGGATCGGAGCCAGTTATTCTCTTAGCCATCATCTCTCCCATCAAGAACTGCTTGAACGCGCTCCTTCGCCTTCTGAACTCCCTCCTCTGGGCCAGTGGCACCAATCCAGGAGGACGCCGAGCGCAAGGCGAGGAGGAGCTTCTCGACTCTGGCCTCTGCCTTCTCAGCGCGAAGGGTGGACTGCTGGTGGCCCTCACCCCAAGTCTTGGTGAGCTCCTTCCAGCGTCGGAGCTCGTGCTGCACCATGTGGAGGTGCTTCACCAAGTCGTCCACCCCGTTTGCCTCATTCAGCTTCTGGAGCCTGACGAGCTCCATCTTCACGACTTCGAGCTCGGCACGGGAAGCATCTCGCTCGGCCTTGTACTGATCCCGGATTTCAGCGAGAGACATCACCTGCGCTTTCCAGATGTCCCTGTCTGCTTCAACCTCGTCCAGTGATTTGACGGTGGCGTAGAGACGTCCGTACATCGAAGGCTCACAGACGACAGTTCCTGCTCGGACTTCGGAAACAGTGAACGGCCCTTGGGACTCTGACTCCGACATGGTTACCTCGTTGTTGGTTCAGGAATGGTTCGGAGTGTACTGTCTTCTGTCCGAACCACGCCACCCCGAAGCTTCTCAAGCTGGTCCTTGGTGATCTCGTAGTCCTGTTCCATGGAGGAGTAGGCCCTGGTTCTTCGGGATGCCTCTCGTTCCAGTGAATAGACCTGAGCCTGGAGCTCAGTGACTTTTCGAGCAAGGGCCATGACTTTCTCTTTCTGTCCCCCAAACCAGATGTCGCGGTCAACATCTTCTTCGGTGAGCAGCTTCGGGGTGTCATTCATGGGTGTGCTTCTTCCTTGATGTCGTTCTTCTTCATGATGGGGCCTCTAGCCTCGGCCCAGAGGAGAAGGTCTTCGATGGTCCACCAACCGAAGTTGTGAATATGCTGTTCCATCGGGTTGAGCCAGAAGACGACGTCGAACTCAGTCTTGATGTCGCCACGGATGGTAGACTTCAGGTTCCGAGACCAACGTGGGGAGAGGGCGAACCACTTCTTCCCCGCCTTGTTGAGCGTGTCGATGATGCCAAGGTGCCGAACCTCGCTCTCCAGAAGGTCGTCGTCTAGGTCCTTGGCCAGAATCTCGACCTTGTCCCTCTCGTCCAACCTGGAGACGATGGCGAGGATGAGGCCACCACCGATGTGGAAGGGGCCGATGTTGATCCAGAAGGCGACATCGAGATTCTGGAAGGCCTTGTAGAGCTCCTCGACGTTCTTCTTGTCGTCTTCTCCGTAGGCGATGACGCCGAAGGACTTCTGGTCCCAGGCGCACACCAACGGCCGACCATAGGGCTTGAGCTCCGGGTCTTTGACCCACTCCTTGGGCTGGCGGTAGTAGTCCTCGACCGGGCTGCAGAAGAGGGCAGTGTAGGACTTCTCAGTGATGAGCCGCAGCCTGTTGGGCAGGTAGCGGATGATGCGCCGCTCGACACCGTACTCCGCCTCATTGAGCTCGAAGATTCGGTGGAGGTCTCTGATGCCCCACTCGTGTTCGGCGCAGAAGTCGGAGTCCATGGCGATGCCGTAGAGCTCCTTCTTCTCATTGTTGATCCACAGAGGGTTATTTGTTCTTCGCATGTCGGGATTCCAGTTCTGCAGCTATTTGCTTTCGAAGTTGGGCATCGCGTCTTTTCATCTGGTTGATTTCCTTCTCCACCCACGCGCCCATCCATCCTCCCTTTTTCAGACTCGTCTGAAACCGGCTCTTGAGCTTCTTGATGTCGGGGAGGCTGTTGAGGGAGATGGTGGGCCAGATGTCGAAGAAGATGACATCGTAGTTGTTCTTCGCGGCGGTGTACTCGAAGATGTCGGCCGGAACCATGATGAGCTTCATCTTCTCTTCGTCGGTGAGATGGTTCCCGTAGGTGAAGGGCATGTAGCAGAGCTGAAGGACATCGGGGTTCTTCTCCACCACGACGACCCGCGTCACCTTGGGGTTCTTCAGGATGGGGACGAGGATCATCCCCAGGCCGAAGCCGGCGATGAGGACGGACCCTCTGGCCTTCCTGATGGCCTCCCCGCTGGAGCGCGCCTCGTGGGGAGTGTCGGACATCATCACCTGGCCATTGACGACCAACCGGACGTACTTGCCCATGGTGATGCCCATGGCTGGCCGTCCGTTGATGGCCTCGGTGAGGTTGTGGAACAGCATGTCCCGCTCGGTGATTTCGAAGTGTTCGACTCGTGAAGAGCCAGACTCCCCGACCGGAATGATGTTCCTCATGGGAACGAGACCGAAGGGGAGTGGCGAGGCGAGGACCCTGCTGACCTTGTTCAACTGCTTCTGAGTCCGAACTGCGAACTCTTCCAGCATCTTCATCTGCGCGTCATCGAGAGGTAACGTTGAAGGGCTCGGCATGTACTCTCCCTACTTCGGTTCGATGTTGAACTTCTCCATGGTGTCTTCGAGTTCGTAGAAGGCCTCGTCGGAGAGGTCGTCAGTGGCTTTGTCGTGGACCCATCGGAGGTAGCCGGGGTCCTCTTCGGCTACCTCCTCGATGGTCTTGCCTTGGTACTTCCCGTGCTTGAAGCACCACAGGAAGTTGTTGGGGTCCTTCATCAGGATGGCCATTCGCTAGAGGTTCTCCGGCATGAACATCCCTCTGATGAACTGCGAGTACCCGTTGTCGCGCTTCTTCTCCTTCTTGGCCGCCTTGGGGAAGAGCTGCTCCTTCGCCATGGACTTGCCAGTCAGGATGCCCTCCCGGTACTTGTCGGCCTCGTTCTTCGCCAGAACGCGCAGCACGGCATCCGGGTGGTTGTCCCGGTACTCGTTCATCGCGCCATAGGCAGCTTCCTGGCCACGGTGGCACGGGCCTTCGTTCTTCCACTCCCCCGTCACCTGGTCCTTGACCTGAAGCTGGTGGGGGAGAACCTCGTGCAACACATCCAGCGCGTGCTGGTACTGCTCCTTGGTGACCGTCATGGTGTAGTCCTTGAATCGTATTGCGGGTTGGAGTACTACTGCGGGAAGCCGCGCATCGGGACTAAGCGAGAATGAAGGCTCAATTGCCCGATCCGCCCCGATGCAGCGGCTATGTTTTTTGCCTGCAGTTCCTTATGCCGAATGGCAAGGCCTTCTTGCTACGGCCACAGCCCGCGATTCAGGTACTGCCGAAGTGTCACTGCCCGCTCTTCGATGGAGGAGAGTTCGGACAAGACGAGCTTGAAGCGGTCCTCTTCGGTGACCTTCTCGCCGTAGTCTCCATTGAAGACCTCGGTAATGTGGACCGCCAGGGTGGAGGCAGCGGTTTCACCCAAGTCCTTCATCTGCTGAACGGCGGTGTCGATCCGCTCGTTGTACCAGTCGGGAGGGCCATTCACCGGCACCCCGCTGATTTCGTCCTTCTTCGCTGGAGACTTCGCCATCATCTTCTCCAGGTTCTCGTTGAGTTGTTCCAGCCCTCGCGCGATGCGGGGCATAGTGCCGTCGTAGAACTGCCTGCCCATGACGGTCTGGAAGAAATCGGTCATTCTAGAAGCCCTCCGGCCAGATCTTGTTCGTCTTGTGGTAGTGGAGAATCAACTTCTTCAGTGTCTGCATCTCTTCCTTGCTGGCCCCGGCTTTCCCCTGTGCGGAATCCAAGGCGAGCAGCAGCAGGTCGGCAGAAACGGTGTTACGGATGAGCTCTCCGACGAAGGCAAGGAGGAGCTTGATGGGAAGGGGCTCTTCTCCTTCCCTGATGGCAAGCCTATCGTTCACGCCCAGAACAGGACTCGTATGGCCCCCTCTTTTGCTGCCTTCTTGTAGGAGTTGATGAACTGCTTGGAGCAGCCGAAGTCCTTCATGTCGTTTACGGTGTTCAGAACGAAGTTCGGATCTCCGCAGTGGATGATGAACTCGCAGGCACTCTTGTGGGTGAAGGTTGCGTGCTCGGCGCAGTAGTGCCAGTCGATGCTAACCTGCCCTTCATTATCGAAGAGAATGCCGGCATCTACCTCGGCAGTGACTGAGAGAACGAGTCCCTTTTTTCTCTTGGTGGTCATGGGAGGTTCCTCAACTCCAGCTTCTTGGTGTTCTTGGTCACCCACTCGCTCTCGTTGAACCAGATGATCTTCGGAGCCGTGACGATGCAGAACCCTCCACCGAACTCGTCAACTCTGGGCTTGCTGCAGGTGTCCGCCCAGCTCATGTGGAAGTAGCCCTTGGGGCAGAACTTCTTGAGATAGCTCTGCACGAAGTCGGCAATCTGCTCCACGTTGCCGGACTCTCCGCTGTCCCTGAACCAGACGTAGGGAGGCTGGATGATGTCTCCCAGGGTCTTCATGCCCGTGAGGCCGAAGACGGTCCAATCGTAGTCCGTCATGAGGTTGCCATCCTCATCCTCCGTAATCTTCAGGAGGTCGAGCTCCTTCTGGCACCACTCCGCTTCCCCGTGGTGTTGCAGCTTCAGTGCGAATGAGAACTGCCTGTAGTTGTTGGCCACTAGACCTCCACTTGCCGGCCGAATCGTTTGTTCCTGACAACGCTGGACACTTCCTTGGCCCTCTTCCTCTTCTTGAGAAGGAGGATCTCTTTGCGTCTCTCCTTCTCCGCGTCCATGTAGATCTTCCTGTTGTAGAGGTGGAAGAGCTCCTCCATGACGCGGAGGCCCGCCATCGTGATCTTGATGAGGGCGTACTTCTGGTCATTGACCTGCAGGTAGTCCATGACGTGGTTGATGCTGGGGGAGTGCGTGGTGTGCTTCTCCACTTCCGTCCTGCGGGGGCCGAGTCTCCTCTCGCAGAGCACCTCGTAGACGGCGTAGACGTCGAAGTCCTTGTGGAAGCGCCCATGGACCTCGTACCGGTCGAGCGCGACCTTGCTGACCTCTTTCCACCTGGTGGGGTATCGAGCCCTCTTCGCTTTCTTGGCCATCAGTCCGCCGTGAGGCTGAGGTCTTCGATCTCATCCAGAGCGACCGTCACCTCATCGCCGTAGTTCTTCTTGGCGAGGAAGAGCGGTTGGTTCGCCAGGGTGCCGTAGAGGACACCGTCCTTGTCGCCAAGGATCTTCACCCAGATGTGCTCCCTCTGTGGCCAGTCCTTCTTCTTGTAGTTGACCCTGAACGCCTTCTTCACCCACTTCCCTTTGAAGAAGGAGAGGGGCTCGGAGGCGTACTTGGACTCGGGCTTGGGGGCGTGGTCGGCGCAGACGAACTGGAGGTTGTCGAGTTGCTTGCTGGAGGGCATGGCGGTTCCATTGCCTTTCTGATGCGGGTTTCTTCAGCGATGACGCGCTTGTAGTCGGTGATGTTGATGGGGCGGCAGCTCGCGAATATGGGCATGCCGTTGGCGCTTCTTGGGAGTGCCTCTGTGATGTACTCGTAGAAGTGGGCAATCTGGTCCTTCACGAAGCCCTCGATGACTTCCTTGCTCACCATTGCCAATGGGAGGAAGCACATCCTGACGTCTTCTACCCTTCGCAGCCGGTCGGACATGAAGACCTGGTTGGTCACCAGTTCCACCGCCAGCTTGTTGACTTCTGCATCTGTCATCTTGGGTTCTGGATCCGTCATGGTTTCCCCAGGTAGTCGTCGAACCAGAAGTCGTTGATTTCCAAGTCTTCGGGCATGGGCTTCTCTGACTCGAAGATGGCTGAGACATCGACCAGTCCGTGCCCAACATGGGCGTACATCGTGAAGCCGTCCGGCTCTTCGTCCGAGTCGCAGTTCTTGATGGTCAGGATGTGCTGCCACTTGTGCGCCGCGATGAGCTTCCGCTCCTTGGCCCTGTTGATTTCCTTGAAGGGGCCGTAGAGCTCGACGAGTTGCTTGTTGGTGAGCTTCTTGCTCGTCATGTCTCCTCCCAGTCGATGTTCTTCAGGTCCACTGGGGCTACGCCTGCGGCTTTGCACTTGCCGCACTGGACTTCGACGACCCAGCCGACGATGGCATCGTGGTAGAGGCTGTACCTGCCCGCTGTCGGGTAGATGTGGCCGGTGTGCTTGCACGTCTTGACGGGCTTCTTAGGCGGTTGTTTCGCTGACATCGTCGGCCTCGATGGTGGAGTCATCCACTCCGTTGTAGACCCAGACGACGTCACCCTTCTGTGCTTTCTCGACGGCGATGTCGGTCGCTTCTTCCGAGCTTTTCGCCTCCACCTCAACTGTCGCTTCGACGTTGCCGACCGCTGAGAGATAAACCTTGAACTTCTTCTTCATGAGCACCTCCAGTGAAGGATACGATTTTACGGCCATATCCTTATGCCGAAGTACATGCGTAAGTTGACAAGTCGAAATCGACGTGCTTCTGTTCGCGCCATGCAGACTGACTACGTCTCTGACGAGTCCGCAGCGCAAGCCAAGGCCTACGAGACGGAGCTCCGCAAGCTTCCGCCCGATGCCGGCATCCTCTTCATTGGGGTCAAGGCCGTTCCGTGCCGGGACGGGAAGAGCAAGTCCTTCGAGGTCAGGCTGGGGACTCACCGAGCGGTGGGACAGTCCGCTAGTGTGGCGCTGGTCAGCTACACCTTCCGTCACGAGATGCAGAGGGGCATCAAGTTTCTAGTCAGCGCCTACCAAGGCATTTCGGGAGCCGCACGTGCCGACCATGGTGATGCGTAGGTTGGTACGTCTTCGGCGCAAGAAGATGACAGCGTCTGAGGCAGCCCGGAGGATGAAGGTGTCCAGGCAGCAGATCTTCAACATCGAGACGGAGTACCAAGGAGCCCCGAGTATCCTGACCGTGGAGCGTTACGCGAAGGCCATTGGGGCGAAGGTTGTTGTTCTTGACCGAGCCCACAAGAGCGGTACATAGTCGCCGTACAGACAACGTACAGACACCATGTCAGACCGAAATCCGATAGTCATCCCGAAGACTGCTGACGCTAGAAGGCGCTGCGCCAAATGTGGCAGCCTTGACTGGTACGGGCGCAACATCTCAGGAGCCGTCACCTTCAAGTGCAAATGCGGCTATGAGTGGTATGGGGGGCTCGCCCAGGTGCCGATGGATCCACTCGTACCACAGCCCCCTCTGGCTCCTCCCGATCCCGACATTCAGTTCGTTGAGAATTCGAGGGTCGAGGGTGGTGTAGAAGAGATTCGCAAGAAGCCCGACATGAGGACCGACTTCAGGAAGGGCGCCCCAATTCCAGGTGACGAGGAGTGACAATGGCAGATGTGAGGGAGCAGGAAATCAAGGAGATCTCCTTTGGTCGAAAGGAGCTCGACCCTGAGGAAGAAGCAGCGTACCGGGAGAAGATCGCTGCTGCCCGGAAGGGCGGCATTGGGGCACTGAAGGGTTCCACCCCCATCGGCCATGTGGAGCGTCCTCCCATCCCCGACCTCACCAGTCGGCGGTCGAAGGATGCCCCCTCCGGTCTCACTGCAGAGGGCGGAGTGGCTCCCAGGCCTCCAGGGTCGCCTGCCATCAGTTCGAGCACGGTCGCTCAACTGGAGGAGATCCAGAAGGTGCAGGCGAAGGAAGCCGTCATCAACGAAGAAGAGGTTAAGAAGGGGGCTGCGGAAGCCGCCAAGGAAGACCTCTTCGACATGTTCGACTTCGCCGGCAACAACGAGGCGGAGCGCATCCTCAATAACAAGAAGCGGCGTAAGGAGGTTGAGGACCGCTGCGAGCCAATGAACTTCGAAGATCTCATCATGAAGGATGAGGTGCGGCAGACGGTGCCCATCATCCCAGGCAAGTTCGAGCCCAGGTTCCGTACTCTGAACCCAGAAGAGAGCCTCTTCCTCAAGCAGTTCCTGGCGAAGGACCCCTCCCCGAATGAAGCCTACTCGGTGGAGAAGTTCTCTCTCTGTCAGCTCACGTGCGCGCTGGTCTCCCTCAACGGGCAGGACTTCCCGGACCATCGCAAGCCGGACGGCACCCCGGACGAGGAGCTCTTCAAGATCAAGCTGAAGAGGCTGATGAAGAAGTCTGGGTACATCATCGCGGACCTGGCCATCAACTACTACTGGTTCGACATTCGAGTTCGGAAGCTCATCGCTCCGGACAGACTGGGAAATGGCTAGACACCGCTGAGGGGTGGGCTAGGGCGAACGTCCTCTACGACAAGGAAGATCGCGCTCCCAAAGCGGGAAGTTTGAGAGAAGCACTCTTCCTGCACGTTTGGCTCAAACGTCAGGAGCAGAAGGTAGCGGAGATGCGAATCCTCGCACAGGGGCTGGCGAATGGAGAGCTCGTAGGGAAGGCGTTCCAGGACTACGTCCAGACGGTGTACCCATTCATGAAGCAAGAGAAGGTAGCGTCGGACAAGGAGCTGATGAAGCGGGTCGAACAGGAAGTAGCAAAGGGCGTCATCACCTTCGCTCCGGCACCTACAAGATTCCTGGGAGATGCGGCCAAGAAGTACACGATGGCAGATGAAGACGTGAAGCGATTCAGGGATTCTGCTAGTAGACGGAAAGGTCTCAAATGAGTCTGATGCTCACAAGGTTCTCGCAGGAAGTTGACGTGGGCTCGGGCTCCCTGGACGTCACGTTCTTCGCCATCTTCAAGTCGGAGGATGGACGCGAGATGAAGATGCCCATCTCCGAGGAAGCCTCCAGGGCCATCATCGCCTTCTTCGCGGACACTCCCGTCAAGGAAACACACACCGCTCCAGCCCCAGAGGCAGATGCGACGGTCTTCGAGTCCGAGGACCACCAAGATGAGTCCTACCAGACAGATGAAGGGGAAGGCCTCATCGACAATGAGGAGGATGTTCCTTCCCTATGATCATCAACTCGCTCTGCAACAAGTGCTTCCAGCCCTTCAAGCTCCTGGTTCAGACAAGTGATGCAGGCTTGCTGAGTGAGGTGACACAGGATGATGGCCGGTCCTGCCTGTGTCCGCGCCTCTGCGGCGGGGTCATCAACCTCACGGGAGATGCTCATGGGCCTGAAGGAGTACATCTCCGAGAGCCTCTCGAAATCACTGCCGGGGAGCTCTACCGTGCGGTCAACGGTCTCGGACTCCCAGACGAGATCCCAAAGGACGGGATTGTGGTAGCAGCTCTTCTCAAGTCCTATCCGGTCGAGGATGTCGTCACTCATGAGTTCCGAGGAGGCCTCTACCTGGAAGAGCTTCGTCTCAAGGGCGGGGTCACCATCCATCTGACGTCGGGAGCGGTAGGAGCACGCATCTTGAAGATCACGAAGGAGAAACCCAATGGGCCTGTCAATTCTGGCTGAAGCTCTCGCTCGGATCGAACACAAGCTGGACAGCCTGCTTCGTCACAGCGGGACTCCGGTTCTCCCGATGCACTTCGTCGGAAACGTCTGCCCTGTGTGTAGTCAGATGGTGGACTACCAGATAGACATTCAGCATCAAGTCGTTGTCCGTCGATGTGGCTGCCGCACCGGGAAGGTTCCCTCGACGATCCCTCTCCTTCCCCTCTCACCCACCCCAGGAGCACCCAATGGCTACCCCTCTCCAGATGAGCCCGAGCGACCTGAACCAGCCGAGGACAGTTCTCGGCGCAAAGCGCGTTGAGATCGCGCTGGTGACGTACACCGACGAGACCAACACGCCCCAGACGCAGCTCGCCATCATCGGTGAGAACAACGTCCACCTGCTGGAGGGCCGCGCCATGGGGCTCTCGAAGGTCACCACTCCGCAGGGCAACGCCTCCTCCTGGCTGCGTGATGCCATCATGGCGAAGTTGGCTGCCGGCAAGGTGAAGAAGTAGATGTTCACCGCCGATCCTCACAACATCCGGCCGAAGAGGGATTGGGCCATCATCCTTCAGGACCCCAGGAAGAGTGTGCTCTCTTCCGGCATCCTTCTGCCGATGGAGACGAACGACGAGAAGCTCCATGAGGGCTCTGGCATCGTCATCCGTCTCGGAGTTGGCCCCAAGGTGACTGGTACGAGTCTTCGTGAGGGAGACCGGGTTCTCTACCGGACCTATCTACGCCACGCCGTCACCATCGACTCTGACAAGAAGTGGTCAGACGGTTCGCGCATGGAGTTCTTCTTCATGGACGTCACCGACATTGCCGCAGTCATCAGTACTGATCTAGAAGTAGGCGCACTCTCTGAAAGGAAGCTCTCGTGAAGATGAGCATGTTGAAGCACCTCCCTACTGGGTGGAAGGACGAGGCCGACGCGATGGGCGAAGCACAGCTTCGAGCTGTCATCGTCGAAAGCTCGAACAACCTCCGCACCATCGACGATGAGATGGCGGAGAACGACGCCCTCCAGCGCCTGAAGACCAAGGTGAAGGACGCCTCTCAGGGGTACAACGACGCGAAGAAGGCCCAGAAGGCGAAGGTGGCCTACGCGCTGCACTGCTTGGAGCAGGCGGGGAAGATCTGATGAAAGTCCTCACTCCAATCCTGGTGTTCTTCGGACGGCTGTTCTCGTTCTCCTACATGGGATCGGGGCTCTACAAGCGGTGGTCCTACGTCTACCGCTGGCTGTACGAGAGGAAGTACAAGGACGTGCAGCTCGCCACGTTCGACACCCTCCCCCGGCTCGCCACCTGGGTGAACCGGCAGAAGTGGAAGGCGGACTCCTGGAAGGAGATGTGGGACGCCATCAGCACCCCACAGAAGGTTCAGGCCATCGGTCAGGACAAGGACGGAGACCACTTCATCGGGGACTGCGACGAATTCGCCATCTACAGCGTCGCTGCTATCCAGGGGAGTCTCGCTGCAGGCCTGATGAAGGGCGAGAACATCGCAGCCGCCTACATCCTCTCCGTCACCTGGTTCAACCCGACGAAGATGAAGACGCTCTTCGGCTTCGGTGGGCACAACGTGTGCCTCATTGAGTTCTCTGACATGGGGCCGAAGTACGCCTACATGGACTACTACCTGCCCTCGAAGAGAGCCGGGTCCATCGCGGACATCGCTGAGGTGGTGCGCCAGAGGTACTCGGGCGAGGGTGTCATCCCGTTGGTGTGGCATGTCGCCAAGCTCGACCTCACTCCTGTGCAGACTCGCTGGGGATGACTGTCTCGTTCTTCAAGGCAACGACGCCAGATGGGCGGACAGTTGTCGAGGTCAAGGTCCCTGGAGACTCTGTCTCCGAGGTAGGGTTGGAGTTCTCCTGTTCCGTCGTCTTGGATGGACGGCTGCCGGCGTTGGAAGAGCTGGCGACGACGGACAAGCACGAAATGGTGCTGTGGGTGAAGAAGCAGATGAAGGAAGCCATGAGGAGATCTCGATGAGCGCGCCGTTTCCAGAGAGGGAAAGCCCCTTCGCCGGCAGGATGCCTCAGTTGGCGGAGATCATTCGGCAAGAGAACTTCCAGGAGAAGTTCGATGCCCTGCTCAAGTGGTACAGGGACTCCCGCTTCAAGGTCTACAGCGTGAAGATCGTCATCGATGCAGAATCAGAGGGTATGCCTCGACAGACGAGGGAGATGGTCCTGGAAGGCGGCAACATCCTCTACGAAGGGACCAATGGGACGTCCGAGGGGATGGAGATGATGGGAATCGTAGTGCTCAAGGAGAGATGAACATGGCCTGGATTTCAATCAACCTCGACGACACCCTGGTGCAGAAGCTCCCCGACCCGATGACCGGTGAGGAGGCGGAGCAGCCCATCGAGGGTGCAGTCGAGTCGATGATGCAGTTGGTCCAGGAGGGCCACAGGCTCACCGTCTTCACTTCCCGTTTCGCGCCCATGCCGGACACGGAGAAGCAGCGGCTCAAGGAGCAGATTGAGCAGGAGCTGCAGGGCTACGGCTTCCCGCCCATGGAGGTCTGGACGGGGACCACCAAGCCTGCAGCGGACGTCTACATCGGTGGAGAGGCCATCACCTTCGACCAGGACTGGGGCCTTGCCCTAGCGCAGCTCCAGTACATGCTGGAAGAGCGCGGGCTGGTGGAGATTCCTCAGGAGGGTGGGGGCGAGCTTCCTCCAGAAGAAGAGCCTCCTCCCGAGGAAGGCCAGTCTGAGGAAGACCCGAACGGAGGTGGCCAGTGATTGGAAACGTGAACGCCTGGGTTCCCCTCAACCCGTCAGAGGTGCCCTTCCGCAGCGATGAGCACATCCGGGCCTCGCAGTCCGTTTCGGATCGCGTTGCCTCCTACAAGGCCATCACGAGGCAACTCGATGTATCCAGCAACCCACGGTACAAGAGGGGGCACAACAACGACCCCAAGGATGGTGAGGAGACGTACTGCAACATCTACCTCTGCGACTTCATGTGGTGCATGGGCGTGGTGCTGCCGCACTGGGTTGACCCTGCCACTGGAGCTCCAGTCGGAATGGGCAAGGGAGTCGAGACCAGCGCCAACGGCATCTGCAAGTGGATCTTCGATCACGGCATGATGTACCACTGGATGGAGTGCAGTCAGGCCAAGGCCAGAGAGCGGGCCAGTTCAGGGTGGCCCACTGCCTGCTTCTGGCTCAACCCCAAGGGCATTGGACATGTCGTCGTCGTGATGCCGGGGATGGAGTTCACGCACATCTCCCAGGCTGGTGCGACCAACTACTACGACGTCCCTCTCCAGAAGGGCTACGGCGGCATTCCCGGCCTGCGGTTCTTCACGCACGACTGAGGACTAAGATGGCTGCTTCGAAACAGAAGGCCAAGAAGGAGAGGAAGCCCAAGGTCCGGGTCAACATCCGGATTCCCTCCTACCTCGTGGACTGGGCCAAGGACTACGCCAAGGCCAGGAACACCACGTTCACCCAGGTCGTCGTGGATAGACTCACCGATCTTCAAGCAGAGGAATCAGCATGAGCTCGACACCTTCAATCGGTGACTCTGGAGGCTCCTCCCTCACTCGGCATCAGGAGTCCTACCCTCTTCCGAAGTCGAGGAAGGAGGTGGTGACTGCCTTCGAGCGCATTCTCAACCTGGGAGGGGTCCAGAAGGTCACCATCGAGCTCGGGCTTCCCATCAAGGTGGTGCGACTCGCAGAGAGTGGACCTGAGGTTCCAGAGGACATTCAGGATGACGACCTGGTCTCTGCAGCCAGGAATGCTCCCATGGAGGAGTTCGTCTTCCCCGAGGAGCTCCCTCCCACCGTCTACCTCTTCAGGGCCTTTCGTCTGCTGAGCAGCAAGCGTCTGAGAGGGAAGGGGATGGTGGTCAACAGCCTGACGACACTTCGAGAGTGGTTCAGGGTGGACGCAGACTTTGACCTCTCTGAAGTCTTCGGCGTGCCTGTCACGGTCCACAAAGAGATTCCCGATGGGGCGCTGCTCTTCGTGGCCAGTCCCATTGATGATGCAGACCTCGTTTCCTTCAGCCTGCGGCTGGAGCTTCCTGTGGAGAAGAACTCGTGATTTTCGAACAGAGTCGGCTTCCTCCTGTCGTGAAGTCGCGGGCGGAGCTCGAAGCAGAACTGGCTTACGCCTTTCAGGGCATCCTGGGGAGTGGTGTCACCCCTGGAGCGCTTCACAATCCAAGTCGAATGACCTACGACGACATCCATGCCAACCAGCATCTCTACGAGAGACTGGGGACGGCGATGGCTGCCTTGGGCGCTCTTCGGGGCTACAGGGACTTGCCCAGAGGGTTCACTGTCAGGGAGGGATCATGAAGCCAATCGTCGAGAAGGTGTTGGCCAGCGGTCTGGTGGACAAGGCCACTGCAGAGCTCATGGAGAAGTGGGGCTATCTGCCTGAAGGCTCCGTGGACAAGGTCAACGAGGACAAGCTGAAGAACGCCACCCAGGAGACGTTGAAGGCTCTGGCCAACGATCTCGCCATCGAGGTGGAGAAGGAGCACGCCCTTCGAGAGACCGTTCTCGACCTGGAGCGACTCAAGTGGCCCGTCTCGCGCATCTCCATCTTCAAGCCCGACCCAGAGCCAGGAGAGATGGTTAGCTACCTGGCAGAGGACCTGGTGGCGATGGTGGATCGAATGGGGCGCTACTTCTTCCGCCTGCAGGACGTGAACAAGGACTGGTTCGTTCCTGGCTACCATCTGCGTCGAGGCGACCCGGCATTCGCTCCGGAGACCATCCTCCAGTCCCAGGTGCTCTTCATCGGGGAGCAGGGTGTCTGCGTCCAGGTCTCCACGGATAGGGGCTAGTAGGACGTGACCCGTCAAGAACTAGAGGCGGAGATTGAGGAGAAGAGTCTCGACCTTCAGGCATTCACCCGTGCGCGGGAGATTGTCCGAGCTCGGGTGCTGGAGGTAGCTGACTCCACCAGTCCTCTCACTCCGCTTCCACATTGGTCCGGGACGGATGCCGTACTCGGCTCTCTCGACCTTTCCATTCACGCCATGGAGAGGACCCTCGACGAGCTGCGACAGACACTGGCGGCCTCGAAGCCGGAATTGCGACTCCTCACCAAGGACGAATCATGAGCAAGAAGACTCTCCAGTTCCAGCAGGCCCTGATGTCCACGGGACTGGTGCAGCCTCTCTCTGAGAAGTCCAAGGGCGGCCACATCGAGTTCCTCTGCCGCCAGGTGCCAGGCCAGGAGCGGGGCTGGCTCCAGGCAGTGGACGGCTTCCTGAAGTGTGAGGAGGAGCTGGCAGACTCCCCCAAGCCCTTCACCCTCCATCTCTGCCGGCGCTACCTCCGCAGGGAGGGACAGATGGTCTTCGGCTGGCATGTCGGCATCGATGCCAAGTCCGCGAAAGACCTGGAGCTGGTGCTGGACACCCTCACCGTGGAGGTCTTGGAGGGGCTCAAGCCCTCCTTGGTGACGTCTCAAACCGGTCCAGTCGGCCCGCCAGAGCCGCCTGTAGCCGTCGCTGTGGCCCATCAGGAGCCCCTGTCGCCCGGCAGGCACCCTCCGCCGCGCCCGGCCACCCCACGGGCTCCCAACGCGCCAGGGACGGTCATCGGGACGCCTCCGCAGGACTTCTCTCCGACACTCCGGGTCGTGCAGAACTCCAGGGATGACCACGGCAAGGTGACCATCGTCGAGGAGATGCCCCTGCCCCACGTCTACTCCGACATGAACAAACCGAACGCGAAGGGCAGAGGCGCCAAGCTGACAGGAGGAGGTTCATGAAGAAGTTCCATCTGCAGAGGCTGGAAGACGAGTCGGGAGTCAGTGGTACAGGCTGGGTCGCTGAAGGGGTCGAGTTCGCCAACGGGAAGTGTGTCGTCTCCTGGCTGACGAAGTACACTTCGGTGGCGGTCTACGAGAACATGCTCTCGTTGGAGGCCATCCATGGTCACAACGGGAAGACCGTCGTTCGAAGAGACGGTGACGAGTACGCAGGACCCAACTGCTTGGGCTGCCATCACCCTGTCGAATTCCACGACCTCGACAACTGCGGTGGCTGCAGCGTCGGAGTCTGCAACTGCAACCTGATGGAACACCCTGAGAGAGCCCCCAAGGAGGCCAAGCGTGTCACGCGAACAAGAGCAGCTCGACGACCAGCAGGAAAGAGTTCGAAAGCTACTTCAGAGTCCAGCGCTGCCGCTGGTCGGTGAAGGCAGCTTCGAACTGAGTAAGGCGAGTCCGAATGAGAAGAAGGCCATCGAGGTGGCCCGCAGGAATGCAGGAGTCGTCCCTGTCTCATCGGACTGGGAACGGACAGCCACGGCTGAGCAGCGGGCAGCTCGTCAGCGGGCCACCATGCTCAGGGAGAAGACGGTCACCCTGGGCGTGGAGGAGGTTCGGGCCAAGTACAAGATCGAAGTCACCTTCGTGAAGAACCGCTCCGTCACCGGGCTCAACGCGGTGGGCATCTCCATCTGGGAGTCCGGCAAGCGATTCCACGGCGGCGGCGATGAGCTCATGTACTGGTGCAAGGACAACCGCAAGGGAGAGGATGGAGGGTGCTGGTCGCCCATCCCGGCCGACAACATCAGCGGCGGAGTGGCGGTGTGTCCGTCCTGCAAGAAGGCCGTCAACCCCGAGCTCCTCACCAACATGCGAATCGGGAACGTCACCGCACAGACCCTTGCTGCTGAGCTGGTGAAGATCTTCCACTCCCTGAGCTCGAACGCGGACATCTACCTCAAGTTCCATACGACCGATGTTCGGTACATCGCCATGGAGCGCGACAAGGGACCTGATGTGGCTCGACGGCTGAAGGGAATGGCGATCTATCCGCTGAAGAATATTCTCAAAGACACCTCTTCTGGGGCAGACTTGGGAAAGCGGTTCTTCGCCTTCCTCACATCCTGAGCTCCGATGGCTATCCCCATGACCATGTTCCGAGCCTTCGTGGACGAGCTCACCAAGATCGCTTCTACGAAGGAGGCCATGCATTGGACCAAGGACCTCGACCGGGACATCATGAACGGTCGGAAGTATCCAGGGAGCTACCTCACCGGAGAGTTGAAGGAGCTTGGGGAGGCCATCAAGGAGCGGAACTGGAACCACATCAAGGAAGAGGCAGGAGATTCCGCATACGCAGCTCAGATGATTGTTGGACAGCGCACCGGTCTCAACCTTCCAGTAGTGGGTGCTGATAGGGTCATCAAGAAGTTCTACGATCGTATTGGAACCTGGAAGAAGGCGTTCAAGGAACAAGACGTTCCATTCTCCCACGACTACCTTGCTGGGGGTAGCAACTACGCCAAGCCGGAAAAGGTTCAAGCAGCTTTCGCGTTGGCGAATCACCACCTCTCCGATGATGAGGCTCGTCGAATCTCTCAGAGCCTTGTCGGCAAGGTGAAGACCTCTACGGTGGTGGCGCACATCGATGGTCCTATGGGTTCCGGGAAGACGACACTCATTCGGAAGATCGGCAAGGACTTCCCTGGGTTGGTAGTGAAAGACGTTGACGAGTTCAAGAGAGACGCCGCCCACATCGTCCGGCTAGAGCTTGGAGACCGTCCTCAAAACGCAGGCCCCAAGGACGACGAACTCTTCAAGCAGAAGGTCATGGCTATGCGCCAGAAGCTCACGGATGACTTCCTTGAGAAGCACAAGGACCGTCCCGTGGTGCTGGCAGGTATGAAGGTTGGTCTCAGCAAGTTCCCATTCGAGTTCCCAGAAGAAGGGCAGGCCAAGTACCGTCTCGACGACGTAGGCCCTCTTCGTTCGACCTACCGTGCCTACAAGAGGAACCTGGATCTCGACAAGCCGCGTCGATGGCCCCTCTCTGATACTCCTCGGCGCTACCGAGAAGCCAGAGAACACATCAAGCTCCTCGACAGCATGGGGTATAGACCTGCATCCTCGAAGGCCATCATCGAGGAACTGGGGAAGGTGAAGACCTCTGCTCTCTCCAAGGCCCAGGCTCAGGAGCGGGTGGACATGCACCACCAGACCCGCGACTGGAACCTCTTCGAGAAGAACCTGAAGGCCAAGGCCTTCCGGCAGGCAGTGGTCTCTCATCCAGAGTCCGACGCCAAGCTGAAGCGCTACACGAAGAACTTCGGAGAGTACACCAGCTCCAAGAAGGTGCTTGGTGTGGTGCCGAGTCGGACCAGCAACAAGCTGTACAAAATCAAAGAGCTCTCCAACGGTCGGCTGGCCTGTGGATGTGGGGACTGGCAATATCTCCACTCACACAAGAAGACGGACTGCGACCACATCAAGGAATTCAAGGGGGGATTGTCATGATGGAGAAGGAGGCCAGGGAGCAGGACCCGGAGCTCAACAAGGCCAAGGCTGAACGAGATGCCCAGGCAGGCCTTCGTCTTCATCTGAACATCGACGACATCCGCCAGAAGGCGTTGGAGATGGCCGTCCACATCCTTGCCGAGTTCAAGGGGTGGCCTACTGTCGTCGTCACTGGCGGTGCAGGCTCAGGGAAGACGACCTTCTCCAAGGAGATGGCCATCTTCCTCGGAGTGAAGCATCTCGACTTCGACACCTACATTCCCGGGGGCTACACGCCCGACAAGAACGAGTACGAGCGCCGCTTCAACAAGGGACTCTACGAGATGTGGGAGGATGTCCCTCCGAAGCAGGGGTGGGTCATCGAGCACGTCGAGAGCTGCAATGAGGACTTGGTTGGGCTCTACCGCCCTGAGTACGCCATCCTCCTAGATCCGGGGGAAGAATGGTTGAGCAAAGCGGTAGAGGCCCGAGGAAACCGTAATGGTCTTTCTCGCGCCCTGCAATCGTCTTCAACAGCCCGTTCTCAATTCAGAGAGCTGTCAGGAGAGGTGGTAGCAAAGCTACACGGCCTCACCCTCAAGAAGCTTGAGAGCTAAAAAGATTCACTGACCGTCCGGGATCGGGGAACGCACCCCTCATTCATCCGGCGGCCGACCTCCGTACTCAGTGGTGAGTGGCCGGGTCGCGTAAGTACAGCGATACACTCTTGTGCCGAAGTTTCGAAAGGAATTGCAATGCCCACTTTCAAAGAGCTGTCCGAACAACTGGCGGCGGTGAAGCTCAAGAGGACCGTCATCCAGCACCTCATCGAGTACATCGATACCAACTTCCGCCCCATCGCTGGTGGTGAGTCGAAGAGCAAGCTGCTGACCGAGGACAAGGTCCCTGTCCCTCCCGCCATCTTCGAGGCGGTGGTCTCAGAAGTTCTTCTTCAAGTCGATGGAGAGCTCGAAACCCTGATGACAAGCATTCTGGATTCGAGTATTCAGTCGCCGTCACCCACCCCAGTCAGCACTACCCAGGAAGCGAACTAACCGTGAGCGAGAACATCCCGCTGAACTCTGAAGCCGGCCAGCAGACTGTCGATGAGCTGATGGCCAAGATGACCCCTGCCGACCAGGAGCTCTTCAAGAAGGCTCTTCAGGGCAAGACGCCCGTTCAGGTCGTGGTGGACCAGGATGGAACGGTCAGGCCGGCCTTCGAAGAGACTCCTGTCATCGACGCCGACCCGACGTCTCCTGCCGTGGAGCCTGTTCCTCTGGAGCCGGCACCGGAGAACGCCATCCCGGTTCAGAAGTTCCCCAAGGGTGCGGCCAAGCTGGAGGCCAAGAGGCAGCAGATTCTTCAGGACCGGATGCGCCGGCACATGGGCAGGGGTCTGAGCCAGGAGCAGGCGTGGCAGGCCATCCAGAAGGAGGACTTCGACGCCCTCCCGATGGACAAGAAGTTCGCCCGGCTGGAGAACATGGTGTCGAACACCTTCCGCCAGCTGGCCCAGGAAATCGTCAACCTGGGGCAGGGGCATGCAGCGGTGGCCGACGCCTTCGACATCAACTACCGTGCGGTCCACAAGATCTTCGTCAAGCTGGGGGTGTCTCCTGAAGAGCAGCAGCTTCTCATTGCGGAGGCTCAAGGAGAGGTCGCTGAGATCCGGCGGCGCCAGCAGGAGGGACGTGCCGTTGCAGAGAAGGCTTTCAACGATGCACAGGAGAAGCAGAGGGTCGAAGCCGAGCTCGCCTCCGCCGAGTCCCCCAACCAGGCTCCCTCCTCAGTCGGGGCGGAGCCTCCTCCGGAAGCTACGGTCTTCGGTGGGTAGGAAGCTCCTCTTCGCACTGCGCTTTCTTGGAGAGGTCACCACCCTCTGGGACATGGCCAACTCATCGACCTACAGAGCTCTATGGGGAGGCCGCTGGGAACAGTGGTGGATTGGCTCCCCAGTGAATTCCTACGTGTGGTTGAACGACCTCAAGGTCGGAGAACGTCCCGGCCTGGGTGAGTATCGTGAGAAAGTTGAAGACTACTCCTACTGAGGGCTAACGAAGGAGGGCGGACCTGCCCCTCCTTCTGTTACTCGTCGAGCTCGGTGGAGACGACGACCTTCGTCCGCACCTTGACCTCGCGGAAGACACGGATGTCCTCTCTCTTCACCCCGACCACATCGACCAGGCGGTCGATGCTCTGGGAGAGATGCTCCTTGCTGGTGAACTCCGGCTGGCCGCAACCGGGCCAGTAGAGCAGCATCGGGAGCGGCGTGACAGGGCCGACCACCGGGGGAACATACACCGGCACAGCCTGTGCTTCCTGCGGAACCAGTTTCATCTCTTCCTCTTCCTCTTCACGCTCTTGGGTTGCGAGACGCTTTCCTCGGTAGGGGAGCCCGCTGAGCTCCCTCACCTGTTTCATGATGTCGAGGACGATACGCTGGTCGCGGCTGATGCTGAAAACTGACTGCAGCACCATAGATGCGTCCCAGGAGTTGGCCTCAGGATTCTTCAAGAAGAAGTCCTCCAGCCAGTGGTCCCGAACCTTTCGACCCTCTTCGGAGTCCTGAGACCCCTGAGCAACCTGCTCTGTCGTCGTGGTGGGGAGTGTGAGGGTCGAGAGCCTCTCAAGCACCTGCTGCTTGTAGTCTCTCACCAACTCGACCACCTTTGACTGCGGAGCCTCTGCAGACTTCAGGGCCTGCTGCTTGGCTTCTTCGGCCCTCTCCTTGGCCCACTGCTCCTCCTTCGCCTTGCTGCGTTCCAACTGCTCAGCCTCCCGCTCTTCCCGCACCTTCTTGCGCCGCTCGCGCTCCTCCTGATCTTCTTGGAGTTTCTCTGCCCCACCCTGCTGAAGGGTGACCCGAAGTGGGGTGGGGGCGGCCATCAACTTCTCTGACACCTTCTCCAAGACCCCATCGGTTGCTGCCTTCGCCCATTCCTTGGATGAGACTCCGAGTTGGGCCAATATGGCCCCTTCCCGAACCAGCTCGTCACTCGGGAACCCTTGAAGGGCGGTGTACGCGCCCTTCTTCAGTTGACGGCGGATGGCGACGAGTTCGTCCTTGTTTGCCGGGATTCCGTCCTTCAACAGCTCTCGGATGAGGGCGTTGATTCCGAGGTTGGGGTGTTTGACGATGTAGGACCTTATCTGTTGGACACGTTTCTCGTTGTCCTTGGTGATGTTCGTCATGTACTTCCGTGATGACATGTTTTTCTCCTTACCGTTGGTGAAGAGATTCAGCAGAGAGTCTGCTGTATCCTTATGCCGAAATGGAGGAGAGAATAACCAAGGGCTAAGAGGAGTCCCCCGGCTCTCGCCGGGGGCTCTTGGTTCTCTTAGACCTCCAGGAATCGTGCGAAGCCCTTCGTCTTGGCGAGGGCAACCCGCCCAGCTTCTTCTGCAGTCTGCTCCAGTGCAAGGCTCCCGATGGAGTTCAGCAAGTTCTTGAACTCAGTCGTGGCGAAGCTGGTGCCATTGATGCTCTCCGAGGTGAGCTCGAAGTTGATGCTGCCGTCCGCATTGCGACGGATGAAACGCTCTCGTGCATCATCCACCTGCTTCCTCCAGTCCGATGAACCGGTGAAATCGATGGCGTTGAAAGTCTCGAAGGCCTCGAAGAGAGGCCTCAGGTTCTTCGGGTTGAGCTTGCCCTGCTTCTCCAGCATGTTCTTCGCCTGGGCAGCAGCCTCCCCGAGTGCGCGGTGCATGTCGGAGGTGGCAGTCCTCACCCAGCTCTGCAGGTCCGCCCTGAGGGCTTCCCGTGCAGCCAGCAGCTCATCCTGTTGCAGGGTGTTGAGCTCTTCCAGCCCCTCCACTGCGCTCACCTTGAACATCCTCCAGGTGAAGCGGAACATCTGCGGGAGCTCATCCACGGGTGGGTAGAGCTTCCGGTGCTGCAGCTTCTGCATCTCCAGCCACTCCTCCAGCTCCTTCTGCCTCTCCGCCCTCTGGGAACTCACTGGGGTGCCTGGCCCCTTGGCCAGTTCCCGCATCATCAGGTCCTCGCTCTGGGAGTCGAGGATGGAGAGCTGACGGGCCTTGAGCTCGGGGTAGTTGTCCACCAGGTCCTGCACTGCGCTGTTCCAGTCCCTCTGGAGGCTCCTCAGGCGCACCAGGAGGTCCGGCAGGGCACGGAAGTACACGAACCTGGCCCCGGACAGGGGGAATTCCAGGGAACGACCAGCCAGGGCCGTACGAGCCAGCCCCTCCAGCGTGACGAGCCGGCCCATCGCTTCCTTGGGGAGCAGCTTCTTGTGTCCCAGATAGATGGCGTCGTCGTTGATGCTGCCCTCCAACAACACGTCGTTCGACCTCAACTTCTTCTGGAAGGTAGGCTTGCCCACGAAGAGGTCGAACAGGGTCCCCTTGTCGAAGAGGATTTCAGTCGGTTGAGACTCTTGAGTCGTCATTGATACTCCAAAGAGAAAGCCCCCACACAGCACGAGGCCGTGTGGGGGCTGATGGGAGGTGGACTCAGTTGCCGGTCTTCAGCTTGTCCTTGACGACTTCCTTGTCGAAGAACTCCGGCTTCTTCTTCCTGCTGGTGACGTCGCCGCCGAGAGCCTCCTCGATGGACTTGGTGATGTCGGTGCAGACGGAGCCCTTGGCTCCATCGACCTCGATCTTCACGTCGGCCGCCCCGGGGGGAATCAACAGCGTGACGGTGTGGTAGTTGTTTGCCATGGTCAGTACTCCACCACTCGGTTGAACTTGATCTTCGTGTCGGACTGCTTGACCTTCACCTTGCCTGGGCTGGTAGTCGATGCAGCGGAGGCGGGGACGGAAGGCTGAAGGTTGAACTCCTTCACCTCGAACGTTTCCCCGTTACGCCAGGACTTCAGAATCTCCGGCACATCACCTTGGACGGTGTCGGTGTGCTTGCAGCGACGCGACTGCCCCTTCTTCACGAAGCGCCAGCCGGGGCAGTTGCAGCTCACGGTGCCGTCCTGGTTGAGCTGTGCGACGTAGTCGAACATCACGCCGCCAGCCAGTGGGGTCTTGCTGGACTTGAAGCCCCACGTGAAGACCGGGGTCTTGTCCTCTGCCTTCTTCGGTGCCTTGATGCGTGCCATGTAGAGTTTCCTTCTTGGGCGTTGCAGTGGTTGGAACATCAGCCGTACTTGGTCGCCACGAGCTTGACGACGCCGTCCTTCATCACTTCGCGCTTCAGGGTGTAGCCCTGGGCCTTCAACTTCTTCGAGGCCACGCGCTCGGCGTAGTCCTGGGCGATGCGGTTCTGGCTCTCGACGGGGAAGTCGGTCGGGTCGGCGTACAGGTTGTACGTCCCGTCCTCCTGCCTCTCGTAGCCGATGTCGTTCCAGCCGTAGTTGTGGAACGTCTTCTTCACGGCGTCCTTGCGCACGACGATATGCGCCTTCTTGGCGGCCGACCGGTCGTAGCCCTCCATCCTGACAGGGGTGTCGTGGACTTCGACCGAGTTCTCCCCGAAGACCTGCCTCAGGGAGTTGATGAGCTCGGTCTCGGACTTCTGGAGGAACTTCGGCTTCAATTCAGTGAGGTGTGACATGGGTTCTCCTTGAGGCGAGTTGTACCAGACGGGTCTGACATTCAGACCTGAACGGAGCGTCCAGAGGCGGAAGGCGGAGGGACGGCCACCTCGGGGGTGTTGGCCGGGCGGGTACGGCGCTCGCACCAACGACGGATGGCGTCGATCTTCTCCTTCATCGTCTTGGACAGGGGGTTGGTGCTGTCGAAGCTGTGCTGCAGGTCGAAGTCGTTGAGGTCCTTCTCCCCATCGAATGCTGCGTACATGGCGTCGTTGATGGCTGCCTCGATCTCTGCCCCGGTGAAGCCTTCGGTGGTCTCCCCAGCGAAGTGGTCGAGCTTGATCTTCCCGCTCATGATGAGGTGACCACGGTTCTTCTTCTTGATGTGAATCTCCAGGATTTCCTTCCGCTCAGCCTGGTTGGGGAGATCCACCGAGAACATCTCGTCGAAGCGGCCCTTCCGAAGGAGCTCGGGAGGGATGCCGGTGACGTCGTTGGCCGTGGCGAACACGAACACCGGGCTCTTCTTCTCCTGCATCCAGGTGAGGATGGTACCCATCACGCGGGCTCCCACACCAGAGTCCAGGTTGCCTGCCCCGCTGCCGGCAGTGCCCTTCTCGATTTCGTCCACCCACAGGATGCAGGGGCTGATGGTCTCTGCCACCTGCAGGGCGTTGCGGATGTTGGCCTCTGACTGCCCCACCAGGCTCCCGAACATCTTGCCCATGTCGAGGCGCAGGAGGGGCATGGCGAGCTCACTGGAGGCAGCCTTGGCCGTCAGGGACTTCCCGCAGCCGGGAGGCCCCACGAGGATGATGCCCTTCGGAGCAGGCAGCCCGAAGTCCTTGGCCTTCTGGGTGAAGGCGTTCTTCCGCTTGGAGAGCCAGCTCTTGAGGTTCTGCAGGCCTCCGACGTCCTTCAGGCCCGAGGGGGAGACCGGGATGTACTCCAGCAACCCCGTCTTCTTCAGCGCCTGGCACTTCTCCTCCATGACGATGCGGGGGTCCCAGATGTCCTTGCTCTTGGCGATGCGAGGACGGATGAGGGAGAGCGACAGTGCGTTCTCAGCCTCGCTGGTGGTGAGACCCAAGGCCGCCTCGATGAGCTCCTCCTTGCGCCCCTCGGAGGGCACCATGTCCCCCTTGAGCTGAGAGCCCTCGATGATGCCGTTCAGCACGTCGTGGAGCTGCTGCTCTCCGGGGAGCTGCGTCTCCACCAGGGCGAACTCCTTCTCCAGCTCCATCGGCAGCTTGGAGACCGGGGTGAGGACGACCAGCATGCGCTGCGTCATCTTGTACTCCGGGATGATGTCCAGCAGCAGCGACTGCACCAACGGGTCATCCAGGAAGTGGTGGAAGAGGCGCAGCACCACGATGGACTTGCTGGGGATGACGTACCGCTTGTCCTTCGCCTTCGGATCCACCACGCCGGTGAGGGCGTTGAGCAACCCAGGTGGGAGCTCGGTGTCCGCGATGGGGTCCTTCTTGCCGTCCTCCAGGATGCCCTTGCCGAAGGTCCAGGTGAACAGCTTGCGGTCCAGCTCGTGGGCCGCAGACTGAATCTCCTTCTGGCTCCTCATGTCCTCGGCGGACACGAGGTAGAGCGCGGCGTAGCCGGCCCGAGCCTTCTCGAAGATGGTCCTGGCGGTTGCTGGCTTCTCTTCCTTCTTCAGCGTGTCCTTCTTCTCATCAGCCATTGCGGAGCTCCCAGAAGAATCTGACTTCGAGTTCCAACGCTTCCTTGCGGGTCTTGAAGAAGTGCAAGGCGTCGGTGCGGTTGCAGTAGAAAGCAGTGATGTTACCCTTCGTCTCGGACCTGATGGCGAGAGTGCGGTCCTTCACTGACCGAACGACCCAGCCCTGCATGCCCTCCCAATCGGACCACTCCTCCCACTCCACGTCAGAGACGCGGCAAGAGCGAGTCACATCGGCTCCGATGGTTTCAGCGAACGCCTCGATGCCCTCTTGGTAGATGGTCTCGATGGTTCCGTCCGCCCCTATCTTCAGGTCGAATTCTTGTTTCATAGCCGCCTCGGTTTCCACCTGTAGAGGCACGCGGCCATCGCGGTCAGGTCATTCAACGGCTTCCCGCAAGTTTCACACAAGCGGTCGTCGAAGTAGCTACTTCCAGGTGATGTGGGGGAGCTCGATGCTGGGCTTTCCGGCGTAGCCGACTTCCCAGATGAAGCATCCGTACTCGTTGGTGTCATTGACAGCCTTTGCTCCTTTCACGAAGCTGGGACGTCCCACAATGGGGATGACCCATCTGAGCTGGCCCTGGTTCCAGAGGGTCGCAGCTCGGGCCTTGCCACCGAAGAAGTTCATCTTCAAGAGGAAGGCTATGTGACTGCCGGGGAGAAGATACTCAAGTCCAGCGAAGATGTGATCCTCAGCCAGACTGAATGGTGGGTTGCCTACTACGAGGGTCGGCCCCTCCACCTTGTACTGCTTGACCCATTGGACCCAATCGGCCTTGTGGACGTCATCAGCGCCAGCTTTATGGAGCGCCTTCACACTTGGATGAGTGTCGATGGCGATGAGCGGAGGTAAGCTCCAGAGCTGCCTCAAGGGTCGTACGAAGACCCCAGTTCCGGCAGACGGCTCAATGACTTCGAAGTGCCCTATGGGCAACAGCTCCGAGAGTCTCTTGCAGATGGCTTCAGCTAGTGCTGGTGGCGTCGGGTAGTTGTCAACCCGTGCGCCCATTTCTACCTCTTGTCATCTTTGGTGGTGGGGGTGGGATTACCAACCCGGTGGACTTCTTTGCAGGCCTGCGACGCATCGAAACTGCCTTCTCGAACCAGCGAATCTTCCTGGCCCGGATGTCGATGACCTTGAAGGACGAGCGCCAGTCAGGGCACTGGATGTCGTACCTGCGGTCTGGGCACATCTCGTGGGCGATGACGAACTCGTCCTTGATGGCTACCCGGCTGTCATCGGTGTTGTCGTCCTTGTAGTAGACGAGAGTCGATGCCCCGCACCCGTGGCAGCAGAGCTCGATCTTCCCGTAGCCCAGCTCCTCGTACTCCGTGGTGTCCGTCATGTAGTGCAGGTGAATCTGGGGTGCCTTGGTGATGGTGTCGATGGCGAACAGGCCCAGGTGTGACGTGTGTCCGCAGCCTAGAACGGTCGCGCTCATTGGTGCTCCTCAGTCGAGTTGGGCTGATTCATTCTGGCTCATCATCCCCTATTTCGACGTGTCTGCGAAACGTAATCGTGTCGTTCTTCTTGGGTGATTCTTTCGGTGGAGGAGGCTTCCGTACAGGTCGTACAGGCTCTCCCCTCCATACTGGAGCGGGTCGGTTCGCCTTGTCCTGCAGGAGGCCCATCTCGATCTCCATGGCGAGGTTCCAAATCTCTCGTGGGAGGGAAAGTTGGTAGACCCCTTTGCCAGTCTGCACAGCTTTCTGCTGGGCATAGCGGACACACGACGCGGTCCCTCCGCTGTTCTGACCGTCCCACACCGCAAGAAGAGCATCGCTGTGGTCTACCATCCATGCGTTGCGGTCGTGGAGAAGCTGGGGGCTGTAGTATCCCTCACTGAGAGTCACGACGCTGGCTGCCTCTTGCAGGAGCATGTTGTAGTGCTGTCTGGATCTCATGGGCCACTTCGAGTCGTAGCCCTCGAAAGGAACGATGGCGTCGAATGGTATCTTCATCCTGATGCAGAGGGAGGCGACCCATTGGTCAGTGCCAAGAGCCATTCCAGTGAGTACCTTGTCGATCTTCAGGACACCGAAGGACTCCTCCAGCTTCTGCATCACCGCGTTGTAGATAGGATTCGGAATGTTGTAGCCACCGAGCCGAGAAGGCCGATGGCCGGTGACTGCGAGGATCATAGGACTCCTAGACGTGAGGTAGTATTCGCTGAGAGTGTTGTTCGGCTCCCAGAGCTTTCTTCTGGGAATTGATAGCGTGGCCGTGTTCGTGAACCAGGGCGACCTTCTTCGTCCACTCGTAGTCGTGGGGGGGAAGCCACCGCCTCTTTGCTACTTTCGTCCAACCGTGAGCTCTGAGGAAGAGGCCCTCGACGAAGTACAGCAGTACTTGAGTGATTCTACGCATGGTTACCTGAGAGAGTTGTACATCTTGATGAGCCAGAATCCAATGGTGAGAAGACTGGTCAAGAAGACGATGAGAGCTGCGAGCCACATAGTTCGGCTCCGTTTAGAGCTGGGGGTTCACACATTCCTGCGGACTCTTGTCCGTTCGTTCTTCGATGAAGGCGGCGAAGGTGAGGGCATTGGTGTCGTCGCCCTCGGAGATGTAGGTGCGCTCCTTGTACTCGACTCGCCACACCCTAGGCCACAACTTGACGTCGGCCATCTCCGTCTTCATCTGCTCCGTCATACCGCTGTTGAGGTTCGAGATGTACACCAGCTCGCCAGCACTGTTGTACTGGAAGAGCGCCACGCACTTGATGCCGTTGCCACCATACCGGCCCTTGGTGGAGAACTCACCTTGGCCTGATGCCGGGTTCCAGATGGCGATGAAATCGTCCTCGAAGGACGGCTTCAGCTTGGCGCAGAAGCTCCCAGGCCTGTCCGGCTTGCCCTTGAAGTTGAAGGCCTTGTCGCCGTACACGCCGTCCGGGTCCACCAGCACGAAGCCCTCCCACCCGTGGTGCTTCGCGATGGTCAGGGCTGCGTCAGTGGTAGGGAAGTGGTCGGCGGTGAAGATCTGCACCGGCCCTAGAGCGGTGCCCTGGTAGTCGAGCTCGTGTATGAGATCGAGCCGAGCTCTCACTGGCTGCTTGGAGACGAAGTCTTCTCCATTCCAGAAGGCAATGTCCCAGATGATGAAGGTCACGAACTTGCCCTCTCCATGGAGGAGCTCGTGCTGCTTCGACCGGCTCTCCATTGAGAGGCTCTTGGTGACACTCTGGATGGCCTTGAAATCCTCCAGCCCATTGGGGCCTTGGACTATCATCTCACCCAGTAGGATGCTGTTGGGAGGCATCAGGACCGAGGCAGCCTCGACAACGTAGGGGAACCTGTCATTCCAGGTGAGGTTGGTACCGGCCTCATCGTCATGCTGGCGCAGCATGCGCCGACTGTAGATTTGAATCGCCCCTTGGGCGTCTGAGACGATGACGTGCATCATCCCGTTCATCTTCCGGGTGTACCAGGCGTCACCATTCTCAGCCTTCTTGAGGAGGCCTGCTCCTGCCGCATTGAGAGGCTTGTAGAAGGCCAGGCTCTGCGGCAGGGGCTTGGTGAAGTCGATGGCAGGAGCCTCGATTGGATCGAGAGTCGTGTACTCCATCGTATCGTGGATGAAGGCGGAGACTTGAACCTCCCTGTAGCCCTCCCTGTACTTCAGCTCCATCTTCCTGAGCCCGAGAGCTAAGGCATTAGCGTTGGCGCTGACTTCGTTCTTCTTCCCTGCGTTGACGACGGGGGCCTTCTCGTTGACCTCCTGCATGGCACCACCGAGCTGCCCCCACTTGCAGTAGAGGGTATCGTCGATTGCCCAAACTGTCCAAATTCTTGGAGAAGTGCTACGAGAGGCGAGCTGGATGAACTCCCTCTTCTCTCCCTTCCACTGGGCGTTGCGGTCTTGAAAAGTCACTGAGCTTCCTTTCATGGGACGTAAACTTCTACGTTGACACTGTCTTATCCCGAAGATCAGGGAGGTATTGACTATGGGCGATGGCGATGTAAGAATAGCTTCAATGGTCAGCGTGACCGTAGTAGACGCGGACAAGAAGACCAAAGAAGAGCTGTTGGGGTTGGTGGACTCGGAGGTGGAGAAGTTCTCCGACTTCATGGCCGCACTGGAGGACTGGCGGGCAAGAGGTGCCCTGAACAGCCCCGAGAAAGCTCTACTTCGTACGTACTTGATTCAGAAGATTCAAGGGAGACTCTGATGTCCCGTCTCGAAGTCATTCAGATTCGATGTGACAGGTGCAAGCGGGTCGAGCTCCAGCCCCCAGCCCCTGTCAAGGCCAGGGCGGACTTCGAAGCAAGAATCTTCGACAAGTACGTCAAGTACGAGGATCTCTGCTCGTCATGCAAGGAAGCCCTCGGTCGCATCTGGGACGACATGAGGGAATGGACCAGGGAAATCAAGCAGCAGTTCGGTCCCACTGTTGCAGACAACAAGTCAGTTCCCCTGGCTCCGGCTCCTGACTATTCGCCGCCAAAGCCGCACTCATTGGCTGCAGCGTCAAAGAAGTAGGCTCGGCTGCCCGTCCCCACGGCTTCGAAGCCTGCAGCCCCGGGGGTTCCTTGCAGGGGATCCCCGGGGCGAGTTGTCTCTACGGCATCATGGGGGAGTAGTTGGTCGGGCACCCGCCGACGCACTCCATCTCCAAGACCATCACTTCCTTTTGACCGGGATGTGCATCAAACTGAGCTTTGGTGATGGGCTGAATGGGGGCGTTCTTCCGGCTCTTGTCGGGGAAGACAGTAGTTCCCTTCAAGTCGGGAAGAGCATCGATGAGCTGCTTCTCCATCTCCTCTTCGGTGAGGGACATCTGAGCCGGTAGGTTGATGGTGAAGGACACAGCGTTGTCCGCGAAGAACTCCTGGAACATCTTCTGGACCTGAAGGCTGTCCGCGAAGGAGATGTCGTACTGACCTTCCAGGACTTCGGCAGGGTCCCAGCCGGCGGCGCGAACCTTGGCCACCAGTGGATCCTCGAACCAGTAGACGACGATGTCGGTGTTCTTGGCGTCCTCGTCCGGGAAGACCTCGTAGCCTTCCGCACGTTTCACGGCGAGCTCAGCGTCATCCGAGGAGTAGCGCACCAGGCGCTTGCCCCAGGGCGTCATCATGCACTGGCCACTGGAAGTCGTCCCTGGGAGCATCGCCGTCGTGCCCGTGGGGGCCAGGGCGGTGTTCTTCACCGGAGGAGGGTAGCCGAGCTGGATGGAGTACGTGGTGGCCTCGGCCATCACGACGCCCTTGGCGGACATCAGCATGGTGTGGATCTTCGGGTCCTTCCAGCTCTCCGAGTACTTGATGCCGCGAAGAGCCAGGTAGGCGTGGAAGCCGAAGAAGCCGACCGCGATGCGCCGGTTCCGGTCCACCACTGCACGCTGTCGAGGCTGGGGGATGTCCCCGTTGGTGGCCCTGACGAGCCAGCGCGTCATGAGGCGGAAGGCCTCCATCATCTCCTTCTGTGGCCTCTTGGCGAAGGCCTCCAAGTTGACGTGGCCCAGGCAGCAGTTCTCCCACATCTGCAGGCCGATCTCTCCGCAGGGGTTGGGGCAGAACATGAGTTCCGGCTCCCGCTCTCCCTGCATGGCGAGGGTGCGATTCCAGAAGCCCGGCTCCCCGTTGGCCCTCTTGCCCAGAACGACTGCCCTCATGACCTCTGAGGCAACGTGGTGGAGACTGGCATCAGGGTTCCGGTAGGCCTCGAAGAACTCGTCATCGACTTCGACTGAGATGTTCGAGCTCCACTGGGCGCCATCCGTGCGCTTGCAGTTGATGAACTCCATGATGTCCACGTCCGCCCAGTTCTTCACGGCGATGCGGCTGGAGCGCCTCTTGCCGCCTGCAACGACGCAGGCAGCCACGGTGTGGTCCAGGGTCATCGCGTCGAGGCTGGTGAGGTTCCTGCCGACGCAGCCGTTGAGGTGCTTGACGTAGTCCACCAGCATGGTGACCAGGGGCTCTGGACCAGCAGCCGTTCCGCCACCAGCGCGCAGCGGGGCACCACGGCGTCGCACCCCGGAGACGTCGATGGTCAGGATGATGTCCTTCTCCCTGCGGTAGGGCTGGAAGGCGGCACGGGTGACCGTGTCGAGCGCCTTCACCCAACCCTCACGGCTGTCGGCCACGTTCATGTAGCTGGAGTCGCGCTCCCCGACGTGCTTCGAGAGGAGGTGGGCGAACTCGTGGTGGTCCGGGTGGGACTCGTTGCAGATGATGTGGAGGTCGATGGGGTTGGTGACCCTGGGCATGCCGTGCATGTACCGGTTCGAGTAGTTCGAGCCGACACCGCCGCCCATCATGAGCTCGTCGAAGGTGAAGGTGAAGTGGGCGGTAGGGTCCAGAGGATCCCAGCCAGCCGCGTGGCAGTTGAAGAGGTACTGACGGTCCTTCATCCCTGAAGCATTGAGATGGCGACCAGCAGGGAGAGCAGCGAAGGGCAGCAAAAGACCGATGAGCTTGTTGCGCTCATCGGCCTCGATGAATGACTCTGGAACCAGTCCGAGGTTGCCATCGACGGCCCTCACGACTGTTTCGGCCCAGGTCTCTTTGTTTCCGTCTTCCTTCGTCTGGCTGTAGGTCCTCTTGAAGACCTGCTCACCCATGGGACCGAAGGGGATGCGTACGTCGTGGAACTGGGCCGGGAGAAAACCCTTCTCATGCATGGCAACTCCAGAACAATAGAAGCCCATCGGTGGCGACACCGTAGGGAGGAGGTTGGACATCTATGTGGTTAGGCGAGTAGTTCGGTCCCCAGTGCGTTAGAGCGGACGCTGGTGCCTTGCAGGGCTCCAGACGGTCCCTCTGTTATACGCCTGGCACATGAACCTGCCAAGGGTTTGGCGCTGAGAGCTAAAGGATGCGGCGGAACACGAGTTACGTTTCGTGACCGCCGGTCCTTGTACCGTCTCTAGGCCTGCTTTTTCCCAAGACCTCTCATCTGGAGGATGGGGTCGTTGAGGCGGTTCTTGGAGAGCCACATCAATTCTTCGATCCCTCTTATCGACGTTGCTGTGTCCGCAATGAGGTCTTCAAACTCGTCCACAGGGATGTTAGCCCTTCGACAGAGATCGGCCACTTTCTCTGCGTAGTTACCCTTACCGAGTTTGAGCATCTGGTACATCAACATCGCATTCAATCGTGTTCTCTCAGTGAGAGTCAGGCAGAACTCCATTTTGAGATCGTCTTCCCATCCCTCTGGGATGAGATCCGCCGTCAGGGTGAAGATGACGAACTCTTCAGTACTCCTCCGCGCGAACTCAGAGTTCGTTCCCAGACGGAGCTCTCTCCTCAACATGTAGTTCTTCTTCGTCAGCCCAAGAGGGTAGGCGACGAGAAGAGTTGAGACGCCCGCTTTTACGGTACCAAAGGTCCAGGCAACAGACCCCACAGCAATGAGAATGGACAGCATGTTGAACTCCCTTTGAGAGTTGGGAAGATTCCCGTACATCCTTATGCCTAAAACGTCCTAGCTCTTGCTGCAGTATGGGTGCTACCTTCCCGCCACGCACTTCACAGGCTCCTGGAGACGTGTAGCCAATGCTCAGCTCTAGTGACATCAGTGCCCTCATCAACGCCCAGAACCAGCAGTTCATGGGGCAGGCGCAGTATGCGCAGCAAGTGGGCATCTCGAATCCCAGTATGAGTCTTTCCTCTTGGGGTTCGGATCCACGTCAACGTGCTTTTGGGAGCCAAGGTACAGTGATGGGGCATGCTCCCATCAGCTACGCGCCAGGAGGGTATGCAGGTCCCTCTCACGGAGCAGGAAACAAGTTCGCTGGCGGTGCAATGGCTCTTGGAGGTGGAATAGCGTCCGCTGTAGCCATGACGGCGTTCGATCCGCTCTCTGCTTTCATGAAAGCTGGGGGCTACATGCCCAGCCTCTTTGGTGGAGTGGCTGGTGGTGGGGTGGGTGCTGGACTTGCTGCGACCGCAGCTCCACTGGCCCTGGGTACTGCTGCTTCCGCTTATATCGGCGCCGGTATGCACGGAGCTCAGCAGCAACATCAGATTCAAGGACAGCTGGGGCAGTTCGGTTTTGCGAACTCGGCCTCTCGTACTGGGCAGGGGTTCACGAGGGATGACGCGCTGAGTATCGGAAATCAGATTCGGCATCTGGCGCACATCCCCGAGATGATGACCTCAGTGGATGAGCTCACCAAGCTCATCCCCAGGCTCAAGGCCTCTGGCATCATGCAGGGGGTCAAAGACGCGACGGAGTTCAACTCCCGGTTCAAGGATGCGGTGAAGACGATTCGAGAGGTCTCCAAGGTCATCGGATCGACCATGGAAGAGGCCTCAGCCTTCTTCGAGCACAGTCGTTCTGTCGGCTTTCTAGGGAAGAATGACCAGCTCAAGAATGCCATGAACGTCCAGTTCACGGCGGCCCAGACTGGGATGTCTTCTGGGCAGGTGATGCAGGTTCAGCAGGCTGGTGCGCAGATGGCGGTTGGGCGGGGATTGCAGCGGAAGACCGGAACCACTGCCATCACCAACATCATGCAGGGGCTCGGAGCAGGAATGCAGTCTGGGCGTATCTCACAGGATCAGTTGGAGGACGTCACAGGGGTAGCTGGAGAGGGAGCAGTAGGTGCTGCTGCCCAGCAGATGGCCGAGAAGATGGCCAGGTTCGCAGAAGGTACTGCTGCAGGTCGTGCCTCCATGATGGGGTTGGCCAAGTTCGACGCCAATGGTCGCTTCGTCGGTATCGACCAGGACCTTGCAGACCGCTACGCCAGAGGTGAGGTCTCCAAGTCCGAGCTGATGGAGAGGATCGGCAAGTTCTCGAACCAGCAGAAGATCTCCGCCTCCAGGAAGACTGGGTCCATGGCCATGGAGTTCGCCGGCAAGGCGGGCCTGGGAGGTATCGGCGCCTTCATGAAGAACGTCTTGGCCGAGGGCGGACACACTGGGGAGTCGATGAAGTACATGCTCGGCCAGTACGGGTTCGGTGAGACCGAGCAGGACCTCATGGAGAATATGGCCGGGATGGGCAACATCGACAACACGAGTACTCGAACTGCCTACGAGAGAAAGCAGAAGATCGAGGCTGAAATTGCCGAGAGGACAGACCCCTCGAAGATCATGAAGCGCATTGGAACTCGTCTGAGCAATACGCTCGGATTTTCAGCTATCGGACATGCGGGTGCAGAAGGATTCGAGGCCATAGGTCGGGCCTACGATGAGTTCGTTGACGACCTTGTTGGCCGCTACGCCATCGGTCTTTCAGCGAAGGGCTCCCAGCACATGGCTGAGGCGCTATCTTCGGCAGAGGGGAGAGCTGGTCTCAAAAAGGTCTTCGCGCTGCACTCTCAGTTGCCGACGAGAGATGCACGAGCTGCTTCTTCTCTGGGAAGAGGGCTGGCTCAGGTGGCATCCTTGACCCCCTTCCATGGAGCCGTCGTAGGGGCCGGAGGTATTGAGGGAGCTGGTCGTCAAATCGACAAGATGATGCGTGGTGTTCATAGGACCCTCAACAGCGCCAGCTACGATGGTGCAGGGAGCTTTGAAGACCAGGTCGAGATCATGCAGGACAACTTCGGCATGAAGAAGGCCAGTGTCTCTCAGCTTCAGGATCGATTCACGGATCTTCGGAAGATGGGTGAGGGTGGGGTTGGAACCGATGTCGAAGACTTCACCAACCAGATGATAAACCAGATTGGCAGGACGAAGTACGAGGAGGCCAATCAGGCGAACAAGATAGACATGCTCAGGAACATGTTCGAGGTACGGAGCTTCACCAACGCTGGGGTGGACAAGGGGGCAGACGCCTACAATGCGTTGATCAAGGCAAAGGGACTTGGTGCCAACGGAGCCAACGCTCATGCCGAAGCTGCCATGCTCATCAGTGGAGCGATGAAGATAGGTGTTGAAGGAAAGATGGAAGGCAGCTCCTACGCTGAGAAGGTCAAGAGGCACGCAGTCAGCGTTCAAGTAGCTGACAAAGACCTTCGAGATTCTCTTGGGTACAGTGGTGGATCTGAGGTCTCCTCAGCAATCGCTTCTGACTGGCAGGTGGGGGTCAATCTTCACAGCGCCCTGGTCGGAACCAATGCTAGGAAGATTACCGACATCCTTCATGAGGATCCGACCCCAGAGAACAGGGAAGCTCTCGGTAAGCTTCTTGGAAGACCTACCCTTTCTGAGGACGAGTTCAACAAGACCAAAGCGGCGCATAAGAGTGTCGAGCTGCAGATCGACTCTGGAAATCCAGACAGCACCGAGCGGAGCAAGAGAAAGGCGAAGATCGCTGACGCCATTGCTGGAAGGGTCAATGCCGAAGGTCAGAAGGATGTTGGAGCACTGCAGATTGCTGCTCGTGACGTAGTTCAAGGCATGGGGAAGGGCGAGCTACGCGATGCCATGGAGGCTTTCGGACGCGAGTCGAATTCTGATAAGGCTATCGACAAGAGTGGGGAGCTCTACAAGACTATTGGGAAGAAGTCACGTCAGCTCACGGATCTGCAGGCGAGGCGTAAGGCCGAGAAGGACCCGGCAAAGCGGAAGAAGCTGGACGAGGAGCTGGAGTCCCTGTCCAAGGAGCTGGGCCCGGAAGTCATAAGCAAGATTCGGAGCTCTGCTTCGCAGGTGGAGAACTCCATCGGTAAGGTGGGTACCTCCACCACGGTCGAAAAACTGATGAGCGATACCGGTCTTACTGACGATCAAATCGGTCTTGGAAAGAAGGACACCAAGGTTCAAATCACCGACAAGATTCTCTCTGACATCAAGGCAAAGGTGGCCGAGGCTGGTGGGGCAGGGATCATCAACCCCACCAAGAACCAGAAGAAGGAAGCGCTTGACGAGAAGCTCAACACGACCTTGGTTGAGATAGGCGGTACCTTGAAGCAGGTGAACACCGGCCTTGCTCTTCAGGGAGCAGACAAGGATCAGCGCGCTGCGTACTACAAGAAGCATGGCGACACGTATCGCCTGGCTGTAGATGGAGACAAGCCATGAGCATCCAAGTTGTCATCTCCCAGAAGATGATTCTGGACGGGAAGCCGTGGACTGTATCGCTCATCCAGAACCCCACCATCGACGATGTTCTCGTCACGGAGGCACGACTTCAGGCGCACAACGTCGAGCAGGGAGCTGTCGTAACGAGTGATGACAGACGGGTAGCCAGGGACATCAGGGACTACCTCATTCGCTTCGGGGTGGAACACTAATGGGCGTTTTCGTGCAGGTCATACCAGATCGCTGGGGTTCCGCTTCGCAGGTGGCCAAGAAGGACACTGCTGGGAGAGGACAGGCCTCGGAGCCCTTCATCAGGCGACCCACGAATGGGATTCAGTTGAAGGAAGAGACCTTCGCCACGCTTCGGTTGGTGACGGCTGTCAACGGACAGAACCAGCTCTTGGTGGATGCAGGTTCCAGAAGGAAGGGAATCATCAACTCGGAGGATGGGGAGCAGTTCCTCACCATTGGTGAGAAGCGCGCTACCGACATCTACTCGAACTTCCTGTTGCAGTCGGTTCAAGAAGAGAGAACCGAGAAGCAGCAGATTCTGGAGACCTTCGGAGAGGCCTACATCTTTCTCTTCGGGCAGCGAGCCAGGGTCATCACCTTCTCCGGGATCCTAGCCAACACCTTCGACTTCAACTGGGAGGCGGAGTGGTGGGAGAACTACGATACCTATCTTCGAGGTACTCGCTGCGTGGAGAGCCAGGCGCAGGTGTTCATCTCCTACGACAACACCCTGGTGGGCGGCTACATCATCGCCACCTCATCCTCGAAGGACTCGACGACGCAGAACTACGTCCAGTTCACCTTCCAACTCTTCGTCACCTACTACAGCAACTTCTCGAACGTAGGAAACCCTTCAGCATTCCCACCAGGGGTGTCGTCTCCAGTTCAGTATTCAACAGAGGATCTGAAGAAGATGAGGCCCCATCTGGTAGACGACATACCAATTCAGAACTGGCCTCTTCTTGGAAACGGGTCTGAGCCTGGTCTCTTCGATGCGATTTCCAACGGGATCTCTCTGGTCTCGAACGCATGGAACTCGGCAGGAGCTATCGTCAACTCTGGAGTCAACAAGCTCTCCGCTTCACTCAATCTCGATGGCGTGAGAATCCCCATCGGATTTGCTGGAAGTCTTGTCTACGATGGAGCCCAACAGACGGCCGACAGTGAGTTGGTGGAGCTCAAGCAGAGGGCCTGGATCAACGGAAGGGTCTACTACACTACCTTCGACAAGAACGCTGAGGAGTACGTAGGGAAGGGGAGCCACTACGGGTCCTCTGCTGTTTCCAACTTCGGCAAGGATTCGGGATTGTACTTCTTCGGAGAGGATCCCTACTATCTCGACAACGCCTACACGAAGATCCAGACGGCAACGGAGATATGGGCAAAGAACGGGTACACCATGCCTCCAGAGGGATTGGGGACCATCTCGGGAGTTCTGGCGAACAACGTCGTTGGACTTGTAGGAGTTGGGGCTACTGAGGTGTGGAGGAGTGCCACGAGCTCTGGGGAGCAGGGCACCGCCACCTCGCCTACTTTCGCCGTAGGGTCTACTTCCAGTGGGCCCCCTTCTACTGGAGTAGTGACCAAGGACCTCTCCAACATCAACGTGCCCAATGCCAGCAGCTAAGCTTCTCCGTCTGAGACTCCTCTTGGAAGGTGAGGAGGTGCCAGTCATCTCGGCCCAGGTCATGATCAACATTGGAGCCCCCGCTACGGCCTCCATTCAGATTATCCCTCTCGACTCAGCATTGGACTTCTTCCCACGGACGATGGTCCATCTCTTCTTCTTGGACGTCCAAGGAGTAGGGGAGGAGCAGACTTCGGAGTACAAGCTGCTTTTCGCTGGGGAGGTGGTGGGGTTCGCCTACTCTCAGACCCCGGCCAGCCGAGGGACCGTCCTTCAGTGCCTGGACTTCTCCAACTACTGGGATTCCTGCAACGCGATGGCAGTCTCCTACGGGCCCGGCGGCAACGCCTTCACCAACGATGGGTCCATCAATGGTGCCTCCATCGGCATGTTTACCGACATCCCAGGCGACAGCGCGGCTGAACACCTGGTCCGTTGGGTCCGTTCGCCTCCGGTTACGGCAGGACTCACGGGTGTGAGTGGACTCGCGGGGGGTATCATCCACATCATGGAGGCCATGGGGGGTGTTCCAGGGCACTTCAAGGGCATCAACGATTTCTACACCGTGGCAGAGCTCCGCTGCCGGTTGATGAATCAAATCACGGCGGAAGAGAACGACTCCACGGCGTCCAGAGTTCTGAGCATCAAGGTCTTCGAGGAGTGGCTCAAGGGAGGTCTTCAGCAGGCGGGAGGGAACATCACCTTCCGCGACATCATGAACCTGCTCTTCTCCCACATCTTCTACGAGTTCGTTCCCAACCCAGCCCCCAAGTTCGACAATGGAAATGGTAGTAAGTCCACGAAGACGAACTCCATCGCACTCACGTCGAATTCAAAGGTAGCCGGTATAAGGACTCGGCTGGATGAGATGAGAATGTCCCTCATTCTCCTCAATGGCCAAATCACTTTGATGGCGACAGGGGATATGATCCCCACAGTGACAGGTCTTTCTACTATTCTTTCAGACATTCTCAAGGACTTGATCGCTCTCGGACAAAGCCCCTCTGAATTGACCAAGGCAAGAGCTTCTGTTCAGCAGGCGTCGAACGCTCTTACGAAGCTCAAGACGGTAACTTCGTCATCCATCGAGAGCCGTCTCGCTTCGTTGCCAGAGGCTTGGAAGGCTATTGAGGATGCCATCGGGTTCCTTGACGCCGGCAAGGTCACGTCGATCTCTACTGAGTATTCAAGTCAACGACTCAAGGCGCACATCGTTCGTCCTGACTGCTGGTTTTCCTCGCCTCCCGTCTGCAACGTCATCTTCCCAGAGATGTACGCCTCTCTCAGTTTCGACAGGAACTTCCTTCAGGAGACGACGAGGTTGCTCGTACACTCGTTCGACACGCTCATCGGACGTGACCACCTGATGGCGAACCACATTCTCTCCCCCTTCATTGGGTTCGATGCGACCAAGTTGGCTAAGTACAAGGGGGCTGCGAGCTTCCGTATCCTGATGGACCACGAGATTCACGTCGGTATCGTTTCGAAGACGGAGTGGATTCCCAACAGCGCTGGCATCAGTACGGACCTCGACGCCGAGCAGCTCAAGAAGGTCTCCTCAGGAAGGCTCTCCTGGCTCATCAAGGCGTCCCTCTACCACTTCTTCAAGGCTCGCTTCTCGGCACGACAGGTCTCCATCAACGGGCGCTTCAACCCTTCCCTGGTCTGTGGCTTCCCAGGGGCGGTCATCACCAGGCCCTACTACATCGACGGGGGGGCGGCTGCCCTTCGAAGGGCACACGGTGGCACTGACGTTCCTGACTCTGACATCAGTGGGCTCATTCACGAGAAGGCTGGGGAGTTCAACGCCCCTGCTCATTTCGTTGGACTGATTGGGGCGATTCAGCACTCCATCGATCAGTCCGGAGGAACAACTTCTGCTGTTCTCCACTACGCCCGGAAGCATCGTGGAATCGATGATGAGTTCATCGGCTACATGGTGGGCATGAAGGAGAACACGGGAACTCGCGTCCTCAAGTACGAGTTGGAAATCGAGAAGGCTCTGGAGCTGGCAAGTCCTACGACCACGACCCCCAACATCAAGCCCATTGCTCTTTTGATGGGCGTGACCCCATCAAAGGATGAAGTGGAGAAGCCCAAGAAGACTGCCGGCAAGACCAGCTCGGTGAGGCCGAAGGTGTCCTCTCAGGAAGTGTCAGCAGCCTCGAAAGACCCAAAGGCTCAGGCCAGCGCCATCACTGCTTTCGTCTTCTCGACCAATACTGAGAGTGACACGGCTGGACAGGATAAGGTCGATGAGAAGCCACCACGTACACATGTCGGGTCTATTTCAGAGGCCAATCGGACGAACGTGTTCATTCCTTTTGGCTCTTCGGCCAGCATCAAGGTGAACAGCAAGGAGGGGCTCTTCGGTGGGCGAATCGTGGGGATTGAGGTCCCCAAGGGTGCTACCCTTCAAACAGTAGCCTACGGGATCAGTGGGACGGTGCCGGTCTACGTAGCTCTCACTCCAACGAGAGATGGAACGGTCTACAAGTTCCAGACCGGTTCTCAGACCTTCAAGGCCAACAAGAGAGGAGACGCATTCACGCGCGTCATCATCTATGAGGAAGTCTCCTTCGCCGTGTCCGGATCACTTCCGATTGAAGAGATACTCAGGCCTTCCTGGTTTTCTACCGGTTACTCCAGTCAGCGCATCGGGAAGCAAATCTACCAGCCGTTCTTCGGGTGCGATGCTGTTGTTGACAACCTGGTTGTTTCCCCTGACTCCGCACCCCCTGCCGATGACGGTTCGGATCCTGAGCCGGTCGATGCTGCTACTTCGGCGCAAGACATGATGAAGAGGGTGTCAGCAGCGGAGTCTCAATCCAGGGCCATCTCAATCGAGAAGTCCCTCAACGTATTGGCCTACGAGTACGGCCAAGTGAAACTTCATGCGAGAGACGTCGAGTCTTTCATCGAGAGCTACACCAAGCGTCCCATCGCCACCTACCGGGACATCTTTGGTGACGCCCAACTGGACTTCACCATCAACAAGAAGGCTGTTGGTGGGGATGCACAGGTGAAGAAGAGGGAGGATGGAACGACTCCGAGGGTCGGGTTCCATACCGGAGCCACCCACAGTACGTTGGTGGACGTGGGGAACCTGGTTGGGCTGGCAACGGATCTTCAGTTGGGGTTCAAGAGGGTAGACAACCTTGGAGCTTCAGAGCCTATGGTGACTCAGTACGATGTTCGCAAGCCCAAGAAGGATAGAGTGCGGACGTACATCGCGGACTTGACCAAGGGCCCCGGGTTCGTTGGATAGTACCACTTCTTCTCACCCTTACTCCCCTTGGTGTAGGGTCGAGCCTTGGAGACCCACATGAACTACTCCGACATGATGAAACAGGCAATGCGGGGAGAGCTCCGCAAGATTGCCTTCTCTCGTATTGGGCGCAAGCCTATTGGCATCGATCGCCTTCTTGAGAGGGAGTCTGAGTCTCAGGAGACGCCGAGCAATGTCTTCGGCAAGGTGGATATCACTCCTGAGCAGTTCCAGGCGGACATCGAGAAGGTCTCTGGTATTGGGAAATCCATCGCTCTGATGGGCGTCGGGTCTCTCGGTACTCTTGGAGCCCAAAAAGCCAACAACGATCGCAAGATGGGCAAGATGATGCGGATGCAGCAGCAGCAGGGCTACTGAGAGGCCACATGGACTGGGCTGGAATTCGGGCTGGTCTTCAGGACGAGCTGGAGAAGATCGCTGCCTTCAGCTTGCAGGGACTGTCACCAGAGACGGTGATGGAGAAGAGTATCCCTCCTCCACCAATGGAGACTCCTGGTTTCAGCAAGGCTCGTGACATTCTTGAGCGAGCTTCTCAAGCCCAGGTGAAGACTGCGGCGAAGGCCTCAAAGTCTTCGAAGAAGGTACAGCAGGCCCTTCCCCAGCAGCTCGGTCTTGGCAAGATGGTGAACCAGGGGGATGATTCCCTCAACGAGAAGGCCAAGAGTGTTGCTGGGTACGGCTTGGCCGGTCTTGGTACTGGAGGGGCTCTTCATAAGGCCTACTCTTCGATTCCCAGTGTCCACGAGTCTGTCCGCCATCACTCCATCAAGGACGAAGCAAAGTGGTTGGCCGAAGCGAAGCTGAACAACATCGGAAACAAGTTGATGGTCGGTGGGGCTCTCGTTGGCCTCGGCTATGGGGCCAATCGTCTTCGTCAGAAGGCCAAGGCAAAGACCGGTACCATCACCAAGACCGCAACCCTGACGACTCCTGGGCAGTCACTGAAGGCTTCCAAGCAGGTGGGAAGCCTTAAGACCGCCCCAAGTTTGGCGGGACCAAGTACGACCTCACAGATTCGTGGTCAATTCATCGGCAAGAAGGGTATCCCATGAAAAAGAAGATTGCAGTTGGAAACGGTGGGGAAGAGGAGCTGGAGCAGCTTCAGCGAATCGTCCTGACCCGCAACGACACCCGTGCTGCTGCCGATGTACTCTTCGGTGCTCCTGCCGCTGCTGCCAGGAAGGTGGACAGGGGGCTGCTGGAGAAGCTCTTCGTTCAGACGCCGGCTGCGGTGGTCATGGCGCCCAATCTCCAGAAGACCAGTGCGGTCCACGAGAAGATCGCCCGAGTCTTTGGGGAGTCACCCCCAGGCAACTCGATCGAGGGGGAGATTCCGTATCACGTTCGGAGGAAGGAGTACGAGTCCTACGCCAACAAGAAGTCCAGGGAGGCGCCGACTCCCTACAGCACGTCGGTTCCAACTGGGGCGCTGGTAGGCGGTCTCGGAGGGGCGGCGGTAGGTGCTGGGCACGCGGGTGTTCGCGGAGCTGCCATCGGCGGTCTCGGTGGGGCACTACTCGGCGGCCTGACTGGGGCAGGCCTGAGCGCCTCGGACAAGGCGCACATCGAGTCCGCGAAGAAGGCCATCAAGTCCAGAGAGAACTTGGACAGTGCCTTGGCCGGGCACATTCATGCGGTCAAGCAGCATGCCCGGACGACCGAGGCAATGGAGAGGGCCTCTGAGCGCATGTCGGCTGAGAGGAGGCACCAGGACACCATGTCCGCTCTGGGCGGTCTTGCAGATCGGGGACCGAGAGAGGTCAACGTCAATCACCACTACGAGGCCAAGAAGACCTCTGGGAAGTGCCTCAACTGCGGAGCTCCTGCTACTGGGGGCCTCTGCGAGTACTGCGGAGCGAACGACTTCTCCAAGACCTCTCATGTGGCCGCCTTCTTCGAGAAGCTGTCAGCTCCAACTGAAGCCCAGCAGCGGTACCCCGAGCTCCTGAAGGCTGCGGAGATGGACACCAAGAAGGTGCTCTCCATCAAGCCTCGGGTGACCACGGACACGACGGGTACTACCCCCACTCGGTCGTCTCTTTCTGGTGGAAGCGCGTAGCCGATGCCCGGCCTGGAAGACAGGGGCCAGGCCCTAGAATGGGTTCTGGGTAAGATTGCTGCAGCCTCGAAGAAGGCTCCGGCGAAGCCTGCCTACAGCATTCCCAAGTTCGAGCCTTCCAAGCCTGCTTCCTTTCAACCAGCGGCCCCTCTCGGTGCCGAGAGGAAGCAGAAGGAGGTCGATCTCTGGCACCAGTGGAACAACAACGGTCGGAAGCCAAAGGACTTGGATCCGCTTCTCAAGTCCTTCAGCAACGTGATTCAGAAGAGGATGAACTCTTTTCGTGGTGCAGAAGTCCCGAAGTCAGCCATCCAGCACAAGCTCAAGACATTTGCTGTCGAGGCCTTCAAGACGTGGGATCCCAAGAAGGGTGGAGCTCTCAATACCTGGGTCACCATCAAGTTGAAACCTGGTGAGCGATACGTCAACTCGAACAAGAATCAGACGTACTCCCCAGAGAACATCACGCAGCACATCGGTTCGTACAATACCCTCAAGTCTGAGCTCCACGAGAAGCTTGGGTACGAACCTGATGCCCACTACATCCATGACCACCTGTTGGAATTCGGTCATCCCAAGGAGACTTTCGCTGCCCTCTCCTTGAAGGACATCAAGCGCCTGGAGAAGGAACAGCGTCGAAGCCTGGTGGCCTCCTCTCATGACTCAGAGGAGATTACCGGAGTCCCCAACATGTCTTCTCGGGCAGAAGAGGTGAAGCACCTCATCATTCCCGAGCTGACCCACGAGGAGAGGGCAGTCCACGAGTTCAGCTTCGGTCTCAACGGGAAGGCACAGTTGAAACCCGGGGAGATTGCCAAGAAGTTGAAGATGGACAACAGCAAGGTCTCGAAGTTGAGGTCCTCCATCCTGAGGAAGATGCAGAAGCACATGGGAGGAGAAGATGAGTGATCGACTCTCCCGGGTGAAGAAGCTGGCTGAAGCAGTCCAGAAGTACGCAGATGACGAGAAGAAGAGAATTGAGAATGAGGTCAAGGTTCTTGAAGCCATTCTGGAGAAGAGGACTGGAGGGAACGGCATCCAGGCCGTGAGTCTGAGGGTGGTCAGTGCTGCGGCCGAGAACGATCTCAAGGCCTACCTGGAGGACGCATAAGTGGAGGAACTTCTCACCCTCATCTACAAGACCTACGGAATCGTGGGCTTGTTGATTATCTCGCCAGTCGTGGCGTGCATCTACTTGTGGCGTGAGAACAAGACGAACCACCGCGAGAGCAATCGTCAGGTTCAGGCTGCAAATGACAGGGTAGCCGCTGCTCTTCAGCAGCGAGTCGTTGATGCGCAGTCCATCACCAACAAGCTCGTCGAGATTGTCTCCGAGCAGGCTGCCGTCAACAGAGAGACCAGTCTCGCCCTGGCCCAGCTTGAGAACAAGCTCTCCACCATGAGTCTCAAGACCAGATCTGGCCCCAAGCCTCAAGAGTAGAACCTTGCGTTTCATGTAGTGCTGATGCAGTCTGCCGCCCTCGAAGGAGCGCCGAGATGATTTCTCAGTTGACCATCACAGCGGCGCACGTGAACTACCTCAAGGCCAACGGCTATACGACTATCGAGGTGTGGGCTTCGGACGACTACGGCAACTCCTGGGAGGAAATCACCGCCTCGGTGCAGAAGCCGGCACAGCTCTTCTCCTACCCTGCCCAGAACACCTTCCAGATGGGCGGGAAGCTCATCCGGTTGTCCATCAACGGCACGTCAGAGGTCTCCTTCCCGTTCAACACGGTCGTGGACCGGTACACGCCGGCCCAGGTAGCGAGTCGTCTCAATGAGGTTGTTCCTCTTCTCGGGTCGGTCCAAGGGAAGAAGGTCGTTCTCACCTCTGCCTTCGTCGGGCGCATCAGTTCCATCAAGGTGGCCTACAACGACGCTCATGAGCTCGGGTGGGAAGCCAACTCCATCATCTACGGGAGAGAAGCCCGACTCCCGTTGATCACCGACCACCGCATCTATTCCTTCACGGATGTCGCAGGGAAGGGCATCACCAGGTACAAGTGGAGGTTCTCCGGCAACGGGGTCGACCCCATCTCGGATTTCTCGGACTACGTGCTAGGAAGTTCTCCTCCTGTCGAGGGCATCCCACTCTCCATCGGTACGGCTATGTTCGTCGGAGTGGATGGGCGACCACTCAAGACCCGACTCATTGTGGTCACCGACACGGCTCCTCAAGGCATCGTGAACCTGGTGGACATCGACCCGGGACCGAACGCCTCCATCATCCTCTCCCATGCAGGAGTTGGGTCCGAGATTCCCACCATCGTTGACTCCGACAACGAAGGGTTCGTTGCTCTGCGTCTGGTGCAGGGCACCAAGATTCGGGTGGCCATTGAGGGGACTTCCTTCGTGCGCGAGTTCGTCGTTCCCATGGTCCCGCACTTCAACCTGCTGCAGGTGATGGCTGACGCACCGGATCCGTTCGCGATTCAGGTACCAGCGCAGTCCATCATTCGCAGAGCTTTGTGAGGTCGAGATGACGGTCCCTGTCGACATCTACCTGAAGGACCGCAGTGCCTACTCCACTCCCATTCGGGGTGTGGTGGTCTCCATCGTGGACCCCCAGACGTTCATGGTGTTGGCCACGGGGATGACGGACATCACTGGTCGGGCCGCCTTCCTTCTCCCTGGGTCCCCAATGGGGCTTGGGACGATGTACGAGGTCCGCTTCTTCAAGTTGGGGGTCTTGTTCCCCAACCCCCAGAAGATCTACGTTCAGGAACCAGTACAGACGACGAACAAGTTTGACATGACCGGTACGCTGCTGCTGTTGCCAGCGGCGACGGATCCGAGGGTCTGCCGTTGTACGGGCCGGTTCATGTCACTCTCGAACAGGCCGGTGGTGGGGGCGACTGTTCGAGTGATGGCCAAGGTGGAGACGGGGTTCCAGACACCGAAGATGGTAGATGGGAACCTCGTCTCCGCTGAGGCCTTGGCCGCTCAGACGGACGGAGATGGCTTCGTCTCCCTCGACCTCATTCGTGGGGCCGAGTACTACATCACCTTCTCCGGCGAAGACGACACCCTGTGGAACATCAAGGTGCCGAACATGCCGATGATGAACCTCATCGACCTCATCCACCCAGCCCCTGTGATGCTCAAGTGGAACAACGCGGTGGCCCCCACCGCAGCCGTCACGGTGGTGAAGGGGCAGTACATCAACGTTCCCTTCACCCTCATCTACAGTGACTTCGAGGAGCTGGCGGAGGGCTCGTCGAAGTGGGTCCGCTTCATGAACTCCGACGACACGAAGATCGAGGTCTCGTACAACTCAGGAGTGGTCTCGGTGAGGGGAGTAGCACCTGGAGTGGCCAACGTGCAGGCCGAGCTCCTCCCAGATCTCAAGCCTGCCAGGGTTCCTGACTACTCCCTCTCCGCCTACCCTCTGACGGTGACTGTCACGCCATGATGGAAGAAGAGCAGGAGTTCGACTCAACGGACGGAGACGCCCTCCCCTCCTCCACCCCCTCTGACCGACGCTATGCCGGTGTTCGAGCTCTCTGGATGAAGGTCATCATCCGGGCAGTCTTCGATTGGGTGACCTACAGGGACAGCACGAAGATTGACAAGCTCAAGTATGCGGAGAGCGCCCACGACTGGCTCTTCGAAAAGAATGTCCTCTTCAACAGCTTCGAGAACGTCTGTCGTCACCTGGACATCGATCCTATCGTCATTCGACAGCATGCCAGGAAGATGACCAAGGACGACGTTGCCAAGATAGAGCACCTGGAGAGGGACTACGAAGTTGTGAAGGGGCCTGTCGGCAAGCTTCTTCCAATGGCTCCTCCAAGTCGAGTTCCTTGGGCTGCAGGTCGCAAGGTCTACAAGGAGCAGGTTCTCAGTGGGGGCTTCTGATGGCTGCGACCCTACAGGACCGCGTTACAAATCTCCTGAGCAAGGACATCGTCCAACCCAAGATCCGAGGAGTGCCCAGGCCCGACATCGAGACTGCCTCCGTTGTCGAAAGCCTGGCCCTGACGATGATGCTGCATCCACGTTCCGCCCTCTACGCGCACTACCTGGCCAAGAACGGGCTGGTCATTGCCATCGATGCAGAGGTCGCCGCCATCGATGTCCTGAAGAAGTCGATTCAGGATCTCAGCAACGTGACCTACGCCATCAAGGACACCAAGGCGCTGGGTCGAGCTCGATCGGCTCTCTTGCAGCTTGCTACCCAGGGAAGGGTGTCCGCCGAGAGTAGCGCCTTCACCCGGTACAGTGATGCTGTCGATGACTTCCTGACTCTCCAGCTCGCCAAGAACGTCAGGCGTCCTGGAGCTACGGAGCTTTCGAGGCCCGGTCAGGAAGCCGCCATTGCCCTACCTTCGGACCTGGAAGCGGTGAAGACGGCGCACATGGATCTCCTGGACAGGCTCTACGCCCTGGCTGTGGGGGCGCAGAACTTCCTCTCCATCCCCTTCAACGCCATGGTCGGGGCCAATGCCGTCTACAGGACGAAGAAAGACCTCGACGTCCTCTTGGCGGAACTTGCCGAAGACGACTCCGGAACGCAGTCCAGAGACGCAGTGACGAGGCTCCTGGCTGGAAGAGCCACCATCCGCACGCTCAGCACTTCAGTGGTCATGGAGGGGGCCGTCGTCGACACCCTTCGTCAGCTCCCGGGTGGGAGGCGCCTGAGTGGGGTCACGCCTTCTGTACCCCCATCGGTCACGTCTACCCCAGGGCCGTTCCTCAACATGGCCATGGGGATGTTCTGCACCGTCAATGGGGAGGGAGGTGGTGGAACCCTCATGAGCCAGGCCAGCAACGCCCCAGCGGTCCTCAGTGAGGAGATTGCCTACCCGGTGGCGGTATCGACAGGGGCTACCCTCCTGCTGCACCTGGAGGCCATCCCAGGGCTCACCTGGACCCAGGTTGGTGACTACTACTCGGAGCCAACCCTGGGAGGGGGTTGGTCGGTGTTCGGAACGACCTACGGCAAGGTGATTTCGGTCAACCTGAATACGGACCCAACGATGCCTTTGAAGAGCCTCCCCATGATCCTGGCCAGCATCACGTCAGGGCTGGGTCTGTACGGCTCAGCAGTGGAGTTCGTCTCGGACACCAATCGCATCCTGGTCATCGCCTCTGAGCCGAAGATTCAGACTCTCTCAGTGGTGCCCCCCTCAGGCCCACTTCTGGGATTCGTCTCCGACGTCGTGGGGGTTCACGGTACTCCGGCGAAGCGGGTCGTCTACGCCATGAACGAGCTCTTCAACGGGCTCATCATCGTGACGCTCAACTCGGACCAGTCAATCACCCTGACCTCCACGGATTCGACTCCTGGTGCGAAGATGCACCTCTGGGGAACTGCGGTGACGGAGATGGGCTTCTCGACTGAGTTCGACTACTCGTTCGTGGCCTACTCGGATTCTGTCATGCTGGTGGAAGACGGGGTGTCGGTCTCGCCCATTGGGCTTGTTGACGTGGGGGATGTCCTGTCGAGCCCAACCGGCTCGTCCACCATCAAGTCTCTGAGCTCGACGGTCATCACGCTGGATACCCCCATCCCGACCTTCTTGGGCCCCGTCACCGTCACCAGTGGGCTCTACCTCGTGTGGGAGGAGCTGACTCGACAGCTCGATTCCTTCCTCGGGTCATGGGTCATCGGTCCCTATGCGTCCGACCTCACGGCACTCGACCAGGTCATCGCAGTCCTTGTTGGGTCGCCAACCTCCCCTAGGAGAAGTGAGGCAGTTGTTCTCTTGGACGACTTGAGGACCAAGCTTCTCTCTTTGAGGGCAGGGCTTACCTCGACTACGGCTACACTTCCTGCTGGAGGAGGGTCGCAGGAGAAGGTTGTCGTGCAGGGCATCCTCGACATCTTCACCGAGAGAAAGTTCACCAGGGCAATAGACCTCTTCCTGAGGTGCAAGCTGCAGGAGGTCTTCCAGATTGACTGGCAGACCGCCTCCTACAGCGGTGACCTGATGAAGGCGGCAGAGGCAATCGCGCAGAACGACATCAAGTTCCCTGACAGCTCAAAGGATGAGGGCTTCGAGGTTCTTGGGGTCAGAGAGGTCTCTCGATGACCGTCAAGTTCCAGCCGGAGAACTTCCGTCAGATTCTGCACTCTGGGTACTCGGCTCTTCGTGGGCTGGAGGTCTCCAAGGCCCTCTCTGGTGTGACTCTGAACCACGTCATCAAGGGGCACATCGACTCCCTGAAGAGGGACTCACTCAGAGCTTCCTTTCTGGTGGATGATCGTGGGGAGTCCTTGGGAGACCGCATCTCCCAGTGGGATCGTATCGACGAGATCGAGAAGATGTTCAAGGATGCCGTGAAGGCTCTGGAAGCTGCAGGGGATAGCACCGAGTCTCTCAATGCCCTGGGCATCACCTCTACCAAGGGAGACTACCTCTCCTCGTCTGGCACGAGTTCCAAGCTATGAAAGACTTCAGCATCATCTCGGCCAGGGTTCTCCTGCCAGTTCACTCGATTGCTCCCATTCGTGGGTTCAGGCCCCCCTCCATTGTGGTTCTTGGGTCCAAGCTCGATCTCACGCAGGAGGTCTTCTACAACGAGATCAAGGTCTCGGAGTTCGCAGTAACGTCCTCCACCAGACTCATCGTTCGAATCCCTGAGTCGCAGATTGGAAGGGACTTCACTGGTATTCAGATCTTCTCTTCCGTCAACCTGACACGCTCGACGGCCGCCCTCTCCTTTGAGCTCCCGCAACCGATGAAGCAGGTGGAGGGGTTGGAGAGGCTGATTCAGGCCTGGATGATTGTGTTCTTCACCACCCCTGGCTCTGACGTTTTTGATCCTAGTAGTGGCGGCGGAGTTCGAAGCATCATTGGGCGGAACACCGATGCATATGGTAGTGGTGTTTCAGCCGACCTGGCCATTGCCATTGATAGGACCAAGTCGGAGCTACTTCGACTGCAGTCGCAGAACTCCAGTATGCCTCTCAGTGAGAAGTTGTTGTCGGCGGAACTCACCTCGATGTCGTTTGACGCGACCACTACGACACTGAACGCGACGGTGAGCCTCAAGAACATGCTCGGTGAACAGGCCCAAGTCTCTGTAAGGTGACGCATGGCATCGACTGACCTCAAGACTTTCCTGGAGAACCGCCTCACGGTTCTGGATCCGTCCATCGACCTGTCTGCAGGCTCGCCTGCCCAGGTGCAGTTCATCTCCCCAGTCATCTCCTACCTGGGGACGGACCCGATTGAGACGGACATCAAGACATTCATCCTGGACAGGTTCCAGCAGGAGTTCCCGGAGGTCTTCTCCGGTGACCCTGGTGTGGTCAGCGATACCTTCATCAAGCCCACCATCCTGATGTTGGAGCCCTTCAAGCGGGAGATTCAGTCCATCAAGAGGAACCAGTCCCTCAAGGACCCAACCCTCCTCTCCGATGATGACGCAGATGCCCTCGTTGCCAACTTCTTTGACGAACGGAGAGCAGGCGGGCTGTCGAGTGGTATAGCTCGTGTCTACTTCGCCAATCCGAGCAACGTCCAGGTGGAGCCGACGAGTCGGGTCTTCACGGCCAGTGGGTTGAACTTCTTCCCAGTCTCTCCCAGTGCCATTTCGGCAGAGGAGATGGTCTTCAACAAGACCGGTGGTCTCTACTTCATGGACTTCATGGTCCAGGCAGAGGCAACTGGGACGGAGTACAACATCTCCAAGAACTCCCTCACAGGAGTCCAGGGGATTTCAGGGGCCATCAAGGTCGACAATCCCAGGGACTTCACTGATGGGACTGCGTCTCTGAGCACCGAGACCTTCGTCGATCAGGCCAGGGGGTCGCTGACCGAACGTTCCCTGGTCACTCGTCGAGGCGCAACGGCCATCCTCCGGGAGAACTTCCAGGGTATGGTTCGTGCCGTTCAGGTCATCGGTGCAGGGGATCCTGAGATGCAGCGGGACATCCTCTCTGCCACCTCCCCAGGCCACGCCTTCCTCACCGGCAAGGTCGGCATCTACAAGCAGATGGCCTACGTCCGCTGCCGGACGATGGACGTTGGGGATGCCTCCGAGCCCGTGGTTGCTCCTGGCGACCAGGTCTACCTCTACCTGAATCAGGGGCTCTACCCTCTCATTCCTCAGCAGAATCGCTTCGTGCGGCTCACCATTGCTGAGGTCATCCTGGGACCGCTCCAGCACGCCACCAGTCCTGAGTTCCAGGTCTCCTACCTGTTGAGGTACGTCGAGAGTCCCCCAGCCGCCTTGGTTGGCGGGGCGTACTTCGAGGGAGGCATCATCAAGAAGGGGACCGTGACCGTGTCCTCTCTTCCTGGGGCGCTCCTGTCTGACCCGGTGACGGTCAGATCTCAGAAGGTCCATCTGCTGGGGCACTCCGACGTCTACGTCCGACCAGTGTCTCAGACGGTCTCGACGGTGGTCGTCAACTCCCTCTCGGCAGACCCTGGAGACTCCAGCCTGCAGAGGTTCTCCCTCTCCACCTTTGCCTCAAATAGGGTGACTGACTCCATCAACTTCGATTCGGCAAAGGTGCGGCAAGGGGACTACCTCATCATCGAGTCAGGGGTCGATGTCGGGTCCTACACCATCAAGGCGGTCAACGGGTCTTCCCTCTACCTTGGGTCCAACCTCACTGCCACAGCTACTAACGTCAAGTACCGCATCATCAGCAACCTGACGTTCAACCCTTTCGCTCCCAGGGTGCTGAAGATTCCATTCGGTACGGTGCCCCACAACGACCTCCAAACGGTCATCGGGTCCAAGACGTTCACGCTCACGGCTCCTTCATCGGATCTCCTGAACTATGGAGTGAAGGTGGGAGACGTTCTCAAGCTTTCTTCTGCCATCGATCCGGACGAGTTCACCATCACCGGGTTCATCGACGGACAGCATGTCTTGGTGGATCGAGCTGCAGCAGGATCCGAGTCCGGCATCAGCTACGAGATCTACACGCCCTTGGAAGCAGTACAGCGGCCACTGGTCCGTATCAAGGAGCTGCAGGTCCTAGACTCTGCTAAGCAGGTCACCGGAGTCTCCATCCCTCCTTCTGAGCCTGTGGGGGTTGTTCCTGCCGGCAACTTCACCTCTGCCCAGGTCGTTGGCTTTGGACAGAAGGCCAGCGCCTTCATCCTTCCCGACCTGACTCCCTTCGTGGTTGCGCTACCCTCTGTGAGTCGCTCTTCCAGCCCTCCAGGACGGTACTCTGCTGCCTTTTTGAAGAGCATCGGTTTCTATGGTGCAGTGGTCTTCGAGGATGTGGGAGTCGACGGTAGACCCTCGGACGAGTTCGACTACATCCCGTCCATGTTCGGGCAGTGCAGCTACGTCGTACTCACGGCCGAGGACACGACCGACGTCGAGAACTTCCCACCTGTGGATCCGAAACCAGGAGACGCCCTCACCCTGAAGAGTGGCCCCAACGCTGGGAACTACCTCATCAAGGACGTCATCAAGTTCCGCTACTGGGTAACTGGTGCTCAGGTCTGGGCGTACATCGTTCAAGTCTACGGTTCCTTCCGAGTCGATGTCCTCGGACAGCTCACTGCCTTCCTGAATGACACAGAAGGGCTGTTCCCTGGTACTGGGTGCGCCGTGCCCAAGTTGGACATCATGACAGCCGATGTGACTGTACCGTCCTACCTGCAGACCACGTTGTACTCGACGATGGGGACGAAGCTGCGCCTGGCACTCGCTGCCTACGGGGTGTCCCCGCTGTCCCTGCCCTCGGCTGCAGAACTTCAGACTGCCATCGACTCAATGTTCCTGCTCCGGTACGAGTACGGAACTCCGGCGCGTGGAGTCCTCCGTACGTTCTTCTCGCACCCAACACTCTTTCAGCAGAACACCTCTGCGAACCTGAACCCGACAACCTACTCCTTCAAGACTCCTGCAGGAGATCTTCTCAAGTTCAGAACGGATCCGTCTCGGTACTCCAAGCACGAGATGGTTCCTCCGAGGTTGGAGAGCGACTCCGACCCGCTCCTCTACCCGCGAGATGGGGAGCAGTTCTACCTCATTCACTACTCTGCAAACACCGTCCCCTTCACGGTGGGAGCAACCCTCATTGGACCTACTACTACAGCCACCATAGTGGCAGACAGCCGAGAGGGCACTACGGGAGTACTGACCGTGAGGAGCCTTACTGGCTCGACCTCCATGGGGGTTTCCATCACGGATGATTCAGGGACCGGAGCTTCTGCCATCTTGGTGGGGCTTGAGAGGGGCGTCACGTTCTCCAGCTCTTCTCGTGAGTCGATGTTCAACCTGGGTATCCGCCCTGGGGACGTGTTCGGAGTCCACGAAGAGTTCAAGCTGCATGGGAGCTATGGGACAGCGGGCACTGGGCACAAGAACTACATGTCCTCGGTGCAGACGGTCTTCAACTCGACCCAGGTCACCTTTCCGAATAGCCCCAGTCCCTTCGTCCCGGACATGGTTGGTGGGATGCTCTTCATCGAGGAGGGAAAGGACAAGGGTGGCTACCGTATCGTCAAGGTCATCGATGGGAAGAATCTGGTCCTAGATGCTCCCATGACGGAGTCGACTCCTACGGCCATCCTGAGCGGCTCCATTGTGTCGTACGGGTACACTTTGTCGCAGAATCGAGTCACGAGTCTGACTCCGGTTTTCACTCCTGCGCATGTGAACAAGTACCTGACTATGTACGGAGTCGATTTGGAGTTCCAGGGTTCGTACAGAATCAAGAGTGTGCCAGCCCCCAACATTGTCGAGCTCGATCGCTCTGCGTTTTCCGACTTCCCCAGCACCGCAGTACCCAATGGGTTGTGGGTCATCACCGATGCTCCAAGTGCTGAGCCAAAGAAGCTTGGTAGTCCCGCCACGGGGACGGAGCTCGTAGCGACGCGCCCCATTCGCATCTACAGGAACTTCGAGACTGAGATGCACATCACGCTGGTGGATCCAAGCCCAGATGTCTCTACCATCGGACTGGGGGTCGGAGCTTTGGGCTACGGGGTGAAGGAACCCTTCCGCATCTTCCGACCGGATGTTCGAAGGGTGAACCCCTACGAGATGTCCCTGAGTCAGATGAACGGTCTCTACTACTTCGATTCTGAAGTGGTGTCGTTGGGGCCCAACCCGTCGAACAACCTCAGCACCAACAGCTATCTCACGGTGGATGAAGGGACCTACGAGTCGGACGGCTACCACCACCTGGTCGATGACTACACGTTGACCTACTCGACCCAGGAGACTGGAAAGCTCTTCATCCCGAGCTCCATTCTTCCACTGAGCAGCCCGGATAGTCTGGACAATCGGCTTTCCTTGGTGGGCGTCCCCCTGCAGATCTCCTACGAACGGGGAGACGTGGTTCAGCAGGTCCAGGACTTCCTGTCTTCCCCAGAGGACAGAACGACGACGGCCAACATGCTGGCCCGACACTTCCTCCCGTCCTACGTCTACTACTCCGCCGACTACATCGGAGGGTCAGACGCTGGAGTCATCGCCAAGGACATCATCAGCCACATCGACAACCTGGCTGTCGAGACTGCCATAGACGTCTCCGTCGTGCAGAAGCTCATCGAGAACAGGGGAGGCAACGTCGAGACTCCCACGGCCATTGCCATCCTCCTGCACGACTGGGACAGAAGGCAGTGGGTCGAGTTCAGTGAGAACCGGATTGGAGGGACAGTAACTTTGGTCCCCTACAACGGAACTCCCAGGGTGTCGTACTTCGTTCCAGGACCGGATGTCTCGGGGCAGTCGCCCATTCCTGATGGGGAGCGTACGTACCTCAATCGCCTATAGGCAGCTTCGGCATCGAGACGATTATTCTGGAGTTGGGGTCGAACTCTGTCTCACATTGAGAACAACGAAGAAGCATATTCGGTAGTGGTGATCCGCGACTGAATGGATTCTTCGGATTCACAAACTGAGAATTGGCGTAGGAGCCGCAAGAAGGGCAGGCACTGTTCCTGAAAAACGCCTGCTCTTTTTTGACAAGGGGAGTAAGGATGTCTTCCTGGCCCTCCAGGAGCTTCCAAATTTCATCTTGGGTCAATGGCTTTCGTTGAGTCATACTCACGCTGTCTCTCAGGGGAGGTACACGAGATGGGCCTACGGCTTGTGAACATGTTTCCGAGAACGCCCTCGGACTACGTCAAGCCTGGGCAACCCCTCCTGCTCGGATTGCGGTCGGATGGCATAGCGGCGTCACCTGCAGGAAGTGTAGTGCTCGGCACCTTTCAGGCTGCCATGGGGTATACCTCCGTTCAAAACGGCGGGCTACTCCCAGAGAGCAGTATCGTGCTTCCCAAGATAGGGGCTTCAGTCTCTCTTGATTCGGCAGAGCGTGTGAGGCCTGCTGGTCCTGAGATTCTCAGGATTCCATTCGGAACCGGAATCAAGCTGACTACCACTGGGACCGTCAATCCGACAGGCGTCTACGCCGTTCAGGTGCCGATCGATCCAGCAGCCTCTGTCATGGGCTACTTCAAGTTCAAGACGAACTCGACGTGGACCCTAGGTACGCATGACTGGTGCGACCTCTTCAACATGACGGGTATCTACCTGGGTGTGGAGTACGGTCCTGCCAACACCATGTGCTGGGCCTCTCTTCGTGGAAGCCCTGCTGGGGTAGGGTCTCTTGTCGTTGGTGGCCCACTGCAGACCTTCGGGTCCCCAAGGCCTGGGCAGCGTCAGATTCCTTTTACGTGGGGCTCACTTCCCAACGGCTCTGTGGTGGAGGTGTGGATCGTCTTCAACCTTGCTGGGTACGCAGCACCATTCACCCCGGCCAATGTTCCAGTGGTGGAGGTGTGGACCAAGGCACCTATGGACTCTGTCCCAGTGCTACGTACTTCTGCCTCTCCTCTCCTTCTCAGTGCGCTCGGTACCTTTCCATCTTCTTCGTCTCATTTCGACAACTCCCGACCAGGAGCTTCTGACCAAGCCACGCTGTACTTTGGAAACGCGAGTCCTGGGAGCGACTCGTTCGAGCTCCTCGACTGGGCTCTCTTTCCCGACTACCGGGTAGCCGTAAGGAACGGGGAGGCCTTCGGTCCGACCAAGCTCACCATTCGTTCCGACAGCCCCTACCTCTACAAGTGCGCAGATGGGAGGCCGACGAAGCTTGCTCCAGGGCGGTGGTTCTTTCTCCCTGGAGATGGCTTCCATCCACCGATTGACTACCTCTACTACGCTCCTACGAAAGCCACCCCATCGTACCTCGTCGTGGAGAAGAGCTTTGGAAGTGGCGCTGGATACTACCGGGAAGAGCCGCGCCTTTTCCGAATGGAAGACGGTGCAGTCATAGAGGCCTTTCTGTCGGTCGAGTCCATCGCCAAGGTGGCTGATTCGGTAGGAGCAGGCATCTCCATTGATGACGGCCACCGTCTCTTCCAGCTCGCATTCCTAGAGACGGACTCTCGACGTACACTGGGCCTCTTCAATGGGGTACCTGGTGGGAGTCTGGTCGATGGATACTTCACTCCATCAGCAGGAGACGACCAGTTCTTGGACTGGAGAAGTCTCAAGCTTGTGCGTCTCGTCGTGGACAGGCTGCGTGGGAGAGTCTCCTTGTTCGTGGACGGGGTGCGGTACCTCGATCGCCCACTGACGGACTTCCCTGGGTCCACCTCCAACGCTGGCAGGATGTCCTTTGGGCATCTGGAGTCCTCCGCATCACAGGCGAAGCTCAACGTCTCCTTCCTGAGCTACCTCACCAGGTACGTCGCCTGGGAGCTCGATGAGCACCTTCTTCCAGAGGCTGCTCCTGCAGCCATGACCTGGCGCGTTTTCGGTGCTGCTACGAAGGCGCTGAGCCCGGACTTCTCCAGTCTCCTCATCACCAAGCCGGATGTCGGCACCATCGGTTCGAGAGGGTTCTACTCGAAGCTGGTGCCCACCTTTGATGAGCGTCACGGTCTCCAGCTCGACTTCAAGATGAAGGTGGTGGGGTACGCCGACTCGCACGGGACTGCCTTCGCCAAGATGACCTGGGTTGGGACAGGAGTTCAAATCTACCTCGGGAACAAGGTTCTTCACCTTGGGTGCTTCGACTGCGGCTCCAGTGGGCGAGTCGTTGGAATCGTGCCTGGGTCTGGGTCGACCGAGGACATCATCAACCAGACTCCTCTGGGTCGTGCGTTTTCATCGCAGGTGGACTGGACCGAAGCTACCCTTTTTCGAGTGAGCTACCGGCCCTACGACAGAGTCGAAGTATGGGTCGACAACATTCCCTCTGGTCCCGTCATCTCGATTCCCTGGTTGAATGACACAGACGGATTCGATCTACCGCAGGACACGACACCGCCTTCTGTAGCCTTTGGGCACTTCGATGGGGCGACCTCCAGCGTCTCTGCGTGGGAGTTCTTCCGCTACGGAGTAGGGAATGGCTATGAGGTCGCCATTGAGCCGCTGTTCCCAGATGGTCTGAAGGAGTACTTCTTCGGTGGGCGCACTCTCCTTCATACGGAGTTCGACGAGTGATGCTGGCCTTCATCAACGGGTCTACCGTCTTCGAGCGCAAGGTTCCCATCGCTGTTCCGATGGCCGACCCTGCATACGGAGTGATTGGCTCCGTCATTCGGCTGAATGGGCAGTCCAGTGTTGACCCTGAGCCGGTGGAGGGAAGAAGCGGGTCAGATGGAGTCACCACCGCCACTACCGGCAACACCATCAGTGCTCTCTCTGGGGCCTTCAGTGGGGTGGACTACGGTCGAATCATTCGCATCGATGGGGCAGACCGTGGTTCTTACCTCATCTCTGGAATCCTCTCTGACTCTGAAGTAGTTGTGACACGCCCGGATGGTGGAGGAGTCAACCTAGGTAGCAGCTCCTCCTTGTCCTGGAGCATCGATGATTTCTTCACCTACTCGTGGCGTTTCATCTCCGTCCCCATTGGGTCGAGGGTCGTCATCGAGGGTTTCCGACCCCTGTACCCTGACCTCTCCTTGGTCTCTTTCTCTCCTGATGTCGTGGGGGAGTACGTTGTAGGGCTGACGGTTTCGAACGCAGTCCACAGCAGCGTCGAGGTTACGACGAGAGTCAGCATCAGGGCCATCTTGGTCCCTCATGGGCGAGGCCTCGTCCCGGATGGCAAGTTCATCTGGAGCTACATTCGTGACGTCTGGCAGGAGGTGGCCAACAAGGAGGTCTTCGAGACATTCTGGTCCGCCCTCATCCAGATTTGTGGAGCCGAGCTCCTCAAGCTCTACCAGGCGGACTTCAACAAGAGCATCAGGGACATCCAGGAGCTCTACCAGCGTCGCTGGCTCTCGTACGAGCCCAAGCTGAACTTGGTGGAGGCGGACTGCACCTTCTACCTGGGGAACTCTGCTGCAGGCTCTGGAGGAACCTCCAAGCCCCTTGCCCTGAGTGGGCAGGCCGTTGTCGCCTCCAGTGGTGAGGTGATTGTCGTATCCGGCTCCGTGCTACCAGACGTCTACGGAGCCACTTTCCGCATCGTCATGGACGTGATGGCTCCTGGCAACGTAGGGTCTTACCCTCTTCAAGGGGCCAACCTTTCGAAGACGGGGTACCTTCTCGCGCTTGATCCTCCTTCAGTCCCAGGGCCAAACCCTCTCCCAGGTAAGGTAGTCAGCGGTCTTCAGTTCGTCTTCGATGCTCACTCCACATCGTGGACGATGGGTACTGAAGAGGCTGATGGGGGCAGCTACACCTTGGGAATTGTAGAAGGGACCACGCCTCTCGACTGGCTCACGGAGATCTACTCAGGTAGTGGGGGTGGGTCTGTCATTCCCGTCTATGTCGGGGACGTGATTTACTACCCATCTGGACTGAACGCCGGCTACTACCGCGTTGTCGAGAAGAGTGGATCCTACGTTGTTGTGGATCATGCCTCCACGGTAGCATCCGAAGTGGGTGTCATGGCGGACGTCTACCGCCCTGTGGAGTATGAGCTTCTTCCAGCGGAAGCCCTTCCAGAGACAGTCTCCAGCTTCGCCCTGCCATACGAGGGCAACGAGGTGGTGACGCCTCTGGCTTCTGGGAGAGTCATCACCGTGGGAGGGCGCGCCTACCCAGTCCTGCGCGTCTTCATGGATGAGACGCAGGGTGTCTCGATGGTAGTCGTGGTGACGGATGGTGGCGCCCTTCTGGTCGGCCAGGTAGGAATGCCGTGGAGGGTGGCCAACACGTTGGAGTCCTCCTCCCAGAACTTCGAAGAGCTCGGAGTCTCGCCAGGAGATCGAATTGAGTTCGACGTCACCAACGACAACGCGAACCTCATCTCCAGTGTTCCTGGGCAGGTAGTAGGAGTCGTAGGGAAGAGACTCAGCTTCGTTCTGACGATAGCTCCACTCACAGATGGGGTTGTTCCTGCTATTCCCAAGGAGACCTACCAGAAGCTGGCCTCCGACTTCGTGGTATCGGGCGTCTCCGAGCTCCAGGATGGAACTCTCAAGTTCTCTGGGGCTGCAGCGGCAGTACTGGACACCATTGGCTCGGAGCTGTTTCACCGAAGCTACTGGAACACGCCTCTTACTTCTACGACCGACTTCAAGATCCTGAACGGGGTCTTCCACGTCCACCCGAAGTTCATCATCAGGAATTCAAGAGTCCCGGTCGATGACTCCTTGCGGTCCGTTCCGGTTCTCCAGGATTGGGTCGTTCAGCCAACTACTACAACCCGTGCTGGCAAGACGTACCAGTTGAAGAACGAGAAGGAGTACTTGCTGAGTACTCCTCCAGTCTCCCTCATCGAGAACTCTGACTTCCTCGTTGATGGAGAGCTCGCCTTCTCTGGGTCTATGACCTTCGACTCTGGGACCGATTTGATGTTGGTGGAGACGGGGCACTTCCTTAACCGTGGGGTCCAAGCTGGAGACACGGTCGAGATCGCAAGCCCTGCGTCTCTTGCCGGCTCCTACACCGTCCTGTCCGTTCTCTCGAACTTCCTGCTCAAGTTGAATAGGCCAATCCCGAAGTATGTGATCAGCACCCAGGTGACCGCTCGCCTTGTGATTCGACGGCGTACAGGCGGTAGGTATATCCGCTTCATTCCAGGGGAGTTCACTGCGGCAGCACCTGCCCCCAACCGACTCTGGGCCGAGGTGAGCCTCTTCGACAACAGGCCCTCCATCGAGGACAACTTCGGAATCCTGGTAGGGTTGACGCAGTCTGACCTCGAAGCAGTCTCGACGAACATCAACTACCGACAAGCCGTGGCCGGGCTGATGTTCGCCTACACCCGTGGGTCTGCCATCAGCAAGATTCGCCTGGGAGCTCAGATTCTCCTGGGGCTCCCCTTCGCTGAACACCGTGGCATCATCAGGTCCATCGAGGGGGACTACCGACTGGACGATGAAGGAACTCCAACGCTGGGCCGTCTCCTCATTGAGGATACCGACCAAGCGGGCAAGGCTCTGGGAACCATGAGGGTCTACACCTTCCCGGTGGACCCCATCTCGGACCTGGCCGGTCTCGAAGTCAACCCGGCAACGGGGAAGTTCTATGCCGTTGGGGACTCGGTCGAGGCCTTCGCCGCTCTCTGCAAGGGCGTGGAGGTGACCGACTACCTCACCAGGACTGAGAGCAACCTGAGTGGGCCAGCCATTCTTCGGCAGTTCCACACGGCCAGGCTTCGTGCGAACGACAGCATCTTCGACATCAACGAGCTCAGTCTTCTCTCGGCATTCCTGAAGCGCATCACTCCGTCGTATGTCTCGCTGGTGATTACGACGGCCTCTGAGTTCAGGGACGCAGTCTCGATCACCGACGCTACCTACAGGAGGCTGGCCTCTGGTAGCTCCAGTTCGTCCTTCATCGTGGACCAGGTGGCAATGAAGGTGCCCATCGTCCCCAAGTTCGACTTGGTGGACTTCTCCGGGAACTACGTCAGCTTCTTCGATGCAGGTATGGCGTGGATGCGCTTCAGCCGGTCTTCTTCGCTTACGACGTCAGGGGATGTTGCCTCCTACGCGCCTGGCGGCTTCCTTACCTCCACGTCGAATGATGGTCCCGTAGTGAGAGTCGGGGACACCCTCCTCATCTACTCCGGCCTCAATCAGGGAACCTACTCCATTACGGCGGTCACCGACTCTTCAGTCACGGTCTCAGGTCTTCCTTCGGCTGGTTTCGAGATTGCTACGCAGGGCTTTGCCATTCTCAGGTACCCCACTGGGGAAGTTCGTAGAGGCACCTGCATCTCTGATGGCGCTGGGACGGTGACAGCCGAAGCTGGACTGCACGCGGACGGAGTAGCTCCAGGGGATACCTTCATCACGCAGGACGGCTTCCGTGCAGTAGTCCTGGATGTTGGACCGCATGCAGATGCCTATGACGGAGTGGGTGGGCTGACCTCTGCCCTCGGGAATGGAATGATGAGGGTCTCTCCTGCAATCCCGGCTGGTACAGGGAAGAGCTACCGCATCTACCGAGAAAGCTTCCTGCAGGCCCCATACCCCGACGACTCAGGAGTCCTTCACAGTACTGGCTCTGGGTATACCTCTCTCAACAACGTGTTCTTGAAGGCCCTGCTGAACGTGGGTGATGAGCTGCAGGTTCAAGGACCCTCCCTCCAGAGAGTGACTGTTCTCGATCCGGTCAACCTCGTCATCATTCCTGTTCTCTCTGCTGGAGACTACACGGTCTTGCTCTGCAGGAAGAATGGAATGGGTGGTCCCATTTCGTGGGACCACGTCGCCAAGTTCGCGCCTCAGGACTCAGCAGATATTGCTCTCTTCGAACCTCAGAGCATTGCTTCCTGCACGGGAGGATCTGCTGTTGTGAATCTCGTTCAAGAGAGAACAACGTCTTCTGCTCTTGGAACTACGAGCCCTCCTGCATCAGTAGACACGAGCCTGGCCAAGCCAGGAGATTTCGTCATTCTACTTTCTGGTGCCAACTCGACAGTGGATGTAGGGTATGGCCTTGGGGTGTACCCAGTGAAAGAAGTCACCCCCACCAACGTGAAGGTCACCACCATGATGGCGAACTCTGGAACGTCGTCGTGGAAGCTTCTGAGGCGGAGATGAGCATGTTCAAGGACTTCGTCCAAGTTGCAGACAGGGGCTTCGCTCGTCTTCGTACCAGGGCTGGTGAACTCATCGCTGGGAGGGAGTTCGAGGAGAAGACCGTTGTTGAGGTGAAGGGGTGGGTCACTCTCTGTCTCAGGGAGCGCGGCAAGGTGGTGCCAGGAAGTCATCGCTCGGCCCACAACATCTGGACCAACACCGGGCGAGAGTACCTGGCACTGGCCATGGCCCTCGCTGACGCCGACAACGCTTTCCGAAAGGATGCGGTCGCCTACATCGGTGTGGGCACTGGGGCAGCACTGGAGGACGTCAACGTTCTCAACCTGGTCAACCCCGTCGCCTACGCCCCCTCCCTCTTCCTCGCCGCTCTCGACATCCCGCCGACCTTCCCGCTGACCCCCACCCGCACGACCGTCCGCTTCAAGAAGACCTTCGCGGAGGATGAGATCACTCTCTCATCCGGGACGGTCCTCGTCAGTGAGATGGGGCTCTTCACCAACGGATCACCCATCGCTGTTCCAGCCTACGCATTCGGGACTCGGGATGTGACGTTCGCCAACCGAATGAGTCAGGCCCCAGTAGCCTACAAGGCTTTCGAGCCCGTTCCGAAGACCAACGCCCTGCAGCTCGAAATGTCTTGGGAAATCCGTCTGTAAAAGAGGCCAGCACATGATGGACTACTTCAGGAGACCTGCTCTTGCAGGCAACACCCTCACTCGTACCAACCGCGCCATCATTCGCGGCAACGTACGAAGGGCAGATGCTGACGGTCTCAGCACCGTTCCCTACTTCCCTGGTGCCACCGCCGGGAAGACCATCATTGTGTCGGTGGATGGTGGACCTCCGACCACTGTCACCCTCTCTGACATCAATGCCGCCGGGAGCAGCCTTGTCTCCGCGTTGATGGACCTGACTGCCGCTCTACCTGGTGCTGAGTCGTTCGATTCAGATGGGTCCATCTCCATTCGATCGAAGTCGGCTGCATGGGGAGCCGCCATCGAGGTGGTGGGAGGAACGGCTGCCACTGCCCTTGGGTTCGACGTTGTCCTGGAGACGATTCGTTCGACGCTGGGAGACTTCCCCAGCTCTCCAGAAGGGCGCGTCGGGAACCCCTTCGGCACCGCCTTCCTGACCAAGGGAGAGGGCTTCAGTGCAGAGTCCGTCAACCGGGGCCTGGCTCGGGTCGCTGCCAACACGGACGTTCTTCATGCGGACCTTCAGCGGGAGGACATCGTCATCAGGAAGGTGGACTGCTCAGTTCTGTCCGTCTCTGAGTTGGTAGTTGAGCCCACCACGAGGGTCTTCACTGGGCTAGGAGTGCTTTCTGGAGCCTCCACCAAGGAAGAACTCTCGAAGTACTTCTTCTTGGTGGATCCAGTCACCCACCTACCGCCGGCAAGCCGAGTGACGGGTCTGCGCACCGTCGCGAATGGCAACGTTCTTGGGGTGTCAGTCAGCAAGGTCTCGGCCCCCATTTCCTCCATCGCCAGTGGGAGGGTGTTGCAGTGCCCTGGAGCACAGTTCGTCTCTGGTGGAGGCGTCGTCCCTGGAGACTTCGTACTCATCACTGGAGCTACGAACACCGTTCCCTGGAACAACAACGGTCTCCGCTGGGTGGTAGAAGAAGTCACAGACGATGCCGTCTCCGTCAGACCGATGTCGAGCTCAGAGCTCTCCCTGGTTGGAACGACGGTGACTGAAGAGCACCCCATCCTAGAGCTCAACGGTTCGGGAACCGGGTTCGGTACAGTCGGAGTCCGCTCCGGCTCGTTCGTAAGTGGGGTCCATGTCATGGTGGATCCTCCTCTTCCTGAGGGGGCTACCTACGACCTCTACGTCGCAGTCCCAAGCAGTGTTCACTCCAGAAAGAAGTTCGAGTCTCAGGCTGGGGCAATCGCCAATGCGTACTTCGCGTCTGACCATCGACCAGTACCCAACGGTATCCTCTCTGCGCCCAGTGCAACGTTCTCCAGCTCCTCGCTTTCCCTCACAGAGGGGTACGCTCGCTTCTCTGGACGAGTCGTCCGTATTCAGCCTCGTACTTTTGTAGGAGGAGAGTTCGACTCTGCCGGTCCTGGGCTCGTCGATCCGCTCTACGGGGCCATCAACTTCATCTACTGGGATGAGAACGCCAATGAGGTGAGGACGACGAGGAACCCCATTGGGGTCTTCAACTCAGATCCATCCCAGGCCCCTGGGAACGCCTTCACTGGAACCAGGACGTCTCAGCATCTTCTCTACACCGTCTGCAAGAGTGGGAGTGTACTCACCAAGTACGCCCCTGCCCCTCGGGTATTGGAGCATGAGTCTGGTTCTGTGACCGTGGGAATCGGCGGGCAGTTCCGGTTGCTGGAAGACGCCATCACCTACCTTGGCACTGTGAGCGACGCCAACGGGCGTCGGTCTGACGCCCTCTCCCAGTTCGAGATAGTCCTGCTCAGTGACGTACAGTTCGTCCTGCAGCTCCCGGACATCAACTTCTCCGTGAAGATTCGTGGAGCTCGACCTGGGACTCGCATCGTCTCCAACGCGGGGCAGGACAACCTACCCTACTTGAGTATCGGCTCCGACAACGTACCGGTGACGGTCGTCTTCGAGGACCTGGAGTGGTTCAACGAGACGGTTGCCGGGACCCTGACATCGACTCTCATCAAGGCTGGGACCGGCTCGACCGTCATCTTGAGTCGGGTCACGAGTTCTGGACCTGCCGGTGCCTTCATCGAGTCGAAGGGTCTGGGGCTTTCCGTACACGACTGCTCCTTCCGCGACCTTCGGTACACCTTCCTCAAGAGCTCTGAAAGGAATCTCCGGGTCGACATCACCAACTCCAAGTTCCGCCGCAGCGCCAACATGTGGACGGACCCGGAGCCCTTCCCCTCCATGTTCTATACCGTGGATGGAGAGGTCTTCGCATGCCACTCTCTCGTTGTCCGAGGCTGTGACTTCTACAACCTCACCTCGGAACAGGCCTACGATACAGAGCCTGTCGTCGGCCGTTTCGGTTGCGGACTGGTCCTCTTCGATGGGTGCTCGTTCACCTCCGATGACACCAATCCGATCTCTCAGAACTCGTGCCTCTTCAAGCACACCACGGATGCGATCAGTTCGAACAGTGCCGCGTCCTTCATCGTCTCCAACTGCCACTCACCAGCTCCCACCAGAGTTTTCATCGACTCTGATGCGCGTGAGGGGTGCCTCATCGAGAACTCGTACATCGAAGTCGAGCCGTACAGCACCGTTCCAGGTCTTCGAGCTCCAGTCATTCGTGGTTGCCACATCCAAGGTAAGGGGGATGGCAATGGGACCTACGGGACGCTCGTCGAGGTTCTGAAGGAGTTCAGCGGGAACAAGGTCACTGGGTGGAGCTCTGTAGGAGTCTCCAACTCGAAGAACGTTCTCGGTCCTTGTTCGATTTCTGACAACGACATCGCGACGGTCTACGAGGTCGCCATTCAGGCTGCGACCTACAACTCCTCTCCCGTACTCATCGAGCGCAATCAGGTCTCTCTGGCGAGTAACAATTCGACCGCCATCAAGGCGTTCGACGGTCCTACGCTCCTCACCCATGGGACGATCAACGACAACATCATTCTCCTCGACAACGCCTCGGCCGTTGCCGGTATGGTGGGAATCGACCTCTGGGGTAGCCCGACGGTAGCCAGTAACCAGATTCGATTCCTCCTTCTGAACGTATCGTCTCAATCTGACGGCCACACTGGCATCAAGCTTCGAGATGGAGGTGCGGCCTCCTGCCCAAGACTCATCGGCAACTCCATTCACTTCGACATGGGAAACAGCGTCGCAGTGTCTATCGAAGGTGGAGCGAACTGCCACCTCCTGGGGAACTTCATCGAGGCCAAGCAGATGGCCCTCAAGTTCGACACCCCCACCAAGTCCTTCAACAGAGTGGTTGAGGGAAACACCATTCGATCCTCTGATACAGCCGTAGAGTGGCTGGCGGCATCGAGGTTCTCCAGCAATAACGTTCATGGTGGGGTGACTTCGGCCTATCAACTTGCGGACGTTGTCAGCCAGAACTACTTCGACGGCTCTACCGCCATCGGCGGGGCAAGCCCTTGTGAGATTTCTGGCAACTCCTTCCGAGACCAGTTGATTGTTGATGGAAGCGTAGTGTCCTTCTTGGACAACTACTGTGTTGGGATGTCCTACATCACGTTTGTTGATACAGGCCTTCAGCGATCCTGTGTCTCAAAGAACACTTTTCTGGGGGGAGCGCTGATCTCGTCTTCAGGTGCGGCCCTGGTTGACGGGAACAGCTTCGTTGGGACCGGGTACTCCATCAACGCCTCTCGTGCGGACGTTTGCAGAAACTCTTTCCGGTCAGATACCTCTGGGTATGTAGCCACGATCGGTTCGTCGACCAACAGTACTCTCTTCACCGACAACTACGTCGAGTACCCCGTCACATTCAACAGCTCGGCCTACCTCGCTATCGAGAGGAACTTCTTCTGCCGTGGAATTACTGTGGCGGCGGTCGACGTCTTCAACCACAACTACTTCAGGGGCGATGCTTCCGCGCTCAGCAACACCCTCACGATTACCGGAAGAAACGCCAACGGGGTTGCTACGTCTCCGGCTGTTGGAAACGTCATCAACGACGTTGCCCCAGGAAGCACCTTCTCGAATCTCTTGATCAGTGGGATGCGTTTCATTTGCACCAGCACGACCGCTGTCGTCTTCAGCGGGTGCCACATCTCCAACTCGTTCATCAGTGCGATCAAGGCCACCTTCACCTACTGCTACGGGGCCTCTACCACTTTCGCAATCGCAGTGGCTCCGGCAGGACTTCTCACCATCACGGAGAGCACTCTCTCATCCTGTTTCTTCTCGAACGCTACCGCAACTACGGTAAACGCCCAGAACACGGTCTTGTCGGCTTGTACGAGTAGTGGTGGTCTGTTGATTACGGGACCGTCCGCTCTCCTCACCATCACCGGGTGTGTCATCGGTGGGGCTCTGTTTGTAACCGGACAGAGTGGTCGTTTGGACCTGGACTCGACTCGTGTCGGTGGAAACCTCAACGCCTCCGCCCACCTGAACCTCAAGGTCACAGGATGCACGGTGTATGGGTCTACCTCCCTGACGGCTGCGAACCTGAGCATCTACTCATCTGAGCTCGAAGGGGCTTCTCAAATAGCTCTCGCAGCTTCCACTCTTGTTCTTGAAGGAGTGGAGACCCCTGGCTACTTCCTCATCTCTGAGTACGCCGCCAGTAGCCTTCGGAACATCGCCATCCGTGGGTGCAAGTGCCATGGCATCGCCATCGCATCACCTGTCAACTACCCCAACGTCTCGATCTCCAACAACACCATTCTCGTTGACTCGACGGACTCCTTCATCATCTCCGGTATCGACGTTCGGAGGGGGACTGTAAATGACGACGCCGTTGCGGGTCCGACTGCTGGAACTCAGTACGGATGGTTCATCACCGGCAACCGGATAACGGTCTTCTCGGGGTACAACTCTGCGCTGGTTGGTGGAGTGACCCACTGCATTCACTTCGCCACTACGGCGGCCTCTGAGTTCTTCTACAACGTCACCATCTCGAACAACCTTTTCTTCCTGTTCGCTGCTGGTCCGTTCACTGGAATCGTGGCCCCCACTCGCAGCATTGGAGTCATCTTCGTCGATCAGCACCACAACTCCTCCCTTCAAGACATCAGCATCGTGGGAAACAAGATTCTCAAGCCTGCGGACCATTTGAGTTTTGGAGCCCCAGCAGTCGCTGTCGATTCGTACTACTTCAAGACTGTCACAGGTGCCGCCGTAGGTACGATAATGCGCCACTTCATCAGTGGAAATGATATGCACATTCACGGTTCCTCCGGCTGGGCACTGGGTGGGAGTCCAAGTAACTTTGGAAGAACTGGCGAAACCTGGGTTAGCGCCGCTACAATTTCCTTCGCCATCAACGACGAAAATTAGGAGGCACCATGAGGTCGGTTCTACTCGCTGCAGTTCTTTGCTTCTCGGCCACTGCACTCGCTCAAGACGCAGGGGTGGCCGACTCTGGCATCTTCGACGCTGGGGTCTTCGACGCAGGAGCTCCTGCAGTTGCAGTAGTTCCTACCGACCCCACCATGACGACCTCCATCGGCGATGCCGGTGTAGAGGTGGTGGTGACGGTGCCGGCTACTACGACGCCCATCACCATCATGCTGCCGGACGGCGGCGTGGTGAGCAGCGACAACATCCCAGGGATGAACGTCGCCTTCAAGAATATCTACCAGGGAGTGAAGACGGGCAACTGGTGGCTCGTCCTCGCCGCCATCGTGGTCCTCATCGTGGGCCTCTTCCGTATGTACGGAAAGAAGCTGCACGAGTGGATCCCCGACAAGAGCTTTGCGGACAAGCCCCTCTGGTTCGTCTTCGAGACCAAGCCTGGGGCGTGGATCCTCAACTGGGTCACCGCCATCGCGGTCGTGGTGGGCACTGCCATGGCCTCTGGAGCGCCAGTCGACTTCAACCTCTGGAAGACAGTCGTGGTGGTCTCCACCACTGGTACTGCCCTCTTCCAGCTCGTGGATGACATCGTGCAGTGGGTCCAGACCAAGAAGGCTCCTCCGGTGGATCCTGCAGCTCCAGTCCCAACGACCCCGGTGAAGTGATGCAGTACCTTCCTCTGATTCTGGGCATCATCTCCGTCGTCCTTGGCATCGTTGTCGCCATCATGACTTCAGGGATGGCAGGTCTCAGGAAGGAACTCGGAGAGTCGCAGCAGAAGTTGGAAGACACCAAGCGTGAGCTCGGAGGGCAGCTTCAGCAGTCGAAGATTCAGCTCGATGAAGCTGTCGCCAGCCGAGATCGCGTCATCACCGGACTGAAGACGGAAATCGACAGACTGGAGACAAGCCTTGCTGCGAATCATGATCCTGTCGTTGTTCGTGAGCGTCTCAGTCGGTTGCTCTCTGTGCCGTGACTACTGCATCGACCATCCTGAGATTCGGTACATGCCGGCGGCCACCGACTGCCTGCCGGACCCGCCTCCCAGGGAGTGGCCTGTCGAGGCCACGGTGGATGCAACCTGCCCGGCCAACTTCGCCCTGTGCCTACAGGTAGACGCAGGACTGTCCCTGGAGCACAACCTGCTGGCCCTCAGGCGCTACTCCACAGAGGCCTGGGCCAGGTGTGGGGCTTCCGTCCCTGATGCCGGGGCTGGAGATGCTGGGGTTGCTGGGGCTGTTGATGCTGGCCGACTGGACGCTGGCTCAGGGGCCCGGTAGAAGGCTGATGGAGCTCGACGAGGAGAGGAAGGGGCTGGCGAAGAGCAGCTCCTCCACCTTCTGAATCAGCGCAATGCGTCGTAGGGGCTTCTCCATCACCACGGTGGCCCCGGCCTGAACCGCCTCCTGCTGGAGCTGCATGGATCCAGCAGTGATGGCGATGATGGGGATGGCCCCGAACTCCAGAGTGCCTCTGAGCTTCTTGATGAGCTGGATGCCACTCATCTTGGGCAACATCAGGTCTGTAATGATGAAGCCTGGCTGGACCTTCTGGCAGAGATCCCATCCTGCCTCTCCGTCCATCGCCGTGAAGACCTGGTACTGGTCTCCCTCCATCGCGAAGAAGTCAGAAATCATCTTGCCGATGAGCTCTTCGTCATCGACAACAACCATCTTGAGAGTGGCCGGCTTCTGCGGCATTGGGAGAGTCTACGCCTACCCGACCGAAGATGCCGAGAGCTAAAAAGGAAAGGCTCGAAACTTAGAGCCCTTCCCTCCGCAGCACCCGGCACAAAGTGCAGGTGCTACTACCCGGTGACGAAGCTGTTCATCACCGTGGGGACGTCAGTCGAGAAGCCGACCACGTCCAGCATACCGGCATCGTTGGGGTCGGCGATGGTGAACCCGTTGCTCACCATGCCGCAGACGATGAGCTTGGCATCGATGCCAGTCTCCTGCCGGTACTGACGCAGCGCCTGGAACGGGTGGACCACCCCAGCGTACGTCTCTGAGTCCGTGTAGATCACGAACACGTCCACCTTCAGCTTCTCCTTGAGAGCGTACTGCATGGGGAGAGAGCAGTCGGTGGTCCCGAAGGGGATGTCCGAGATGGACCTGACCGCCTCGGGGAGCTTCATCTTCGGGGACAGCTTGAGGGGCTTCAGCTGCGTCCCGGAGCCCCAGAGCCCGGAGCTGCCGCCGACCCCGAAGCCCACGATGTGGTGCCATGGCTCGGTCCTGGCCGTCACCAGCGACATGGCGGCCGAGGCGTCCCTGGGGGTCAGGTTCGAGCCCGCGACGGAGCCGCCCGACATGGACCCCGAGACGTCGAGAGCCAGCAGGTAGCGCTTGCCGGTGGGCACGATGGTGTCGAAGGCCATGTAGAAGGCCTCGTCCAGCGCATCGACCACGTTGCTGTCGGGATTCCACGACAGGCTGCCCTTGAGGCCGTGCCCTGAGCTGTAGGTGCTCTGGGCCATCAGCAGGGCCATGGGGTGGATCCTGGCCTTCCTGAGGGCTTCCTTGTCCCCCAGGCGGGCAGCCACGAAGTGGGAGGCGTCGGAGAGGGGCTTGATGAGGCCGATCTCCGTCATCTTGCCCAGGTTGCGCACCATGGCGGTCAGCGGCATGCCATTGCCCGAGGTCAAGAGGGCGTCCCAGACCTTGACCGAGTTCAGCATCTGGGTGGGCACGCACTCCCTGGGCAGGTTGTAGTCCGTGATGAGCTGGACCATCTCGGTGTCCTTGGTGACCACCTTGGCCATCTCGAAGCCCCGGATGAGGGCGGGCACGAGCGGCTGGGCGGACTGCTCCGCCGGCAGCTTGCCGACCGCCCACTGGTAGCTCAGCTTCTGGACTTCGCTCTTCGGCTTGGGCTTCGCCTTCCGGAGGATGTCCCGGTGCGACCAGCCGTTCCGGCTCTGGTACTTCACCAGGTTGAGGGCGAGCGAGTCGGGCTGCTGGTTCTCGTACCAGCGGGTGAAGCCCCTCTTGGTGACGCGGCCCCAGCCACCCAGCTCCTTCACCGCCTCCGCCATCTGGAAGAGGTGAGTCCCGATGCGGCAGACCTGAGGGATGGAAGCCGAGGCCAGACGGCGCGTCTCGACGTCGCCCTCCTTCAACGCCAACGCGAGGGCGAAGATGGCAGGGTCGTTCTTGGGCGCCTTGCCCCCGCTGCTCACGTCGATGATGAGGTTGATGGCCTTCCCGCCATCTTCCTTGATGCACTCGACGACGCTGGCAGCGTTCTCCTGGGTCAGCTTCTTCTCCGAGGCGTAGTACGACCCGCCTTCAGAGCCCAGGATGAGGAACCGCTTGAAGCGTGTCCACTTGTCAGCGGCGAAGACGAAGCCACCTGCGGAGTTCTTCACCTGCGCCATGCCCGGAACCGGTTCGGTCTGGACGGTCTTCTTCGTTGAAACGTGCTTCCCGTAGTTCATGTTGCCTCCCATTCAGCTCGTGAATCCCACGAGCAAGGAACCGCGACTCTGACGGTGAAACGTTCAGCTCCTGAACGCCTTGGTGTTTCTCTGGGCCGCGAGAGCGACCCCTGCTGCAGAAGCGGCCAGATTCAGGGAGGGCCTGACGTTCTCCCTCTCCTGCTCCAAGGCTTCCAGTCTGTTCGAGACGTGGATGAGCTGCTCGGCCAGGCTCTCGTACTCCTCGCGGGAGACGTAGGATTTCCTTGCCTGCTGCTTCACCAACTCCTTCATCCCCTTGCGGAACTCCTTACCTTGGTCGGAGTTCGAGAGGGCGGCGAAGAGGATCATGTCGTCTTCGGACCAGACGTGCATGTCGGCCCTGAGATACTTCAACTGAAAGGTCTCTCGGTTCTGCTGGAGAAACGAAATTGCGCCAATGTCGTTGGCGCAATTGCCGTCGAACTCGTCCCGGTGATTGAGGTAGACGTTCCTGAGGTTTCTCTCAGTGACGCCCAACACACCGGAGAGAACAGAGCCCGTAGTGAACAGGGTCCCGTCCTCGTCCTCCATCATGGGGACATTCAGATTGTTGAACTGCCAGGTCATCAGTCGCATGCGTTCTCCTTCAAGGGGGATAAAAAAAGAGGCCCCCACTCTCATGGGAGCCCACGGGCAAGACGATGCTGCTCTAGGCGGGAGGTGGACATCCCTTGCGGGTACCTCGTCCGTTTCCCTACGAGACTCCCAGCAATCAGAGTCTGGGAACTATTCAGTCAAGAGCGCCGGATTGGCGATGCCCTCGAACTTGGCAACTCTCAGCCCAAGCTCTTTTCGGGTAACCTAGAACCATCAGCCCGCTTCAAAAGAAGAGTGAACAAGAAGTGAAACTCGGTGGGACCCTTTTGATCGGGTCCAGCGTTTTGGGCTGGAGAACCAAGTCTCTTCGGCTCACTCAAGAAAAGTACGAGCAAGGTTGTGAATGACGGAATCTTTTTATGGTAGGTAACCGTCACTCGTCAGCTCGTACAAAGAAAATGGCGAACAAGAATTTAACCAGGGGTATGTTTTCCGTGGATAACCCTAGAGCGTCAGCTCGCCAAAAGCTGTGGGATAGATTTCATCCCTGTAAAACCTTATGCCGAACTTCTTCGGACTTTTGAATAGCAGTGGTGAACGTCCTCGGTGAGACTCGAACTCACTACCCATTTCTTAGAAGGAAATTGCTCTATCCAGATGAGCTACGAGGACAGTGGAAGACTGAGGACTCGAACCTCAACCCCTTGCGGAATCGCACGGTTTAGCAAACCGGCCAGGGACCTCCCCTGGTTAGCCTTCCAACAGCGGAGAGAGGAGGATTCGAACCTCGGCCGACTTGCATCAACCAGCAGCTTTCCAAGCTGCCTCCTGACCATCAGGTCACTCTCCAAAGCGGAAGACGGAGGTATCGAACCCCACACCCTTACAGGAGCGCACTCGTTTCGAGCGAGGCCTGGTCCCATGACCAGTTCATCTTCCAAAGCTCCCCCCAGATGCGCCCTGGAGGACCGGCGGGGCCTGTAGGTTCCCTGAGCCCCTAGCTGTCGCCAGTTCGTGAGCTCAGAGTACAGCGGAGGGCGGAGGTATCGATCCCCACACCGTTTCGGGTGTCATCAGTTTTCAAGGCTGCGTCGCTTCCCAAGCGATTCACCCTCCTAGTCAGATTCCAGCTCCCCGTTCCAGTAGGAGACATCCCGGAGCCAGTTCTTCCAGCTTTCCGGCATGCCCTTCCTGAACGTGAAGGTCAGCCTCATCGTGTCCGGCAACTTCTTGGGACGCACCGGAGTAGAGAACAGCTTCATGCCGGCCTGCTCAGGTGTACGTCCGCCCTTCTTCTGGTTGCAGGGCACGCAAGCGATGACGATGTTCTCCCACCGAGTCTGACCGCCATGCGCCCGGGGAACGACATGGTCGTAGGTGGACTCCTGCCTGGGCACCTTGGAGTGGCAGTACTGGCAGCGACCTTGGTCCCTCGTGTAGACGTTCTCACGAGAGAACTTGATGGCCCTCTTCTTCCCGATGATGCGCTTCAGGAAGCGAATGACGGAAGGCACCTTGAACTCCAGGGTGACAGAACGGACGGTCCAGTCCTCGTACTCCTCGACGATCTCGACCTTGTTCTCCCAGAGAAGCGTGATGGCCCGTTGCCAAGGGATCCTGGCCACCGGCTCAAATGATTGCGACAATACCAGCGTGTCCATGACCAGCCTCCTTTGACTACGAGTGTGTGCCCCAGGAGGGAATCGAACCCTCATGCCGAAGCAGTGGATTTTGAATCCACCGTGTCTACCGTTCCACCACCGGGGCCCTACTTGGATGAAGAGGGACTCGAACCCTCATGAGCAAGCTCGCCGGCTTCTAGGGCCGGAGTGTCTACCAGTTCCACCATTCATCCATGTGATCGAGAAGGGACTTGAACCCTTACGGTGTTACCCGCCTGCCCCTCAAGCAGGTGCGTCTACCAATTTCCGCCACTCGATCAATGTGCCCAGAGCGAGAATCGAACTCGCACGGTTTTACCCGCCAGACTCTGAATCTGGTGCGTCTACCAAGTTTCGCCACCTGGGCAACTGTACTGGCAGAGGGATTCGGACCCCCGACATCTTGGGTGTAGGCCAAGCGCTCTACCTCTGAGCTATGCCAGCATGTTGAGGACTTGGTAGCGCAAGTTGCCTCTGAACCTCTTCCCTTTCGGGTGCTACGGGTGTCGTGAGTGACAGAGTTGAACTGTCCTTCCAGGCTTATGAGGCCCGTGTCTTACCGATAGACGAACTCACGTACTGCACATAGCGGGGGCAGGATTTGAACCTGCGACCTTTGGGTTATGAGCCCAACGAGCTACCTGGCTGCTCCACCCCGCAACGCTCTTGGAGGGATTCGAACCCCCGACTTCCTCTTTAGGAAAGAGGCGGTCTATCCACTGACGTACAAGAGCAACAGCGCCCTGCCGAGGAGTTGAACCTCGCACTATCCCAGGTTCGTAGCCTGAGGTCTGGATCCGCCAGGCAGGGCATGAGCCCTATCGGAGAGTTGAACTCCATCTTTCGCCTTCGGAGGGCGAAGTCCAGATCCGCTGGATAGGGCCTACTTCTTTCTACTTCTCGGAGAGGCTCTTGGTTTGGGGACCAGAGTAGGCCCGTCGTAGCCGATACCGGCTTCCAAGAGGCGCTCCAGACGCATCCATTTCTCTCTGTCGTAGCCGTCTGTTCCGACGTCACGAGTCCAAAGCTCGTGGAAGAGCACTCGTGCTTCTGCCTTCTCTTCTTTTTTCAAGCGGTGCATGAGTGCTCCCGATGGGAATCGAACCCAATGCCTCGTCCTTACCAAGGACGTGCTCTGCCGTAGAGCTACAGGAGCGTACTACAGGTAGCTGACACACTTGCCTTTGGGAGGTGGTGGTCCGTCTGGTGTTCTGCCCCGTGCCATGGATGGCATCCGAACTCCGTGCTTTGTTCGGCGTCGTCTTTTCCCGTGTGTCGGAAGGTGAGGTGCATCACGTACTTCCTCCCCTGGATCCACCGGGGAGGCGTCTGTATGAGCCGTGGGCACGCCTCACTTGCTACTAGTCCGGCTACCCTAATCGTGACTGCAGGTGAGCTTCAGTGGATCGTGTCGAACGAAGATGCCCAGGACGGTCTTGTTGCCGCAGAAGCAGCACTCACCCGGGGGCTCTTTCGTCATGAGGGGAAGGCGCACTTCAACTTCGCCCTCTGGAGTCTTGGAGTAGTTCTTGGCGAGCCAGCAGTCGCCACACATCCGGTGGGTCCATTTGAGGATCCGCTCTGCAGGAGGCATTCAGCTTCCTTACCACATCACGAGCTGGGCCTTGATCTTCTTGGCCTTGAGTCTGGCCAATGCCCTCTTCGCTTCCTTCTTGTCGTCCTTGAACTCGAACAGCAAGTCCCGCATCTTCGTCTCCATCAGAACGCCGGCCCCCATTTCTGGGCGTCCGACGATTCCCTTGATGACGGAGTCGAGATCGAACTTCGGGTACCTATCGATCGAGTAGTATACGGTCAGGACGTAAGACTCTTTGGCCACCAGAGCACTCCTCTCATTACGGGTTGAACATGGAGCTGGACGGGATCGAACCGACGACTTCCAGATTGCAAACCTGGCGCTCTCCCAACTGAGCTACAGCCCCTTCTACAGTGGACATGGAGAGAATCGAACTCTCGTCTCTCGGATGCGAACCGAGTGCTCTCCCGCTGAGCTACACGCCCTTCAGTGGACCTTGACGGGATCGAACCGTCTACCTCTTGGATGCCATCCAAGTGCTCTCCCAGATGAGCTAAAGGCCCAGACTACGCGAGCAAGGAATCTGCCACTCCGATTTATACCGACGCTCTACCATTGAGCTACTCTCGATGCTTTGAGAGATGGGCATCGAACCCACAACCTTCGGTTCCAGATAATGGAATGACTTCGGCTCGCTGTGCTCCAAGAAGGAGTTGAACCTTCTACCTTTCCCATGTCAAGGGAACGATCTACCGGTGATCTACTGGAGCAGATGTACGGTGGCTTCAAGGCTTCCGCCCTTGGCCTGCATTTGTCTCCCGTACGAGACCTGTGCTGACCCTCGGAATCGAACCGAGATGTTCCGCTCTTCAGGCGGACGCATGAACCATCACTGCCAGGTCAGCATACTCCAGAGGGACTCTCGCCCCTCTGGGCGCTACGAAAGATGTGCTAGGTCTTGCGAGCCGAGGCCCCGTTGTTCTGGGTCTGGATGAGGTTCTGCACGTCGGCCAGGGACTTGGTCGAAGCCGCCGCCTCCAGCGCCTTGGTGGCGATGTCGGTGACCCTCTTGTCGGCGTCGTTGATGCGGCCCTGAAGCTGGCCGATGACCATGTCCTGGTTGGCCAGGCGGTCGTTGAGACCCTTGATGGTGTTGTCCGCCACCAGCTTCGCCGTGTCGGCGTCCTTCTGGAGGAGGGAGAGCTTGTGCTCGTAGTCCCTCTTCACGGAGCTGCCCACGATGGCCTCCGCCTTCTTCACTTCGGAGTCGATCTTTGCCGGGAAGGCAGTGACCTGCGCCCTGAGCTCGGTGATCTCGTTCTCCTGCTTCTTGAGGTTCTCCTCCCGCTCCTTGAAGCCCTTCTCCATCAGCTCCCTGCGATCTCGATCCTGAGCCGCCGTGACACGAATCTCCTCTTCGTGGCGGAGCTGCTCGGAACGACGAGCCTGCTGCAGGTCGTAGGTGTACTGCTCCTCGTCCTTCGTGCGCTCCAGCTCCTGCGAGGCCTTGGCCGCCGACACCTCCTGCTGGTAGCGATCGCTCTCCCGGTCGATCTCCGCCTTCCGATCCTCGAAGGCGGCCTCCAGCTCGTCGAAGGCCTTCAGGACGTTCTCGGCCTCGTAGATGCCGGTGAGCTCCTGCTTCTTCAGATCGACCGCCTGGGAGACCGTGTTGAGCTCCTGGAGCTGCTCCTGAAGCTTGCTGGTCACGTCGGACAGGGTCTTGCCGATGCTCAGCTGCGCCTCGGTCACCTTCTTCGCAGCAGCATCGATGGTGAGGTTGGCGGCGGTCTTCAGGGTTGCTTCGTTCTTCACCGTCGTGGCCACATCGGACCTGGTGACGGCCTTCTTCTTCGGAGTTGCCATTCTGTATTCCCCTCGGCGTGTTGGCCTAAGCTAAATTGCTTGGCCACACCCTTCTACCGAAAGGGTCTGACATTTTGCTTTTCTCCCTTTTGTTCTCAGCACTTGCGGTCTGTACGGGAATCGGACCCGTCTCGGCACCGTGACAGGGTGCTCGCCTCACCAGATGCGTAACAGACCAACTCGCCTCTCCTCCCGGTCGTAGACGAGGACAGGTCGTCATCCCGGTGAAGTCCTTCGGCACGGGAGAGGCCCCGAGCCTGAATCTGGGCGAAGTACGGGACTCGAACCCGTGTTTCAAGAGTCACAATCTTGCGTCCTGCCGCTGGACGAACTCCACCATACAACTGTTGAACCACCCTCTTCGCCCGGCCTTGTGTTGGAAAGGGCAAGCCCTCTGGGTCTCTCACCCAGTGAAACAGCTCACTTCAACTTCGAAGCTGCTGCACCCTCCGGCGCCTACTTAGGTTCAACATGCACCAAGAAGGAATTGAACCTTCCACCTCACGCTTATCAGGCATGCGCTCTACCAATGAGCTACTGGTGCGAACTTCTACTTCTTGATCTCCTTCCAGTTACCACTGAACCTTTCTTCCCAATATCCAACTGGAATGGACAGATCATCAGACCCGCCTTCTGGAGGAAGCCCCTTCATCCAGTAAGGTCTGTGTCCCAACATCGTGAGGAGTTCCTTTTCATTGACGATTCTAGGACTACGCTCAACAACACGTTGACCACCAAGATGAAGCTCGAATGTTCTCATGTCGAGGAGACAGGATTTGAACCTGCGATCTCTTGGATCCGAACCAAGCGCGATACCAGTCTTCGCTACTCCTCGATGGCCGGCAGTACCCGACGTACACTCGGGTCTCTTGGCTGTGCGCTCCCTGTTGCCAGGTGCCACTGTACCGGAGCCACTCAACTGAGTGGGTGAAGCTGTCGGGGCGAGAGGATTTGAACCTCCGACCACTTGCACCCCAAGCAAGTGCGCTACCAGGCTGCGCTACGCCCCGATGTCCTTCACTTCTTGAAACCTACGAACTTCTCCTTCAGGCCCTACTGGGATGACGCTGAAGAACATCCACTTCGGACGGACCCATGTTTCTCCCGTCTTGATGTTCTTGTAGACCACCAGCTCTTCGAGAGTCTCTGAGTGCTTCGCTTCGCAGATGAGCTCGTAGAGACCACCAGTCTTGTAGTGCTTGTAGATCATGTGTCCTCGTGAAGATGAAGATGGGCAAGGTATTAGACTTGGGGTTTAAGCGCTCTACCGCTGAGCTACCCCGAGATAGAATCCCGGGGGCAAGGAGTTGAACCTCGCGACCTCTCCATTATGAGTGGTAATCCAAATCAGTTCAGCCCATCAGTCGGAGAGACAGGATTCGAACCTGCGACCCTCTGGTCCCAAACCAGATGCGCTACCAGTCTGCGCTACTCTCCGATGCTACAGTACCGCGTACGGGAGTCGAACCCGTCTCTCCAGCTTGAAAGGCTAGCGGCCTCACCAGAAGCACGAACGCGGCATATGACCTTGGGGAGAATCGAACTCCCGTTCCCAGGATGAGAACCTGGTGTCCGAACCACTAGACGACAAGGCCTACTAGACGAGGGTGAGAGTCGAACTCACTCATGACGGTTTTGCAGACCGTCGCCTTCCCACTTGGCTACCCCGTCATTCTTCTGCTCAGGTGTGCTTGTGGCCATACTTCGATGGTTCACTCAGCTTTCGAAGGGTACCGTCATCGTGATTCTCGTACTCGCTTGCGCGCTGGTTGGAGCCCTCGACTTCGTATCGCCTCCCGAAGTGGCGTTGACAGCCCCCTACCTCGCCATCATCAGCTTCGCCGTCTGGTACGGAGGGCGCTTCCACGGGTACGCAGTTGGAACCTTTGGCATCATCACCCGCTTCATCAGTGCCCAGCAGCTCCTGCACAACAGGCCCTACCTGAGCGCCTGGAACGTCGTCCTTGAGGCGTTGGTGCTGCTGGGTGCTGCCACCATCATCTTCCAGTTCAAGTCCGCCCTGGAGCACGAGAAGGCCTTCTCCCGGAAGGACCTGCTGACCGGGTTGCTCTCCCGCAGAGGCTTTGATGAGGTGGTGGAGCGCGAGCTCAATCGTTCGAAGCGCTACAAGACGCCCATCTGCGTGGCCCTCATGGACGTGGACAAGTTCAAGAGGGTGAATGACGTTCAGGGGCACAAGGCAGGGGACATGCTACTAAGGGGGCTCGGTCAGTGCCTCACCAAGGCCGTCCGCAATGTGGATGCTGTGGCCAGATGGGGCGGTGACGAGTTCATCCTTCTGATGCCCGACACCTCTCTCAAGGATGCAGAGTTGGCCGTTGCCAGAGTGAAAGAGGAGCTTGCTCTCTTTTTCCAGCTCTGGGGCATCGGTCTCTCCATTGGCGTCTCGGAGATTGGCCCCAAGGGAATCGACCAGGCTCTTCACGATGCGGATGTGAAGATGTACAACCTCAAGAAGCTCTCCAGGCAGGGCTCGAACCTGCGACCCCCGAGTTAACAGCTCGGTGCTGCTACCAACTGAGCTACTGGAGAATACCACTACGACTGTGCGCCCCCTCAGGGTCGAACTGAGACGTAAGCGCTTATGAGGCACTGGCTCTACCATTGAGCTAGAGGCGCGAAGCCCTGAGCCAGATTCGAACTGGCCACCTACTGATTACAAATCAGTTGCTCTGCCGAATGAGCTACCAGGGCATTGCTGGGACACCAGGATTCGAACCTGGATCTGCCCGCTTCAAAGGCGGTCGTCTTACCTTTGGACGATGTCCCAATGCTGAGGGTCAGGGATTCGAACCCCGATGATCAGTGTCAGAGACTGACATCCTACCGTTGGATGAACCCTCAAGATGCTACGGAGATTTGGTCAGGGGGTAAGCAGGTCTTGAACCTGCATCTGGACCGTCATGGGGTCCCGCTCTACCAACTTGAGCTACTACCACCCGGGCACCCTTCACAGAATGCCATTCTCCCTACCCGTTTCCTAGGACGGAAGAGAGGAACTGATTGAAGATTGTGTGAGGTTTCCTCATGGGCCTGCTGAAGCTCTGGGCTTGTCACCCAGAGTTCCCATGAGGAGAACCCGACGGCCATTGCTGGCAATCACTCTCCTGGGGGATCGAACCCGTACAGCTCCCCCCCGAAAGAACACGATCTCTTCATGTGCTTTCGGCGAGGAGAGGGGGCGCCAGCCCCCATCTGGAGAAGACCTAAAAGTTGTGTGAGCGGGTAGAGGGACTCGAACCCTCGACATTCTGCTTGGAAGGCAGAAGCTCTACCACTGAGCTATACCCGCGTACTGACCCCTGAGGGGCCCTTCGATGTTGGACCACGACGTTGTGCAATCCGGCTGAGTCGCGAGCTCATCCTCTCGGGGCTGGTACTGAGGGGTTCCCTGGGACGTGAAGATCCCGTGGCATCGAGCAGCTTCACTTCTTGAGGAACGCCACCCCGTTGTGCTTCCCGTATGGTTCGGGCCTGGGTCTTGGGGCTCTGCGTCCCCTCACCAGTTCGCTTACACCATGCCGTACTGCGTGTCTTCATTGTATGTAATCACTGGTCCTCCTTGTGCGTTACATGACGTGTGCTCCCGCTGGGAATCGGACCCAGGACCCTTCGCTTAAAAGGCGAGTGCTCTACCACTGAGCTACGAGAGCGCGACTGGCGCACCGCAGCTTGGTTTCTGTCTCATGTTGTTCTCCTGTGGGCTCGGAGGGAATTGAACCCTCAACCTCGTGCTTAAGAGGCACTTGCTCTACCAATTGAGCTACGAACCCATGCGCCTCTTCCCGAACTGCGGAAGAGACGTTCACCACTACTATTCAGTTCTCAAAGAAACCTCAGTGGGTGAGGTGGGGATCGAACCCACCGGTATCTCGTAGAGAGACCAGATTTACAGTCTGGCGGGGCACCATTGCCCACGTCTCACCCATATTCGAATGTCCAAGCGGCTAGTGGGAATCGAACCCACTTGTTCAGGCTGGCAACCTGATGCTCAACCAATGAGCGATAGCCGCATATTCATTTGAGCCCAAGAGAGGAATCGAACCCCCGACCGTCTGCTTACGAAGCAACTGCTCTTCCAACTGAGCTACTTGGGCACTGCACGCCGCGTAGGAATCGAACCCACGTCTTCAGTTTTGGAGACTGACGTCCTTCCACTGGACGAGCGACGTATGGTGCTGCGGTCCTCCGTACGCTGAAAATGGAAGAGGCCAGGAACCTCGTGGGTGCCTGGCCTCTAGAAGGGATCCCTTTGGGGGGAGATTCTAGATGCCAGGCTTCCTCGGGTTCATCAGGCTGAGGCGGGGCTCCTGCTTCGTAAACGACGAATCGCACACGTGGGCAATAGCAGCGGCTGCTGCCTGATACTGCTGCCCTTGTGTGGATGCGGAAGTCATGGAAGGCGAGCCTCTGGGTTGCTGCGACGGAGCAAACCTACGGGGCCTGACAAACGATGTCAAGCGAGAAACGATTCGAGGGGGATGGCGGAGGCCCCACCATCGGGATTGACCACCTCCACCACCACCCTCTCCTCCCCTTTGTCAAAGGTGCTACCAGCAGCCTGGGCGGGAGTCGACCTAGGACTGCTGAGATCTACGGTTGTGCCGGAGTCGTAGGCGTCCAGGCACTCGTCGCTACAGAGGTGAGGAGGGGGCATGGTGGTGTCGCTGATGTCCACCCACAGGGTACGCGCCCCACACACGGTGCAGGGGTACACCCGGCCGGAGTTCTGAATCCGGCCCACTGCCTGTCCCTCTTCAACCTGCTTGAAGGCGACGTTGAATCGCATGAGGGCCTTCTAGGTGAACTTGGCCCAGGAGTCACTCTCTTCATCTTCGTGCCAGCCGAACTCGTCCATCTTGGCTTTGTCCTCTGGCGTCATGGTGTCCTTGAGCTGACTCAGCTCTGGGCCGGCGCAGATGATGTCGTGCTGCGCATCCACCAGTCCTCGGCTCTTAGACGTTACGTACTTCTGGAGGATTTGCAGTCCTCCAATGACGTCGCTGATGTTCGCCATGTCAGAAGCCGAGTTCGCAGAGCTCGCTGTAGTCGAGCTCGAAGGTCTTCGTCCGGCTGATGTTCTTCATGACCCTCTCGTCAGCGACGATGTTGTCCGCCAGGTAGCTGACCGTGGTACCGAGTCGGCGGAGCTCGTGCAGGTCCTTCTCCAGCGACTCGACGATGTCCTGGGGAATCCCCGAGTAGCCACCAGGACGTACCTCACGGTTGCCCACGGTGTTGACGGAGGCCTTGGTGAGGTAGGCGTTCACCTTGTCGGAGTCGTTCCCGGCCTCGATGACCTCCTTGGGGTCCACGCCCCGGCTCTTGGCGAGCTCCGCGATGCGCGCCTTGCTCTTTTCGATCTTGGTGTGGGTCTCCTTGACGCGCGTCTTGAGGGAGTCAGCGATCTCCTCCCCCGTCTTGTTGAACTTCAGGTTCTCGATTCGAAGGTGGCCGCCAGTTCCGTCGAACATTGCTTCCATCTTGTCGTAGCTCTTGCGCATGTCAGATGTCCTCGCCCTTCAGTGTGGACCTGCCAGATGCCCTGGCGCGGTTGATGGCCGCCTGGATGATCATGTGAACCTGCTGGTTGACTGCATCGATGAAGTCGTCTCCAGAACGCATCTCTGCGTCCTTCACTGCCTGCTTCACCTTCGAGACCACTACGAGAACATCCACTTCTTTCGCCATTGCGTGCTCCTACAAGTCCTTCGAGTCGATGAACCAAGACACCAGGAAGCTGATGCCCTTGATGGTGTGGCCGTTCTTGGTGAAGATGCGGCCGATGACCATCGGGTCGCCCTTCGTGGCAGAACGCTGTGAGGGAGCAGCTCCCAGTACGTCGAAGAACTTCTCCGAGAGTGCCTTGGCCGTAGCGTTGAGGACTTCCGGCTTGGCCAGCTTGAAGGGGAAGTCGATGTTCTCCTTGAACTCGGAGGCCCAGGCTTCCGTCACGTAGACGGGCTTCCCCTCCTTGTCCTTGTCCATGTGAACGTCGCTCTCGATGAGAGCCTTCGGGCTGACGAATCGACCCTCACTCAGGGCCGGGTTGTTGCTCTCCTGGTCGGGGATGAACGGCATGTCCGACCTGTAGGAGTTCTTCCGATCCGCCCACAGCTTCTTGGGGTTCTTCGCCGTGGTGCGAATGGCGAAGATGTCCATGTCCATGTCGGGGATGATGGTGTAGCCGGCCTTCAGCGCCGCATGGACCTTCTCGTAGAACTGCTTCTGCTTCTTGGCCTTGGTGACGATGGCCTCGAACGGCTTGCTCGCCCACTTCCTCTTCTTGGCGATGTCGAGGTTGTCCTCTGCGGCCTTGATGTCCACGTCGATCCTCTGGATCTTCGCAGTGGCCCAGTTCTGGAGCTTCTTCTGCGCCAGGTTCATTTGCTCCAGGGTGCTGGCGGCGACGAAGACGTCATCACCTTCAGAGTCCTCTGTGAGCTTTGCCGTCACGTCCATAGGAGCTGGAAGCGCCTTCTGGACGACTTCCTTCTCTTCGTTCATAGCGAGTCCTTTGCAGTGGATGCTGCGTTGACGATTCGAGTGAGGAGCACCGACCTCTTTGTGCCTGCTGGGATGGCGATGCCGAGAACTTCATCGGCAAAACGAGCGAGATCGAAGTCGCTCATTCCCAGCAGTTGCTCGCTGCTCACCACCATGAAGTTGTTGGGGACGACCGTGTTGGGACGACGACCAGGAGCCGGTGGAGGTTCCGACTCCTGGAGTTGGGCCGTCGTCCCTACTTGGGGGACACAGGGCCGATGAAGCCCTGGAGGAACGTCTGGAAGCTGGCCAGGGTCCCGGCGTTGCCCTTGGTGGCGGGCTGGAGCTGGGGGTTGGTGAGGTACATGTGGTGCAGGCTGGCCAGAATCTGGTAGCCGAGCACCCGCAGCTCATCGACATCACCCTGCAGCTTGGCGACCGCCTTGAGGGCAGCGTCGCTGTTGTGGGCGGAGATCTCCAGGCCCTTGCCCAGGGAGTCCAGCTTGGACGCCAGTCCGCCGTCCTGGGCGTGAGGCTGTGCCACCTGCTGGGGAACGAACGGAGCCATCTGGGCGACCGGAGGGACGAACTGCTGCTGGGGTGCCGGAGGCGGCCCGTTGAACTGCATCACCGGGGTAGCCGCCTGCTGAGCAGGAACCGGCTGGGGCTGGAAGCCGGGAGGGGCCATCGCAGCGGGAGGTGGAGGAGCCACGGCGTTGCCAGCAGCCGTCTTGCGCTTCCTGCCGGACACCTGCACAGCGCCGTCTGCCGGAGGTGCCTGAGGGGCGGGCTGCATCATCTGCTGCGGCGGCATCTGCATGGGCATCTGCACCTGCTGCGGAGGGATCCACTGGGCAGGAGCCTGGGGAGCCATCGGAGGAACCCCGACCGGTGCTTGGGTGAACTGCTGCAGCGGCTGCTGCTGGTAGCCGGCAGGAACCGGCATCATCTGCTGAGGCGCAGCCGGGACCTGGGCGAACTGCTGCGGGGACATGGGCGCAGGAGCCTGGGGGACGGGTTGGAAGGACATCTGCGGACCCGCTGGGGGCTGAGCCATCTGGGGAACTCCATTCGTTGAGGGTGGGAGCTGCGGTACACCTGACGCGCCGAGATCGTTCTGGAGGTAGCCAGCAGAGATCTCGTGGTTGATGATGGCCGTCTTCACGAGCTCCCGGTTGTCGAGAGTCTCCTGGTAGGTCATCAGCGGATTGCCATCCGGCTTCTTGTAGATCATGTACGCCAGGTTTCGAACGGCTACGAACCTTGCTGCGTCCAGCTCCGTCTTCCTCTGGCTTGCAGTGGTGCCCGGTCGAGGGGCGAGTTCGTAGGTAGTGCCAGTATCAGTCATCTTCTTCTCCTGTGTGGACGGGCCGGTTGAGGAAGGCCCGTATTGCTTGTGCGTCCCCGTACTTCTTCATCATGTCGAGTCTGGCCAGATACTCAGGTTCCAGAATGGCCTCGAAGAGTTGGCAGGTGTACCCCTGGTAGATCTTCTCTTCATCGGTAGCCAGGCAGGACCCTATCTTCTTGCAACTGAGGCAATCCCCTCTTTGAATCACTGCACTCCCTCAGCATTCGGAGAGAAGCAAACAGCATGACGACCTTCGGAGCAGCCGTAGGTGGGGCAGTGGCCATTGCAGCCGGGCAACTGACTCCTCGTGACGCTGAAGTGGTCGTAGATGTGCTTCTCTAGCAGCTTTCTGGTTTCGATGGTTCCTGAAACGTACTCAGGAGCCATATTCACGGTGCCAGCTACCAGCCCTAGTAGGGTTTCGCGTGGAATGCCCCTACGAAGGAGTCCCAGACCCTGCTTTCGGGCAATGCCCAGAAGCTCGGTCTCGTTGCAGTGCTGCAGGATGGTGTCATCCATCTTTGTCCTCCAGCATCTCCTTGCGGAGGCGATGCCAACGTCCGTACCATCCTGGCGTAGATTTGTCTGCCCCGATGGAGGAAATGTGCTTCCTGGAGGGACAGCTCGGGCAGAACTCGAACGGAGCCCGTTCACAGGTTGCCACCTCCACTGAGACGTAACCATCAGGGCTTTGTCCCATGAAGCGCCCTGCAGCGTTCTCCCATCGTGGGCAGGAAACGAGCTCGTACCGCTGTTCCTTGGCGGTATTGAAGATGAGCTCGAAGGAGGAGTGAGGGCAGTAGGGGCAGGCAGCGTAGGGCTGAGCGAGGCACACCACCCGATTCTGGCTCTGGATGATGTTTCGGTCCTCCAGGTTCGGCCTGCACTCCACGGTCAGGTCGTTCTTGGACTTGCCCAGCGCCACCTCATCTTCTTGTTCAACTTTCTGCACCAATGAAACGTAATCGTAGAAGTTCATGTCATCTCTCCAGAACCTCCTTTGGAATTCCGAATTGGGAGGGGTCTACTTCGTGGATGAAGATCTCAATCCTGGGGTCTCTTGGGTCCATGTGCTTCTCTTGGGCCGCAATGAAGGTCTGCGAGTCGTCGATGGCGATCGCATCCCTGATGCAGTCTTCAAGAAGCTTTATGCGATTCGTGAGGTCAAATCTCTTATACCGAGACTTTGCCCGTTTTGAGAGAGGCACTCTGGGGTTGTTGTACGACTCGTTCACCACCGTCTCAAAGTAGAAGTGGAGGTGAACGGCGTAGAGTGCATCAGGATTGAGCTGGTTGATGGCCGGTAGGTACTCACGGCCAATCACCATGGCGAACCGCTCAGCGTACTCCCTCGCCACCTTCGTCAGGATTGTACCTTTGAAGAACAGCTTGTTCGAGCTGGGCGGAATTTCTCGATACACCATCCTGAGAACATTCACTTGAGCTCGATTCGTTCTGGCGGCTCTTCGTTCTCCTTGGCGATGGTGGGGACGTGCTTCGCCATCCACTCCATCGGCAAGTCGATTCCCTCACAGGCATCCAGGATGGTGAAGTGTTCCTCATCCTTGCTGATGGTCGCCATGCAGTGAAGGAGGACATGGGGGAGAGGGCCGACGAACAGTTCCTCGAAGTTGAGCTCGATGGCGACGGCCTTGCTGATGTCCCAGATGTGGGCTTCTGCTTCACGCAGGTCCAGAGCCCGGGTCCTGACTTCCGGGGGAGCCAGGTGGGAGCAGTGGTCAGGTGGAGTGTCCACGAGGTGGTAGCGGCAGCAGGAAGGCCTGTCGTCGTAGACGGAGCAGGTCTTCTCGGCCGTCAGGAGGGCACAGGGGATGCCCTTCTTGAAGTAGGTCGACCGGTTGACCCCTTCGAACTGGGTTTCCAGGGCCATGGCCCTGAGCTTGGGGAGCAGCTTCTCCCACTCCCCCGACATGAGGATCCGTTCAGCCAGAACGAGTCCTTCGACCAGGGTGATGGTGGCCAGGAGGTGGCAGCAGTGAGCACACCCCTTGGTGCAGGAGGGCTTGAACTGGTCCTTCTTCTGCTCCAACAACTCTTCTACGAAAGAGTCTACTTGCTTGTAGACCTTTCGAATCTCATCCGTAACTGTAGTCTTCTCTTCATCAGCCACAATCCCTCCTAGAGGATTTCCTTACCGCCCTTGAGAATCTTCTTCTCGAACTCTTCCAGCCTCGTGCCGGAGAGGCCGACCGACTTGCCAGCCTCATTGGCGTTGAACTTCGAACTCAGGAGCAGCCGAAGAGCCCCCATCTCCTTCTTGGAGAAGTGGACCCCATAGAGGTCGTACTCCTCGTACAGCACCCATGTCTTGGGCCACACCGCCGCGATGACGTTGCCGATCATGTTGGCGTACTGCCGAATCTCCCACTGCGCACCTGGGCGCATGCGGAGGTTGCAGAAGGCCAGCCAGTTCCTCACGTCCGTCTTCGCCCTCATCCTGGAGTAGCGGGAGACTGGGGTGTTGAGGCGGGCGACTTCCTTGGCGATGCCGTTGCTCACCCAGGAGTCGTACGTCTCATAGACGTCGTCCTGTTGCCGGGCGAGCTCAGACAGAACCTGGGCGCTGACCCCATCACCGACTGCTTCAGCACTTCCCTGCTTGTTGGAGGTGCTCTGCTTCTGGATTCGACCTCTCTCCGGCAGGTAGTGGAGATTCGGCATCTGGGTGTAGCGCGCCGACATCTCATTGTAGCTCTGGGTCCGGTGGCGGTGCCACTCACGGAAGACCATGATGGGCGCCTGCACCTCGATGGTGAGCTCGCACATCTCGAAGGGCGTGGCGTGCTTGTTCCTCCACAGGTTGTCGAGGAGCGCCAGGTCGCCATTGGGGTAGATGGTCATCTTGTGGCTGGGGCCACACTCCAGCCTCCAGGTTTCCTGCTTGCGCTCTTCGTCCATCAACTGGACCTTGCCGCAGGAGTCACAGCGCTCGTAGGGCTTCCAGGAGATGAACCCCTTGTTGGTGCTCATCCGGGCAGCTTCGACGAAGGTCTCGTCGCTGCCCATCACGTCCACGACCTTGATGTACCCATGGTCGAGAACCTGGAACTGCCAAGTCTTCAGTTCTTCAATGCTCTGGGCGTCCAGTGGCATCTTCATTGTTTCCTCATGGAGCGAGTCGCAGAATGTTATTGCCGTTGTACCGCTTCATGAACTTGTCGATGTCCTGACGGTAGTAGTCCAGGCCTTCTCGGACCTGAAGAATCCCGTCAAGCTCCATGTCGGTGATGGTCTTCTGCTCTTCTTCAGAGGAGTGACCGACGATTCCCACATGCCCGTTCCTCCCGTTCCTCTTCAGTCGAACGACCTTCGCCGCCATCTTGTGGAGCCCACTGACTTCATTCTTGAAGCGTACGTCTGGGCACACCACTCCATGTGGTTGAGACCCGACAAGCCTTCGGAGAGAAGAGGTTGGTCGGAGCCCCTTGGTGCGTGAGTAGGAGTAGCTCCCAGACAGGACTGCGTGAGCATGCCGGGAGAAGAGGTCTACCCACGTGTCCGGGTACAGATTCCTTATCACTTCGGTGCCGATGATTTGGCACGCGACCCGAGGAGTCATAAAGCCCTTCCCGGGGATAGGATACCTGAGGTCGGGCTGCTCCTTCCGTACACCCCAGAGCTGCTCCTCCGTCATGTCGTAGAGCTCCATCGCCATCCGCTTGATGGGATCTGCGAGTGCGATGCGGACGTAGCCGTACTTCTCGACCAGGTGGTCCGCGAAGACGTCCTTGCCGGAACCTGCCTGCCCCATGATGCCGAGAATCATTCGCTACCTCTTCTTGAGTCTGGAAGGAACCTCGTTGGACAGCTCTGGAGGAAAGCCAAGTGCTTTCCGCACCATGTTGGCGCCCGAGGCGGCGAAGTTGCAGTCCGCGATGGTACGCCCATAGGAAACGGTATGTGTGGTGCCCGTTTCCTTTTCCCAGGTCACCATGATGACAACATCCTGCCCATACTTCTCAGCGATGTCTTTCGCTGCTTTGATTGGCATCTTCTTCATCACTACCTCTGGGGTCTGTTGAAGTGCCGGGCGCCCTGTGGTGGTCCTTGGATGCCGGCGACGTTGTGGTCCCGCTTCATCCTCTCGATTTCCTGTCCGCGCTGCGTGATGCGCCGGGAGACAGTTTCCCAATTCCTCTGGGCTTGCTCACGGATGGTGCGGGTGAGGCGGTAGACGCTCTCAGAGTAGATGACCTTTGCTTGGGCATCAACAACGCGAGAGTCGGTGATGACGAGGTCTGTCTTGTCCCGGTCAGTGAGCCGCCCCTCACTGAGGGACTTGATGCCGATGCGGACTCGGGCGTAGATGAACTCGAACTGCCCCTTGGCCGAGTCCACCAATGCCTGGGCCTTCGCCAGCTCACTCTCGACGTAGCCCGTGTACTGGCTCAGGTTGTTGAGAAGGTCTCCGAGATCATCATCCCCGAGGCCTGTCAGGTCTTGAGGCATCTCCCCACGATAGCCGCTGTTCGGCAGTGAGGGGGCCATGATGCCCCTCGACTGCACCTGTGCCAGAGCGTCCTGATAGACGTCCAGCCGTTTTGCTCCTGTGTCCAAGTCCTCTGGAGGACGGAGTTCAATCGCCCCCAGAGTGCCACTTCCTTTGGCCATGCTTACCTCCTTGCAGCTTGCGCTTGCTTTGCAGCAGGGCACCCGTAGACGTAGGCGCAGTCTCTGCAGTGGAACCCAACTTCACCTGGGGGCGGAGTGCCCGAGTCGTAGAAGCTCTTGATGAGGGCAGCCTTGGTGTAGAGCTGCTCCCAGAGAGGCGGCTCGAACTCCACTGGGAAGTCCAGCAGGTTCGAGTCGTTCTTGTTCATGTAGAGGTAGACGATGACGGGGCGATCGAGAGCTGCCCCGTAGAGCATCGCCTGCTGCTTGTGCTCGGGTTTCGGCCTCTTCAGCTTGTCGAAAATGTTCGAGTTGCAGGTCTTGTACTCGTGGACGAGCCCAATCTCGTAGAGGGGGTGGCCCTCGATGTCGATGGTGAGGACGTTGTCCGCATCGGCATGCCCCTCCAACATGAGCTGCTCAGCGAGCTGCTGGAACTTCCCGCTGACCTCTACTTCCTTTCGATAAATCGGACCCCAAGCTCCGGCCTCCCCGTATGACTGGAACATGTGGTGGACAGCATGGCCCAGGTCGAAGAGGAGGCGCATTCTGGGCTCCACTCTCTGTGCCCCTGGTGCTCCAACCATGTCGTTGTAGACCTTGAGGAGACAGGGGTGCCCGATTTGAGAAGGGTGAAGTCCGTCGTACCTGGGCTCCAGGAGGACGTATCCAGGGTACTCGCTGTCGCTGCACTTACGGCACCGTACCCATTTGGCTTCGAGGAGCTCATTGTCCCTCTTGTTCTGCGCTTCGAGGTGGCGGTACAGCCTGTCCTTCAGCTTGATGTTCTGAAGCAAGAAGGAGCGCAGCTCCACACTCTGGGCAAGCCACTGTTGAGTGGTGTGGAGCTGCACGATGGGGCGAGTCATTCCTGCGTCTCCATGTAGGCCTGTCGGACTTCGAGGTACGTCTGCCAGAGAATGATGGCGTACATCCTCAGCGGGGAATCGTCCTTGAATGAAACGACGCAGGAGCTTCTGGCTCTGTAGTCGTCCTTCTTGATGACGAAGGTCTTTCCCGCTGACTTGAGGGCGAAGTCGAATACGGCGTCGTGATGTATATGCATGTCCTGAAACACACCGTAGTCGAGGACGGCCAGCTTCTTCGACTGACCTCCAGCCCCAACGAACTCGACCTGCATCACCCAGCCCTCGCCCCCACCCTTCAGGGCCTCCAGAGCTATCTTCTCCAGGTCTGCCTTCTTGAGGGTGTAGGAGTCGCTCTTGGTGAACTTACACTCTCCACGGATGTTACCCATGGAGCGAAAGTCCCCCTTGGCGAAACCGCTGGACCCACTCCCGCTCTGCATCTGCCCGCCAACATCACGGGCAGCGCGCTTCTCCTGAAGCCTGCTCCTGCGCTGCGAGTAGCTCTTCATCGGTCACTTCCAGTTCTTGTAGTCCATGTCGATTTTCTGCTTCTTGAAGCACTGGTCTCGGATGAAGTCCATGAGGGACTCTTCCTTCTTCTGGGCGGATTCGATGACATCGTCGGCCAAGGCCTGGCAGAACTTGTCAGCCCCCTGAGCTCTCATCAGGAACTCCTTGGGGTTCTCTGGATCGGGAATGCCGAGCCAGGCACCAGAAGCCTCGATGACTCCGTTCTGCACTCCAGCTACAAGAGCATCACGGTAGAAGTCGGCGCTGTTGTTGCTGAACAGGTAGTTGAAGGCTCCTCGTGCTCCTTCGTGGATACCTGCCTTGCCCTTCTCGATCTTCCAGTTGACTTCCTTGCCGACCGACATGAACTTCTGAGTCGTTCCGCCAGGGCCGTAGACGGGGACGTAGCCCCCGAGCTGCTTCCCGCTGGAGATGTACAGGTCCACGAACTTGGCGTGCTCCAGTGCGTGGCCACCGGTCGTCCTGTACCCCTTGCCAGTCTTGTCCCCGATGTCGTCGCGTACCTGGTTGATGACGATGATGCAGGTGTCCCGGGTGCGCCCGTACTGGTCCCTGATGGTGAGGAGCGAGGACAGCTTCCTCATGAACTGGGTGATGGGCTTGGCAGCGCCGCCGTACACCTTCTCTGTCATCGACTCCTGCTCGGACTCCTGCTCGGATTCGATGCCTCCGATGCTGTCCAGAACAATGAGGTGGTAGATGTTCTGCTCGACTGCAGCCAGGATGATGTCGAAGAGGAGCTCGGCACTCTCAGCATGAGTCTCGTGAATCTCCCCGACCTGATGGCGCATCTCCATCATCTCTTGGTTAGTGTATGGAGGCCACCCATTGGCTTGACGACCGGCGTTCATTCGCTCGATGTCTTCATCCGCCAGAGCCACCCTCACCCCAGCAAGACGTCCCTGGGTCTTGTCGGCGCGCATCTCGTTCATCGCCAGCAGGGTCATCATCTTGTTCCCCAGGATGCTCTGGAGCTGTCGAATGACCTGCCAGTAGACGTAGCTCTTGCCTGCGTTCTTCGGTCCTACGAGCTGGGAGACTCCACTGGAGGGGAAGCCACCACGGAGCTCTAGGTCCAGAGTCAGGAGCCCTGTGGGGAGCCGCTTGGTGATGTACGGCATGGAGAGCTCTGAGGCAGGGCAAATCTCCGCCCTGCCGTGCATCTTCTTGTTGAACTCCTCCATGAGGGACTGCGCGAGTTCGTTACGGGACGGAGCGTCATCATCAGAGCTGCTCTTGCGTTTGACTTTGGGCGCAGAAGTCTCTGCACCCTTCTTCTTAGATGCCATTTCTTCTCCAGTTGTAGGAAGTCAGTTCACTTCTGAAGCGGATCCTTGACGCGCTTCTCCCACGGCTCGACGCCGCAGAACTTGCACTTCTTCGGCTCCTCCAACTTCGATCCGCACTGAGGGCAGAGCGATCCGACAGCACCTGTCTTGTTCATTCCATCGTCTTCGAGAACAACTCCGAGCTTTTCGATCATGTGCTCCTCCGGTGCTTCAGACAGCTTCGACCCAGGCACGAACGAGTAGTGCTGGAACCTGAGCGTCGTCCTGGGGGTCAGCTCTTTTCCAAAGGCGACTCCCCCGCGAGTCTTCCTCTGCGTGAAGCGGCCGAAGCTGGGAATCTTCACCTCGCCGCCACTGACGATGATGTGCGTCTCGATGCGATTGAAGGTGGCGTAGAGAATCTCCTTCACCACCTTCTTCGGCTGACCGGTCTTCTTTGCGACTGACTCCACCAATTCGATAAACGTCATACCACTCCTGTCAACGTGTGAGTGTACTACTTCGCAGTGCCCCAAGTATGCCCCGAACCAAGACCGAGAGTAGCTTTGTAGTCGTTGAAGAGCTTCAAGCGTCTCTTGATGCCTTCTTTAGCCTTTCGGTCGATTCGCACAAACTTCCCGCTCTGGAAGATTGCCCAGCCCCTATGGATCATCATGTGGTGGGTAGGGCACAGAAGGTGGGTCTTGGACTGCTTGTTAGAGCCCTTCCTAGTAAACTCCTCGTGGTGTTCATCGAGGATGAGTGTTTCTCCACAGACCTCGCAAGCCCCACGAAGCCCTAGAAGGTTTTTGTAGACCCCCTTCAGTCTTCGGTGGGAATGCTTGTTTCCGTGCTCTTTGCAGCAGTACCTTTTCCCGCTACCTCCATTACCCCCAAAACCGGGTCTCCTACCTGGGTGAGTCATCCAAATCTTGTTGTCGCACTCAGGAAGAGCACAAAGAACAAGAGTTGAGATTACCCCCCGCTCCTCACGGGAGAAGTGTAACTTCATATGCTGTCTACAGCAGAATCGCCCCCTACCCATCGTAGATTGGAAGTCCTTACCGCACTCAGGAAGTTGGCACTTTTTCTGAATATCTACTCGGGTGGGGAATCCTCTACTCTTGAGCAGGTAGGCGATGTTCTCTGTGGTGGTCCCTCGTTTCTTGGCTAGTTCTTTCAGGGACCACCCTTTCTGGAGCAGCTTCCAAAGCTTCTCTATTTCACTCGTAGGAAGCTTGCTAGTGGACCACTGTTTGGGTCTCATACTTCGTATTGTACCTCATTTCCCATCGTTGAAGAAGTCCTATTTAGCCGTTCCCCAAGTATGCCCGCTACCGGCAGATGCCGGCAGAGGAACTCGAAGCTGAAGCTCACCGAACGGGTGCTCCATCAGGTACTTCGCCCTGGCTTTCACCTTGGCGGCATTCTCCTCTGGGCACTCGAAGATGAGCTCGTCGTGAATCTGCAGCAGGAGTTCAGCGCCGAGCTGCTTCAACTCTTCATCGTCTTCACACAGGAGCATGGCCGCTTTGGCGATGTCTGAGGCCGTGCCTTGAATGATGCTGTTCACCGCCTGCCGCTCGGCCTGAGCGGAGTCCTTCTTCTGCATGCCAGTGAGAGAACCGAAGCGGCGCAGACGACCGACGATGGTCGTCACGATACCAGTCCGCCAGAGCTCCATCTTCGTCGCCTCGATGTACGTCTTCACACCGGGGAAGACGCTGAACCACTTCTTGATGAGCTGCATGCCCTCTTCGTCGCTCACGAAGCGCTTCAGTTCCTGGGTGAGGTTGGCCGCGAGGTGAGACCCACCGATGCCGTAGATGATGCCGAAGCCTGTCGCCTTTGCAGCCTGCCGGTAGAACAGGAGCTCGATTTCCCTCTCCGTCAGTGGGGCACTTCTCCTTCCCTCGTTGACAGCCTTCTCAGCCTTCTTGGCCGCCATGACGTCGTCGTAGGGAATACCGTACATCTCCGCCACCGTGAGGCAGTGAAGATCGGTACCATCTCGGATGGCACCAATCATCTTCTCGTCGCCAGAGAAGTGCGCCATCAGACGCATCTCCAACTGCTCGTAGTCGGCTACGACGAGGATTTTCCTCGCAGCATGAATGAACGCCTCTCGAATCTTGAAGGCGTCCTCACTGAGGCGGGGGATGTTCTGCAGGTTGGGGTTCGACGAGCTCAGGCGCATGGTGACCGCGCCCGTCTGATTCAGCCTGGTGTGGATGCGGTAGAACGGGTCCAGGTGTTCCTGCAGGCCCTCGACGTAGGTGCCGTGAGTCTTCTTGATGGACCTGTACCGCAGCAGTTTCATCGCCCACTCGTCTCCCTGGCCAGCCCAGAAGTCGAGAGTGTCGAAGTCTGTGGAGGGCTTCTTGATTCCCGACGTCCCTCCCTTGGTCATCTTCACCGGTTCCTTCTTGAGGTGGTCGAAGAAGAACCAGGAGACGTCGGCAGTGGCGTTGAGGTTGATGACCCTTCCCGTGTACCGGTTGAAGTCCCTCTGAATCTCGTCCATCTCCTTCCGCATGGGGCCGTCCTGTTCCATCAGGTGGCCCTTGTCCACGGTGATGCCTCGGCGTTCCAGCTTCCAGAGCAGCTTGGTGAAGGGCACCTCCACTCGATGGAAGTAGTCCCTCAAATTCTTCGCTGAAGAGAAGTTCGAGTAGATGGGTTGCTGGGTCAGCAGCTCATCGAAGTAGAGCCGCAGCATGTGGGAGTTGTAGGCGTCGAGAGAGGCGTAGTCAGTGGCCGACTCGAACTTGTGAAGAGCTTCCTGGTAGGCGTGAATCAGTGCCTCGTAGTCAAGCTGCTTCTCCCGTGCGTCCTCTGAGTTGTACCAGTCCGTCGCAGGTGGCGGTGGAGGAGCTGGTACGGTGAACGCCTTCCTCACCATGTCTCCCACGGTGGGGTTGAGGTTTCTCCCGGTGAGCTTGTCGGTCTTCTTGGGGAGAATCTTGCCGAAGGTGTCCTGAAAGGTTGGAGTCGTTCTTCCGAACCTGTCGCTGACACTCTCTTTCAGACCGTGACGCCCTTGGTTGTTCTCGTTGTCGAGGAAGCTCTGGACGATGGTGTCTCGCCAGTCTCCTGCTTTCGACAGGTCGGCTCCCGTGTTGGCGAACATGTGGGCATCGAACTTCGCGTTGGTGAAGTCGAGGTTGATGTCCGGGTTTTCGAGAATCGGCTCCTTGAAGATGGGGATGAACTCTGCCGGAAGACAGATGCGTTGTTGTGCATCCGCCAGCGACCAGACGATGACCCGGTCACTCTTCGTGTCGAGTCCCGACGTCTCAGAGTCGATGCCGAGTCCGTTGTTCAGCTCGTGTGATTGGAGGAAGTACTTCACCCATTCTCGTGCTTCTACTTCTCTCCCCACCCAGCGTCCGGAGGGGATACTCATGTCGAACGTGAAAGCCATGATCTTCACTCACATGGAAAGGTGGGGCCTGCCCATTGCTGACCGCAGGCCCCACATGTTGGACTACTGGACTACTGCGGCTTGCCGTAGTTGGGCGGGACGAGAGGAACGAAGGGCATCGGACCCGTGGCCTGACCGGGCTGCGGTGCCTGCTGCGCGTACGGCTGGTACGGGGCCGCCATCCCGGGCTGCGGGAGAGGCGCTCCCATGTTCGGCTGGAACGGCTGGCCCATGTTCGGCTGGGGAGCGAACATCTGGGACGGCTGCTGGGGCATCGTGTAGGGAACAGGCTGGGCGTGGCCAGGCTGCTGGGGGAACTGCTGGGGGTTGTAGGCGCCCATCTGAGGCCCCATCGGCTGCTGGTAGCCCATCTGGGGGCCTCCGGAGGGAAGCGGCAGCTTCAGGCGGAAGGCCTGGTCCTGCAGCGTCCGAGGCTTGAGGTTCTCCTCGAAGTCGTAGAGCTTGCCCGTCTCCACGATGAACTCCCGCATGGTCTTGCCGCCGAGGAACGCAGGGTCCACGGTACGGGCGAAGTCCTCGATGGTCTTGTGGGGCAGACCCTGGGTGATGTGGCTCTTCGTGCCCTCACCCTGGCGCATGCCGTAGACGACGACGTCGAAGATGGAGAGCTGCAACCCCTTCGCGTTCTGCGCTTCGCAGGTCTCGCAGGAGATGATCTCCTTCAGCAGCACCGGCCTGTTGCACCGCATGCAGGGGTACGGACGGATGACGTCCTGAGCGATTTGCTCGTCGCTCCTGGGGTCGTTCGCCATGTCCACGATGAGCGTGTTGCAGATGGGGCAGGAGAAGCCATCCGTGACGAGCTGGGAGTGGCAGTTGCCGCACTGCGACGAGATGACTTGGTCGAGCCCTTCGATGTCCGAGAGGTGGCCCTTGCCGAGATCGAGGTAGCGCCTCTTCCCGAAGATGGTGGTCAGCGACCGGGGGTCGTACCCAGGCCACGGATCCTTGCCCGGAGCCGGGGGCAGAGGCTGCTCTCCCCTCAACACCCTGCAGAAGTTGCAGGTGCGGCCCTCGCACTCGGAGGTGATCATCACCGGCCCCGAGTTGTCGTTCTTCATGACGATGCCGCCCTTCTCTCGATCGAGCAGAGGGTGGCCGTGGTAGTACGCGAGGTGGACGATGGTGAAGCAGAACGCATCTCCCACGCCGATGGACTTGTCTCCCGAGTCCACCGCGAAGCAGCCCACGCACGGCTGGGGGTTGTGGGGGTCGTTGCCGGCCGAGCAGATCTCGTCAGCGAACCACTCCTTCCCGCCCTGCATCAGCTTGCGCTTGTGGACCCGGTACTTGAAGTACGGGTTGATGACGGGCTTGGCCCGGCCCGTGGCGGGATCCATCTCGACCTGCTCGGGAGCAGGATTGGGATCGACGTACTCCCCCTTCATGAGGATGATGGGCGAGCCGGGCTGAGTGGTCGGCAGCCGGTACTTGTCGTACCAGGCCCCCTTCGACTTCCCACCCTTCTTCTTCGTGTCCGCCGCAACGCTACGACGGAAGCTAGTCATTACCATGTGCTGCTCCTTGATTGATGTACTTCAGGAACGTCATCTTCTTGCTCACGAGTTCTGGTACTGCACTCTCTTCGTAGTCGTCTGGCTGCGTCTCGAAGTCACCCGCTGGGTACGGAACGACGCTGACCTTCCCGTGCATCGGCTTCCAGAGAAGGTCACCTACCATGCCTGTTGCCCTGATTCCTGCTGCGTCGTTGTCGAGAAACAAGACCACGTCCCAACCCAAGAGGTGAAGCATCTGCTGCTGCTTGTCGCTGATGTAGCTACCCATCAGGGCCACGGTGTTCTCGAACCCGCTCTGCATCATCCAGAGGCAGGCCTTGAATCCCTCGACCAAAAACACCGTACCAGCAGGGTCTGACATTCTTCGGGCCCAGAGCCGGTGGAAGTTCCACAAGTAGTCGTGGTTCTCGCACCGGTACCCAGCAAAGTCCGCATCCTCGTCGAACCAAGTACCGAAATCGCTTGGGATAGTCTTCCCGTCCAGGCCTTTGTGCTTCCCCTGGTAGACCCGGTACTTCTGGTGCAGGTGCTGCTGGGTGAACTCCGTGATGCCCCCGGAGAAGCCGGCCAGGTTCCCGAACATGTCCCTCAGTGGGTACATGATGCGGTGGTTGGTCCGGTCGTACCCCACGTCCATTCTCTTCAGGATGTCCTCTCGGAATCCGTCTTGGACGAGCTTGGTGGGGCATACCTCATAGACCCCCAGTATGGACTCTGGGAGAATGATGTTCGCCTTGAAGGGTTCCCTGTTGACGAACTTGTGTTTCTTCTCGACCTGTTGAAGGGCTCTCTGTCGTTCGAGGTACGGCTCCAGGGACTTCGTCTCGGCGTCAATGGTCGAAGCCGGGACACTCAACTTCTGCAGAAGGGTGCGAATCGAACCCTTCTCATGACAAGTGAAGCAGTGAAACAGCCCCTTCTCCACGTTCACTGAGAAGGACGGCTTTCGTTCCTGCCCGTCCTTGTGGAAGGGGCAGGTGGTGATGATTTGATTCTCACCAGATGGCTTGAGCGACCCGGGCATGTACTTGCCCAGCATCGCCAACACCTGTTCCCTCATTGGCTACCTCTCGAACCTGCCCCGTGAGGGCAGCGTTGGATCCTCTGCTGGGCGCTGGAACTGCGCCGCCTTCTTCGGTTTCTCCTCATCTTCGAAGTCTGTTGCAGCAAGCGGCCTCTTGAAGCTGAAGTCGTTTGCTGGCTCTCCGTTGATGACCATTCCTTCGAAGATGCCATCCCTCATGGCGGTGGCGGTCATGATGACCTCGGTGACCTTCCTCTTGGTGGTCTCGCTGATGTACTCCTTCTTCTTGAGGTGGAAGACCGCGTCAGCATCCTGTCCGATGGCGTCGGCGTAGGCCAAACCGGACAGCTCCTGGTCCTTGCTCTTCTCGGAGCCACGGTTGGCTTGGGTGATGCCGATGACAGGAATCTTCTCGTTCCTCGCCATACGCTTCAAGTCTTGGCTGACGTGGGCGACGTTCTTCCAGTCGATGGCCAGGGACTTGGTCCTGTCGTCTGGCATGAGGTACATGCCGTCCACGACAACCAGATCCGGTTTGTCCTCTCGCACCTTGGCTGCGAGCCAGGAGACACCGCCACCTCCTCCTTCATTAGTGATGACCTTGATGTACGGCTGAGTGCCGGTGTACTGACTGGCGCTCGTCTCGTCGTCCTTGAGCTCCTGCAGCTTGAGGAAGACCAGCTCCTTCATGTGGGGCTGGAGGGTTCCACGGATGAACTTGTCGTAGTCCACTCCGCAGAAGAGGCAGGCCATACGTCGAATGACTTGGTCAGGAGTGAGCTCAAGAGAATAGATGAGCACCTTCCTTCGGCAGTTGCGGTAGGCGTGGGTCGCCATGTGGAGCCCCACCCACGTCTTCATCTGCTTGGGGCGGGCGTAGAGGATGATGAGCTGCCCCTCCTGCATCCCCTGAGTCGCGGCATTCAGCGGCTCCCAGGGGAAGGGAATGCCGAGGAGTCCGTGCCCGGCCTGCACCATCTCGTAGTTGCTGAGGAGCTGGTTGTAGGCATTCGACAGGGACATGTCTTGGCCGACCTGTGAGAGGGAGGCGATCTTCGACGTCTCCGCCTTCAGCACGGCCATGGCCGCCATTGGATCACGCTCGGCCAGCTCCGAGACGTTCTGCGAGAGCAACTGGAGCTCGATGTAGACCTTCTGCTTGCGGAGCTCGGCTGCCAGTACCGGCACCGTGTCGTTGCTGGGGTGCGGGTAGAAGCTGTTGGGGAAGTGCATCTGGATGAGCTCCAGGCTGGGCACCTCTCCTGCTGTAGCGGGCGAGTGATACGTGAAGCGCATGAAGCGGTAGACTTCCTTGGCCAGCGGAGTGAAGAAGAACTCCTCCGTTATCTGAGCCTTCTCCAGCGCCTGGAAGTTCCTGTCGTAAATGACCCTCGTCAGCAGGGCCAACTCGATTTGGTTGGTCGTATCGGTCACGGGTAACCCTTCTTGGCGATGAAACGGCAATAGCCGTCCTTGCCCGGAGGCAAAGCGGCTTGGTCTCTTAGAAGTTGTTCCTGCGGGTAGTCCCCACTCAGTCACCCGTTGCAGCGGGCTTCGTGCGGGGACTCTCGTACAAGGTGCCGCAGGCCAGAGTCAACTAGAGGCCGGGCACACCATCAGGTTGGGAGTCAGAGAATGCCTCCACGCTACTGGTGGTAGTGCCCTCGCTGAACAACGTGGTGAGGATGTCCTTTTCCACGCTGTCAAGGAAAGCCTTCATCTTCTCCAACGTCTCGGTGCTGTAGTCTCCGTACTTGGAACCAGCACCGTAGCGTACTCCTGTAGAAGAATTGCAGAAGGCGAACTTGGTCGTGACGACTTCCCCAGCGAGGAGGTTGATGCTCAACTCCCCGATGGTGACGCTGTCGATGCGGCAGATGCCTTCGGACTTGGTCATCAGTACCTCTGGCCGCGTGCAGCAGCTTCCTGGCGCTTCTGCTCCAGGATGGGAGCGAGCTCGTTCTCCGCCCTCTGCCGGTTCTCCATGGCGTAGCCACGGGCGAGCTCGGCAGCCAGCGTCACCGCTCTGTCGATGGTGTTCTGATCTTGGTTGCAGGTGAGCGTGATGGTCACCATGGCCGAAGCCCCGGTGCCGAAGTCCTTGATGCCCATGTCTGCTGAGACCGAGACACGGGAGAGACCGTTTCCGACAACCTGTTCGTATGCGTCCATGAGCTCCTTCGGGACTTCCCCGGTGAAGGTGTAGTTGATGTCGGGACTACCCTTGACGGACAAGGTCATCCCACCAGAAATCTTCGGCTGTTCTCGTTGAATGTCCACAGCTAGTCCCTGACCTTCTTATCCCCGAGGAAGTGAACCTCCTTGGGTCCTCGAACCTGAGGGGTGGACTCCTTCTCATCGTAGGCACCGGTCACCACATCGTCGAGCTTGTTGGCCCTGAGCCAGTTCAGCACGCCGTCGTAGTTGATGTCCCACGCCTGCTTCACCAACGGGACGCTGACGCCGTCCTTGTTGAGGGCCTTGAGCCCCATGAGGCGATCTTCGAGTCCGTGGTTCCTGACGAGCTTGAAGAGGGAGTCCGCATCGAACCCTCTCTTGGTCACGGAGGTGACGGTGAAGCCCTTGTACTCGACGCCCGTGGACTTCCCATCCGGTCCTCTCCACTGGGTCGGCGCTAGCACCACGGCTTGACGGAGAGCATCAGCCGCGCTCTTCCTCTTGGCGTTGTAGTCCTCTTGCTTGGCGCGCAGGTCGTCCCAGAGGAACTTCCACGAGGCTAGGGCCTTCTCGTTGTCCCATTGAGCCATCTTGCCCAGCTCGAAGAGGAAGATTCCGCTGGTGATGATCTCCTCTGCATCCTGCCATGCCTTCTCCGCTTCGAGAAAGGCATCGACTGCGATTTCGTAGTCTTTCTTCTCTGACATGTTCATCCTCTCTGCGGCATGGGTGTTCCGAAGTACTGCCTTCGAAGGAAGTCGACCGCCTTCAGACCGAGCCTCCAGTCCTTCACGGTCTTGGCGTAGTCTCCGTTGGGCTCGTTCCAGTCCGCCTTCCTGAGTAGGTAGGAGGGATGGTAGATGGGCAGCACCGGGTAGGTGACTGGTCCCAGTCGGCCAGGGAACTCGACGTCGTAGATGCGACCACGTGCAGCGGTGATCTTCACTTGGTTCTTCCTCATGAGCGCCGACAGGGCAGAGTTGCCACAGGCGACGATGAGGAGTGGATCCACGATGTAGACGATGTTCATGAGTCTCGGCCAGCAGGCCTTGATTTGGTGGGCGACCGGAGTCTGGTTCTCTGGGGGCCGGCACCCTATGGCATTCGTGACGAAGAACTCGTTGTACCGCCACTCACGAATGGCGTCGTGGTAGGCCTGCACCTTCTTCACGTTTCGCACGCCATGGCTGATGGAGGTGTACTCCTCCTGCCATGCCCGGATGACGGGGTCCGCTGAGGTGAAGGCCAGAATCTGATTCAGAAGCTGGCCGGACTTCCCAACGAATGGAATCCCGGTCTCATCCTCTTCAGCTCCTGGTGCCTCACCGACGATGAGGATGTGCGCGTCCGGGTTGCCATGACCGAAGACGATGTCCTTCCGACCAGTGCATTCCCGCATCTCTCCCAGGTTGCACTTCGTGCAGCCGTACCACTGGTCATAGAGGGACTGCAGCTTGTCCAGCTTCGACCCATTGAAGATGGGAAGCTCAGGTGGTGGCTCCTTGACCTTCTTCTTGTACGTCTTCTTCGGCGGTAGAGCTTCAGTGTCCATTCTCAGTCCTCGACCACTTCTCCTCTCGCGGGGAGAGCAGCGAATGCGATGTTGTAGGCCTCCTCTACGGAGGGTGGAAGAGTGTCTGGTACCCTCATGGGCTTCACGATTTGGTAGGGGTAGTTCCACTCCTTCAGACTTCTCTTGAGCGAGCCCAGCATCCTCTTGAAGGAGGGGACCATCCAATCGTCGAAGACGATCATGATGGGATCCTTCTTGCCCGGTCTCTCGCGCTGGATGCGCCCCATCGACTGCTGGAGAGCAATCTTCGAGCGGAAGGGGGTCAGCCAGAAGAGGGTGTCGAGCCGGTCATCGTCCACTCCAGTGGACCCGAGCTTGGCGATGGCGAAGCAGATGTTGCTGTCCCGAAGGACGTCCATGCGCGTCGTCCTGTCCGTCTCCCCCACGATGAGGGCAGACCCAGGGAACATTGCGTGGAAGAGCTTGAGCTGGTCCTTGGAGTGAGAGAGGCACAGGACCTTTCTGCCAGCCTCTACAGCCGCCTTGATGCTGTGGTAGCGGTAGATGTTGCCCGCCTTGTTCCTACCCAGAGCGGTTCGTAGGAGGGAGATGTTGGTGGTCCCGTTGAGCTCGCTCTCCGCAGAGTTCATCACCGTAGGTGTCTGCTGGATGAAGATCTTCGGAATCAAGTCCTGTTGAAGGTCCGTGTAGAACGGCTCCCCCAAGTGGTACCGGTAGATGGGGTCCAGCCCGTCCTCTCTCCGCACGGTGGCGGTGAGGCCGATGCGGTCTCCGTAGAAGGGGGAGGCGGTGAGGCTAAACTTCGGAGCCCCAATCTGGTGGACCTCGTCGTAGATGACGAGTCCGAAGTACCTGAACACTTCCTCAGGTACGGAGCCGCTGTCGATCCGCATCCAGAGAGTGGTGACGAGAGCTAAGGTGATGGGCTTGGCCCAGTTGAAAACTGGTCCCTGAATCAGCCCCATCTCCCCCTCAAAGCTCAGCCCCTTCACGATGCCCTTGTCGGGGTTGCCGTAAATCGACTCCTTCCACTGCTCAAGAATGCCACCATCTGGTACAATGACGAGAGTAGGCACTCCCTTCTGGGCAACCTTCTTGAGGGCGAGGCGGGTGTTGTGGGTGGGGATGTAGTCCTTTGCGAGAAAGAGATGGTCTGGACTATCTACTGAGATGCAGGTGGCAAGGCCTTTTCCTTGGAAGATAACGGACTCTACAGCACGGTACGGTTCTCTCTGCCTTGAGGGTGGCAGCTTCTCCAGTTTTCGAGAGAGCCTGAAAAGGGGCATCCCCTTCGGCAGCTTTATGAGGAGTCTGAAACTGGGGAACTCTTTCCCGTTGCAGGTCGTGATTCGGTGCTGCCTAGTGCAGGTACCCCCTAGAGACAAAACCATGTCGGTCATGTCGTCTGCGAGTTGAGTTGACACAGTGGCATACTCTGCTGCTCCTGCAGCAGTCGGACTGCCGTCAGTGTCGAGTAACCCTTGAATGACTGCAAGTCTGTCCCAACTACTGGAGTACTTGTACAACGGAGGAACGAACTTATAGTGTGCCGTGTGCCCCATGAGGCCAAGCTTCTGAAGAAGAACTGGAAGCCTGGACTCTTTCTGCGTCTGAGCATCACTATATGACATCGAGATTCGATACGTCGTCGCCCTTCCAGAGTGCCTACCCGTAACCACCATGAAACGGTGAAGTGGTGGTAGTTTCATGAAGGACAACATCTCGCCGTCCATTGTAGTGAACTCAACGATGTTCGGTCTGGAGAGATGCCCATCTCCCAGAAGTGCTCCCAACGTATATGGGTCTACTTCAAGGTCCCCAGGCTGCCACTCTACTGGAGCTATGGTTGGGAGATAGAAGAGGCGTCCTGCTGCTCCTTGGAGCGGCTTCTGAAGAAGGTCCTTCGTAGTGAGTGTTACAGTTGGCTTGCCACGGGTCCTCCTCAGAACGAAATTCCACTGATGGTCTGCATCGCAATCTAGATGTGTACCATCAGTGAAGGACACTCTGTAGATGTCCCTCTCGCCTTGAGGAAAGACTCCGACGACCTTGTAGGACCTACCATTGGTCCCTACTACTTGGTCCTCCATCGTCACCTGTTCGATGGGTATGAACCCTCTGGCTGTAAGGACGTTCTGTCCGTGAGCCAGTGCTTTGCCTTTCCCGCAGCCCAGGTTGAGGATGCCATTGTCGTTGAGGGCTAAAGCATGCCACGCCTTCTCCTGCTCCTCATCACGAGGAACGACGTGATCCTCGAAGACGACCTTCTGGAACTCCGGGCGCAAGTCGATGAAGGGGAACTTGTACCTGGGGTAGTGTGAGGCGGGGATGAACTCTCGTGGGCATACGAGATGGTGTTGCGTCTCGTGCCACATGCTCATCTTCACCTGTGCGACTTCACCCTGTTGATCTTTGCCATTCACAAGGAACTCAAGGGCCCGCTTGACCGGCTCCGTCCGAATCTGTGACTTCGGAAGCCAGAGCCGATCAGCGAGGTACGCCTTTGAGGGATCCTTGGGGACGTAGAGCAAGTTCATGAGTCTCCAAGTACCACAAGCTGCCAGCTACTTGGGCAGCTCGTACTTCGGTTGAGGCTGCACGTCTATGACCTTCGGTTGTGGAGGTTGGGGTGGGAGCACCATCTGTCTGACTGCGAGGAAGCACTGCCCGAAGAACGACTCCAGCATGGCAAGCCCTGCGTTCTTCACTACTCGCTCCATGAACGATTCTTCCCCCATCTGCGGTCTCATTGGTGGAGGCGCAGAGTGGATGACTTGCTGCATCGGGTCCTGAATCCACCCGTAGCCATACTGCTCTGGGGGTGGATAGACAGAGGGCCTCTGTGGATAGAGGTTCTGTGGCGCTGCTACTGGGACTTGGGGTCGGTACTGCGGGACCTGTTGGACCTGTTGCGGAGCGGGAGCGTACTGAAGAACTGGTGCAGGTTGCGGAACGGCATACGGCTGGTACACCTGGTACTGAGGCTGCGGGGCTGGAGCCGCCATCTGCCTCATGGAACTCGCCCTGATGATTTCTTCTTTGCACGAAGTCTGAAAGCTACAACTTCGGCATTCCCTTGCGTTCTCATCGAAAGACTTCGCCCAGCATCGGGGTCTTTCGGAGAGTTGTGAAGAAGGAGTTCCGTATTGGTACTGCATTCTTTCTCCTTTCTGGGTTAACAACGGACTTCAAGAGCCTTATGCCTAGAACGCATTGGACTTTGCTCTGGCGTTTTCATTGCCAATGTAGGCGAGTAGGACCTACACTCCTCCGGAAGCTGTGACCTCTCTGAATCCGAAGAAGGAGTTCTCATGAAGACCGCTGGCGTCGTGTTCGACTTCTACGACGATGCATCTGGGACGCTGCTGAAGGCGGCCTTCCCCACTCCCGACGAGCTCCCAGAGATCATCAAGGAGGCCCACATCCTCAACTCGAATGAGCGAGACGTTCTTCGAGACGAGGCCTACGCCCTGGTGATGTCCAACAACGGGCACATCCTCCGCAAGTTCGCCTGCGTCGATGCCGGCAACACTCTGCTCTCCTGCCTCTACTTCGAGGAGAACGCCCAGAAGCTGCCGGAGGAGGCGGTGAAGGTGGCCGCCGTCAACCTCGCCTCCTTCTGCGAGGACTTCGGTTTCGAGCCAACCAACTTCGTCAAGATGGCGGCGGCGACCCAGAGTCGCACCAGGGACTCCATGAGGCAGCCCATCGTGGGAGACGAAGCCGACTGGGCACAGAGGACCAACCTCGTCTCGGTGCGTGGCGGTGCCGACAGTGGGCGTGTCATCCCCACTGCCAACCAGATGAAGACGGCCCAGGTCAAGACAGCGATGTCCAGCTTCGCCAAGCACGTTGGTGGTGGGGCCGCTCTGGGGGGTGCTCTTGGGGTCGCAGGTGGGTCCAAGAAGGACGAAAACGGAAAGACCAACAAGCTCTATGGAGGTCTGACCGGTGCGGCAAGTGGTGGCTTCTTGGGGGCCTCTATTCACAGCATCCGCAACGTGGGCAACGAGATCGGCAAACAGGTTCGGCACGGCCACACCGGCAAGCCCCTGACTGACAAGGTCAAGACTCTGGCCGAGACGGACGTACAGAAGGTCCCGAAGAAGCTGAAGGATGTGGAGGAGTACCTGCAGGCCTTCCCCCAGAAGGAAGTGAAGGCCTCAGTGCAGAAGCTCGCTGGGGGACAGGTTCTCACGGACGACAAGAAGGACAACGGGCCGGAGAAGAAGAACCCTGACATGCTGAACAGGGCGACGATGAAGGACAAGAACACCTTCGCTGTGGGAACCGGACAGGGAGACCTGGAGGTCAACTACAAGTCTCTCCCGAAGATCGCCATGGTGGTGGACGTCTCCAACAAGGAGCCAGTTCACAGGTTCGAGAAGAGGGCCTCGAAGCGTCACGCTCTCGGCACCAGCTACCCCCTGGATTCCTACCAGGACGTGAAGGCTGCGGCACAGTACTTCGACGACTACTACGGACAGTTCAACCCGGCCGACCGCCACGAGTACGCCGTGAAGACCGCCTCTCGTGCAGACGAGCTCGGCATTGCCACCAGCGAGCTTCTTCAGCGGTACGGCTCCACCGAGTACGCCCCGGACATCGACGCCCATCTGGCCAGCCGCAAGGCGGCAGCCCCCATGTTCGGCGCTGTGTATGACGCCATGCGAGAGAAGCGGGCGGAGGTCTCACCCGAGGTCTTCGTCGAGCTCCTGCAGAAGGTTGATGAAGAAGCCGGCCTGAACTGGTACTACGGTGGGGACGTGACTGACCCCTACCTGGCGACCTTCGGCGGCAAGGAGAAGGCAGCAGCTTCCGAGTGGGCTTGGGAAGGCCCCAACGGGCAGGCGCTGACGGCGGAGCACCTCCAGGGCCTGGCGGAGTCCACAGGGTTCAAGAAGTCCTTCGATCAGGAACTCGTCTCTGAGTTCTGCAAGGATCCGACTACCATCTTCGACTCGCTGCCGAACGACACGAAGAACCTCATGGCCCGTATGGCGCTCTCGGAGGAATGATGCACGCTGCAACCTACTCTGCGTTCAAGCAGGAACTCAGCAAGATCTCTTCTGGATGGGAACATGCAGCAGAGCTTGGTGGTCTTGGCCTGTTGGCGGCTCCGAGCGTTGGCCATCTTCGTGGAAAAGAGTGGAGTGAGAAGAACAAGTCCAAGGCGGAAGTTGCAGGTCTTGGAATCTTGGCAGCCCCGACCGCCTACAAAGTGATGAAGAGCGGGGTCAACAAGCTTCGAGGGGTCGCCCCATCGATCATGAAACATGCTTCGGTGGGACTGGCCGATGGGGCTCTGGGTCTCTTCAAGAAGGCTGACGTCTGGAACGCCAACACTGGGGCAATTCAAGGAGCTGCTTCTCTGAATCGCGGGGTTGCGACTGTCGCTGCTGCGAAGCCCAAGTTCGACGCGAAGGCGCTGGCGAACGCCTACAAGAATTCTGGTATCAAGCCTGGGATTCAGTCCGCAGCCAGGATGGTCTCCAGACGCTAAGGATGGTCGATGGTTTCTCCAGAACAAGATCTCTTCGACAGGCTCAAGGGCGCCGAGACCGTGAAGCCCACGGCCTCGTTGGAGAACTCTGCCGTGGCGAAAGACTTGGCCGCTGAGAGCAAGGACTCCACCACTGCAGTCACCCTGCGTAACCTCTTCACCCATCAGGACTCCCACCCAGTTGTCTTGGACTTCGCCCTCCTGAAGGCCTTCGGTCTGGAGTGGTACGGGTGGGAGGCGGAGACCATCTGGGCGGAGGTTCGGCGCGTTTTCCAGATGCATATCTCAGAGGTGAACCGGGCGAAGGTTAACACTCTCAAGACGCTGCACGTCTCCAACACTCCGTGGGATCACTGGCAGGTCTTCGAGAAGATCGTCCAGGGACTGAACAACGTCGTTCCGCATTGGGGTTTCATGCAGGCCCCAACCCTGGAGCAGCTCTACTCCGCCATCGACATGCTGGAACACATCAGGACTGTCGAGTTCAGCCATGAAGTGAAGGCGTACATCGCTACGGCGGTTCTTCACGAAGAGGTCACCTTCGTTCCTCCTCCACTCAGCTTTGTTCAGCTCGAAGTCTCCAAGCCGTACTACCACTGCAAGGACTGCGGCCACGAGTACTCTGCTCTCTTCCATGACGGGTTTTGCGACTCCTGCACCCAGAAGATGGACCATGAGCAGGGGCTGTCGATGAAACCGAAGCAGGAACTTCTCAATCAGGGCATCGGCAAGAACATGGAGACCCGCCTACGGCATGACCCTGAGGCGGTGCAGAAGCGGTGGGATGCAGTAGGTCATCAGCCCTTGGAGAAGATCGAGCTCGAAGAGACTGAGGTCGACATCCAAGTGGCCAAGCTCTTGGTCGCTCGCGACTACATGAACGTTCGCCGGAGGCAGCTCACGGAGCAGCTCGTGACCCTCAAGGCCTGGCTGGGAGCCGTATGAACGCCATCAGCATGGCCGCCTTCATCACTGAGATGGAGAAGATAGCTGACATTCACATTGGGGACAGCACGCATCCCATCAGGTCGGCCGGACTGTTCATTGGTACCGAGTCCGACCACGATGCGAAGGCCATGGTTCTCCAAAAGCTGTTGGAGAAGCACAAGTCCCTCAACAAGTCCCGAGCTGAATACCAGAAGCTCTTCCCCGATGACTATGTCACTGGGGCAATGCACTTCGACAAGACTCACTCCGGCAAACCGACACTTCACTTCCGTGTCGGGCGGGCTGGTGGTGAAGGACAGAGTGACTTCTACAACGCCGTTTTCTCGGAGGCGATGAAGAGAAAGACCGCAGGCCTCTTGAGAAATCTCGGAGCGCCCATTCGCTCCTCAGGAAGGTGGATGGGGAAACAACTGGGGGGTATAGCCAAAGACGTTAAAGGTGTGGGCAAGGACGCCTTGACTCGTCCTCTGGCTGCTTCTCGTGAGGGGCTCGCAGAAACCGTCAAGCAGGTCACGACCGGCCCCAAGTTCTTTCGAGGTCTCGGAGGACTGGGACTTGCCGCCCAAGGAGCCCAGACATTCTCTGACGCCAAGAATCTTGCTCCGAGTGTAGACCCCACTGGGGCAAAGCGTGGTAGAGGTGAGAGAATCGGTCAGCTTGCTGGAACGACCATGGGCGGCTTTATCGGCATGAAACGTGGAATCACAGGGTCCCTAGTGTCGAGTGAAGCAGGGCGTATTGGGGCAGGATTGATTGGAAGAGGAGTAGACAGGGCCATTGGTGCAGCACGTGGGATCAAGCCTCCGGCCCCTACCTCTATCCTCAATGACCCATCCATTCTCAACAACCCCAACGCTCTTCATAATGTTGGGATGAGAACTTTCGGTTCTCGTGGGTAAGGAGCAGCGGTGAGCTACGACAACCTGTCTCTCGGTTTCGGTGGGACGTCCCGGTTCTCCGGGCAGCGGGGCCGTACCGCCGATGGGACAGGGCGTTCTGGCGTCAGGTACCCTTCTCCCTTCTTCGACATCGGGCACACGTACCTGCCGCCGTCGATGAAGGCGTTGATGCGGTGGTGCCGGTACTACTACCTCGTCAACCCGCTCATCAACACCGTCATCCACAAGATGTCGGAGTACCCCATCACCGAGATCGTCATCGACGAGCAGGACCCCATCAAGAAGGAGCGGTGGGAGGAGGTCCTCGGACAGCACCTGCGGTACAGGGCGTTTCAGATCGAGGTCGGTCTCGACTACTACACGTACGGCACCTGCGCCATCACCATCCACTACCCCTTCACCAAGTACCTCATCTGCAAGAACTGCGGATTCAAGGAGAAGGCGGCCAAGACGACGTACAAGTGGCGCAACCTCGACTACGTCATCGAATGCACGAAGTGCAACCACCACGGGCCGGCGAAGATCCAGGACTTCTTCGAGAAGGACTTGCGGCGCATCCGGCTGCAGCGGTGGAACCCGGAGTACATCAACATCGACCCAGGTTTCGGAGGGGCGGACCCGGTCTACACCTTCGAGATTCCTCTTCAGCTTCGCAACGACATCCTGCTGGGGAAGAAGAACGTTCTCGACACCATCCCTGACGTCTTCGTGGAGGCGATGAGGAGGAACAAGTTCATCTCCTTCGCCTCAGAGAACATCTTCGTGATGAAGAGGCCCATCATCAGCCAGAAGGACAACGGCTGGGGCATGCCACTCATCTTCCCAGTGCTGAAGGACGCCTTCTACCTGCAGATTCTTCGCAAGGCGCAAGAGTCCATCGCCCAGGAGCACATCGTTCCTCTGCGGGTGCTCTTCCCCCAGGCAGGTTCTGCGAGCTCGGATCCGTACACCACCGTCTCCCTCGACTCCTGGAAGTCGCGCATGGAGGGGGAGATTGCCAAGTGGAAGTACGACAACAACTACATCCCCATCCTACCGCTCCCCATCGGGAACGAGACCATCGGTGGGGATGGTAAGGCGCTCGGTCTCTACCAGGAGATGGACGTCTGGTCGAAGCAGATTGTCGTGGGTATGGGCGTGCCTCAGGAGTTCGTCTTCGGAGGGATGACCTACTCCGGCTCCAACGTCTCCATGCGAATGCTGGAGAACATGTTCATCGGGTACCGCACCGACCACGAGAACATGCTGAACCAGTTCGTCATCAAGCGCATCGCCAACTTCATGGAGTGGACTCCCGTGAAGGCGCACATGCGTCGCTTCAAGATGGCTGATGACCTGCAGCGCTCCACCCTCTACTTCCAGCTCAACCAGGCGCAGAAGATTTCCGACCAGACTCTCCTCAACGAGGTGGACCAGGATCCACTGGTCGAGGACGAGCGGAAGAAGTTGGAGCTCTCGAAGCAGCTTGAGTACCAGCGGAAGATGCAGCTCTCCCAGGCCAACACCCAGGCCGAGGTCGCTGCCATCCAGATGAAGGCTCAGATGGCCGCCCAGCAGCAACAGGCAGCCGCCATGGGCCAGCAGCCGGGTCAGCCGCAACCCGGAGCACAGCCTGGGGGCCAGCCCGGGGCGGACCCCAATGCCGCAGCCGGCGGTGCCCCCCAGACGGGCCAGCAGGGCGAAATGGTGCCCGGCCAGCAGGTGGACCCTGCCATGCCCCAGGGAAGCACCGTGTCGCAGGAGAACGCCCAGCAGGCCCCTCAGGACGGCATTCCCCAGGAGGCTCAGAGCCCCCTCACTATGGGTCTCAAGGGCGGTGGTATGAATCTCCTGTACCTGGCCAAGCGTGCCGCCAATGCGCTCAAGGACCAGGACAAGATGACCCAGATGATGGAGCTCAACCGGATGAAGGCCACCAATCCGCAGCTCTACATGCTGGTCATCCAGATCATCAACAGCAAGCAGGGCTCACAAGAGAACCCCATGGACGCCTCTCAGTCCCCCTTGCCCGAGCAGAAGCCTTCGCGTAGAGCAGCATCAGTTGGTGTGTGAGCTCGCGTAACTCAAGGGTAGAGTGCTCTCGGTACTAGGCCGAAAGAAGTGCGGGTTCGAATCCCGTCGCGGGTGCTTGACACGAAGTTCTGAAGGGCTAGGTTCTTCCCCATGATCGACAGCGCCCTAGTCTGAAGCTGAGCTGACGCACTACGTGGTGGTGCGCAGGGACCTGCCTACGGGCACGGCTCTCGCGCAGACCGTCCACGCGGCCGGAGAGACTTCCCCAGGGAACCTCCCCGACCACACCTACGCCGTAGTCCTTGCCGCTGAACACGAGGAAGCCCTCCTCAAGCTTGAGCTGCGTCTGCAGCTCGCTGGCATCCCCCACAAGGTCATTCGAGAACCGGACTCGCCCTGGAACAACCAGGCGATGGCCATCGGCATTGTGCCGTGTGGTCGCTCAACGGTGCGGAAGGTGCTCTCGCACCTGCCGCTCTACAGGTAGGAGTGCGCCATGAAGCTGGACAGAGAGAAGCTGCGTTCGGAGTTGAAGACCATCATCCCCGAGATACGGGCTTTGAAGAAACTCCAGAGGGAGAGTCATCAGCCAAACTACGGATACCGCGAGCACTACCGGAGACTTCATCTGAAGAAGCAGACCAACTTGCTCTGTACGCTTCTGGCGCACTCGCGTGGGCACATCCATAGGAAGGGTATGACCCTAGAAGAGCAGGCTGCGCTGATGGCCGAGAAAGCCTCGACCTACGTGCGCCCCCAGGAATCAGCCGTAGCTGCTTAGGGCGCCCCCCTGCGACCCCACCACCACCATCCACCGCCACCACCAAGAAGAACCAGGACTACGACGATGATGAGTATCAGTTCGAGGCTCATGGTGGAGACATATGGAGCATCTTCCGCGCCACTCCGAACTGCTGGCAACTACTAGGGCGAAGAAAGCCTTCCATCAAGATGATAGCTAACAAAAGCTGCACGGGGACTTGTCCACCGACTTCCCCGTGCAGCTAGTTGTTCCTCGACTACTTGTCCTTCGGCGGAATCTGGAGACCGAAGAGGAACCCAGGACCATTGCCCTCGGGATCCTGAGAGACCTCGATCTTCGACTTGTCATCCAAGGTGAAGAAGGGGAATCCGTCCTTGTTGACCCCCGTCTTCACGATGGTCCGCCCTTCCAGGCCCTTCATGTACTTCTTCATGAACGTGTTGTCGTCCATGTCAGTCGTCCCGGTCAGGCATGTTCTCGGGAGGGTACTCCTCCTCGTCGGAACCCTCCTCCGCCGCGATGGCCTCGTCCTCGTCGTCCTTGTCGTCGTCGTCTTCGTCTGGTCCACGCATGTTAATGCTCCGTCTCCAGGATCGAGACATGGCGCTTCTCCGCCTTCTCGATCAGGTCCTTGATGTACGTCTCGACACCCTTCGCCTTCACCTGCTTCTTCAGCATGCTGCGCAACGCCTTGGCCTGCTCCCTCGTCTTCCGAAGCTTCTTCTCCAGCTTCAGATTCTTCTCGTGCAACTCCATGATGCGGGCTGCCATCTCGATTATGAACTGCTCTCGTTCTGCTCTGTTCATGGTTATCGACCCTCGATTGGGAAGTACTGCTTCATGAGTGCCACTCTTCTGTAGATGTCCTGATACGATTGACTCAACTCGGCTACTTGCTTCAGGAGCTCCGATGGTGCTCCTTGAGCTGAGAGGCGTTGGTAGAAGATGTAGAACGTCTTCCACCCTTCCAGCGCGTACTCCTCTTCTGCTGCTACATCCTTGTGGAAGACCGGTTCAGCAACGTTGATGCTCATCCGGACCTCCCATTCAACTGCGCGTCACACGCGGCACAGAATTGTGGTTCTTCATCACCTGGGTCGTTGTTGAGGACGTAGTCGATGACACATCCGTAGTGGAGGGATGCCTCTTCGTCCCCGTTGTCATCGGGATCTTCGATGACCATTGGTCGCCCACTCTTGGCACCGAAACCGGATACTCCTGGCGTCATGTGGAGGCACAGGTCTCCCACCACGATGGGCAACTGACAGTAGGTACAGAGAAGTTCCTGGATGACGACAGGTTCCCTCCTCGGTGCTGCAGCCTCCTCAGCGTAGAATTGAGGAGGAGCAAACGGTAGATTCCACTCAGCCATGCTGCCTCCTGAGAATGAGTTGAAGGAAGGACGACTGCCACCCGCATCTGGTGCAGCCGGCAATGAATCCAGGTTCGCCCTCATCGGGCTGACTTGATTGAAAGAAACCTGGGATCCACCTTTCGATTCGAGTTTCTTTGTCGGTGATGAAGGTGCTTTTCAGGCACGCATCACACTCCCAACCAGCTTGTTGATCCTGCATCCCTACGAGCCACTGAGTCATGAGAGAGCAGGTGCCGCAGTCGAAGGCCCTTCCACACAATCCCGGAATGGGAGTGCCATCGATGATAGGCCTCATCTTCTTGTCGAACCTCCCACCGTGAGCTTGGAAGTAGAGTGGGCAGAAAGCGGTCTTGGTTGGGTCCGACATTTCAACCTTCGATAGAGACCCAGAGAAGGATGAGCCTCTGATGGTAGATGATGAGGATTTGCAGAATGAGCGCCGTGACGAAGAAACTCACTCGTCTTTTTCCTCAGGCTCCTCTGGAACTGGCTCATCATTCACGGCCCCGTTGAGGGCGTCGTCGTTTTCTTCTTCCCACATTTCGTTCTGCGTCATGATGACTCTCTTGGCTAAATATCGACGAGAGTGTCGACACTGCCTTATGCCAAAAGACTCACAACTTTCGTTGACCGTGTGGTGGTGCGGTTGTACTCTCGATCTGCTCGGACCAGCGCCGAATACCTTCCTTGCGCGAAGGTAGGCTCCCCGAGTTCATAGTCGTACTCCCATTGCGCATGGTGAGAAGTACATGGCTGACACCCAGACGCCTGAGCATTCTTTTGAAGTTCTGAAGACGAATACGCTCAAGGCGATTCAGTCCTACTTTCCCTACGAAGGTCGCAAGCAGCGTCTCGTAGTCGAGAACCTTCGAGTTGATGACCACCTCTCCTCGGACGACATCGGCAGTCAGTCGGACGCCAAGGACAAAGAAGGTACTTGGGGCTGCCCCATCAAGGCGGACGTCAAGCTCATCGATGTTGCAACCGGCAAGGTCATCGACACCAAGAAGGGCACAACCCTCGCTCGCCTTCCCAAGCTCACCAACAGGTACGGCTACATCGTCGGTGGGAACGAGTACCAAGTCGATCACCTCTTCCGGCTGAAGTCCGGGGCCTACACTCGCGTTCAGGACAATGGTGACCTGGAGACCGAGTACAACATGAAGAAGGGTATCAACGGTCGCGGCTTCTCCGTGAAGCTCGACAGGTTGAAGAAGACCTTCGATCTCAAGTTGGAGAACACTCACGTCCCATTGTACCCGGTTCTCAAGTCGATGGGAGTGTCAGACGACCAGCTTCAGGAGCAGTGGGGCAAGGAGATCTTCGAGGCCAACAAGCCGAAGAACGATGCTCGCTTCCACTCTGCCCTCAAGAAGTTCTGGGACAAGACGAGCGAGGAGGGTGCTGCGGCTCCTACAGATTCGGCGGCTCTGGCGCAGCACGTCATCAACATCTTCGACCAGACTGCCATCCACCCAGACTCGACCAAGATCACTCTGGGGCAGTCCTTCCACAAGGTTGACGGGCAAGCCCTGGCCTTGGGAGCCATGAAGGTGTTGGGTGTTTCACGTGGAACACTCAAGCCCGATGACCGAGACAGCCTGGCCTTCAAGGAGGTTGCCTCCATAGAGGACTTCATCCCGGAGAAGATTGAGCGCAACGCCAAGTCCATCAAGGGACGTCTGCGCTCCATGGTGGAGAACAAGAAGACCATCAGCGAGATTCTCTCTCCTGACCTCTTCAACAAACCCATCAGGGAGTTTTTCTCCAAGGGTGGTGGAGTCTGCGAACGCTCGGACCAGACGAACCCGCTCCAGATGCTGTCCGCCAACAGGAAGACGACTCTGATGGCAAAGGACTTCGGCGGTATCAAGAGCGACCAGACCCTCACCCCTGAGATGAAGGTGGTCAACGCGAGTCACTTCGGCTTCTTGGATCCGATGCACACTCCAGAGTCGGAGAAGACCGGCATCACTCTTCACCTGGCCGCCAATGTGCGCAAGGTGGGAAAGGACTTGGAGGCTCCGGTCTTCAACACGCATACAGGCAAGGAGGAGTACCTCAAGGTTGCTGACTTCCACAGCGCCATGGCCGTCCTGCCTGACCAGGTGAAGTGGGTTGGTGGAAAGCCTGTCCCTATCTCCCACGATGTGAAGGTGAAGCTCCCCAATGGGGAAATCGCTGTGCGTCCCTACAAGGATGCTCAGTACGTCATGCCCTCCTCAAAGGGTCTCTTCAACTACGCCTCGAACATGGTCCCGTTCCTGCCATGCAACAACGGCAACCGTGTGTCGATGGCGGACAAGCAGATGGAACAGGCCATCGGTCTGAAGCACCGCGAAGAGCCTCTGGTGCAGACTAAGACCGACTCGCTCGACCCCGAACACACCTTCGAGAAGCTGGTGGGTCACTTCACAACGGCTCGGTCTCCAGTCGAAGGAAAGGTCATCTCCATCAAGGATGGGATGATTCACGTCCAAGGGAAGGACGGCAAGACGGAGGTTCACCTCTACAACCACTTCCCCACCAACGATCCCAAGGGAATGCTGCACTCTACTCCACTCGTGCAGGTTGGGGATGCAGTGAAGAAGGGGCAGGTTCTCGCTGACTCGAACTACACGAAGAATGGGACGCTCGCCACTGGCACCAATCTTCGAGTCGGCTACGTCCCCTACAAGGGCTACAATTTCGAAGACGGCATCGTCATCTCGGAGTCTGCCGCGAAGAAGCTCACCAGTGAGCACCTCTACAAGAAGAACGTAGAGATTGACCCGGACTCGGACCACATCTCCAAGGACAAGTTCCGCGCCTACTCCCCAGTCAAGGCTTCCGCGATGACCAAGGAGCAGTGGGACAGCATCGACGACGACGGAGTCATCAAGCCAGGGACCCGGGTCCTCCCTGGGCAAATCATGGTGGCGGCCATCGGTAAGAACGTGGCTACCAAGCTGACCCACTCATGGGGAGCTCTCGGGAAGCGCGCCATCAAGCCCTACAAGGACAAGAGCTTGGTCTGGGACGAGGACCATGTCGGCGTTGTGACGAAGGTCGTGAAGGAGTCGGGTGGGCGTGGGGTGAAGGTCTACGTGAAGACCGAGGAGTCTGCACTCATCGGTGACAAGATGTCGGGGCGCCACGGCAACAAGGGTATCATCACCCAGATTCTGCCTGACCACGAGATGCCTTTCACCACGGATGAGAAAGGGGAACGTCAACCTCTCCAGGTCCTCCTCAATCCGTCAGGTGTTCCTACCCGCATGAACGTAGGGCAGCTACTAGAGACGGCAGCAGCGAAGATTGCCGAGAAGACAGGTAAGCCCTACATCGTCAACAACTTCGCAGGCCCAGGTCACGACTACCGTCAGCAGGTGCTGGATGACTTGAAGAAGCACGGCCTCAAGGACGAAGAACACGTCTTCGATCCCAATGACCCGAAGCGGTCCATCGGGTCGGTGTTGGTCGGGCATCAGTACATGTTGAAGATGGTGCAGCAGGTCGAGAAGAAGCTCACTGCGCGCGGTGGTGGGACCGACGTGCAGGGGAAGGCACTGGCCTACGACTCCGACATGCAGCCCACCAAGGGCGGTGAGCGTGGTGGTCAGGGCTTCGGGCAGTTGGAGATGTACTCCCTGCTTGGCCATGATGCGCGCCACAACATCCGCGAGATGGCGACCTACAAGTCGGACATGCAGGATGCCAACTTCTGGTCGATGGTGCAGAACGGGAAAGAGCCACCACCCCCAGTGCCGTCGTTCGCCTACAACAAGTTCGTGGCCATGCTGCGTGGAGCTGGACTCAACGTCACCAAGGAAGGCACTGGAGTCCGCCTTGTTCCGATGACGAACAAGGAGATTCTCCACCAGGCAGGGAATGGTCACAACCAGATCAGCGATGCCTCCAAGACGCTGCTCTCGAAGAACTTGAAGCCTGTGCCAGGGGGGCTCTTCGACCCCTACCTCACTGGTGGTATCGGTGGTGACAAGTGGTCCTACATGAAGCTGTCGGAGCCAGTTCCAAATCCGATGTTCTGTGGGGAGAATGTGAAGCCGGGTCCAGTGCCTGTGCTTCTCGGACTGAAGATTCAAGAGCTCGATGAGGTGATGCACGGCAAGCGCACCATCGACGGGAAGACTGGTGGGCATGCTGTCGAGGCCGCCCTCAAGAAGGTGGACGTCGATAAGGAGATCACGAAGCTTCGGACGGACCTTCCTTCCCTCAAGGGTTCGACCCTGGATCGGAGCAACAAGAAGTTGAAGTACCTCCTTGCCCTCAAGGACCAAGGCCTCAAGCCGCACGAGGCCTACATGATGCACAACATCCCCATCCTCCCGCCGAAGTTCCGCCCTGCAACGGCGACCCCTTCTGGTGATGTTAGCTACGCCCCCATCAACGGTCTCTACAAGAACATCTCCCTCATCAACGATGAGCTGAAGAACTTCGACAGCAAGACGTATTCGGAGGAGCACAAGGAGCCGTTGCGGTTGCAGCTCTGGGACTCCGTGAAGGCTCTTCAAGCGGTGGGCAATTACAAGCCGGTCTATGACATGGACCAGAAGGGAGCTCGTGCGCTCCCAGGTATTCTCGACATCATCGGCCATGGAGGCATTGAGGGGCAGCCAAAGGAGGGCTACTTCCAGAGCAAGCTGGTGAAGCGCAAGCTCGATCTCTCCATGCGCTCGACCATCGTGCCCGAGCCCAACCTCCACATCGACGAGATGGGGGTTCCCAAGGGAGCGGCGATGGAGTCCTACAAGCCGTTCGTTGTGGCGCAGCTCCATCGATGGGGGCAGACCGCCTTGGCTGCTCAGGACGAAATCAAGAGGGACACTCCGCTGGCCACCAAGGCACTGGAGAAGGTCTTCGAGGACCGCCCCATCCTCATCAAGAGAGATCCGGCTCTCCACAAGTTCTCGGTCATGGGGTTCAGGCCTAAGCTGGTAAGTGGCAAGGCCATTCAGATCCACCCTTTGGTGTGCGGTGGGTTCAACGCCGACTTCGATGGTGACACCATGGCCGCTACCATTCCCCTCTCCAAGGCGGCCGTGGAGGAGGCCAAGAAGATGTTCCCGTCCAAGAACCTCTTCAACCCAGGAAGTGGAAGGGTGATGTACGTCCTGGACCAGGAACAAATTCTTGGTCTCCACTATATGACTCAATGGGGGAAGCAGACCGACAAGAAGTTTGGAACGATCGATGAGGTGAAGAAGGCACTCTCGAAGCACGAGATCGAGCCCACCGACATCATCTCCCTCAAGGATGCCCAGAAGCCGACCACTGCCGGTCGCTTGATGTTCGCAGCGACTCTTCCTTCCGGCTTCTCGGAGAACAAGGACATCCTGCACAACCCCAAGCTGGACATCACCAAGAAGTTCCTGGCTGACAACATCGCCACCAATCTGGCGAAGAACCACGTCAACCACTACGCCACTGCCATCGATGGGTTGAAGGATCTGGGTAACGAGTGGTCCTACAAGCTTGGAGTCTCTTTCGGCTTGAAGGACTTCGCCGTTCTTCCTGAGCGGGATGCCATCCTCAAGGACGCTACCAAGGATGCGGCACACGCGACCAAGACGTTGAAACCGGGGACGGAGCTCGACAAGAGGCTCATCGAAATCTACTCCAAGGCAACGGACAAGATTGACGCTGCAGCCAAGTCCAGCCTTGGTCGAAGTGACAACCGACTTGGACGGATGGTCTTCACCGGAGCTCGTGGAAAGTCGGAACAGCTCCGCCAGATGATTGCTGCACCGATGTTGGTGCAGGATGGTCTCAATAGGACTCTCACGACTCCAGTGATGAGGTCCTTCTCGGAGGGACTGGACCTGGGTGAGTACTGGTTGACGCAGAGCGGGGCTCGTAAGGGCACTCTTCAGCGTTCATCGGGTACTAGAGATCCGGGTGCGGCCTCCAAGGAGATTCTCAACTCGACGATGTCCACCCTCATCACTTCCAATGACTGCAAGACGACGCAGGGCATCTTGCTGGACGTGAGTCACCCCGACATCCATGACAGGTTCCTAGCAGCCCCCTACAAGCTGAAGGACGGGGTGACCGTGAGAGAGGGGACACTCCTCACTCCTGAAATCACCGGCAAGCTGCGTGATCAGAAAGTCCTGGTGCGTTCCCCGCTCAAGTGTCAACACGGAGACGGCATCTGTGCCAAGTGTTTCGGCCTGAACGAGCGTGGGGTTCCACACGATGTTGGAACCAGTATCGGTGTTCTCGCTGGTCAGTCATTGGGAGAACGTGCGACCCAGCTTTCCATGAACGCCTTCCACACAGGAGGAGTCGCTTCTGGTGCCGGTTCTGAATCAGTGGACATGTTCACACGACTCAAGCAAATCCTGGGCATGCCGAAGAAGCTGAAGAACCAAGCTACCATCTCTCAATCCTCTGGGAAAATTACCCAAGTCTCCAAGGATGCCGCAGGCGGAGTGAACATCACCATCAATGGAATTGGCCACAAGGTAGATACTGCCCTTGTGAACCCGAAGATGGTAGTAGGTACTGAGGTGAGGAAGGGGGAGGCTCTCTCTGGAGGACACATCAACCCTCTCCATCTTCTCAGCGTCACCAAGGATATTCATGCGGTCCAGAACTACATGACCAACGAACTTGATACCCTCTACAACAAGGAAGGTGTCCGCCGACGCAACGTGGAAGTCGTCGTCCGTGCGCTCACCAACCTCACCAAGGTGAAGGACCCAGGCCACAGCGACTTCATTCATGGAGATGTTGCTCCCCGCTCGGTGGTTGAAGAGTACAACCGGACGCTCTCCAAGGGGCACAGGCCCATCGAGCACGAGCCCATTCTGAAGGGCATCACGGAGATACCGTCTCAGTCTTCCAACTGGCTGGGCCGGCTCAACTTCCAGGAGCTCCATTCCACGGTGCAGCAGGCGGCGGCCATGGGATTGAAGTCGGACCTTCACGGGAGCCACCCCATCCCCGGTATGGCCAGAGGGAGTGAGTTCGGTCTTCCACCTCCTGAGTTGAAGGCCAAGAAGCCCTACGTCTACTAGTTGGAGTTCTTTGTGGCCCCTATCAGCTCCAAGACTCGCGCCGCATATGTCCACCAGGCGAAGATCATCGACGTCAACATCGCTAACTGGACCGTCTCCGTGGCGACCCAGTTCGCTGACAAGCCGTTGACTGACATCCCCTTCGCGGTCCCGTACCTTCACCCCAACAACGGAGAGGGCATCTACTTCATGCCCGAGGTTGGGTCGGTCTGTTGGCTCTGTGAGCCCTCTGATGGGAACAAGCCCTTCGTGTTGGCGTGGGCTCCTCCCTCCGTAGATGGCACTGGGCAGTTCCGAGCTCATCGCCAGGATTTGAGCCCAGGAGACATCTGGCTGGGGACTCGTGACGAAAACTTCCTGATTCTTCGAAGAGGTGGGGTCGTCCAGATTGGTGGGACAGGTCTCTGTCAAAGGCTGTTCCTGCCCATCAACAACACCATCAAGGACTTCTGTGAGAACTACTCGCTCAACACCATCGGGGGCGACTTGGAGTGGGTCGTCAAGAGGGTGGAAACAGACACGACGGGAGACCGTCCTGCTCTTCTGACGTTGAGCGCCAAGGCTTTTGCGAATGACGAGCAGCCCATCGCCACTCTCAAAATCGGTTCCCACGATGGAGACAAGAAGACTATTCTATCCCTTGCGATTCATGCGTCAGGTGCGCAGGGAGCTGATACCGTCATCAGTCTCAAGATGACCAACGAAGGAAACGTCATCTGGGAAGTTGAGAAGGACGTGAGCTTGACCATCAAGGGGAAGGTGACCGTTGATGCCAAGGGCGAGGTGAAGTTCACTGCTGGCAACAAGTTCACTCTCGACGTGAAAGACAAGTTGGCCCTGAAGGCGAAGGGCATTGACGTGGACGCAGGTGGGAAGAACATCGACGTCAAGGCGGACAAGGTGACGGTCGCAGCCGAGGTCATCGTGAACAGCGGAGTCAAAGGGGTGTGGCTTGCTGATGACGCCTTCATCTCTTGGATCGCCACGCACACTCACACGTCAGCGCCTACTGGAAGTCCCACTTCTCCTGCGGTTCCTCCGTATTCTGCAGTTCCAGGGACAAGTTACGCCACGATGTTGAAGGCTAAGTGAGGAGCATCAGATGAACCTGTACCTCGACGAACTTCCCGAGCTCGATGATGGATTCCGCAAGATGGCCGGGTTCGCCACCAGGCTCTCTGAGACCCCTGAGAACTGGCCCCAGGAGCTCACCAGCGAGCTCTACAAGCAGCTCCCCTACCTGTCGGACTACGACGTCAACGTGAACCTGGATCGCGTGGAGCCCAACCGTGGCTTCGCCTTCGGGTACGCCGACGTGGCCAACAAGACGGAGCGGCCCGAGGTGGAGCACGAAGAGACCGGTCTGCCCCACATTCGCATCCCCATCGTGGTGATGGAGCGGGCGGCCAAGCCTTTCTCCATCTTCCTCGACGGTGAGAAGGTGATGCCTCTCACCGAGGAGCGCATCCGGGAGACTCTCTTCAACCCGGCCACCTTCGACCTCTCCACCTCCCCTCCCAGGGACCCGAGTCTCGTCGAGGCGACCATGCCCCCTCAGCGTTCCGGTATGGGTATGGGTGGTGAGTACAAGATGGCTTCTGCTGACCTCGCCCGACTCAGCCCTGAGGAGCGTTTCGTTTACGAAGCGCAGATGGAGAAGAGGGCCTTGATCGGGGCTGATGATCTCGTCGGTGGGGCCATCGGCTACCACTACGGAAAGAAACAGAGAAAGCGTGGGGAAGAACACACCTTCGGAGTCCCACAAGTGGCGAGCGCCTTTGTTCCAGGAGGCCTCGGCTACCAGTTTGGTCGCTACTTGGGGCACAACGACCGCGATACCGTAAAGGGGAGCGACAAGGAGAAGAAGAGTGAAGCCACCCCTGCGGAACTGGCGGCGCATGACAGGGCCGTCATCCGTCTTGGGAATGAAGATCCAGTTCACAGATTCACGAACCACCCAGCCACCGCTCCGGTGATTGGGGCTCTTGTTGGTGGTGCTGCCGGGTTTAATGAGTTCGGAAATCCCCGTGCGGCCCTCGGTATGGCCGGTGTTGGTGCAGCAAGCGCCTATGCTGGAAGCAAGCTCGGGAAGTACATCGGTACGGCAGGGGCGCGTACTGAGACGATGAGGAACCTCGCCAAGAAGCACAACCCCAAGTACGTCAAGTACCTGGCCGAAGAGATGGAGAAGAAAAGCTCTCTTCTTCTCGCCATCGCACCGACTCTTCGTGAGCGGGACGTCGAAGCCTTCGTGGACAAGGTGGCCAACGACCAGACCCTCATCGCCGGCTTCAAGCGCAGCGGCATCTCTCCTGTGCTGGTGGAGGCCTTCGAGAACACCAAGAGGGCTTCGGCTGAGGACAGGCTCGATGCACTGGCGGACTCGGTGGAGCCCACCGTGGTGACCTTCCAGAAGCTCCCTGGTGGGGACTTCCTGGTGAAGAGCGCCAACGTCCACGCCTTCATCGAGAAGACTGCAGAGGGGGAGGTCGTCCCTGGGCAGGAGGTGGGGCAGGCCATCGGGCAGGGGCAGGCCCAGGCGATGCAGCCTGGTCAGACGGCCACGGCAGTCTCCGAGCCGGTCCCAGAGGAGGCAGTCGAACCTCAGGAGAAGTCCAACGTGAAGCCGGTGGAAGAGTTCGGTCAGTACAAGACCTTGGACTCCATGGGCAACAGCGTCATGGGACATGTCTTCCCAACTACCCTCTCCTGGGACGGCTCCTTCAGCGAGCAGCCCATCGCGCTCTTCACGAATGGTTCCGCCTACGCCATGCAGGACTCCATCCTGGGTGAGCTCGTCGGTAAGGGGACCAATCTTCCAGATGATGAGCCACGTGGGGACGGGGCCTTCTACAAGGTGGAAGGTGGAGATGCGGTAGCAACTGGACCTGTCACAATCGGATCCAGTGCAGCGGGGCCGGACGGGCTACCGCATCTCCAGGCGACGGACTCCTTCGGCAATGCTCTGCAAATCATCCAGATGGAGGGCCTCACGGAGCCCCAGCGCATCAGCGACATCGAGATGGCCATCCCGAAGAGCTGGAAGTTCATGAGGCTCAACAACCAGACCCAGCTCCAGGGTGGTGGCGGTGAGGAACAGTCTGAGACGACTGAGGCTGGAGGGATGAAGGAGGTGCAGGCCTCGGCCACCCTCTTCTTCAATGGCAGCTACAACATCGAGGGGCAGTGCGGACTGGAGAAGATCTCCGAGTCCCTGCGCTACGACCTCGATCCTGTGTCGGCGGAGTTCATGCTCGGCGTCCTGGGCGTGGACGGTGCCACCGCCAAGATGAAGGTGGCCGAGGCCCGCAGGTACGGCCATGTGAAGCTGGCCAACCTGAAGACCATCACCACCATGGGAGAGCGCTACACCACCTCGGTGAAGACCGCCTCGGCCCTCCTGCGACAGATGCCCGACCTGAGGAGGAACCTCATCAAGGAGGCTGCCGCGCTTCAGGACGAAGGCACGGTTGACAACATCCTCGCGCTCAACTTCATCAACCCGGAGAACCTCTCCACCTTCATCAGCTACATCCCCAACCTGGAAGAGACTTCCGAGAAGTTGGCGGAGATGCTCCTCTACTCCTACCTCGGTATGAAGGAGATCGGCGAGGGAGCGGTGGAGCACGCCATGAAGGGACTGGAAGAGGTGCTGGTGGGTCTGAAGTCCCTGGCTCAGACCGAGGGCTGACATGCGGCATCCCGCTGAGTACTACATCCGGTCTCTCATCATTCGGGACCCTACCCTGACGGATGCCCAGATCCTCCGGGAGCTGGAGCAGAGGGGCTTCCTGGAGCCGCAGACGACCTACCTGGGCTTCCTGCGCCAGGAACTCGCAGCAACCCCACCACCGCAGGTGTTCGACCCCTTCAACCGGCAGCATCGCCCCTCGATGCAGTACCTGAGGGACCAGCAGGTGTACGAGATGTTCTTCCCCACTCCTGGAGTGGAGGAGGCACAGAACTACCTGTCAGACCCCAACAAGAGGATGCAGGTCGAACAAGTCATCCTCTCTCGGGTCAACATCAAGATGGTGCTTCCTAAGGTGAACAGGAAGCACGACTGGTTCCTCACTGAAGAAGGCATCATCAGCTACCGCCACTTCTTCTGGAACCTGAAGCTCCTCACCTTCGATCAATGGGGACGGTACCTGTACGAGCGCAGTGCGCTCTACGCCAGGTACATGGCGCTCCTGCAGTCGGACACCAAGCTGGCGCTCTTCCATCTCAGGTTGGACCAGCAGATCGACTCCAAGAGGATGATTCAGAGGGCGCAGGAGATTGCCTACTTCTCCCTCGAAGAGGTGAATCAGATTCCTGGAGTGAGCTCGGACAAGATCAAGGCCATCGGCATCTTGGGCAAGGCCATCACCGACTGTCACAACGCCCTCTCCACTTCCGACATGGCGCTCTCTGGAGTTCTGAAGGAGTTCGAGAAGTTCCGCATGGAGCACCCGCTCGCCCCTCCTCCCAACATCCACACTCTCTCTCCAGGAAGCAACTACTCGGGTAGTGGAATCAACTCCGAGGAGAAGGACGGGGTCAACTGACATGCATCCTCGGACTCTGTCAGCCTTCCAGAACGAGATGCGGAAGATGGCTTACGTGTCGTCTTCCGCCAAGCTCCTTGAAGTTGATGGAGTCCCGTTGTTGGAGAAGTACCTGGATCGCCAGGCCATGGAGAAGCTGTCCAAGGCAGAGGACGACGATGGTTTCAACTTCTTCGAGCGCCACCCCAAGAAGATTCTTGGTGGTGCAGCACTTGCTGCAGGGACGGGGCTGTACCTCCTGAGCAGACGTAAGACTCCCAAGGTTCAGCCGAAAACGGTCCTGGAAGAGGCCAAGCAGGCGACGCACCCCGTAGCAGAGTCCCTACCGACGCCTTCAGTCCCCAAGGCCAGGGTTGAGGCGGTACTTCCCAAGTCCTCTCCCAAGGCCCCAGCGAAGCCTGGGAAGCAGGTAGAGGTGATGCTTCAGGGGAAGCCCGTCAAGCTCACCACGGAACGAAGTGAGCACGATTGGGTGGCAAGGGGACCGAATGCCGATAAGCCCCGAGTTGAGGGCTATCGACGAGACTCCAAAGCCCCAGTTCCTCGCCACCCCAGGGGACGGCATTTGAATCTTCAGGATGCATCCAAGATGGAGCGCCCACTCGAAGATGAGCAGGTACTTCTGAAGAAGTTCGGAATGGCCCGGCTTGCTTCTTTGGGGGCCATGTTCTACGTAGGTTCTTGAGGTAGCTCTATGCCCTGGATCGAGAAGAACAGCGAGACCAACGAAGTCGCGTCCCCCAACGACATCAGGTCGAAGACTCTGGACCATGCACGTGAAGAGGGACTGCCGGTCATCACCAAGGAGGTCGAGGCCGGCACCAAGCCCTTCGACCCTATCCAGTTTCAGCCCGTGAAGAGCCCCGGCATCTACGACGCGGAGTTCGGCGTGAAGGGTGCCGACGTCATCTTCCACTTCTGGCCCTCCGGTTACCACGTCGCTCAGAGACGTGGAGTGGTGACGCCGAGGTTCAAGCAGGGGTTCGAGCTCGCCCTTCGACGCACCATGGGGGACGTGTTCGACACCAACCGTGTCTTCATCGACGAGGACAAGGACATGGGGGCGCTCTTCGTGAAGGCCAGTGGGTGGGGCGAGGCCCAGTTCCACCGGGACCTCTGCATCAAGGCCTGCGAGAAGCTTCACGCTGCCATGGGTGGCGAGCCGGGCTGAGGGCTAAGAAACTGGGGTACGTCCCCAGTCCCCTACTGCTACAGCAGGCCGACTACGGAATTGCGAGCTGGTAGAGTCGGTCCAAGACGAGCTTCTCCTGCTCCGAGTTGAACTCCACCACAGTGCTGGTCTTGCAGAGCCCAAAGGGACCTACAGCTCCCTTGCCCTGCTCGCCCCAGTCCGAGGTCTCACGTCCCACCTTCACGCCACCGGCCAGGGACTTGAGAAGCTTGTAGATGAGCCTCCCCAGCTTCCTGTTGTCGATGTCGTTCGGAGTAGAGCTCCACATCCGGTAGTTGATGAGGAACTCTGCAATCGGCTTCCTTACTCGTGTCATTGTTTGGTCCCTTCAGAGCCGCAACAAATAGAGACGGAATTGTCTCTACAACCTTATGCCGAAGCGTGGTGCAGAGTTGCTACCACGAGTTCCAGAACCGAATGATGGTGACGTCCTTCGGTAGCTTCGCGATGTCTACCTCGAAGCCTTCCTGGGAGTCGTCGTTGAACGGCCGGACGCAGCCGCGCTTCTCCAAGTCTACCTCGACTCCGGCTTCGTCAGGATCGCAGTGACCGAAGAACTCCCGTACCTCTTCGGGCGCCTCGATTGAAGCAGCATCACACGCATCCCAAATCCTCTTCATCGCCTTGAACTTCTCGTCGGGCGGCCTGAAGCCGACGACGTGCGTACTCATTCCCATTTAGCTCTCCTCCAGAAAGTCTTGTTCGAGTTGCTTCTGTGCAGTGAAGAGTCGTTCGATGTTCTTCTTCGCCAGTATCATGTCGTTCCCCAGTGTGACGACCTGGGACCTCAAGATGAACAGCACCCGTACAACAGCCTCGGGTACGGTGGTCGCGCATCGCTGGCAGAGACAGATGGGCATCTCCATCTTTCTCCACTCTACCGTGTCGATGTAGACCTTCTTGTCGCAGCATAGGCACGGCATCTTGCTATCGAGTGGCATGCGCCCTCACGAGTTTCTTGGTGTAGGCCAGTCGGTGGAGATACCCGCTGTGGCTCGTAGTGGAGTCTTTCCCGTCAACAACGAGTCCAAACTGTTGAATGGCTTCGAGATGGTCGTGAGTCCCATAGCCTTTGTTCTGCCTCCAGCCGTAGTCAGGCAACCCTTGGCTGGTTCTCTCCTTGGCGTAGTCGATCATCATCGTGTCCCGAAGGTGCTTCGCGATGATGCTGGCGGCGCTGACCTGCTTGTACTTGTCGTCCGCCTTGGGTTCGACGACCTGTTCTCCTGCCCAACTCCGTACGGGGCTGCTGCCGTCCACGTAGAGGATGTCGGGCTTGGCGATGGTGAGGTCTGCCAGCGCCCTAGTGTAGGAGAGCTGGAGGCCCACTCCTGGGCCGTACTGGTCGAGCTCCCAGGGCCAGGCGTGCCCGACACCGAAGTCGAGTACTACTTGGCACAGCAGGGGGTACAGCATGCCTCTCTGAGCCTCTGTGGTCTTCTTCGAGTCACGCACCCCAGGGGGCAGCAGGGGCACGGCAGAGTCTCTCAGGAGGGCTACGACGGTGATGACAGGGCCTGCGAGGGCACCCCATCCGACTTCATCAACAGAGCCCCCCGCGAATGACATCACGGGGGGCTACCTCCTTCTTAGTGCGGGGCATCCGTTCCTTTCACGGTGATTCGTTCTGCTCGTTTCCCATCTTGCGTTTCACGATGACTTGTACGACGAGGGAGGTAGGTTTGATGGAGACCGCATTTCCCGGTACACAGTTGTTCTTGGTGAGCCACTTCTGGAAGATGTTCCATATCTCAAGAGCCACTTTCCCGTTGACTTTCTCTGGCCAGTAGAGCTTCAGCCCGTAAACGAGTGGGTTGACAGTGCCCACGACTTCATAGACCATCTCTTGGTCCAGGGCGCCTCCTGTTGACTCGCAGAATGCAGGAACCCACGCCAGAGGCGGTGGCACTCTTGAGGGCTTCATGACAGTAGTCTCCAGTGAAGAGTACAAGAGACTCGACAACGACGTCGTCATCTCTGAGAGCGGGCAGCCAGAGCCGAAGGAAGAATGGGACTACGAGCCAGTAGTTGAGGTGGACCCGGATGAGCTGGAACTGCAGAAAGGCAGCGAGCTCGTCTACATCTCTCCCTCCCGCTTTGTCGAGTTCGCCATCACGGTTCCCGACAAGGTGCTGCAGAAGCGAGTGCCCTTCTCCTTCGAGAACCGCCGCTACCTCCGTCATCCCTACGACACCGCCTCCAAGCGCGTCCTCCTGAAGTGTGGTCGGCAGGTCGAGAAGAGCACGATGTTGGGGAACAAGTGCCTCTCGTACTGCGCCATCTACTCTGCCTTCAACGTCCTCTACGTTTCCCCCACCAACCTTCAGACGAAGACCTTCAGTCAGGACCGCTTGAAGGAGCCGGTGGAGACATCAGAACGATTGAAGGCTTGGACGACGTCGAAGCTGAGCGACAACGTCTTCTCCAAGAAGTTCGTCAACCGGAGCCAGATAACGCTCCGCTACGCCTACCACAACGCCGACCGGGTTCGTGGCATCCCTGCTGACATGGTCCTCATTGATGAGGTCCAGGACATCATCACGGACAACCTTCCGGTCATCGAGGAGTGCGCCTCCCACTCCGAGTTCAAGCTCTTCCTGTACTCAGGGACGCCCAAGTCTCTGGACAACCCTCTGGAGAAGTACTGGACGGAGCAGTCGACCCAGAACGAGTGGGTGGTGCCCTGTGAGCACCACGGCCTCCCCAAGGATCCCAGCACCTGGTTCTGGAACATCCTCAGCGAAGAGAACATGGGCAAGGAAGGTCTCATCTGTTCTCGCTGTGGGAAGCCCATCTACTCGATGCACCCACACTCCCAGTGGGTGTCGATGAACCCGAACGTCTACACCCGACTGAAGCAGCCCTTTGAGGGCTACCGGGTACCGCAGCTCATGGTGCCTTGGCTTGACTGGCACGAGCTCCTCGACAAGCGTACCAAGCAGTCCCAGACGGTCTTCTTCAACGAGGTGTTGGGGCTCTCCTACGACTCCGGTACTCGCCCCCTCACTCGGCAGGACGTCGTCGATAACTGCCAGCCTGGGCTCTTGATGACGGAGTCCAACCTCACCGACATCAAGCGACACATGGGTACGGCTTCTCCCATCTTCGCCGGCATCGACTGGGGTACTGGTGAGAATACGTACACCGTCCTCACCCTGGGCGGCTACATCAACGAGTACTTCACCATCTTCTACATTCACCGTTTCGAGGGGCCTGAGATGGAGCCAGAGGTGCAGCTCGACCTCATCGAGACCATCATCAAGAACTGGAACGTCAAGGTGGTGGGGACAGACTACGGCGGCGGCTTTGATCGCAACGATCGTCTCCAGCGGAAGTTCGGAAGGGACCGAATCTGGAAGTACCAGTACTCGACCCCTTCCCAGAAGGTGAAGTGGGAGGACAAGTTCCACCGTTTCATCGTCCACCGCACCGAGGTGATGTCGGACATCTTCAACGCCATCAAGCGGAGGAACGTCTTCCGCTTCCCTGACTGGCAGCAATTCGAGGACCCCTTCTCCAAGGACCTCCTCAACATCTTCTCGGAGTACAACGAGCAGGCCCGGCAGATTCAGTACAAGAAGTCGCCTGACGTGACGGACGACTCCTTCCACTCCATCCTGCTCTGCTTCCTTGTCTCGATGCTGCGCCACCCCAGGCACGATGTTCTGAACCCTCAGGCGCGCACGTCTGCTGGTGCAATGGACATTGAGGACTAAGAAGAAACGGCTCGTGCAAGCCCGTCCCCTCTTCGACTACGGCAGCTTCTTGACGAGCTGAGGAGCCATCCCCGCCACGGGGGGCAGGTTCTCCAGCGGGTCGTTGTTCCCGAACAGGCCCAACCTGGGCCAGTCGAACTTGTGCGCCACCTTCTCGTAGGTGACGACCACGCCGACGCCGACCACCACTGCGATCGTGATGTTCTTCAGGTTGGGAGTGATGCCACCCAGCCGGGAGACCTTGTCCATCACGCGCTGCTCCAGCGGCTTGCCCTCCATCATGGCAGCCTCCTCGAACTGCCCGTTGCGGCGGAAGTTCTTCGCCATCGCCGCCCTCAGCTCGGGGGGGAGCTGCTCGATGGTGATGTTCTGCGCCTTCTGAGGCACCTGCTGCGCTTGCGGGGGGACAGCCACCGCCTCATTGGCGGTCTGTGGCTTGCCACCGATGTCGATGACGATGCCCTTTTCGTTCTCGTTGCTCATGGGGGTTGGTTCTCCAGTGAAGACCAAGAGTTGATCTCTTGGGTTCACAGCCTTATCCCAATCCCTAGTCTCTTTTTGCCAAGCGCCTGAAGAGGGCTTCCTTGTTGGTTTCCAGCCCTTCCAGGAACTGAGGTGAAACAGTTCCACGACCCAGCTCCAGCCAGGTCACCACTACTGCTCGAAGCTGCTTCCTGGCCGCACTGAGTCTTTCACCTAGAGACTGCCAGGCGAGGGAGGGGCTCTTCTTGTCCTCTGCCCAACAGTGGTCCACAAGCTGGGAACAGAAGTCGAAGAAGGGAGCCCAGGCCTTTGGGTTGTTCGTAGCCTTGGAGAGCGCAGAGAGAGTTTCCTCATCCATTCGCTCGAAGATCTCCACCCACTTGTTGGTAAGGTCCTGTGTCCAGTTTCCAGCTTTCTCGATTCCGAGGTATGCTTGTGCGGCCGAATACAGCCCCAGACAGGTATTGGTGTCTGGACGGAGAGGCTGCGGGTCTCTCAGTTCCATGAGGTGTTTCACCAGTCTCATCTCATCTTCGAGCTTCTGGAGACGGCTCGCCATGTTGATGAACGACCTTCTATTCATCGACGGCAGGTCTACCTCCAGGTCGACTGCAAGGAGATCCACATCTCCACGATCCAATACAGAGCGTCCCGCTTCTACTCTCTTCTTGATGAATCCCCTCTTCACGTAGTCGTGGAGAGAACGCTGCGACCGTCCAAGCCGTTGACCTGCTTCCTGGAACGTATAGAAGGGACTTCCCACGTGACCTCCTGCAAGCCTACTCTGGTTGTGCTACATCTTTCGTCTACATCAGGGAGCTACAGCCCATGAACAACGAGTCATCCATTGCCCTGCTAAGCAAGGGCAAGAGCGCAAACATCTCCCCCGAGAAGCTGGAGATGATGGGCAAGGAGGCTGCCAACATCTTCATCGAGAAGCACATCTCCCTCAACGAGAGCATCTCGAAGCTGGCTGCGGCACACGATGACATCAGCCAGGAACAAATCAAGAGGGTCTGCGAATTCGCCAACACCGCCGTGTACCTGGCGAAGCACGACATGGCCAAGACCGCCGGCTCCTCTTCGAGCTATCCCGAGTTCGACCTGGCCGATCCGAACCGTGTCATCCAGGACCTCTCGGATGGAACCAAGTCCACTGTCACCACCAAGGTGGATGCTGACTACAGCCGCCTGCCTCAGAAGGTGAAGACCTCTTCCGCAGAGAAGAAGGTCGTTCGAATTGACCGGATGAAGGGGGCCAATGGGAAGCCGAACTACTGCGTCCATCACTACAGTGATGGAACCAGTTCCGGCCCGACCACTACAAAGACGGCCTCTCCAGCCGAGATGGCCCTTGAGGAACTCTTCACTTCGAAGACTGCAGAAGACCTCGACTACTCCAAGGACACTGCCGTCAATGAGGTGATGGCCGCCAAGGAGCAGCTCATCGGCCTCAGGGACCATCTTCGTTCCGCCGGAGAGCAGTTCGACCTGCTGCGCAAGGAGTCTGCTTCCGAGCTCTACGAGCTCTCCAAGCGCTTCATGATGGACGGGGGCAGCTTTGCCGACATCGGCAAGGTGGCCTACGCTGTCAGCCAGAGTCAGGACGAGATGGCGAATCTCCTCGACCCCATCATCAAGGGGCTGCTGAAGGAGAAGGTCTCCAGTGCCTCTGAGCTCAAGCTGGGCATCCGTGGGATGGAGAAGGTGGCTCACCGTACCGTCAATCCCGAGCACCCCATGATGAAGGTGGCAGCCGCCGTCCTCGTGGCCGACAGAGAGATGGAGAAGGTGGCCCAGGGGCTCAAGGAGGTCACTGCCGGACTCAACGAGGTGAACTCCTTCATCAAGGAGCAGCTCCGTGCTGGGTAGACTCACCAAGCTGGCCCAAAGGTCGGCACAGCTTCGTCGGGCTGCTCTTCGTAAGGAGGCAGGCATCCTCGGTGCTGTCAGCAAACAGGTAGGTGGTGCCGCCATCGGCGGAGCGTTGGCTGCCCCTACCGCCATTGCAAAGACGAAAGAGTACAAGCAGGGATTCGATCCGGCCTACCAACAGTCCATGCATGGTCCGGCACCAAAGCCTCCAGGAGTTTGACATGACCGCCGAAGAGATTCTCGCAGCTGCCAACGAGGCGAACCCTGAGTACGTCGAGAAGACGGCGAACGCTCTGTTCGTTCTGCAGCATGGAGAGCCAGAGTTCGTTGACGAGATGATGAAGGACATCAACATCATCACCGCAGTCACGATGGAGAAATCTGCAGGAGTGAAAGACGTTTTGAGGCGTGGTTGGGGCAGTACTGGGGGGAAGCTCCCTGACGCAGCTCAGGGTGTGCTGATTGCCGGTGCAGCTTCAGTCGCTCTCGGACTGGGGGCAGCAGTGGCAGGAGACCTCTACGATGCTGCCAAGAGAGGCCTCACCAGGAAGAGGAACTACGATGCCATCGTCAAGGCGAACCCGGACCTTCAGCGCCACGACAAGAAGGAGCTCATCAACTCCTTCTCCACTCTTCACCGCTTCGCTCCTGAGTTCACTGCAGATCCTCGCCTGGGTGGTGAGCTCCTGGGGGCCATGGCCTCTTTGGGAGGCGGTGCTGAAGGGGGGCAGCGTGCCCTGGTTGAGGAGCTCCTCAACTCCAGGAAGACGTTGGTTGACGCCCGGAAGAACCAGTTCTCTCTCGGCAGGCCCGATGCCAGCATGATGGGATTCAAGAAGTGATCAAGCAGCTTTCCTATCTCGGTCGAACCGAGCAAGGCATCTTCGCTCAAGCGCTCTTCGGGAGTGCTGGGGCCTTCGAGAAGACTGCCGGCGCTCCTCCGTTTGCCAACTTGGAGACCGGTGACGAGCTGAGGAAGGCTGTCTCCAGCATCACCAAGAAGGACAGAGAAGCGTTCTGCTACGTCCTGGTGAACGCCTTGGGAGCTGGAGAGTTCTTTGGCTCCAACATCAACGCGGACTGGTTCCCGTGGAATGCTCTCTCCCACCAAGGGGATGACTACGGGTACAAGACGTTCTTGAGGGCGCACGCCTTCTCTCACCACAAGAACAAGGATCCTCAGCGCGCCTTCGGTGTACCCATCTCCTCCCTACTGAACCCGCGCATGAAGCGGGTCGAGCTCATCATCAAGCTCGACAGGGAGAAGGCGAAGCTGGAGCAGGCGGACGGCATCATCAGCCGCATCGACGCCGGAGAGTTCCCTGACGTCTCGATGGGCTGCAAGGTTCCATTCGACGTCTGCTCCATCTGCGGTAACCACAGCAAGACGAAGGACGACTACTGCAAGCACATGAGGCCCGACCCGGAAGACCGGGACAAGTGGGGGCCGAACAAGATTCTCCCAGATGGACGGCGCATCTGCGTCATCAACACGCTTCCTAGGTTCTTCGACATCTCCTTCGTCTTCATTGGAGCGGATAAGACCGCCAAGGTGATGATGAAGTTGGCCTCAAGAAACATCGTCACTGGCCCAATCATTCTGTCGGCCGATGCAGGTGCTCAGTTCTACGAGGGTATTGGTAAGCAGAAGACCGCCTCCGTTCGACAGGAGCTCCCCAAGATGGCCTCCCAGAAGAAGGTCTCAGAGATTCTGAAGGACATTCCTGCTGGCACCTTCTCCATGAAGAGGCTGTCCTCTCTGGAGAGGGCCGAGCCCACCATCGGTAAAAAGGCGCTCAAGAAGCTTTCCCAGCATCCCCTGTCTGCTGCCCTCGGGGCCACTGCTGCGATGGGCATCGTCCTCAAACCGGAGGAGTTCCAGTATCTGGTGTTGGAGAAGATGGGTGAAGCAGAGCTGGCAGACATCCTCTCCAATGAGACTCTGGTCTTCCACAAGACCGCATCCTTCCACCATACGGACATCGAGTTTATCAAGGAGGCGGTCGATTCCTCCATTTCTCTTCTTCGAGACGTGGTGAAAGAGCGGACAGTCTTTGGGGAGCCGTTCGTGCTTCGAACGGCTGCTCCTTCAGAAGCCCCCAAAAACCCTCTTCCCACACCTTCTCCGGTCGAGCATTCTCTTCTGGACAAGATCAGCGCGGCATACAATGGTTACCGTTGGTCGCTGATGATGAAGCTGTCGGAAGCGTCGGAGATGGTGGAGAGCGACTCAAGGTTGCGAGAGGCTGTACTGGGAGACGGACTGGTGAACATGTTTTCAAAGACGGCCAGTCGTTCCCCACTCATCACTCGCGACTCGGTAGCATACATGATGGGCGCTCATTTCTCTGACCGTAGTGTGTTGTCGAATGCTGCAGTCGTCGATGCGATTGCAGAGAGCAACAAGGACTTCCTCAATGGTGAGGGGTTCTCGGCCCAGGGGTTCTGACCTCGAAGACGGCCACCGACCAGAAGACTCGCAGTTCAAACCCCAGGAGCAAATACATGGATCCCCAGCTTGCAGCAATCTACGGAACGGCGAATGTCGATGAGGCAGACCTGGAGAAGCTCGCCGCAGCCGAGCTCGCAGAAGGCCTCGCCAACGAAGAAGAGGGCACGGAAGACCTGACCGAGGAGGACCTGGAGGCGATCGCTCAGGACGTCCTCAACGGTTCCGACGAGGGCGACGAGGGTCAGGAGAAGACCTCTGAGGCGCAGGAGAAGCTGGCCGAGGCCGACTACCTCGGCCGCGTGATGGCGCACTCGTACGTCAACGAGCTCCGCAGCATCGAGAAGACGGCCGAAGATGCAGCGCCCGCCAAGGCCAAGGAGCCGGGACGTGTGCGCCAGGCAGCAGGCAAGGCCTGGGGTGCGGTCAAGGGTGGTGGCAAGCGCTACGGCGAGCTGATGCGTGGTGGCAAGGCGGGCGAGGCAGGTGAGATGGCAGGACGTCGTGCCGGCAACTCGCTCAAGGGTTTCAAGCAGATGCGTGGTGAGGCGCTGAAGTCTCTCGGCGCTCGTGGTGGTACTGCCATCGGTGCCGCTGGTGCCGCCTACGGCGCCAAGAAGCTGTATGACAAGGTCAAGAAGTCGTCGGCCGTCGACACGCTCGTCGAGCAGCGCGCGCTGGAGATCCTCGAAGCCAACGGCATCGATCCGAACCAGCTCTCCCCGGTCGAGGGGCAGACCAAGATGTCGGATCCCCGTGAGGCGCTGGCCAACGAGGTCGAGCAGAGGGCCTGGAACCTGCTCGGCCAGTACGGAGTGGTTCCCGACGAGGAGTGACCTGAAGGGGTAGCGATGCCGGAATGGATTCACCAGAGAGCAGACCACATACGGGCCAAGAACCCAGGCATGTCTGAATCTCAATCCTTCGCCATCGCTACCCAGCAGGCTCATGCATCAGGCAAGGCCCCTCGGGGGTTCGGTACTCCCGAGGGGAAGAGGGAAGCGAAGAAGAAGTACGATGAGCCGAAGTCCGCCTACAAGAAGACAGCGGACCCCGGCCACATCGCCAAGACTTCCTCGGTCATGGTGATGTGGGCTGGGTTCTCTGATGAACTCCAGAAGATCGCATTCGCAGGTGCTTCAACGGTTTCCAATGTCACCAAGCCAATACCTACTCCAGGTATGAAACTGCCGAAGTTGACAGCAAAGCCGGTGGTAACGGAGCCGGAATCACCGGCCTCAAAGTTGGACCTCTTGGGAAGTTCTCGAACGCCACAACCGCCGCCTGTGACTTCAGGTGGGTAACAAGGAGCAACAGATGCACTCCAAGCTTGCTGGCCACCTGCCTCTTCAGGACATGATTGCAGCAACTCTGGAGTCTGCCCGCTCCAAGATCGCTGCGGCGGAAGAGAAGGACAAGGAGAAGTCGGACAAGGTGAAGAAGCTCGTCGACTACGAGAAGAAGGAGCACGGAGGGAAGATCCCATCCGTCAAGGAAGAGGAGGACGAGCACAAGGAGAAGAAGTCCTCCGCCGTCCTCGACTTCGACGACCCGGACTCGATGGAGAAGCTCGCTGAGGCTCTGGACGAGCTGGGCGAGGAGCTCCTCAAGCAGGCCGACTCCGTCGAGAACGGCAAGGAGTCCAAGCAGGGTGGAGAGCAGCTCGCCACCCAGTCGCCCACTGGCGGCAAGCAGGTCTACACGGGCGCCAAGGCGACCGCCAAGCACCAGGTCACCGCTGGTGGGGTGAAGGCCACCAAGGACAACCCTGGTGCAGCCACTGCCAACGAGACGGATGAGAACCGTGCCCCTGGCGGCAATGGGGCCAAGTACCCCGACAAGGGCGTCCTGAAGACCGGGGCCGCTGCTCTTCAGGCTGTCGTGGCGGAGATCGCCCAAGAGAAGAGGGCTGGTGCCGGAGAGACGGTGATGAAGGGTCTCGGCAAGGCTGTCGGGACTACCGCTCGTGTGGCGGGCAATCACCCCCATCTCGCAGCCACTGCAGGGGGTGCTGCTGTGGGTGGAGTTACCGGTGCGATTGCCGGTGGACCCGGCAACCGGCTCTCTGGAGCCGGCAAGGGGGCTCTCACTGGGGCTGTCATTGGAGGTGGTGGGTCTCAGTTGAGGGAGCGTGCTGCAGAGGCTCTCGCCAAGAACCCACACTTCCTGAGTGCCGCCGGGGAGGCTCTGTCCAAGAAGGGTTCGGCTGAGAACTCTGCGGTCGGCTTCATCCTCAACAAGCTGGCCGAGTTCCAGGGCGGTGGAGAGGTTCTGAACACCGGCTCCGTGGCGATCCCCAGCAACGAGGGCCGGCAGCTCATCGCCAACAACTCTGCCCCCGTCTCGGCGACCAAGCGTGAGGCGAAGAGCCCTGGGCGGAAGCAGCTCTCCGAAGTTCTCACCGAGCCGGCTCAGACGGCCAGCACGGACAACACGGTTCAACAGAATCTGCGGAATGCCTCAAAGGGAGGCGTGAAGATCGCAGCGGTGAAGTCCTACCTCAGGAAGGTGTCTGAGGCAGGATGCGTGTGCAATGGCCAGGGTGAGTGCGACTACTGCCGCATGAAGTCTTCTGTCGAGAAGAAGCGTGCGGAGAAGAAGGTCAAGCAGAGCCTCGGCATGCCTCCGATGGGTCCAGCCCCTGCGGCTGGAGGTCCCATGGGTGGCCCCAAGATGATGTGAGAGACCCGATTCAGAAGACCAACCAGGAGTTACACATGAGCAAGATCAACAGCACCCAGGCTGGCCTGATGATGAAGGTGGCAGCCGAGAACGTTCGGGCTCTCTCACAGGAGAACCAGGAACTCAAGACGAAGGTGTCGCACTACGAGAAGCGTGCGCGTGCGGAGCAGATCGCATCCAAGATGGAGGAGAAGGGCCTTGAGCCCGAGCTCTCCATCCAGGAGAAGATCGCAGGACTCCTCAAGCGGGACGACCTCTCTGTGGTGGAAGAGGCAGTGAGCATGTCCGCCCCCCAGATGAAGCTCGCTTCTGTCGCAGAAGACGGAGAGCGAGTTGCTGTGGAGGGGGACGACACCGGCTCCTCGGCTTCTGACGCCTTCGCTGCCAACCTGGCCTCCCTGGACTGAAAGAAGAGATTCTTCTTCCCAAAGTCTCAACAGAAGTGATGCGATCTTCACAACCCTTTGACGGAGAACCACACCGATGCCAGTTCCCAACTTCGAGCTCATCACTGAGCTTCAGACCCTGACCCGCCGCGACTTCCCAGTCGAAGACGTGACGATCCTCAAGCCCATCTCTTCTCTTCCTCTGGTTGAGGGGGAGTGGTTGGAGCTGAACGCCAACTATCACCTCCAGCGCGGAACCGGTGCTTCGCCGGCTTCGTTCATCGTCCACACCGAGCGCGGTCGGTACGACACGCAGGCCATCGGCAAGACGAACGTCCTCTTCGCCGGTCAGTACGAGGGCGAGACGACCATGTTCGAGGGGGTCATCGGCTCCTTCGTTCCGGGACACATGGTGGTCCTGGCCCCCATCACTGCAGGTCCCAACACCGGCCGCGTCGGCATCAAGGACGCTGGTGCAGGTGGGGCGGCTGCAGGTTCCGTGGTGGTCGGTGTCGTCACCAAGGTGAACGGTTCGTCCGGCAAGGTCCGCTTCCTCCACATGAGCACCGGCAAGGTCTAAGCGGCGCTCTCCCACACTCAACCAAGGACAAAAGACAATGAGCACCGTTCCCGCAAAGGTTCTGAACGATCTCTTCTTCGAAAAGATCGGATCTGCAGAGGGCAAGGACAAGATCGCCGAGTTCGGCGGTACGTACATCCGTGACCGTCTGCGTGAAGTCTCGTTCGCCAGGAAGATCATCCCGCCCACCCCGGTGCAGCGCAGCGAGCTGCAGCGTTCGGTGAACCACGACACCCTGGTGAAGATCGTCGACATCGAGCCCGACTCGAAGGCGATGAGCCTCACCTTCCGTGGCCAGCCCACGGCCCGGTTCATTCGTGCGCCGCGCTTCGAGATCCCCTTCTTCACCATCTCCTCGGAGAAGTTCGAGAAGACGGAGCAGGAGCTCCTGGCGTACGAGATGCCCATCACCAAGATCATCGAGGAGAACTCGGTCAAGGACATCCAGGCGATCGAGGACCGGCAGTTCCTCATCTACGTCGAGGCCTGCATCCAGGCGTACCAGCTCGACAGCAACAACGGAGTCGCGACCTCCTTCAACAGGACCCGCGTCCTGGCCGGTACGGTCGTCAGCTCCTCCGTGGTCAAGAGCGAGGGTGCTCTGGCTGCGTCGGCCGACAACTTCATCGTCCACCCCCTGCTGAAGCCCGACTTCATCAAGCTCAAGCAGGTCATGCACCGTCGCTTCCTGCGTGCTGAGCGCATCCTCATCACCGAGCCCGACTACGACAACCTCTCGGCCTGGACCATCCAGGACGTGTGGAGCATCGCTGCCGAGACGGCGACCGAGGGCTGGAAGGCCAACACGGTGGTCGGCCTCAAGATCATCCGCACCATCAAGACGAACATCCTCCGCGAGGGCAACATCTACTGCTTCGCGGCTCCCGAGTTCTTCGGCCGGTTCTACATCCTGAACCAGACGAAGTTCTACATCGACAAGATCGCCAACCTCATCACCTGGCAGTCGTGGGAGGACATCGGGATGGGCTTCGGCAACATCGCCGCCGTGGTCAAGCTGGAGCTCTACTCCGGCTCGGTCACCCCGGGTGCCACCGACACCGGCTTCTGGGCCGAGCTGCCCAAGGACGAGGACGACCTGTCGCCCATCAACAACAGGGCCGACAAGGGCCTGACCACTCCGGAAGTCGACCAGTTCTGAGCTGACTCCAGTTCGGATGGGCAAGGGGGAGGGAGGAAACTCCCTCCCCTTTGTTCTTTGAGTAGTAGAAAGGGAACCATGCACTACGAGATCACCGCGTCCCAACAGGCCATTCGTAAGAACCTCTCCACCACCCAGAGGATGTCGTCCCTCTACTCCGATTCCCCTCGCATCGGGACGGTGACCCTGCGCCGAGGTCAGGTGCTGCGGCTCTCCGTAGCCGAACACAAGTACCACCAGGCCCACCTCGACCGCCTCATCGCGGCAGGAGCCATCACCGTCGTGGCCGTGAACGACGACACGGACACCCAGGTCGTCCGCGAAGCCCCTCCAGTGGCCCGCCCTTCGGCCCCTGTCATCGTCCTGCCCCCACCCCCACCTACGACCGTCGAACTCCCCACAGGGCTCACCCAGGTGGCTCCTGCGCCCTCTCCAGACCCAGTCCCAATCATCGAGCCTCCTCCTGTGGTGAGTGTCGCCCACGAGGAAGAAGACAAGGGATCGATCGCCGCCAGGAACGCGGCCAACGACAGGATGGTGCCCGAGCCTACGAGTGCGGCTGTGAGAGCCGTCCAAGAGGCCGAAGACAAGAAGGCGATGGACGCCATGAATGTGCCCATCGTCGAGCCGGTGCCTGCTCCTGTGCCGGCCCCCGTGCCTGAGCCAGTTCCTGAGGTCATCCAGCCGGAGCCTCCTCCAGAGCACCCCCACACGGTCGAGACCGCAAGTCGCAAGAAGGGCAAGAGGTAGCTCGTGCTGGTCTACAACCTGACGCCCACGGAGGTGACCTACAAGGGTCGCCGCATTCCTCCCAACGGTGGCTCACTGGAGTACCAGGACCTCACCTTCATCCCCACCAGGGACCTGGAGCTGGAGAAGTCCAAGGTGCTCGCCTTCGGCTCCGTCCCTCACTGGTGGATTGTTCAGAAGGCCGTCTTTCAGGCACCGAGCAACCCCATCATGGCCACTGTGCAGGTGGCAGGTGCCGTGGACAAGACGGGAAGCATCCCAGGGCAGACCATGGCGGTCATCGCGGAGTCTCCTGTCTCTGTCACGGATGTCGCTGCAGTCTCGATGAGCTCTTCCACGAAGAAGAAGTGAGGTGACTCGTGTCGGACCAGGAAGCAATGTACGATCCGCCACGGCCACCACCTGCACCGTTGGACTCTCCTTCTGTCCCCAGAGCCCACATCGAGCTCAACAACTTCGTGAATCAGGTTCGGTCCTTCATGAGGGACTACCCTGAGCTCAACCGCCTGGTCGCTGGGGTGGAGAGCTCCAACCGGCAAATCGTTTGGGCCATCTTCGACACTCTGGACGACTTCAACTCCAGCCCGCCCTTCACGATGCACAACGTGGAGTCCTTCCCCTCCAAGAGCCTTCTCATCCGGGGCACGGTCTGCTCTCTCTTGGAGTCCATCGGTCTCCTTCAGACGCGCAACCACCTCCAGTTCTCGGACGGCGGCATCACCGTAGGGGTGAGCGACAAGACCCCCTTCATCCAGTCCTGGCTGCAGCTCTTCCGCAACTCCTACGAGGCGAAGAAGGAGAAGCTGAAGGTGGCCTACAACATCGAGACGGCCTGGGGTGGTGGAGTCTTCTCGGAGTACCGATTCGTGAACAACTTCTACGGGGAGTGGTGATGCATCCCTACATGTTCAAGGGTTTCGAAGATGAGCTTCAGAAGATCGCCATCTCAGAAGAGTGGGCGAGAGAGCACTCTCGAAGAGGGATGGCAAACCGCTTGAGGCTGGAGGAAGCGACTCTCACTGGAACTGGGGCTCGTAGAAGTCGTGCTGTAAAGGGAGGCCATGAACTGACGAGTAAGGGAAACGACAGGGCCCTCGATCTCCAAGGACGGCTCGCGAGCCGAAAAGATTCCATTTCCTCCAGAACCCAGAAGAACCTGGATGCTTCGTGGGCAGGAGTGACGGATGCTTTCAAGGACACGAAAGACTTGAAGAAGTCTATTTCAAAGTCTCGCGCCGAGAAGGTCAAGAGCATTCGAAACCTCAACACCGTCAAGAAGGTGGGCAAGGGTGTTGCCGGTGTCGGAGTTCTTGCTGCTGGTGCCTACGGAGCCAAGAAGATGTACGACCGGCAGAGGACCAAGATCCCTGCTAAAAGCGAGTGAGCCAATGCACGTCGCCACGCTCACTGCCTTCGAGGACGAGCTTGAGAAAGAGGCAGATGTCATCACGCCCCTCAAGGCGCATCAGCAGAGGGTCGTCGATCGCATTCAGCAGGAGGACCAGCCCGGTCTTGTGGTGGCCCACGGACTGGGTTCTGGCAAGACGCTGACGTCCATTGCCGCCCAAGACGCATTGGGGATGCATGCGGACGTCGTTGTTCCTGCCGCCCTACAGGCGAACTACAAGAAGGAAATCAAGCAGCACACCAAGGGCAAGGTTCCCAAGGCGGCCATTCAGTCGATGCAGAACGTGGCCACCAAGAAGACGCAGTTGAAGCGCCCGATGATGGTAGTGGACGAGGCCCACCGCATGAGGGATCCGTCCTCCAACACCTTCCAGACGCTGAAGGGGACGGAAGCCAAGAAGCGACTACTCCTCACTGGGAGCCCATTCTACAATCACCCTTCGGACATCGCCCCACTCATCGACCTGGCCGCCAATGCCAAGGTGCTACCATTCGACAAGGATGAGTTCACTCGGGCCTATATTGCCGAGAAGACCATCAACCCCAGTTTCGGGCAGAGTCTGGCCAACATCTTTCGTTCTGATGAGAATAAGGTGAGGCCCGGTTTCGTGCCCATTCTCTACGAGAAGAAGGCTCCTGAACTACGAGCCGCCTTCAAGAAGTGGGTCGACTACCATCCAGGCAGCAAGGATGCAGAGGGCTTCCCGGATGTCGAGAAGAGGGACGTCCCCATCGAGATGACGAAGGAACAGCTTCGCGTCTACGATACCCTCATGGACAGGGCGCCCGCTTGGGTCGCCGCCAAGGTGAAGCGCGGATTGCCTCCCAGCAAGCAAGAGGCCTCGCAGCTCAACGCCTTCCTCACGGCTTCTCGGCAGGCCACCAACACCACCGCCCCCTTCCAGCAGGACCAGAAGAACATCCAGGACCCGAAGATTCAAGCCGCCTTCTCCAGCCTCAAGAAGACCCTGGAGGGCAACCCGCGAGCTCGGGCAGTGGTGTATTCCAACTTCCTGGATGCAGGCATCAATCCCTACAAAGCCAAGCTGGACGAAGCCAAGATTCCCTACGGGGAGTTCACTGGGGCCATGTCCAAGAAGAAGAGGGAGGAGATAGTCCAGCAGTACAACGCAGGTAAGCTGCGAACGCTTCTCCTCTCCAGTGCAGGTGGGGAAGGTTTGGACTTGAAGGGCACCAGACTGATGCAGATTCTGGAACCTCACTGGAACGAAGAGAAGCTGAAGCAGGTCCATGGGCGTGGGGCTCGCTACATGAGCCACTCCGATCTACCTCCTGAAGAGCGAAAGCTCCTCATCGAGAACTACATCGCCAAGCGCCCCCAGGGACTGCCGACGTCGGTCTACAACAAGATCACGGGTCGAGCCCCGGACAAGTCAGTGGATGAGTACTTGACCCAGATGTCCGGCGACAAGGAGAAGCTCATCGAACAGTTCCGTGCGCTCCTCCCGAATGGGAAAGAGAAGAAGTCTGCTGCCGAGAAGAAGAAGGAACTCTTCGTCACCGACGAGAACACTCAGCGAGGCAAGACCACTGAGGTATCCAGAGAGCTTGCCAAGTCCCTGAAGCCGAGGGCGGCAGCCTTTGCTACCTTCACTGCCCCATTGGCTCTCACCGGGTTTCGTCTCGCTCGGGGGCTAGGGCCGAACATGAGTACGAAGTCACAGGCCCTTGCTGGAGGTGTTGGGGCGGCTCTCGGTGGTGCTCTGGGACACTTCATTGCCCATAATCAGACCGCCAACATCATCAACGACAGCAAGGCCATTGCCCGTCAAGCTCTTCGAACCGCCTCCAAAGAGAACAGCCTTCGAGAGGAAGCTGGGAAGATGAACTGGGGTGATGTTGCGCGTTCCTCCAGGAATCGCGTCATCAGTGATGTGGCCACCTCCGCTCCAGTACTCACTCGACTAGCGACCCAGCACATCCAGGGAAAGGGGCTTAAATTCCCCACGACGGACCTGGGGCTCATGGCGGCTGGAAACATCCTAGGCTCCATCGGATCCGGCTACCTAGAGAAGTACAAGAAGATGATTGCCGTGAATGAGCTCGACAACGTCAAAGCTCGTATGGCGGAGCAGGACGCTACGCGCCTCAAGAGACTTCGTAACCAGGTAGCCCAGCTGGAGACTCGGGTCGAGGGGGACGGATGGAACGCCCCCAAGAAGGACGACGCTCCAGTTGAGAAGAAGAAGGGCAAGCTGGACTGGTAGCTGTTCTCACTCCTCCTGAATGAATGTAGGTTAGGAACATGCATCTCCGCACCCTTACGGCTTTCGATGACGAGCTCGTGAAGATCGCCGTCTCGGAGAGGGAGAACTCTCAGACCCTTCGTGACCAGAAACGCTTGGATCTTTTTCATAAGACACTGGCGGTAGGTGGCTCAGCATATGGGGCTCATGCTCTTGGTGTCGGGGCCAACCGTGCTCTGGTTGGCTCGTTGATTAGAGGGGAGCAAGGTCTCTCTACGTCCCCACAGCATATTCTCGACCTTCACCATCAGATTCACCCAGAGGGTATGGTTGTTCCTGTGGAAGGGGGTCTTGATTTCGCCAAACACATCTACCACGGGACTCCGACTGCTGGGATACCTCGGGGAGCTGTAGAAGAGATAAACGGGCCCGGCGGAGTGCATCTTCCGAAGACGACGAGAGGGGTGAGTATAGCTCCTACTCAGGTAGGGCCTCACATAACTGCACATGAACTCGGACACGGAAGGTTTTCACAGGGAAAGCTGGGAAGGGCTGCCATAGGGGCTAAGAGATTTCTTGGCACGCATCAAACAGCTGTAGGGCGTGCAAGCGCAATAGGTTCGTATGGAATGGCTCTTCAAGACCCTGACAGCGCGGCTTCAAAGTTGGCTCCGGTAGTCGGCGGCCTTCGACACCTCCCAACTCTTGTTGACGAGGCTGGCGCCACATTCCATGGACTACGAGGAATGAAGGCTCTCGGGATGAAGGGTGGGAAGGCTTCCCTAGCCAAGGCATTCGGTACGTACGCGGCGGCGGCTGCCCCTTCCGTACTGGGTCCCGCTGGTGTTCGTCAGTTCATGAAGTACAAGAAGAACAAGGCCAAGGAGAGCGCTCCGTGAGTCCTGTCAGTCTCGCAGCTTTTCAAGATGAGCTGATGAAGATCGCCTCTGTCAGTGAGACTCTCAAGGGTCTCGCCAAGAACCCCGCTGTGGGTGGGGCTGTATTGGGTGGTGGTCTCGGGGCCGGAACCAACATCCGAAAAGAGATGGCGACCCGGCACGGGGAGGACTACCACCCTGACCAGGAGCTGGTGGCGAAGAACCGAAAGAAGCGCATCGGTCGCATGGCTGCCAGCACTGCGGCCTCTGCCGGCACCGGAGCCCTTCTAGGGCACTTCGGAGGGAAAGGTGTTCGGGCTCTCAAGAACACCGCCAAGAATGCCATCAAGAATGTTGGCGATGAGGTCAAGGGAGTGGTCTCTCACACTGGGGGAGAGATCAAGGGTACTACCTCCCATATCGCTGATGACGTGAAGACCACGTCTTCACACCTGACTGACAGGGCCAAGGACGTAGGGGACGTCATCAAGGACGTCAACACCGGAGTGGGTCGCAGACTCCTGGCGCGTCCCAAGGAGAAGGGTCCCTCCGTCTTTGAGCGAATCAAGAGTGTCTGGAACGGAAAGAAGAAGGAAACCACATGATCGTCAAGACCTTCAAGTCTCCCTCAGAGCTGCAGACCTACCTGGTGGCAGCCAACATCACACCGGCTCAGGTCGTCGCGCTCTATTTCGATGGCGCCAGCGGTCAGCACGTTCTTGTACACGGATAGTTCCCACACCTCTTTGAGTGCCCTACCTTGAGGATCTATGGACATCGACCGCGAAATTCGAATGATGAAGCTGGCCTGGGCCGATGACCTCGGGCGCCAGATGGCCCATGCCGACATGGAGAAGCTGGCTCTTGCAGGCATCGTTCCTGGAGGGGTGATGTCCAATGTTCGCCACATCGGAGGTAGTCTGCTCAACACCTCCCAGCTGGGGAAGGGAGTACGGTCTGCAGTTGGGGCAGGCTACGGTGGCATCGCTGGAGCCGGTCTCGGCGCCGCCAAGGGCCTCATCGCCCCCGGTCAGGATGCCCAGGGGAACCAGAGAGGGAGACTCGGAGCCATGGCCGGTGGAGCCCTCAAGGGTGGTGTTGGTGGTGCGGCTCTCGGCGCTGGAGCAGGCCTTGCCTCCAAGGGGGTCGTTCGTAGTATGGCGGCCGGCAATACGGGTAGAGGCTCTGGAATGCGCAACCTGATGCAAGGGGCCATCGACAACTCCAAGAAGATGACAGGGGTTACCAACCACCCCATTCTGAATCAGATGCAGAAGAACGTGACAACTCTCAATCGCACTGCCAACGTTGCTAACATGCGTAGTGGCAACGCCAACATGGCAGCCTACATCTAGGACTTCTCATGAACGAGCTCGACTTCATTGAGGCGTTGAGGAGTCCTGAGGTGGACTCTCCACGAGCTCTATTTCAGAAGCTGGCTGAGATGAAGTGCAAGAACTGCGTGAACCCGGCCACCAAGGTGCTGATGTGGGCCGAGCACCGGGCCTACATCCCTTCCTGCGACGGATGCGTCGAGAAGCTCATCAAGAAGAATCCCCAGTGTTGGACTCCTGAGGATGGGAACCGCCCGGAGTCCATCAAGCCTGCCTCCTACATCACCGACAAGAAGAAGAAAAAGAAGACTGCTGGAGTTCAAGAGATGCTGAAGTCCAGGCTTCCAGAAATCGGTGCAGGACTTCTGGGAGCGGCGGCAGTTGGGACGGGGCAGTACCTGATGAACCGCCGTCGCAAGGGTGGTACCCAGCCTTCACTGGAACAGGTCCAGACTCGTGCATTCAACGAGCAAGCCCAGGTTCTCCGTCGTCAAGCAGCCGCAGAGAACCGTCCTCTCACCTACAAGGAGAGGATGCTCCTTGAGGTTGACTCTCGCGCCAACCGGGTCGCAGACATCATGGCGGACCACCCAGTGAAGGGAGCTCTTGTTGCGGCTCCCATGGGTGCGTATCTCGGCGTCAAACTTCTCAACATGGTGAGGTAGCTGATGTCCCCAGAAATGAAGCTGGCCCGAGCACTGTCCAACGTCCCCAAGAAGGAAAAGACTTCTTCACGGGACGAAGCAATGGAGAAGCTCTCGTGGGCTGATGAATTCGGCCGTGAGCTCGCTCGGGAGCACATGGAGAAGCTGGCCATCAATCCTGTCTCGTCCTTGACCCAGCAGGTTGTGGGGAAGGGAATGCACGCCGCACTGGGAACTGGTGCGTTGAAGCGCACTGCGGTGGGTGCAGCAGGAGGTGCCGCTCTCGGAGGAGCGGGCGGTCTCATGAAGACCCCGACTGTGGATCCTGCAACGGGGCAGCGTCAGAGCCGGCTCGGGAACGCCATGGCGGGGGCTGTAGGTGGTGGCGTGGTGGGAGGAGGTCTCGGACTTGGAGCCAGGACAGCGGCTCATGCTCTTGGTAGCTCCAACAGCGGCATCGGTCGGTACGCCGGAGGAGCTCTCAAGTCTGAGGCGAAACGGACAGGGCATCTTGGGGTAGGAGCTACTTCCTACGAGATGCAGGCGAACCGTCTCCGTGGTGCCACAGAGGTCAGAGGAGCTCGGCAGGCAGGCCAGTCGCACACTCTGGATCCTCGTGCCCCAGGTGGGAACGGCATGGCCCCATCGCCTACAGGAACAGGGGCTCTAGCACCCCAAAGGCCCGGTCTCATGGAGCGACTCGGGCAGAAGACTCGGAAGGTGTTTAACGCTTTCGGTGGGTAATACCACTCGCAGAGGAGGCCCCTCTAAGGCACTACTGGAGCGTTGATGTTTTCGAGAACGAGACCCCTGAGCTCCATCATTCGAGTTGGAGTGGGCCAGTATCTCGTTGGCGAACCCTCCAAGCTGGACATGGTCACGATGAACGACAACCTCCGTGGCGGACTTACCGCCTCGAAGGATGGCGTCACCTTCTACCACCTGGACGGGGCACCTCAGGGCTACGAAGATGGACTGGGGGCCGTCACCCTCCTCACCCTTGCCCAGGACAAGCTCTGGCCGACCGCCTTTGCAGGCCCCCTGAGCCCCACTGGGCGAAGTCTGGTGAGGTACTCCATGGGGACAGGGCTGACTGGCTCCTTGCTCTCCCTGCTGCCCGGGACGAGCTCCTACGCGGTCTCTCTGGCCACCACTCCGAACTTCGCCTACGTGGCGGAGTACTCCGACGTCTCATCGAGTGCCGGTCAGTTCTTGATGGTGGACCTGGACTCTGGAGAGACCACGACCTTGCTCTCCGGACTCACAGGAGTCCGTGCAGTAGCGACCCTGGTGGGGGACATCAACTACATCTTCGTGGCCACCACGGAGACGTACATCGACCGGCTCCGCATCTACAGGGAGCGGGACGAAAGGGGAGAGCTTCCAACGCTCCTCTCCGACGTGAAGCTCTTCTCCAGGTGCAACAGCATCACCATCATCCCCGGGACTGGCTCAGTCACTGCCAGAGTATTCGTCTCGATGGCAGAGCGGCTCAGCATCTACAACTTCTTCAGGTCGGATCCAACACGCCTTATCGAGTCCTATGTCTCTGGCTTCCCCTTCTACAAGGTGGCGATTGCCGAGAACGGGACCATCTTCGCCACGGCAGGGAACTCTGGAATCATCGTGCTCGATCAGTTCGGCCACTTTCTCTACGAGTTCCGGTGCTCGGGGAAGGAGGTCCGACCCTGGGAGCCGATGACTCCTTATGACGCGGACGCAGTGACAACGCCACGAGAGTCCCATCCATTCTTCTTCAGCAAGTACTACTTCAGGTCTCTGAGTACGGGCTACTCTGGTGATGTAGAACCGGACTGGAATCCACTCGCCAAGATTGCAGATGGAGGAGTGACGTGGATTCCTCAGGGCTTCTTGGACGGTGTCGTCGTGGATGCTGTCATCGAGCCCAGCAACAAGCGGCTCTATGCAGTGGGCGTCGCAGGCGGCATTCTGGGGACTGAGGGCCGGGTCTGGTCCTTCGACGCGAAAGCGTTCCTTTAGCTTCCTGGAGATGGCTCATGCCACTACCCGTTACGACGAAGAGCCGCCACTTTGTCTGGTTCTCTCGGCCGGATCTTCCTACTGGGATGTATCCGGCCTTCAACTACTTCAAGAGGGTAGATACTCTGGCTACTATCTACCCAGCACCCATACTCACCACGATTGACTACGGGGGCTTCTACTTCGATTTTGACTACACAGAGAACTTCGCCTTCGCGGCACTGGGAGAAGCCGCTCCGGACATCGTCTATGAGATCGACGGAGGTCCCAACATCGTCGACCCGATGAAGAGGTACAAGGTAGGTCGAATCAGCAACAGGGACAGCTACGTCGATAGGCCCTTCAGTGCCCTCAAGAGTGAGCTCGTCGTCTACCTCGACTACATTCGGACTGATACGGCCACCACTTCAGACGTCCTAGGTACTCACCGTCCAGACCAGAATTCAACTGTTTCTGACTACATTTCCTATTTGTTCGACTTGGCTGGCATGAACTACGGGGTGACCGATAACATCCAGACGAAGACGGACCGCCTTCCTATGGACCCTGCCAGTCAGGCTGCTGTTCTCGCCAGTATCGTCTCGAACGTCTCCGCCTCCACCTCTGCGATTCGAGGGGCAGATGCACGGAGCCTGACGGACCTCGCCGGCACTGGGTTCTCCCCAGCCACCATGTCCTTGAAGATGCAGCATGTCGCACTCCTGAGAACTCTCGGGCTGGTCCACGAGAACTCGGTGATGGACAACACCAGCTTCGACACGGACAACAACCTCCTCAGTGGGCGTCTGCGCCTCTACGACTCGAAGACGAATGCTGATGCTGCCTTGGCAGCGAGCCCCGGCATCTTCAACACTGGTAAGCTGGCAGAGTACGCCATCACGGCATCCTACGTCGGCAAGAACCTCAAGACGTACAAGGTCAGTCTGGAGGGCTAGTGTCCGTCAAAATCACCAGTCTCAAGGTCAAGAGCTTTGACCTGGACCATCTCGATCTCTTCTGGGAAATCTCCCCAGTCGTTGGTCCACGTCGAGATGAGGACCGACATGAGATCTTCGACTATGAGTTCTACATCTGGCGAGCTGGTGACAGCCCGATGGGGCCGTACGAGGAGATAGCTGGCCCTCTTCGCGACCAGTACATGATTCGTGACATGCAGGTCTCCCTCCTGCACAAGTGGCGACAGTACTACTACAAGATTCGTGTCGTTCACGTACCGACTGAGACTGAAGAGATCTTCGGCCCGGCCTCTTCAGAAGGTGGAGACAAGGATCTCATCGCCGCCGAAATCATCAGGCAAGAGGACATTCTCTTCCGTGAGTACACCGGCAGGAAGTGCTGGCTCTTCATCGCCCGTACCTTTGGCCCGCTGTGTACCTGCTGGGACAGAGTGCTGCAGCGCCGCACCAGGTCTGGTCATGCTCTCTGCTTCGACACAGGCTTCCTGGGAGGCTTCATGTCCCCCATTGAAGTCCACGTGCAGATCGACCCTGAGGGAAAGAACTCTCAGGCCACGGCTTTGGGGGAGATACAGCCGGGGGACACTGCGGCAAGGATGATCTCCTTCCCACCTGTGAGTCCCAGAGACATACTGGTCGAGTCAGAGAACACAAGATGGAAGGTCATCTCTGTCTCCAACACGGAGCGACTGCGCTTCCCAGTCCACCAAGAGCTGCGCATTCACGCGATTCCAAGGGGCGACATCGAGTACAACCTACCTCTTCGCTTCCAACCCAATGAGCTCAAGAAGCTCACCACCTCAGCGGACAGGAACTTCACCAATCCGCAGAACCTAGAGCAAGACGGTGACTACTCGGACATCTACAGTGCCTTCGGCTATTCACCACGCGGCGCTCTTCGATGAGCTCATGAAGATTGCGGAAGCGACGCAACCTCCAGAGAAGAAGTCGAAGTTCAAGCGGTGGCTGAAGAACTCTCTTATCGTGGCTGGAGCTGCTGGAACTGGCACTGCAGCAACCATGGTGGCGGACAAGGCCCTCGGACCTCACATGGGCAAGATGTGGAACAAGATGTCGCCCACCATGAAGAGAGCCGTGGTGGGGCCTCTCATTGGACTCACCGGTATTGGAGCTGTGCTGGCCTCGCAGAAGCTGATGCAGCAGCGCTACAAGGACGAGAATGGCTAGCCGTGTACCAGTGGGAGTTCCACAGCCGCAGGGAGTGGGTGAGGATCCTCTCACCCACTACACTCGCGTCTTCGTGAGATTTCTGCAGGTCCTCTTTGAGACGTTCGAGAAAGGTGCGTATCACTGGGATGTAGACGAGAAGAACTCCGAGATCGTCATCTCGGACCAGGCCACCATCAGGAAGGAAGACGTCGAGAAACGTCCGGCGATTCTCGTCTCTCGTGGCCCTCTTGCGCTCACCAACGTCTCCATGGATCAGTTCGCCGGTCCAGTGCTCCAGAGGGATGCTGATGGGCAGCCGATGTTCAAGCCCAACAACGACCCAAAGACTGGGAGTCGGCGTCACACGGACCTCTCGTCCTGCACCATGACCTACAACTGTCTCTCACGTGAGGGGCTGGAAGCGCAGCGACTGGCGTGGATCTGTGGCTACTTCACCAGGTCGCTCAAGAGGACACTGTTGAGGGCGGGGATGCATCGCGTAGGAGAGGAAGTGCAGTTCGGTTCTGAGTCTTCGCCTGGAAGTATTGTGTCTCCCGATCCGAACGAGATCGTCATGGTCTCTGTGTCTGTCCCTTTCTACTTCCAGGACACTTGGTCGGTAGAGGCTGCAGACAAATTGCTTCTCAAACACGTAGCCCTGGCCCTAAGGTCTGAAGGAGAGGAAGCACCAGCAGAGGTGCCTATTCAAGGGCCTAGCATCTACGGACAACCACTCAGCGTCACGAAAGTTCTATCACTCAACAAGAAGGTCTCGGTCGGTCCTCTTCAGTCCCCGAAACCTCGCAAGCTGTAGACTGAAAGGAGCCCAAGATGGCTGGTGAGCTTCCCCGTCCTGGCGTAGAGGTCCTCCAGACCTTCAAGACCGCCTCCCCGTCCTTCACTCGTCCCACTCTCGTGCCGTGCGCCGTTGGTCCTGCATTCGAGGTCATCAACGTTCTCTCATCTGATGGCACTCTGAACAGCAAGGCCAAGTACGGTTCGTACGCCCAGTTCGGTTCCGCCATCACCGAGAGCTCGTTCCCGGATCCCAGGAACAACATCGACGAGCTCAACGTTCTGGAAGAGTCCGTTCGTCCGTTCATGCTGTCAGGTGGAACTCTCACCGAGCTGCTGACGGACCCCGGCAGTGCCTTCCTGGCGACCAGCCATGGAGCGGGCAAGGCTGCGCTCACCTCCGAGGTCCCGTCTGGATTCGGAACCGGCCTGGCCCTTCAGGGCAAGGTACTCGTTCTCGCCATCGACCAGCCTGCTCGTCTCTCCACGGTCAAGGACGTCACTGTCACCTTCTCTGGTTCTTCGGCTCTCACTGCTGAGCAGTGCGCGTCGCAGATCAACCTCGCTGTCGGCCAGACGGTGGCCTTCGTGGTTGGAACCGGGCTCACCAAGCAAGTCCGCATCGTCTCCCCGACCTTCGGTGCGATGAGCTCGGTCACTGTTCGTGCTGGTGGTTCGGCCAACACTCTTCTCCAGCTCGGCTACAACAACGGTTCTGCCGCACATGAAGAGCGCGTCGAGGGTTCTGGTTTCTGCGGAGAGGACCAGAACGACAACACCACCAAGACGCCATGGATCAAGTTCCGCCAAGGTTCGTACATGGTCGATGGTTCCACCATCGCCACTGCGCAGACCAAGGCTGGTCTCGTCAACATCGAGACCAACACCTTCGTCGCAGATTCCTGGGGTTCCGTGACGTTCGGCTCCAGCGGCACCTACGACCTGCGTGTGGGGGACTTCTTCTACGCTGATGGACTTCGTCCTGGAGGAGCTGAAGTCTCCAAGGTCGAGGCCTCCCGCTTCAAGCTGGGAACCATCAACGCGGCCCAGTCCATCGCTGACTCCAGCGGGAAGTACATCTCCAAGGTGTACGACACCCTCCAGGTCGGGACGCTGTACGATGCCAATCCCCTGGCCCCATCATTCGCCTACTTCAAGGCGAACGACATCAACTGGAAGAGGGTGGCTCCCACTGCGGCCGTGCTGACGGGTGCGGTACCTGCCTCAGCAGCCATCGCCGGTTCGCTCTCGGGCAGCGTCGGCAACTCCGGCCCCTACCTGGTCGCTGGGCTCACTCTTCACTACGTCAGCACCATCGAAGGCGTGGACTACGAAGGCGTCTTCACCTTCACTGGTGGCCCGTACTCGGACGATGCAGGTCTCCCCGGGGCTGGCCTTCTCACCGCCATCGACAAGGTCGCTGCTCTCCTCAATGGGCACATCCCGGGTGTCTCGGTCGCCAGTTCGACTCCAGGAGTCGGCAACGGTGTCCTGAAGTTCGTCTGCTCCATCGCCGGCCGTCTGGACTCCATCACCATCAAGAAGGATGGAACGGCGAACGCGGCTCTCGGGTTCAGCACGAGCTCCGACACGACGAGCTCCAACCAGGCCGATGCCTCGTTCACTGGGCTCACGGGCAAGTCGATGAGCTTCAAGCTGGACTCGAACCCCCACATCTACTCGGTGGGGTTCTCCAGCAACAGCATCGACCTGGCCGTCACGGAGATCAACCACGCTCTCGGAGCAGTAGTCGCCTCGAAGAGTTCTTCCGCGACTCCTTCCCTGGTGCTCACCTCAACCCTGAAGGGCTCTGCCTCGAAGCTGGAGGTTCTGCAGACCAACCCCACCGGCGCCGAAGTGACCTTCGGGTTCGTGGCGGGAAGCAACACCGTCAGCTCGACTGGAAGCGGACGTCCGCTCCCTGATGCCTACCTGGACGATGCCAGCGTTCTGCACATCCAGAGCCAGGTTGTTCGTGACCTGGTGACCGGCTACCCGCTCGATCCCAAGTTCAACACCGCTACGCTCTACATCCAGTTCAAGGCGCTGCGTCTGGATGTGACGGCAGTGGCCAAGGTGGCAGGTGTCCTTCGCATCTCGGACATCCCCACCCTGAGCGCCGTGCTGGACCCGCTCACTGAGGACAACCCTCTGGGCCTGGCCGCCTTCCTCATGATGATCAACGCCCCCACCTTCGAGGTGAAGCTGCTGGGCGTCGATGAAGTGACCGCTGCAGCGCCAATGGGCACTGGACCTGCCTACGCCCGAGCTGCCTCCCTGCTGGAGGCGGAAGAGGTCTACGCGCTCGCACCACTGACCCAGGACGAGGTCATCCACAGCCTCTGGGTGACGCACGCCACGGTGATGTCAGAGCCGGAGCAGGGCGGAGAGCGCATCGTCTTCTTCAACAAGAAGATGCCGACTCGGAAGAACCCCACGGTGGCTCTCTCTGGCACCCAGGGGAACAGCACCACCACCGTCAACCAAATGCTCCTGGACGGCAACCCAGCCCCGGGCCTGGTCGCTGCTGGGGTCAACTCCTCGCTCCCCATCCCTGAGAGCGCAGAGGTCTACCTGGAGTTCGAGGTGGGCGGTGAGCTCCGCAGGTACAGCGTGTCGTCCATCACGGGCGCCATGGTGAACCTGAGGACCAGCTTCTCCAGCACCGTCAACTCCGAGGGCTTCTACTCGACCACGGGTCTCACCGAAGTCGTGGTGAATGCCTCGTACTCCCTGAAGGTGCGTGGGGCGAGCCTCACTGTCCCAGGCTCCAACCCTCCTCGACCGGACTACTCGCTGCTCTCGACCACTGTGTCCGACGCCAATGCTGGGTACGGCAACCGCCGGGCCTACTCGGTCTTCCCGGACACGGTGAAGACCATCATCTCCGGCATCGAGAAGTCCATCCCTGGCTACTACGCCTGCGCATGCATCGCCGGCATGGTGGCCGCCAAGCCTCCGCAGCAGGGCTTCACCAACTACCCCATGACCGGTCTCACGGGCGTGGCTGGTACGGAGAAGTTCTCCAAGAAGCAGCTCAACGTCATTGCTGGTGGTGGTACCTACATCCTGGCCCAGGATGCGAGCGATGGTCCGGTCTTCAGCCGCCACCAGCTCTCCACGGACACCTCCAGCATCGAGACCCGGGAGCTCTCCATCACCAAGGTGGTGGACTTCACGGCGAAGTTCCTCCGCCTCTCCATCAGGAAGTTCATCGGGTCGAACAACATCAACGATGGCCTGATGGACGCCCTCGGCACCACCATCAGTGCGGTGCTGAAGTTCCTGGAGAGCTCGGGAGTGCTGAGTGGGGCCAACCTGAACAACATCGTCCAGGACTCGGTGAACAAGGACACGGTCCTCATCGATGTGACTCTCGACGTCCCGTACCCCTGCAACTACATCCGGCTGACCCTGGCGGTGTAGTGAGTTCTTCACCTGGACTTGAAGGAGAAAGCTGATGACGACCATCACCAACTGGAGCCCTTACACCGACAAGGTGGACAACTCATCTGGACTCGGTGAGGGCCGATTCATCTCTGGAGCCTTCACCATGGTCGCAGCCGGCCCGCCTCGGCTGGCGACTGTGGGCCTGGGGGTCAAGTCCTCCAACTGGGCACTCCCCATCGGAGTCGTCCAGAACTTCAACCTGAGCCACAACCGGCAGTTCGCCAGGTTCTTCGAGCTCGGCTCTGAGCGCAGCTACTTCATCTCGGGTCGCACCATGGCTCAGGCAGGCTTCGGGCGCGTGATGTACCACGGCCCCTCGCTCCTGCGGATGATGTACTCGTTCTACAACGATGCGCTGCCGCCCACTCTGGTTCCCACCTTCGGTGTGGATCCATCTGTCGCTGCGCTCGTGGCCAACCAGCACAACGTCCAGATCCCTCCAGGGTACGAGAACATCTACCTCAACCTGGCGTCGGATCTCTTCAGCCAGCCCTGTGGAGTCCTGGTCTACATGAAGGACTCCAACGAGAAGACGGTGGCCGCCGTCTACCTGGAAGAGACGTACATCCCCTCTCACAGCATCGCGGTGGATGCTCAGGGAGTGGTGGTCCAGGAGCAGGTGTCCCTGCAGCCCGAGCGTGTGGTGCCCATTGCCGTACCGTCAGTGGCGCTCCTCACCGCGACGATGCCAGGCGCAGTCAGCTAGGCTCTGAGGGCTAAAAGAAGGAGGGTCGGCCTCTTGGTGGAGGGGCCGGCCCTTCGTCTTTCTACTCGGCCTTCTGGACCTGCTCTGCCTGAGGCCCCTTGGCGCCCGTGGTGAGTTCGTAGGTGACGCGATCCCCCTCTGCCAGGGTGCGGAAGCCCTTCATCATGATGGAGGTGTGGTGGACGAAGACGTCCTTGCCACCCGAGTCCGGCACGATGAAGCCGAAGCCCTTTGCGTCATTGAACCACTTCACAGTGCCTGTTGCCATTTCCACTTCTCCTTGGACAATCATTCTCCATGTCAGAAGGGGATGTGGGTAGCAAAAGAAGAAGCCCTCCCACTTGCGCAGGAGGGCTTCCGAATGGCACGCCCATGGGAGGGGAAGCTGGGAGCGCCTCTCTTCGTTACGCCTGACCGTTCGGCGCGACGGGGTTGAACGGTGCGGCCTGCTGCACGGGAGCCGGGAGCTGGACAGGAGCCGGAGCCTGGACCTGGCGAGCCGGATCGATGACCTTCTTCTGCATCTCCAGGGTGGAGGCGATGAGCTTGTCCAGCCCATCGGTGATGAGGGAGTCGATCTTGCTGACGATGAGGGTGTTGGCGGTGGGCCCAGTGAAGTTGCTACGCAGGGCTGCCAGGTCGATGAGCTTCATGACCGAGACACCTCCGCCAGACGGCACGAGGCTGATCTCCGCCTTCTCCGTGGATGCAGACGCCAGCTTGGCGGCCTTCTTGGAACCGTACGGAGCACGCGCCTTCTTCACCTTCGGCTCGGTCTCGGTCTTCTCACTGCGCTTTGCTGCCTTCGAACGATCGTAGACTCCACGTGGCATGGTAGTTCCTTTTGCTGTTGCGGTTGGTGGACTTCACTTCGTGTTTATGTCTCTAGTCGGTGAAAAGCAAGAACGAGACGGACTCTCCAGGAATTCCCTGACCATCTCTCTGACCAGGTGACCCTTGGACAGCTTCTTGCCTGTTTGCTGATACAGCTCCTGCCTCATCTTCTCCAGGCTCTCACTGAGCTCCGGAGTGAGCCTCAAGTCGATGCGGTAGTAGTTCTCTGGCATCAAGTGGTCCTGAGGTAACTCACGAAAGACTTCTTAGCAAGAGCAATCAGAGAATTGAAGAGGTCTTCCTGATTCTCAGAGACCCGCTCCCAGAATCGAGGATGCCCGAACATCAGGGTGGCCGCTGCATCATTCACCTCATACCCAGAGAGGAGCCCAACCGTGTTTACTCCTTTCTTTCTGCCAGCTTGGATGTGCCTAGCGACCTCGACGAAGAGGCTCTCGCTGTCCTTGGAGTGGGAAGAGCGTAGGCTGGTGGGGTATCCATCGGTCAAGACGAGAAGGTGTTGAACGGACCCAGGCATTCCGTGAAGTCGTCGTATGGAGACATCGACTGCCTGTGGGAGAGGAGTCAGCCCCCAGACGTCTCCCACTCCTGGCCCGGAGTAGCCCTTCTCTGGGTTCTCGAACCGCAGCATCGAGGCTACCCCATGCTCGGTAGAAGTGAAGCCCCATACCTCCAACCGCGTGGTGGGGAACTTCATTGCCTTCGAGATGACTTTGCACGCCCGCGAAACCGTACGCCACTTCTCCCTCATTGAGCCGCTCATGTCCAAGAGGATGATGGCGGAGAAGCCCTTCGAGCTCTCCTCGTCCACGAAGATGTCCGTGTTGGAGGAACCGTTGAGGAAGTCGATATACGCCTGTGGATCCAGAGTGGAGCCTGAGTCGGAGGTCACCTGCCTCTTCCTGTCCATCAGCCTCGTGAAGGAGTGGCGCAGGGTCTGGACGATCTGTTCATCTGATGGGTACAGAACAAGGTCATCTACCTCACTGGCCTTCACCAGGCGTACCTCGACACTTCCCTCCAGCCCCTTCAGGAGTCGCTGACTGGGGGTGAGCACCTTGGAGCGGTTCTTGAGCTCAGACAGGATGCGCTCGACATCGAGCTGACTTCGCTCAAGAACCTTCTCGACCTGGGTCGGGTTGGAGACGCCCATGGCCATGCTCACCATGGACGCGGTGCTCTCCCACTCCGGGTCCAGCCCGACTGGCTGGACGGTCATGTCCCCCATGCTCCAAGAGGCATTCAACTGCTTGGTGTGGTGGGAGGGCTTGGTGGAGCCGTGGTGAAGCTTGATGAGGGAGGTGACCTGGAGGGCCCCTTCCTCTGGAGTTACGCGAGCAGCGCCCTCAGGGGCCTTCTGGAAGGGCGTTGGAGTCCCTGATGAGGGAATGTACTGAATCGGTTTCGGCGGCAGGAGGTTGTAGGACTTGGGCGTGGTGTGAAGCATCGAGACATCCCGCAGCGTGGACTCGATGACCCACCGAGCGGCCAACAGGCAAGTGGGGAAGCCTCGAAGGATGACCTTGCTGACTGCATCCTTCAGGGTTCCCTTGTAGCGCATCCACTCGCTGCGATTCATTTTGTCCTCAAGGCCCAGAGCCAGTCCCATAAGGAACATGATGATGTCGTGCTGGTACCTCCCCGAGTCGAGGATGATGCGTCTCCACCTGTCCTGAATGGCCCCCGCCGAGTGGGGATAGATGAGCTTCCACAGTGAGCAGACCCGGAGGTCGTCTAGCCCATTCACCAGGAGGTGGATGAACTCGCCCATCATCAGCTCGTTCAGGTCCGGGAGCCGCGCCTTCAGAGCTGCAGCGTAGCTATCCGAGAATTGGGTACGAGCTCGGATGTTCGACTTGAAGACGATGTGCTGCCACTCGTGGGCCAGGATGAGCTCGGCCTCTGGATCCTCGATGGGAATGGAGATGAAGGTCTCGGTATCCGTCCTCCCAGGAGGGTTGTCGTAGAGAAGCGTGAGGTCTTTTCCTCTCAGACCACAGAAGATTTGATGCGTGCGGCTGATGATGTCGATTGTTTGCTGTCGATCGGGCATTAGACGGGTCTTCGTCGAAGATGGAGATTGGTGGAGACACTCATCCGAGTGATGTCCTCGATGCGCTTGAGCACCAGTGCCCTGTCCTCGGAGGAGAACTTCTGCCCCACGAGGAACAAGGTGTCTTCCCATCCCAGGCGAGAGTAGACGTGGAGTAGCTGCACCAGGTCCCTGGGAGATAGAGAGTAGGCCGTTGCTTCTTGTCGAGTCTCTCGTGCGATGGCGATGAGGTTCTGGAGAATCTCATCAGGGATGACAACTCCCTCGGGGCTCATCTCCTGGAGAATGCGCTTCTCTGCACCAGGAGGTGGGTACGGCATGTCGATTTCAATGAAGCGGCTCTTCAGGTCCTCATTGAGCTCGTACGTTCCACCGTAGGGACCAGAGGGATTCATCGTACCGGTGACGAAGAGCTTGCAGCCTGGGTTGAGCTCCAGTCGCCAGCTCAGTTCAGGAATCTCTATCTTCTTTCTGAAGTCGGTGAGGGCGTTGAGTTCTTTCTGGCGCTGAGGACTCAGGGCGTTAAGCTCCTCGAATACCAGCATGGCCGCCCCCACCTCATTGGCGACCTGGATGGCGTTGGACACAGTCCCCAGGACGAAAGGGGTCGATCCGTTCTTTGCAACGAAGCCTCCCTTCAGATGCCGTTCCTTGGTCTCCTCGGAGCAATCCAAGGAGAGGTAAGGAAGTTGGTTCTGCTCCGCCAAGTAGGCGAACAGCAGGCTTTTCCCGTTGCCCTTGGCCCCAGTCAGGAGGATGTTGGGCGGGTCGAAGGTGCGGGTGACGGGGTTGAAGCAGAGCCGCTGCAGCATGGGTAGCAGCTCGAAGGTGTCGACGTACTTCAACCCCCGGGTCATTTTCAGATCGCTGGGTGTCAAGTACCTCACCTCCACCCCACTGACTTGTAGTATTCCGCTTCCCAGCTGATTCATTCGGTCCCCTCGTGTGTTATGGTGAACTAGTCGGTGGCCTTATACCGAGAAGTGGCACTTCTTTGGCAGGAGTAGCTCTATGGCTGAAGAGGTTCTTCTATCCGACCGACTCTGCTCAGGAGACCGTCCATCGGTCCTGGCTGCAGGGATGGTTCTCGCTCAAGCACTTCGCAAGATGAAGGTTGTCGTCTTCATGGTGGACGCTCTCGGGCAAGTTGTTCTCATGCCCTCGGAGAGCGTCCAAGTTCTTGCATATCCCCACGTCCCCGATTCCGACCTCGACGCTCTCCCGGAGGATGAGGCCATTGCCTTGATGGTCTCAGAGAGCAGAGTTGAAGAGCACATCCTCCGCTACCTCGCCGGCCGACATTCGAGAGGAGTTTCCTGATGCCCGGAGCTTACTGCGACTGGGAGCCATGCGAATGGCTTCAGCGTTTCGTCACAGACTTGATGCCCAAGGAAGTGAGCCCAGAGACAGTTCAGATGCTCACGCTCACTCCACCTAACAAGTGCAAGAAGAAGATGGCACCTGTTCAGCGAGTGACATTCTACTACTGCCCCTTCTGTGGAACCCGCCTCTCGGGCAACAAGGAAATCCTCGAATGGGTCCACAAGAAACAGGGTCAACAGGCTCGTGCCTCGGTGAGTTGATGTGGGTGAAGTAGATTCTTCCCACTGTCGGCGCGCCTGAATACACTCCAGCTAGTTCGTGAGGACTTTCGGTCTGCCCGACCGTATGGATCTACAGGTGGGATTGGCACTACCCATTCTGTGGCTTTCGAAAAGAAAGGTGCCGAGACGTTCCTGTAGCATCCAACGTCCAGTGTTCGGGGACATAACCGCTCTACCGCTCTAAACCTCAAGGAGTTCACACATGGCGATTCATGTTTACCGGTTCAGGGCACAAGGCCCGAACACCACGGACATCACCCAGGAAGTCCCCGGGACGGTGACGTTCAGCGCTGCAGGCTTCCTGTACGTCGACTACAGCGCCGACAGCACCAACCTCCAAGACCTCACGGATGCCTTGGCGATTCGCGGGTGGGTCTACGACTCGACCGACCCGACGATGACCCCGGCGCAGCAGGCTGCTGCGAACGGCAGTGACGCGATCAACTTCCTCTTCAATGGAACGCTGGTCGCCAAGCAGCCCAGCCTGAACATCGTCAGCGGTGCGACGGTGGTCAACAACGCTGGTGCCAACCGCATCGACATCACGATCCCCTCTGGTGTCGGTCTCGGCTCGGCCACTCCCAGCGCCATCAGCGCTGTAGCAGGTGCTGCTGGTTCTGCACCGGCATCGGCGCACGAGGACCACACCCACCAGGTGACGGTCGGCTCTCCCGTCGCCGCTGGCACTGCCAACGCAGATGGCTCTTCCAACTCGCTGGCCCGTGCTGACCACGTCCACGCTGTTCCGTTCACTGCCGTCAACGCAGCTCTCGGTGCGGCCAACGCATCGGTCAGCGTCAACGGTCAGAAGATCGTCAACCTGGCGGAGCCGGTCGGCCCGCAGGATGCGGCCACCAAGGCGTACGTCGATGCGACCCAGCAGGGCCTCGATCCGAAGGAGTCGGCTCGCGTCTCTACCATCGCAGCGCTGCCTGCCAACACCCCGGCTGGCACGGGCGTCACCAAGACGCTGACCGCCAACGCCAACGGCACGCTGACCATCGATGGTGTGCTGCTCGCCCTGAATGACCGTGTTCTCGTGAAGGACGAGGCCTCGGCCGTCAACAACGGCGTGTACTACGTCACTGCCGCCGGCAGCGGCGCGGCACCCTGGGTTCTGACCCGGGCCACGGACGCCAACGCCACCTCGAAGGTCACCCCTGGACTCTACGTCTTCGTGGAGGAGGGAACCCAGGGCGGCAACGGCTACGTCCTGACCACGGTCGCCCCCATCACCCTGGACACCACTGGGCTCGTCTTCAGCCAGTTCTCGGGCGCTGGCCAGATCACCGCCGGCACCGGTATGACGAAGAGCGGCAACACGCTCAACGTCGTGGCTCACGTCGATGGGTCCATCCTCGTCCATGCGGACGACATCCAGGTCGGCGTCATCAGCGATGCGCAGCACGGCACTCGCGGTGGTGGCACGACCCACTCTGCGGCCACCGGCTCTGTCGCCGGCTTCATGTCCGCAGCCGACAAGACGAAGCTCGATGGCATCTCCGCCACGCCGGCAGATGACAGCTTCACCTTCGGCAACTTCAGCCTCGGCACCTCGACGACTGCCCGGTTCCTCTCGCCTGGCTACGACTCGGCGGCAGCTCCGGTCATCACCCGTCAGTTCCGCGTTCCCCGTGCCGGCACCATCAAGAGCCTGCGCGTTCACTCGAACACGGCAGGAGTGGGGGCCAGCAACCTGACCTTCACCGTGCGCAAGAACAACACGAATCAGACGCTGTCCTGCACCTTCGCGAACACCATCGTGGACGGACAGGATCTCGCCAACTCGTTCGCGGTGGCAGCAGGAGACCTCCTGGACGTCACGGTCACCAAGTCGGCGTCTCTCACCACGAGCCCGATCGACGTGATTGCCTCGGTCGACTTCGCACCGTAAGGTAGGTGCCTCAAGCTAGGAGCGGTGCCACATGGCGTCTCACGTCTACCGGTATGTGCTGACGGGGTTCTCTTCTTCCCAACTCTCCAGCCAAGTACCGGGATCCCCGACGCTCGGTAGCACCGCTCCTGCGCAGTACCTGGATGTCACTGTTGACTCCGCCTACCTGACGGATCTCAGCGACTTCATGGGATTGCAGGGGTACTCGTACTTCAGTACGGACCCCTCTCTCACTGTTGCTCAACAAGCTTCGAATGCGACCCCTCTCACTGGGGCCTCTCGTACTGTCCGTGTAGCCACCACGGTCAACATCACCTCTCTCGTTGGGGCCATCGCGATTGATGGGGTGATTACGGCAAATGGTGACCGAGTCCTGGTGAAGAATCAGAACTCTCCCTCTCTGAACGGCATCTACGTAGCCGGCGGAGGAGTATGGGCTCTGGCGTCCGACTGGGTGACTGGTGCCGTAGTACCAGAGCTCCAGGTGTACGTCTCCGAAGGCTCCACCATGGCCCATTCGGTCTGGGGCCTTCAGACTTCTGGAACCATCACCGTTGGAACTACAGGCCTCACGTTCGTCAACGTGACCGCTCCCACGGACGTCACCGCAGCCCATCTCGCTGGAACTGAGACCTTCACCGGCTCCAAGACGTTCAACACCGCCATCAAGAGCGGTGTCACTGGGGCCGTAGCTGGAACAACATTCCCATCTACTGCCTCGAACGCCATCGAGCTCCTCACGAACCAGCGTCTCGCTCTTGGGACCAACTGGTACATCCAGGAGTCTGGAGATCTCTTCGACATCTACCGAGGTGGAACTCTTCATTTCCGCTTCAACCCCGGAGTCGATACCTACCTTGCTGGACCGGTTTTCAAGGCGGCTGGGACCATTCGCTGGTCCAACACCACCACGGGCGGTCTCTCGGATGTCACTGGGCAGTCGCTCTTGGCGGCGCCTACCTCCAAGGCGATGTCCGTCGTCGGCCCTCTTGGTGCTGGTGCTACGGATGTTGTCACCAAGTCCGGTTCCAGTGTTGCTGACGGCTCCGTCAATGGCGGAGCCAAGCTTCACAGCTTTCGAACCGGTATTGGTGGAACTGAGGTCGAGAAGGCCTATGTCACTGCGGCAGGTGACTTTACCACCACAGGGACTCTCACTGGAGCCAAGCTTGCTCCTTCGATGTCGCCCTTCATCGGTGTGACTCGTGAAGTCCGTCTTGTTTGCGTCAACAACATCAGCATTGCAAGTGTTGGTGGGACCGTTGATGAAACGGATCTTGCTGTTGGCGATAGAGTTCTTCTCGTCAATCAGACTACGACTTCCGAAAACGGAATCTACGTCACCAGCTCCATCTCCCCCAGCATCACGCTCGTCAGAGCAGGGGATTGGGCCACTGGTGCCGTCGTTCCTGAGATGAGGATCTACGCCTCAGAGGGATTCTCGCTCTCTCACTCCACTTGGAGCCTCAACACCCAGGGCGCTATCACGGTGGGGACGACCGGACTCTCCTTCGTCAACGTCACCCCTGGAGGCAGTGGTGCTCTTGGTGGCGATCTTCAGGGGACTCTTCCGAATCCGACTCTTGCTCCCTCTGTCTACTCCCCCATTCCGTACCACCAAGTACGAGTCGCTTCTACAGCGAACATCATCATCGCCACTTGGGGCGGAGCGCAAGTCGACAGCATATCGATTGTTTCTGGCGATCGAATCCTGCTGAAGAACCAGACGACTGCGACTGAGAATGGAATCTACTCCGCATCAGGAGGGGTTCTCGTTCGCGTTGCAGACTTCGTCACCGGAGCGATAGCACAAGAGTCCGTCATTCTTGTGGCAGAGGGAGTCACTCAGGCGGACTCGGCATGGAGACTGACCAACTCCGGTTCCATCGTCATTGGAACGACGGCTCTCACGTTCGAGAACGTGACTCCGTCCGTCACTCGAATCGTCAAGTACGTAGGCACCTCCAACATCCCTACGCTCAGTGGTTCCGTCTCAGTAGATGGAGTTACCACAGCGGCAGGAGATCGAGTTCTTCTCACTGGTCAAGCGACAAGTCCGCAAAACGGAATATGGGTTGCTCAGGCTGGGGCATGGACTCGTCCGAATGACTGGATAGCTGGGAGAGTGCTCAACGGAACTGCAATCTGGGTCACTTCTGGAAACACCCAGTACAACACGAACTGGCGCGTCAATACCGCTGACCCCATTACGGTAGGGACGACCAGTGTTTCAATCTTCAACGCTCTTCCGTACATGTTCGGCTCTTCGTCAGACCTGAACGCCAGTACGCTGCTTGCGCCAATCATTGCTTCCACAGTTCGTCCTCGCCTGGGCAACCTGCACGTTGTTCGGGTCATGAGTTCCAGCAACCTCGCGACCCCGACTACACGAAACCTGTCGGTGGCTGTCGACGGGGTCACGCTGGCAGAAGGTGACCGGATACTTCTTCAAGCGCAAACCACGCCATCGGAGAATGGCATCTGGGTGGCCAGGGCCAGCGGAGGATGGACTCGTCCATATGACTTCCCTGCGGCTTCTACTGGGGCGGTGCTGGCAGAATGTGAAGTGGCTGTCTCCGAGGGTACCGTTTGGGCCCACACCTACTGGAACCTCACGACTCCAGGTTCCATCGTGGTGGACACCACCTCGATCACCTTCACTCAGAAGACATCGAGCATCTCTCCTACGACGATGCCCCTCTTGGGCACGTCGCGCATCGTCTCTGTCGCTTCCACCGTCAACGTCGCTTCGTTGTCCGGCACTCTGACGATTGACGGTGTGCAGCCCCTGGATGGGGCCAGGGTTCTCATCAAGAATCAGACGACCCAGAGTCAAAACGGCATCTACATCGCGAACAACGCTGGGGCATGGACACGGGCCACGGACTGGGTGACGGGGTCTGTTCTCGTCGAGATGAAGGTCTACGTCTCTGCTGGCTCCACTCAGGCTCATACGGAATGGTACGTCAGCAGCTTCGCTGGAGGGATTGTTGGAACCAACGCCTGCACCTTCACGCAGATTCTTTACGTCTACCCAGGTACGAGCTTCGTTGGAGACGTTACAGGAAATGCGAATGGAACACTTGTTCCGATTCTGACCCGGTCCCAGTCGGGCAACTACATTCCAGTTCGAGCGGTAGCGACTACCAACATCACAGTTGCTGGCCCACAAACGATTGACGGTGTTGCTCTTGGTGATGGAGACCGTGTTCTTCTGACGAATCAGTCCGACAGTACGACCAACGGCATCTACACGTTCACCGCCTCGGCTAAAACACGAATGTTTACCGGGTATACCTTGTACTCGGGAACCAGAGTTTTCGTACAGGAGGGTACGGCCAAGGCACAGACTGAGTGGATGGTCACCGACACGCCAGGCCTGAATGGGTTCATCAATGCTTCAGGCATTACGCAGACGTGGACCCAAATCACCAAGACGGTCAATCTTCCAGGAACTCTCGGTGCTGCAGCAGGCTCCGCCGGTACGGCAATTCAGCTCTCTCCGAGAGACCACGTCCATCCCATCACCTATGGCACCACGGCCAACACCGTGGCCCAGGGAAACGACTCCAGGTTCTTCAGTGCTGCAGGTGGAGACCTGGCGGGTACCTACCCCAACCCGACTCTCGCTACCTCCGTCCGTACCAACGCCGGACAGTTCAAGTTCTGCCGAATCACCTCGACCGTCAACATCGCGACGCTGAGCGGACTGACCGCCATCGATGGTGTGACGCCGGTCGCTGGTGATCGAATCCTCCTCAAGAACCAGACGACCGCCAGTCAGAACGGCATCTACGTTGCTGCGGCCGGTGCCTGGGCCTACGCCTCTGACTGGGGCACTGGCGCCGTCTTCGGGGAATGCTTGGTGGCGGTGTCGGAAGGCACGAGCTTCAAGCACACCATCTGGCAGCTGACGACGCAGGGCACCATCACTGTCGGCACAACTGCGCTCACGTTCGCGCCGCTGGCCTCCATTGCCAACATCAATGGAGCTGGAGCTTCAGACGTCTGTGCCAAGGCCGGCACGACACTGACCGATGGTACCGTCAGTGGGACTGCCCACGTATTCTCCATTCGAACTGGCATCAACAACACCGAGGTGGAGAAGGCCTGGTTCGACGGAACCGGAATGCTACGGTTCGGTTCTGGCTCCACTCTCTCGCTTGGGACTGGAGCCAATGCGTCTGCAGCGAATGGCTCGGCTATTGGTACCAGCGCTTCTGCGAGTACAAACGCCACAGCTGTAGGAAATACCGCCAATGGTGGGAACTACGGCACGGCAGTAGGGTATAACGCAGCAGCCACAAGCTATGGGGTTGCTGTTGGTGCGAATGCCAACGCTGGAAGCTTTCAGGGCGCTGTTGCTCTTGGGTACTTCTCAGCGGCTCAGCGCGTTCGAGAGTTCGTCAAGGGCGTCGATATGGCGACCACGACGCTACGAAGCTGGTCCGTCTTGGACTGGTACGGATCGACCTCCAACGCGACGCCTACTGAAATCTACCTTGATGGCAGCTCTGGCAGAGCCATCCTGCTGAATAACTCGGCCTTCCAGTTCAAGCTGATGGTCGTCGCCAAGCTCAGCGGCGTCAACAACGTCAAGGGCTGGGAAATCAGTGGCCTCATCACCCGTGGAGCTGCTGCTGCTAATACCTACATCTCTTCAACTTCCACCGAGGTCTTCCAGATCGAAATGGACGGAGCCAACCCCATTGGCTCTTGGGACTGCGTCGCAAGTGCGGACACCACCAACGGGACGTTGAAGATAACCGTCACTGGGTATGGAGCTCAGACCGTCAGCTGGAACGTGCGTGGAGACATCAGCGAGGTGAGGTTCTAAATGGCCGACAAGTACAGAGTCGACAAGGACGGCATCATCGCCGTTCCCGCCTGGAGGACCTTCACGGCGAACGGCTACTACGTCACGTACCTCGAAACTGACTACAACAGCCCATATGACGGGTCTACGATTCCCTACTGCACCGATTACCCTGGCGGGGCTTTCCTAAGTCCTGCCGTTTACAAGGACCCGGAAGGAAGAGTCCATCTTCGAGGATTGATAGGGCCCTACGACCCCGTCTACATACAGCACACCATTGGCACGTACCTCTTTCTTCTGCCAAGTGACTGTAGACCGAACAGGCAAATCATTGTCCCAGTTCGGGGAAATACCGGTTCTTGCCGAATGGACATCACGGCTACTGGGTACGGGTTCATTCAAGAAGCCCCTGCCTATGGCTGGCAAAGCTTCGTTTGTCTCGATGGCATCAGCTTCGACACCAGGGCGTAGACGATGGCTGACAAGTTCCGCATCGACAAAGATGGACAAGTGGTCCCCAATCCGTGGACCAACTTCACTGGCAACAGCATCTATGCTGCTGGTTGGTCGGACTATTCAGTGGTGGCCTTTCTCCCCCCAGCAGTATGTCAAAGCAAGTTCGGAAAAGTGTACCTCCGTGGTTTGATGAATGGCACCACCACTGCATTGAGCGCTACCATCTTCACACTGCCGGTAGGTCTTCGCCCAGCTCTTGGAACAAGATTTGACGTGAGAACCGCTGGAGGTTCCTCTCGGTTGGATATTGGGGCAGATGGCCAAGGCAAGATAGTAGAAGTCACTGGCGGATACGCTCTCTGGTACGGCTTTGTCTGCCTCGATGGTGTTTCGTTCGACATTCGAGCTTGAGGGAGCCACATGCCGACCCAATTTGTTGAAACAACAGTTGCTGCAGCCACCTCAGGCCATGAGGCCCTGACCCATCTGGTTGAGGTACTCGTCGCACTCCTCCCACCGGGATGCTTCATAGTCGGCGAGTGCCTGGCCGATGCCCTCTTGGGAAAGGAAGTCACCGACATCTCCATCTGGAGCTCTGATGCTGAAGCGTACGCTGCACTGAAGCTGGCTCTTGAGTCCTCCAGCAGCAGCGGAGCTCTCATGAGCTACAGCTTTGTTGAGAAGACTTCTCAAGCCGGCGCGATCTCTTTCACCGTGGATGCAACGGCTCTTGGGCCTACGCCTGTTCCTCCGCTTTTCATTCGACTGCGTGCAGTCGGGAAGACGGAAGAAGAAGTCCTCAACATGATGGACTTCACGGTGTGCCAGGTGTTGCTCTCCGGCGGTGGGCGCCTAGTGGTTGGTCCCACAACACTGGATGACCTCCGAGCGGGGCGTCTGGTGCTGGTGCAGTCCAAGGGAATGCTCTTGAATCGAACGAGAGTCTTCATCAATGACGGGTTTCTTCCAACCGAGCAGTGCTGGTTGGATCTCATCGCCGCTGACGCAGCGCACACGGCGCAGTATCAAGAGATGCAGGCTCAGTAAGAGATGCAGGCTCAGTAGAGGAGAACACCATGGGAATTGGAACTGACGGAGCGAAGAGCCTCATCCTCAGCCTCAAGGCGGGCACCACCACGAAGCAGGAGCTTCGAGCTGAAATCGGAGATGCTCTCAACGTGCTTCACACCAAGGCTGCTGCCATGGACACGCAGATGGCAGGAGCTGCTGCAGACTTTGCGGCAGCCCTCCCCACGGAGTTCCAGCAGCACGTCGATCAGCTCCCCGACGTGGGCGATACACCGTAGCCAAGGGCTGATTTCTCTTCTACCCTGAAGCCTTTGTACAAGGTACTGTACCCCAGCGAAGAATCTGCGACCGAGGGTGTAACTCTACCCTCTCACGACCTGGCAATGGGGTACCATGGTGAGCTCTCAGCCGGATGAAGTCCCTGCTCTACGCGCATTGGTAGAGGAGATGCGGCAGAAGTTCCAGAAGGAGCTTCTCGAACTTCGAGAACAGCTCTCCGTTCTTCAAGCCAAGCTCTCTGAGGTGGAAGCCCAGGTGGCCCACTTCGAGCCGATGGTTGAAGCAAGAGCTGCCCGCACGGACAGAATTGTTCTTGAGCTCCAAGTGGAGTTCAGGCGATGGCAGAAAGAGATGAGTGCTCACGAGAGTGTTGAGGTGAGCCACCACTCTTCTGTCCAGACGAAGCTCGACAAGATCCTTGAGGCACTTTCGTAATCCAGCGTACAACTGTGGGCGGCGATGGCACTGCATGTCTACCGGTACAAGTTGGCTGGTCCCTCACTGGCCCAGCTCTCCTCCCAGGTACCTGGTAGCCCCTCTGTCAGCAGTCTTGCCCCTGCCCAGTATATCGACGTCACCGTCGACAACCTCTACTGGGAGGATCTCACCCACTACATGGCGTTGCAGGGGTTCTCTTACGACTCCATGGACCCTGCAGTCACCACTGCGACGCAGGCCAATGGGTCCGCTGGTGCCGCCAGCCCATGGACAGGGGTAAGCCGGACGGTAAGGGCGGCTTCTACTGCCGACATCACCCTCTCAGGCCTCCAGGTGGTCGATGGCGTGGTGCTCTTCGCCGGGGACCGGGTTCTGGCCAAGAACCAGGGGACCGCCCTCCAGAATGGCATCTGGGTCGTCTCAGCGGGTGCCTGGTACCAGCCCAACGACTGGGCCACGGGCATCGTGGTCCCCGAGATGGGCATCAGGGTCTCCGAGGGCACCGTCAACGCCCACTCCTGGTGGACCCTCACGACGCAGGGCGCCATCGTGGTGGGCACCACGGCTACCACCTGGGCCAAGGTCTCTGCGACTGCAACTACACCGAGCACAGTTGCAGTCGCCACAGCTGCAGTCGGGACTGCCACTGACTTCGCCAGGGCCGACCATGTTCATGCCGTCACTTACGGCTCTGCGGCCAACACCGTCACCCAGGGCAACGATGCGCGACTCACCAACTCGCGAGCTCCCACTGGTACTGCTAGTGGAGACCTGGCTGGGACCTACCCAAGTCCTACTCTTGCGACCGCCGTCCGACTCTCTGCTGGTGGATTCCGCTTCGCCCGTCTTGCCTCTACGGTTGATGTCCCCTCCATCTCGGGTCTTCTCACCATCGATGGAGTCGTCACTGTCGCTGGCAACAGGGTGTTGCTGAAGAACCAAACGACTGGAAGTCAGAACGGCATCTGGACTGTTGCTGCTGGAGCGTGGACTCGCCCCGCTGACTGGGCCACTGGGCTCGTCAATGGCGAGATGGAGATTGGGGTCTCTGAGGGAGTCTCTCAGGCGCACACGGACTGGTCGGTGCAGACGCAGGGCACCATCACCGTTGGTACGACCTCTGTGGCCATCACGCAGGTCGCTGCCACCGCCACAGGCACTGCAGGGGGAGTTCTCAGTGGCACCTACCCTAATCCTGGCTTTGCTACCGCATATTCGGCTGCCACCTTTCTTCCAGCTCAGCTTGGATCTGCAGCAGGAGTCATTGGAAGCAGCACTCGTTACTCACCTGCTGACCACGCCCACCCAGTCCTTTTCGGCAACGTGGCGGACTCCGTTGCCCAAGGTAACGACGCTCGCTTCTCTGACTCGCGTTCTCCATCAGGCTCGGCTGGAGGAGTTCTTGGAGGAAACTACCCGAATCCGACGTTCGACTCGGCCTATGGCCCATCAGCTCTCACTCCCGTTGCACTGGGAGTAGCCACTGGTGTCGTTGGTACGAGCACCGCCTACTCACGGGAGGATCACGTACATGCCCTCACGTATGGGACCGGAGCAGGAACCGTCACTGAAGGAAACGACTCTCGTCTCTCCGACTCACGAGCGCCTACTGGCGCTGCTGGCGGCATTCTCTCTGGCACCTACCCGAACCCCGCCTTCGCCACGGGCTTTGGTGTCGCCACTGCGACTCCGTCTGCTGTGGCAAGTGCCACAGGCTCTGCAGGTACGAGCACTCGGTACGCCGCTGGAGATCACGTCCACGGTGTCTCGTATGGAACTGCAGCAGGCACAGTCGCCCAAGGGAACGACTCACGTCTCAGTGACTCTCGTACCCCTACAGGTAGTGCGGGCGGAGTGCTGAGCGGCACATACCCCAGTCCCTCATTCGCTACAGGTTACGGCCCCTCATCACTGACTCCAGTTGCTCTTGGCATTGCGACTGGTGCGGTTGGTGTAGGCACGAATTACGCTCGCGAAGATCACGTTCACGCTCTTACGTTTGGGAGTGCAGCCAACACCGTCACTCAAGGGAACGACTCTCGACTCTCTGATTCTCGTACTCCAACTGGTGCTGCAGGTGGAGTCCTCGGTGGCACGTACCCAAGCCCTTCGTTCAACGCTGCATACGCCGCATCTTCCGTACTACCAGCAGTCCTCGGGAGTGCGGGCGGCAACATAGGAACAAGCACCAACTACGCAAGAGCCGACCACCTTCACGCCCTCACCTATGGAACAGCGGCCAACACAGCAGCACAGGGAAACGACAGCCGACTCTCTGACGCTCGTGTGCCTACTGGTGCTGCTGGTGGCGTGTTGGGTGGCACATATCCAAGCCCCTCATTCGGTGCTGCCTATGGGCCTGCTGCTACCACTCCGGTCGCCATTGCTAGTCCGACAGGTGCTGTTGGAACTGCTACGACTTATGCTCGGGGAGACCACGCCCACGCAGTGACCTACGGCTCTGCCGCCAACACGGTGACTGAGGGAGACGACCCTCGGCTCTCTGACGCGCGCATTCCCACTGGGCCTGCAGGTGGTGCCCTCTCAGGGACGTACCCCAACCCGGTCATCACCATTCCAGGTGCTCCGAACCAGGTGCTCTACTCGACTGGTGGTGGAGTCAGTCCTGCGGTCAACCTCAACATCGATGTAGAAGGCTACCCCATCATTGGGGAAGAGACGTCTGCGACCCCAGCTGTTCCTGCCAGTGGCCTCACGCTCTTCGCCAGGAGTCGTGCAGGCAGTCGAATCCTGAGCACCATCAGCCCCAATGGGCTGGTGGACGAGCTGCAGACCGCACTCTGGACAAAGAATGTCCGTCTCTGGAACGCTCTTGGTGGAAGCGCTACGACGGTCTTCACTCTCAACTTCGGCAACACCATCAGTGGTACCGTGACTGCTGAGGCCATCACCTTTGGTGGTGGACTCGCAAACACCCTCAATAGGGTCTCCTTCGTGAGCTCCAACACCGCAGGCAACTCCTGCGGCACGCGCCACGGCACTCTGCAGTTCTTCCTGGGCAACGTAGCCAGGCAGGGCGGCTTCTTCTACTCGACCCGTTTCTACATCGACACGGTGAAGGCCAGCATGCGCTGGTTCGTGGGGATGTACGGATCTGCGGCTGCCATCGGCAACGTCAACCCCAGCACGCTCACCAACATCATCGGCTTCGCTGTAGATGCGGGCCAGAGCACTGTCCGCTTCATGTGCAATGACGGCTCTGGCACTGCCACTGCCATCGACCTGGGAGCCAACTTCCCCGCCATCACCGCCAACGTGGTGTACGAGGCCCGCTTCTTCGTCGCCCCCAACTCCTCCACGGTGTACTACTCGTTGGAGCGTCTCGACTCCGCCGCCTTCACGGAGGGGAGCGTCAACACCAACGTGCCTGTCGCGACGCTGCTCTCTCCTCAAATCTGGATGAACAACAGTACGCCCAATGGAGTGGTGAACATCGGGGTCATCTCTCAATACCTTGAGACGGAGTACTAGCCGTGGCCTCTACCTTCCAGTACACCGTTGACGCCGATGGCACCTTCCCCAACAAGAAGGTGAATATCGAGCACCTCGACTTGGAGATTCGAGAGAGCCAAATCAACGTGGCTCTCAACTCCGTGATGATGGTGGGGCCGAACTGCGTCATCTCCTTCCGCTCTGACTTGGCTGAATCAGAGGTTGGACTCCTCGAAGCCATCGTCTTCAACCACACCGGAGCTCCTCTTCCGGTGCAGCCGATGCCGGTCATCATCTACTCGGATGGAACGCCAACACCTACTGCAGCAGACGGCAAGCCCTTCACGCTGCCCAACATCTTCCCAGGTGAGGTGCTGCTCAACTTCGCAGGTGTGGACGACTCTCCCACCTCTCGCTTCAACGGAAATGTCTTCGGGCTGCAGCAGGTGGGTGTAGGTGATGCCGTCTTCACCATGAACTTCACCGATGGCTTCTTCATGGCCGGCGGTCACGTCTCATGGGATGGTGGTGGTTTCGGCAGCTACATCGAGATGGAAATCATCGCTCCAGCATCCACGACGTCCAACCCTGCAGTGGCCAACACTGGCAACTGCACCTTGGTGCAGACTGGGGTACCAGGCCTGAACATCATCGTGCCCGCTGCAGGCAACGGCGCGAAGAGCATTCTGGCTCCAGTCCCAGTGCCCTCCTACCACGACGAGTCGATGGTCCTCAATGGGTATTGGACCTACACCGAGCCCTGGATTGGCAACGGACAGGTCACTCCTGGAGTCCCTGGGAGCTCGAAGTACAACCTCTTTGACCAGCCCATCGCGCTCGCCCACCTTTGCCTCATTCACGCGATGAAGGATGACGGAGAACGAGAGCTTATCGCACCTGCCATCAAGCCCAAATGGATTCTCCCAGAGTGGAAGCTCCGCGTTACGCTTCACAATGCGGATGCCTCCAAGACTCTCCGCGCGTCCTGGGACCTGATGTTGGCACGTCGAAAGAGTGTGTGATGACTGATGCACCCTACCCTCATTGGGTTCTCAACTCCGAACTACTTCAATCCGGTCAGTAGGCTCATTCGCTTCATCACGAAGAGCAAGGCGAGTCACGCCTTCGTCATCTACTTCGCCCACGACTGGAACATGGACTGTGTGCTCGAAGCGCATGAGCTCGGCTTCCGCATCACTCCTCTTGAGCGCTTCATCGTCAAGAACAACATCGTGAAGGTGGTGGTGCCTCGGCATCCCATCGACGAAGGACTGCTGGTCATCGCCAAGCGCTACCTGGGCTCGATGTACGACTACAAGGGGCTCTTCGGGATGTCGGTGGTAATGCTTGGTCGCTTCTTGAAGCGCAAGTGGAATAACCCTTTCAGAGGCTCCAAGAGCGTCTTCTGCTCCGAGTCCGTCATCATCGCCATGAAGAACTCACATGGGTATGAGGACCTCGACCTCAGTGATGATACGGATCCAGAAGCGCTTCTGGAGTACTTTGAAACGAAAGAGTGTGCTACGTGAGCTACAACGTTCTGGAGTGCCTCCATGCCGTGATGGAGAAACCGTATACGCCTGAGACGGTTCACATCACGCCGCTTACCGACCTGGTGCCGGTGCTGCGGTGTTACCAGTGTGGGGCGCTCCTCTACGTGATGGTTCCTGCTGGCACCAAGCCACCGCCCAAACCTGAACTCTGATGCTCGCTCTTGCTCTTGCAGTCGTACTGAGTGGAACTCCTCTCGAAGAGCAAGCTGAAGTTGCCATCCCCTGGCTCTTGCCATCTGCCTACCTGCACGTCCTCATTCATGAGGCGAGCCACGTGGCGATGATAGAGGCGACTGGTGGGAAGGTCACCGCCTTCAAGCCCTACCCCACACCCAATGGGTGGATCGCTTCGACCGAGTGGGAGTACCCCTCACGAGAGGTGTACGAGCGAGGCATCCCTGTTGCGCGCTTGGCTCCCGTGGTGACTGAGACTGCATGGCTCCTGGTCTCCGCCATCATCTACCGCAATGTGGCGAGCAACCATTGGAAGGGTGCCTTCTTCGTGGAGATGCTCAACAGCTTCATCGACCTGTGTCGCTGGTACTTCACTACCTTCAACACCACGGGTGATGGGTATTCCTATCGCACAGTCGTTGTTCCTGTTGGTGCAGTCGTGCTCCCTCTTTTGGGTCTCACTGCTGGGCTCATCGCCTTCTTGCACTGAGAGCTAAGAAGAAAGGGCGACGTCCACCCCTTCTTCAACGTGCTACTCCGCCTCTGCAGCCTCGGCCATCTCCGACAGGGCGGAGAACGGCTGATGAGTCAGAGGTGCATCACGCTTCGCTGCAGCTTCGTTCTTGCGACGTTCCTCCTCCAGGAGGATTCGCTCAGGAGGGAGCTGCTTGGTGCCCTTCTTCAACGAGGGACGGATGATGAGGGTGGTAGGCGGCTCGACGGGTCGAGTCTCTTCCTCCTTCACTGGCACCTTGCTCGTCCGATGAATGGAGCTCTGGAGCTCGCGCTTCTTCGTCTCCAAGTGCTTCACCTCGTTCTCCAGTCGCATCTTCTTCTGGGCCATCTCAGAAGCAGTGCGATCCTGGTTCTGGAGCTGCCTGACCTTGAGAGCGGTGTCCGCTCGGAGGTCATCGACCTTGGCCTCGATGAGGCTGGTCACAGCCTTCACGAACCACTCAGGAATGTGAAACTGCATGTGTCTTGCTCCTTTGAAGCGTAGAGAGAAGGATTCTCTCGACTCTTCCTTATGCCAAGAGAGTGAGACTTTTGGTGAGAGCTAAACAGCGAGGCGATGTCGCTCAACCACCGCCTCAAGCTGTTACTCCGCCATCCTGCGAATATCATCCAACCGGATGATCGCAGTGACGAAGTCGACCCTGTTCGCACGGGCGAACCTGAAGACCTCCAGCGGATCGAGCTGGAAGTCCTCCGCGTCCTTCACGCGGTCGGGGTGGAGATGGTTCACTTCGATGGCACCCTTTGCCATCCGCTGAGCTCCTTCAGCCCATGCGTTGAACCGTTGGGTTTTGCACTTGGACATAGAACTCTCCTGAGCCTGTGGCTCGGTGTCTTCCCATTTCACCTGTCCTGGTGTCGGCCTGCGTGAGCGGCCAATGTTCCCGGGGGTCAGAGCCCGGTAATCAGAAAGAGAAAGTTCCCTCTGATATACCCTTATGCCGAAACCCACGTGACTTTTGCTCTTGATGGTGGCTAGCCTTGGGGCATGTCGAAGATCGCAGACGACATCGCCAACATGACCCGGCACCTCTACAACAACCTGCAGAGGGAGAAGGCGGACATGGGGATAGTCCCCAATGAGCCTATACCGACGTCCATCTCTGTCCCTGCCCTTGTCAGGGTACGCACTTCAGCGAACGTCCATGTCGATGGGATTGCTGCAGGCAGGATGGCTGAGCACATCATGCCCTACCCCGAATACGTCTCTGGAACAGTCTATGAGACGGAAACGGTATACGGTGAGGATGGCTTCGCGGTCGGCATCTCAGCGCCACACAATGGTTTCATCCACGACGAGGTGTCCCAGTTGAGCGAGCAGCTCTACACCTACAAGCTCATCACCCATCCTGATGGGCGGCAGACCTATGAGCGGGTGCCCTTCGATCCAGCCACCGCGAGGAGCGGAGATGTGGCCGTCCCCAGGCGCGCCCCCTTCATCAAGAACGGAGAGCAACCGGGCATGGGCTCCGTGGCCTTGGAGCACATCCTTCGGAACACGGAGGCGGCCAGGTCCAGACGTGCCCTCTCCGACGCCCTGGAGGCCCAGGCTGAGGAGGAGAGGCACCTGAAGGCCCTCGGCTACCCCCAGAGGCCTGATGACGAGCCTGAGGCCAAGCCAGTGCCCAAGCGCTACGGACGGGTGTTGGAGCCCTGAACATGTGCAGAAACCTCTGCACAGCATGAGGCTGTTTCAGTGGGACTGTACTTCCATCCAGCGTTGAACACTGCAAGCCCACGGTACAGCGCGAGTTCCGGTACTCAAACGCTCCAAGCGTTCCCAGGAGGGTGGGGTTACCAGAGCCCCACCATGAACCTCTCCTTCGCTCTCTCGGTTGCGGTGTGCATCGCTGGGGTCATCCTCTACTTCGTCTCAGCGGCTTCGAAGCCTCAAGAAGTGGGACGCATCATGTTCGCCATGGGTCTTCTCGCAACGCTCTTGAAGTTCGCTGGCGAAGCCTCTCTTCGAGTTGGTTGAGAGCTAACAACAAGGAGGGTGGCCTCCTTGGTGCTTCAGGCTCGCGCCGCCTGCTGCGGGAAGCCGGTCTTGAGCGCGGCCTCGACCGCCGCGATGTTGCTGGTCTCCTTCATCAGCAGGAAAAGATCGAGCTGCATGCTCTGCGTGTAGAACGTCATGAGGTCGACGAACGTCATCGGGGTGATCGCCTCCATGATGAACCCTTCGCAGAGGTCCCTGAGGGCGTTGAGCACGACGGCCACAGACGCCTCGGCTTCCGCCTGGTGCGTCTTGCAGCACTCACCTTGAGTTCTCATCGCCTTGTGCCAGATCGCCTCCACCTGCAAGAACTTGTCGATGGCCTTCGTCATTTGAATCGTCGCACCCTTGAGGTTCATCGGGTCGATAGCTTCGCGGCTCATGGTGATTCCTTTGCCCAGTGGGCGTTAGAGTTCACTGCACATCCTTATGCCGAATGTGCGAGCTCTTTTGAGAGCTAAGAAACATTGTCCAGACGTCTGGACAATGTCCTTCCCCATCGGTGAGGGAGTGGGTCAGAGGAGCTTGTTCATCGCGTCGATGGCGCGCAGCATCTCTTCCCGGGGCAGACCCGAACGCGGACCACCAGCGATGCCGGCGTGTCCACCTGCCTCAGGACCCCACAGCTCCTGTGCCACCGTCACGCAGCTCACCCCCGGAATGGGATCAGCCAGCGAGATGGTGACTGCCTTGGACTTGGCGTTGTAGCTCACCACCGCCTTGGCCACCTTCCCGCCCGGGGTCAGGTAGAGGTGGTTCGTGAACGCCTCAGCCTCCCGAGCGATGACGCCCTGGTCGGAGATGCCACGGAAGCTGGAACGGTTGAGCTCCAGCTGCGCCTCCTGTGCGGCAGCCCCAGCCTCGATGAGCTCAGGGTCATTGAGGAAGAGCCTCCACAGGACGATGGTGGCCGCGTCCACCCACGCCTCTGCGCTGACGACCGAGCCGTCCCGGGGAGCGTAGAGCTTGTTCTTCTCGCTCCACGCCCAGAAGGCGTAGAGCCGCGCCAGGTCTTCCTCGCTTGCACCGGACTGGGCCAGCTTGTGCGGCCCCTTCGTGTCAACGAAGGCCGCCAACGTCCAGAAGTCATCGTAGTTGGGCTTCGTCCCGAGGACGGCCAAGACGCCGCCGAGAGCGTCCAAGTCGACGTGACTGAGACCGATGACCTCCACCTCTCGCCACTCGGGCTGGAGGCGGTTCGGGAAGGTGCAGGGCGCCGGGTTCGCGCTGCGGCTGCCGTGGTGAGCGAGGGTGCCGTGGCTGCCCTCGACAACACTGTCACCGTACTCGGCCTCCACGGTGACGCTCTTGAGACCGGCGATGGCGGCGGTGAGGTTGGCAGCAACAGACGAAAGAAGGATTTGCACGTGAGACTCCTGTCCCAATGGGACGGAAAGCAGAGGAAGCAGAATGCTTCTTGCTCTATGTCCTTATGCCTAGACCAGGAGCGTATTTGCGACTGACAGCTAAGAAGCGGGGGTCGGTGCCCCTTGCTTCTCACTTCGGGTCGTTGAAGACCACATACCTCACCGCGATGATCGCAGCGAGGCACAGCAGTATTCTCAGGGTGAGGAGGGCCGTCATGACTTCACCTCGCAGCTCTTCCTCATGGCCTTCAGCGCCTCGGTCTTGCAGTTGAACTTGCAGACCTTTTCCCACTTGGTGATGACGTAGCCCGGTGCCTTGTCCCTCTCACACCGAGGCTCACAGCTCTCCAAGTGCTTCTTCACCACTTGCTGGGCACAAGAGGGTTCGTAGCGCCCACTGGCTGCCACCATGAGCGCAGCCAGGACAGCACTGAGGGTGCTCACAGCTTCACCGAGCAGTACTCGATGGACGACCAGACTGCGTCCTTGTCGCAGAGGCTTTCACAGTTGGGCAAGCCCCCATGCAGCTTGCATCCCCAGCGGCATGACGTGCTGAACTCAACGAACGATTGAGAGCAGGAGAGGTCCACGGGGATGAGCTTGCCTTCCGTGTTCTCCACCATCCTCAGTTCGCATTTGGAGGCGAGAACCTCGTCACCGGCCACTGCGCACTTGGAGGCACAAGCTTTGATGCCCTCAGGTGTGGTGGCGTTGTGCAACTTCCCTTCGTTGCAGGCTTGGAAGCACCTCGGTAGCCCCTCCTTCATGAACTCCGAGAAGCAGGCCTTCTGCTGCCACGCCCTCTTCTCTTGTTCCGTCTGGCAGCCAGTGAGAACCAGCGTGAACAGCACCACGATGTAGCTCTTCATGACGCACTCCTGTGCTCCCAGTGGGAGCTGTTGAGGGTTTGGCTTCAGAGCCTTGTCCCTACAACCAGGAGTGAATTGCTCTATGAGGTCTCACTCTTTCTTTGGGTAGTCCGCCTTGATCGAGAGGGCTCCTTCCTCTATGGCCTTATCGATGAGGACCATGAGTATGGGGCCTGCACTCTCAAGGTTGAGGGCACTTCGAGCGCACTTCATACAGATGAAGTGTCTCGCGATGGAGTGCCTGAGGAGGTGAATCTCGTCGTACTCACTGGAAAGTGTACGAGTTCTCACCTCCTCTCCACAGGCTCGGCAATGGAACTCGACCTTCAAGATGCGGGAGAGCGAGGCTTCCACCTTGAGGACGCGCTCAATGATGGGCCGCGTACCGTGGAACGGCTCTGTAGGAGTCGTGCCCTTATGAAGGTTCTGGAGATAGCTGTGGAGCTTCTCCTTCCACCAGTCGGTCTCATGGTCGATGTCCGACTCTTTGTGAAGCTTGAGAGCAAACTTCGCCAGGTCGAGTCTGTCCATCTTCTGGAGCTCAAGCCTCCTCTCCATCTTCGGTTTGAGCTTCGCCTTGGCTGCGGCCTTGCGGATAGCTCTCAGGCGTGCGGCTCTTTCCTGCTGCTCCTCCTGCTGTTGAACGCGCTCTTCGTGATCCTGCTGCATCCGTATTCCCGAGAGGCACTCAGGACAGGTTACCTGTTCCACCTTCTCGGCCATTGTGAAGAGGGGGATGTGCGAGAAGTGATGAGGCCAATGAATCATCAGCCGTTTCGCGTTGCAGCTATGACAGAGTGTGTAGGGAGTACCAGTTTCAACACTGCTTGCCTGAAACAGGTCCGAGAGATGGTATCTCTTGTTGCTGAGGCACCCATCGCATCGATAAAGAGGCTGAACCCGTCTTTCCTCCTTGCCGAGTGCCTCCAAGAGGGCGTCGCCCGTAAGCAGCTCATCTTTTCGATCCGGTCTCAGCTCATGGAATCGGACTGTGCGCCAAGCGTGCTGGGAGTCACCAAGTCTTATACGTAGTGCCTCCAAGAACTCTGCATCTGGATACAAACCCATGTGGATCCCTCTTTCCGCCCTCTTGAGGGCGTGGGTGAAATGGTACTCCGTCCTTATGCCGAATCTGATGTCGCATTAGCGTCACCCTGATTGACTCTGGGCTGTGCCTCGAAGGACGATGTGAGACGCAGCAGCTACTTGGGGGTGGGCGCAACGCATGCAGGAATGCCACGCACGGTAGCCAGGAGTCACCCATGCTCGATGAGAACTCTGAGACTAAGGTCGAAGGTGAGCGTCTTCAATCGCTCTTCGAGTATCTCTCCACCATGAGGCAAGAGTCGCTGGCAAAGGTGGATGAAGTCCTCAAGAAGGTGAAGGCCAAGAAGAAGCCCTCAGAGGGCTAACAAAAGAGAGTGGTGTTCTCTCTCTTGCCTTCCCACGTGAGCTTGTGGCTCATGGGTCCCTGAAGCGGGCACTCGTAAGTGCTCCGCCTGGGCCAACTGCTTGCGGTACTACTTACCGGTACTACTTGGGGTGTTGCTTTTGTCTGGACCCTATCCCAGCTTGAAACAGAGGGCACTCCCCATCGCCGGTTGGTTCCGGCCTGCGAGCGGCTATACTCTGCCGCTACATTCTTATGCCGAAAGGCGAGTCACTTTTGCTCTGACGGCTAACAACAAAGGGGAGTCCGTTCTGCACTCCCCCCTGCTGCTCAGCGCAGAGGCACGCCACCGAAGCCGTTGGTGTTGCCCGGCGCCGTGGCCCCCACGACCTGCTCCTTGCCCTGCAGCGCCTTCTTCACGGCCTGAGCGACCTTGCGGTCGAACTCCGCCTCGGCGGCCTCCTGCGCCTTGCGCTCACGCATCGCCAGCCCCTCGTGAGCGAGCTTGCTGAGCTCGTCCACGTCGTTGATGAGAACGCCCTTGCTGTCGTAGATGCCCGAGAGGGTGGCCTTGCTGGGCTTCTTCTTCGACTTGACGAAGTCGATGATGGCGGGCGCGGCCACCAGCGCCAGGGGCAGCAGCGTCATCAGCACCAGTCCTGCAGTGCTGGGGGCCTCGACCTCGACCGGCTCGGGCTCGGTGGCGTCGTGGATGGCGTTCTTCACCGCGTTGGTCAGCTTGTTCATGAAGGTCATAACGTCTCCAACTCCCTGTGGGAGTAACGAACGAAGGACTTGAGTGTCCTTTGCTGTTACTGCCTTATCCCAAAAGAGAGCTCACTTTTGCTCTGGAGGAGGCTTGCTGAAGTCTATGACCTTCTTCAGCAGCTTCGCCTTCTTCTTCATCTCTGCGCACTGGGCCAGCAGCTTGTTGTCCTTGGGCGCCTTGAGCTTCTCTACCTCACCAATCCACTTGATGAGCTCGTCGTACTGCACCTTCACCCGCTCTAGAAGCTCGTCGTTCATTGTGTCCCCTGTTGGCTAATGGAAGGGGGCGTTGTGCCCCCAGCCATGCTACCTTGTCTTCTTGAGAGGTGGCAGCTCAAGCGGTGGCATGGGCGGACTGAATA